CTATAGAAGACTCATTAGAGATAAATGGGATTTTGAGAGAGCAGTAACCACACCTTGATTTACGACGACATAAATAGAGTACAGGAGCCCAGGCTCCTGTACTCTATTATGCTTTATTTTTTTTTTTATACTTACTGAATAATTAGATTAATACGCTTTACTATTAACTTCCTGATCCTCATGAATCTCTTCTTTAAATGCTTCTAGTAAAACATGCAAAGGTGGAAGACCAAACAATCCACAGCAAATCTCCACTGCGTTCGTATGTCCACCGCTGAGATTTATACCCATCATGCGTTGAGTATATTCATCCACACCATTAATCTTTACAAGTTCCTTGGCAGTTGTTTCTCTGGAGATATTGTCTACAGCACCGCCATTTGGATAACTAGCCGCTACGTCCAGATCCCCTACGTCCCGCCTAATATTACTTACAAGGTCTGGATATTCCTCAATACAACGTAGACCGTTATCAGCTACTAAGTGAGCTGGCAACATTATAATCCAGTCTGTCAGACCGATTGTAATTTCGTCCAGATCCTCACTCATTTCGTCAGAAGTAGTTCCTATTACACGGTCATTCTTCTGAACAAAGAAATGCAATTCATCCACTAGACGTCTAGGTTGAGATTTAAAGTTTTCAAAATCAGAACAGCCAGACATCGACGGTAATGATAACTGTAAGTCTTTAATATCTTCATCCAGCTCTTCCATAGATACACAGTCCCAGACGTTGTAGATTATGTATTCTAATGGATGATTCTTTTGCATGAATCTGTGCCAGCCTAATCCAACTTTACCTTCAGCTTCTTCAAACTTAAGCTTACCACCTTTATTGTGTTTCTTGAGAATAGAGTCTAAGGAGTAACTAGATTCCTCTGCCTGGCCTGTACGAATATGACGGTAGGCGCACATGGCATCGATAACATAGAAACTACTAGGACAGAAGACAGTATGCCAGCGAGCAGCAGGCTTAATGGGTGTGACTTTTCCACTTGCAGTAACTTTCTGTGAAGGTCCTCGTTTGTAATCGAAGAACCGGTATTCTTTAGGTACCGACGGATCTGAGAATATATCCGAAGGCTCCATTCCTGCTTTCTTAATAGCATTTAAAGTTTTGGTAATGTCGAAATCTAGATTCCAAATCGCAAGAAAATCAGGCCGCCATTCATGAGCTTTAGCCATTGAACGTGTGACCACGTCAATCTCGTTATCAGCAATCTCTACTTGCCATTCGATACCGCGTTTAGCCAGTACATCAACAATCTGGATAACACCATCTTTATCTTTTACTGGTAAAGCGCCTAGATGTTTTTTAAGAAGTGCGTGTAACTTCTCTATTACATTACTGTGTCCGTGAACGAATCTTTTTTGCACTGTGGTATATACTTTACTTCTATACGACACTGTGGCCATTATAATTTCTTCGGTTCCATCAACTACATCAGTCTCAGTATCATAGACAGCTACTGAAAACGGTGTAATGGTATCTGGAAACTTTTCCATATACTCACGTTTTAAATGAGCCGTAGACAGGATATCCGCGCCATACAGGAATGGAGAACGAGCTACCCTACGTAGGTTACTACGTTGGTTATTAGCCATCCACGGCTGTTCTAGAGCTCTGTAGATAGTGGGAATGAGATCAGTCTGTGTACACTTATACTCAGTAACTCGTGACTTGTGTTCCCATTCTTTCTTACTCTCGTGATTTTGATAAGCTTTTTTTGTAATCCAAAAAGGCCTTTTATAATTCTTCCAATAACGAATATTTGGAATAGTTTGACCATCGTGAGTATGAATAATTTCTTTTACTAAGTGCAAATCATCCTTAAAACCTTCTGGTGGACTACAATGAATTGCGAAGCGACATTCTATTGCTTTAATGATAGTCGGGTCTATTTTAGTATTGGCGGTCACGACATTCTCCATTGTAGATTGCACTAATTGTTTCTGAAACTATTAATGTGACTGTAAGCATGTGTTTGATGAAGAATTTATAATAAATCTAAGTACTTCATCTTCTGTTTATTTTGTGATCTACAAGAATTGAACACTTTGTAAAATATACCTTTTACAAAATCAAATAAAGATTATTACGAGTAACCGTCTAAAGGTAACTAACATTATGGCTAGCTATAAACATCTTCGAGTAGCTCTCGAAGCTATTGATTTTCAAAGCGGAGCTTTTTTCAAGGAACTAACACTGGTCTTAGAACCTGCTTTCTCAAAAGGTACTATACCTAATAAAGAAGAACAAGATAGTTTAGCTAGTCATCTAGATAAAGTAATTTTAAGGCATGTTGGTGTATTATCCAGTGTGAGATTTAGTCACACTAGTACTTGTGTCCTGGTACCAGACATTAACGCACGGAATGTGCTGATAAATGATTTTGGATTTCTTGCAACAGCTCAAGATGGTTTAAAAATGATTAGGGCTGCTGCAGATAAGAACATGTCCACAGGCATTGTTGATTTAAAGAAGTCGCGCATATCTGGTGATTTCTCTAAATATGAAGTACTAGTTAATATAGATCTGGATCATTTCGGTAAGCATAAATTCACTGCGGCAGAGTGTGCTGCTGTATTATTACACGAGATTGGTCATTGGTTTACATATTGCGAAATGTTAGACCGTGTAACTACTGGAAATATGTTATTGAGCGGATTAAGTACAGTGCTTGCTGGAAGCGATGTAAAAGAACGAGAGATCGCTATTAAGAAAGCAGGCGATGCCGTTGACATGGATGATGCTGTAATTCAAGATTTACAAAAGTCAACTTCAGACAAGATTGTAGTTACCGTATTTATTACACATATTAGTAAGAAGGCGATGAGTTCTTCTGATCATTCCTTTTATGATAGTAATACATGGGAAATGTTATCAGACCAATTCGCAACACGTCATGGTGCCGGACGACAGCTTTCTACTGCATTAGATAAGCTATTTTCTACTGGAGGCATTATTCAACGTAGAGGTAATATAATGTATTACCTTGGTGAGGTTCTTAAAATCATTGCTACAATTGTAGCAATTATATTTACTGGGGCAGTTTTGCTCGGCGGTAGTTTTCTAGGAATTGTTCTTGGTGTTTACTCTTCGATGTATTGTTACTTCGTGATTTCAATGGATCATGAATCTGACGGTGCCCCCGCTTATGACAAGCCTAAAGATCGTTTTCTACGTGTTCGCCGTCAGTTAGTGGAGCAGATTAAAAATACAAAGTTGTCTAAAGAAATGATAACATCCATTACTGGTGACATTAAGTTAATAGATGAAGTAATATCCAATTATAACGAACGTATGGGTTTATTTGAAATTATCAATAATTTCTTATTTAGTAGTTCACGTCGTCGTCGTGATAGTATCGATTTTCAACGTAATTTAGAGAAGCTAGCAATGAATGATTTATTTCTTAGCGCAGCTTCTTTACAGACTTCCTAATAAACACATCTACCAAAGTCATTAAAATGAAATACACACATTTGCCATATATTCAAGCTGTCGCAGCTTTAAGTCAAGACTCTGTTGTGCGTACACGCATCTGCGCAGCAGCAGTAGCTGTAGTGACGGCATACGTCCAGGCTCTACCGTCAGCTCCAGTAGAGTTACCTGAGGCCTACTATACCAGCATCTGCCTTGCGCTCGCAAAAGGTGAAGTAGGTGAGTATAACGAACAAGCAGTCCTCGACGTTCAGTCAGCACTTAGTCTTACCCATAAGTTCTGGATGATGCGTTATAACAGTGTACATCAGGCTGCATTGACGCCTCCTAAAAAGGGTGCATTTCTGTCGAGTCTTACGGGTATCGCAAGGTTCTTTTCTGACGAAGAAATTACTTTCCTTAACGATTACGCTGAAGATATTTTCATGATTGTTATGGCCATTCAGAAAGTAAAACGGACTGTTGCTAAAGAGGAAACGCCTAATGTCATCCCTCAATGATGGGTTTGAGCTAGATGATGAATTGCCTAAAAGTAATAAAGGTTCTGAAGATACTGAATTAAAAAGCATATCGGCCTCAGATTTTTCTGGTATTGTTTTTGATAAAGTAGTTTCTGGAGAAGTACCGGAGCTAAGTGATAACTCTTCAGTTATTACAGTAGTTAATAAAGCTGAGGATTTACACGATCTAAAAACCAGTATCGTAAATGTAAACGGTATGAGTAAGAAATTTGCACTAGAAGCAGAATGTCTTATTCCCGGCTTTATAAATGAAAAGAATCCTATTACTTTCTATACAGAATTCCCATCTAAGACTAATTACAAAGTAGCTTTGGAAGCCATTGGAGCTGAACAGAAATCTTTAATCAATCGTATTTGGGACTTACTCTCTAAGCTATTTAAAAACAGCATTGCGTGGTTAGAAGAGTTTGTCAGTAAGATTAAGAAATTACTTATAGATCCTACCGATGCTCATAAGTTTTTTTCAAGTAATGACACACTGAACATTCTTGAAAAAATACAAACGAGTACGTCTGACCCTGATAGAGTTATTCAGAAGGTAGCTCCTTATATTAGTAAGCATAAGGTAATTCCGCAAGCAGTTGCTAATAGTAGAGTTACGCACAGTTTGAAATTATGTAAACATAAAGTAGAGTCACTTTACTTCGTAATTAACAAGCATCGTGGAACTAGAGCAATTGTTGATAACAATCCCATCATTCCAGAATTAATAAAAATTGGTGTTTCTTCTGATGACATTGTTAGTGAGTATGGCCAGATAAATAAAAGTTGGTTAGAAAAGGCATTATCTGATCCTGCCAACAGTGCTCGTAATATCAAACACGCTGTTAGCCAAATTCATACTCCTTCTGTTAAACGTGGTATTCCTACTTTTGAGAAATATCAAGTTCAAGCAGAGCTACAGATGAGCTTAAGTGGTGGGACACATACTCCTGATAATACGTCGATGAAGAATCTTTGTAGTACTTTATCTGATGTATTCAAAACAGAAGATATTAGTGGTTATCAAGAGACTGTTAAGAAGGCTATTGAGAAATTGAAAAAGCTAAAAGAATCAGCTCTTCAATTTGCAGGTGATCCTACATGGTCACGAGTTAATAGTAGTAATGACGTAACTGTCCAGATGACTGATGTTATTGGAACATTGTACCGAGAGCTACGAGGTTTGATGATTGTTCTAGGCATGGTTAATTCTTTATTTGAAGGCTGGGTTTATTTGTTTAAGGAAATGTCTGCGATTGTGGAAACTTATAATCGCAGTATGTCCCAAGATATTGCAGGCATGCCGGATGAAGATAGACACATGTTACAAAAGTATTTCGGTTTGAAAGTAACATAATAGTAATTTAGATTACGACATAAAGACCCAGGGAATACCTGGGTCTTTATGCTGTTACACAAACATGTTACTATTTTTATTAAATAACAACTACACCACTACGCTCATGCCGTATGAACTCTACTTTTACAGCATCACTTAAGCCTAGAGTCTCATCACTACGAGCCACCAGCTCTTTTTTAATAGACAATCTACTAGCATCGTCTATCATTGTAATGACATTCAGGTTACTAGCACCCCCAAGTCCGCGGACATCTAGAGAAATAACGTCTGCCTCGTAGGCTGTTCTCAAATCGTTTACAATGTTAGACATTGAAACAGTCTTACTTTCAAGAGCCTTAGAGATAGTCAGAACTGTCTTACGGGTGATTGTGTTACGAAGTTCTAAACTGCTATAAACATTCGCACGAACATACAGTGTTACTTCAAATGACTGTCCTGCGTTCAGACTAGTTGTTAATCCTGAACTAAACATAGCATCTACACTACCTAACGTGTTTGTTGGATAATAATAGATACGAGTTTGTTCTAACAGATTACTACCCATGTTAGGTAGGTCATCTATCAACCAATCTACGATTGTAAGTACTAACCGCTGACGATAATCGGCAGACACCTGATTAGTGGCAAAGTAATAAGTTCCTTCCACTAAGAACAGCTCCATCTGGCGCTGCATATCTCTACCGTTCTTCAAGATCGGAGCACCATAAGTATCGAACTTTACATCACCTATACGAAACTTGAAAACAGGATCATCATTACTATCCAGTACAGGATCATCTTTATGGTGAATAATGTTGTAAATTAACTCACCATTAACTACTGTGAATGCGGCACCAGTAACAAGATCACGTTCATAGACATCGCTTTCATATACTGCTGGGACATTCACTTCCCACCGTTCATAACTCTCTTCAGTTACGACACTTCTCACGCGAGTCCATAAATAGTCAAGGTGATGCCCTAACCTTATTTTAAACTGCTCGTTAGTTATAGCTTTGATATTGGCAGGTAACTGAAAATGCCCAAGCTTAGAATCGATATCACTTACTTGCCACTGAGGCCCCATCGCTACATTCGTAGAGTATAACACCTCAAATTCTGTCAATAATGGTAAGTTTACAATGCGATCAGACTGATCAAACATCTGAAACTTTAGCATTGACATTTCATGATTCTTATCAATGGCGTAGTTAGTGGATAAATCAAATTCATAGACGCGTTCGTCATCCTGCAATCCAATTAATTCACCTAAGATATAAGCGCGTTTTGTATCACCTGTTGGTAAAAATGCAAGTTGTACAAATACCTCAGAATCATCAAGTCCTTTAAATTCATCAGAACTAGATGTCTGTATTCTTAACTTATACCCATCTTGAGTTCTAGTAAGTAGATGTGAACCAGTTGATACTTGATAAAGGGTCGTATCGTTTTCACCAATGAAAGACTTACTTTCAACTACAGGACTGTCTAAGTAATATGGCCTAATAGTGAACTCATTACCTGTAGAATCAAGCACATAGTGAAACGGGGAATACATGTATCCGCCACTATTTACAGTAATGGATTGTTGATCTGGAGCTAGAGATTTAATTGTAACTACCTCAGCTGTAGGAACAAGTTGTATTACACCACCAGCACGTCGATATAATGTATCTGGTGTAATAGTGATAATATCTCCATTATCAATAACACTATCTAGTAATACTGCATCAGATAAACGTACTGATAACATACCTATACCAGCAGGTGCTGCCGTGATTAACTCACTATCCACATCCGGTGTAGGCATTGGTCGCGTTGCAAGAAATATACGATTAGTAATGTTATCGATATTCTTAACAACTTGATAACCTTGACGAGCCAGTACTGATTCAATTTGAGCATTAGTGATTGGAAGGTTCGGTGAACCTATCGCATTTCTAATTACTCTTTGACGTAATTGATCAAACGTCATTGGGCCACTACCACCATTAGCAATTCGTGTAGAATGAATGCGCATGGAGCGCATTGCTTTTAATGGGGCAACATAGTCATCGAGTTCTGCTTTATTAAATGAGTGAAATGTGGCTACAAATTGATCAGGCTGATAGTTACCTAACTCAATACTGATAGGTCCTAAAGTCTGATAGATGTCTACGCGAATTGATTTATTAAGCAATCCTAGCGACATGTAGATTTGTGGAATCTTCACTGTTAAGTGAGAGTCAACGACTTTCAATACCGCAGTCAGTACGCTACTGTCGTAAACTTCATCAGTATGAGTAGTACTCATTTCAGTAAATGTACCGTCGCCGTTATCTACCCAAACTCGACAATAATAAAACTGATTCTGAAAATCTATTTCCATCTTCAAACCAGTAGATTGGTTTGCAGAAGCTGTTCTTGATAGAATGCTAAACTGCTGCATTTCCAGTTCGAAACCAATATACTTTACACCATTATCAGCAGTGATTACTGTCCACGGTATGATATTTGTTGTTAATGTTTGTAGTGGGCTGATCTGATCCACCACATGAACAATTTGCAAACCACCGTGAGCCATGCGACGTATTTCTACAGGATACTGAATAGAAAATACAGTGCTGTCTGCCACAGTAACATACGTGTTTCTAGGTAGAACAAGCTTACTGATTCCAGTGTTTCCTGGTTCAGGAACCAATCTCTCCAGTAGCTCAGTTTGACTCATTAAAAAGAAAATTCGAGTGCTGGCAGGAACTGCAAAACGATTGACGAAATCTTTATCACTCATGTGAGGATAGAGTTCTTCAGAAGTCTGCGCAGCGAAAGGATACTGCTTTCTATTCAGTGTCTTATTCTCTACCATGAAGGCAGCAGTGTTAATCGCTGAGGCTTCCAAGCAGAATACTACTGGATTAGTAGGATCAACAATATCGATATCACCAGCAGTTACTTCACGGAGTAATGCGATAGCAGACTTTTGGATACCTGCTGGATTATAGCGAAATTCTTTTACGTTAGCAAGTAGGGTTTCTACAGAGGTAGCCATTAGTTGTTTCTTTCTTTAATGTAACGATGGAGTTATTGACCGATGAAGAAATCATCATCTTCAGCTGTATCGGCCGCAGCACCAAGTAGTTCATCGTACTCTTGTTTCCACATCCACCATTGTAGTTCGTAAGTATCAGGATTAATTAACGGATAACCGAAATGATTAAATGTTTTCTGTAATCCAGGCTCTATCTTTTTAAGACCATTGCTAATGCGATCTTGATCAGTGCCACCCATATCAGAATTTTGAGCTATGACCGTTTTATTAAATTCATCAATAAGAATATCATCTTGGTACATTGCACCAATTGCTTGAAATGATATACTAATTTGTTCATTAGCGCGAGAGTATGGTTGATCAGGACTGATATTAAATGCAGTACCCATAGGTGCTGTAAATGGAAATGCTGCACCACATGCACCAATCTTTTGAATAAACCTACGACCGGGATCTAATACTAATCTATATATGCGGGTCTGATAATCAATTTCATTTTCAATAATCATATCTGGATACGGAACAAGTACTCCTTGAAATACTAAGGATGCGTAATGTACCCAAGTAAGAAATAAAGCAGTGATTGGATCACCTTGTATATTTCTAAAATCAGCTTGAAGTGAATATACTTCGTAATTGAATGTCGCACCATCGACATGTGAAAAAGCTTCTTTATATACACCTGGTTTAGAAGTATATGTAGGTGCAACAATATCAGGCCAACCACTTAATGTGATTAATTGATTAGTGAGGATAGGTATGAATGCTTGATACGAATCTACTAGTGGTGAGGTATGACCTTCAATTCTAGAATCTGTATCTAATAGTGCACGTATCGCTCTTGGGATGGTAGCTGCATTATTAGTAAGCATTGGTACAAATTGACGGACTTGACGCAAATTATCGCTAGTCATATTCATCCGCGGTCTAGTAAAGAATGTCAACCCATTATCATCCTTATTAACAGGTATTGGATTGGGTAGCTTCTTATGATTAATACCGTAGAATGTATCAGATATAGCTGTTGATAGGCTACCAACAGCAGTCCTGGAATAAACCTCATCCAGAGCCTTCTTGATAACATCACTCTGCCCGTCAGGAATTAATAAGTCTTCGTACTTAAGTGCCATTTTTTAAATCTCAGTTCTTAGAAGGAAATAAAATGCAAATTAATGCACAAACTGGCTTGTCTGCATTGCAGCATGTAGCTAAAATTTTAGAAGGTGTTACTTCTGATTCGAAGTCACTAATCGATTATACTAACGTGGCACGGGTAGAACCCATTGTAATTATTGATGCGGATGTAATGTATCAGGAAATGTTGCCCGACGTTATGCAGTCGCTTCAGTCTCTCTTTACAGGCTATTACTTACAAGCTTTTGCTTTGTCTATGAATGTCGGCGATATCGATGTCGTGAGACAGTTGGAAAAGTTCAATCCTAATCGTAGTACTGGTTCGGCAGTTGGTCAGTCTCTAGGCACTGCGCTTAATGTTGGTGCTGGTGCTGGTTATATGATTTCTGGCCAGATCGGTATGAACTCGATGGGTCTTGAAGGATTCAGTGACTTCACTCATCGGTTACCGGTGATTGGTGATCCCAGGAATTCTCATCAGGTAGCTATGGAAGCTGCTGATGGAAAGTCATCTACTAGAGATATCAGTCAAGTCACTAATGAACTCTCCAACTTATCAGTTGGTAAGCTTGTTAATGTTGAAATTGTTAGCGGCGAAAAGAAAGCCACTATACCTATCTCTATTCGTCTTTTAGCTAACCAGATCACCACTGAAGGGATGCTTCATATTTTGTCAGCTGGCAATAAAGAAGTATCGTTTGGTGAGCGTTGGCACCAATGGAAGTCCGGTCAAATTGAGTTCCTTAAAGATCTGGTATTATGCCAAGATCTTATCGATGAGCATAAGAAACATTTGATGGATGATAAAGATGGTCTCTATGATGCCATTCTTCGTCGTAGAGCAAATAACAAAGTGTCAGGTGTTCTTACTGGTAATTTCTCAGTTGCTACAGCTTCTAATTTGTGTGTGATATCTAGTACTACGGCTACCCAGGTAGAACTTACTAGTAACATGGCATTTAAGAATTTCGCATCACGTCAGAAGATATTCGAAAGCACATACATGATGATCATGGCTGTTATCGATAAAGATTGGGATCGCGTTACATTCTATCATCGCGGCATTCCTGAAGCTACGACTTTATCGGCTCGTGATCTGAAGGCTGTTAATAAGAATACCGGCCCTGATATCAAAGATATTTTGACAGCATTCCGCGCAGGTTCTTCCCCGAATCTGTAATTCATTTTAAGAAACCGAGTTTTAGGGAATAAGTTTCCTAAGCTAACGGAGTAAAAATATGTTTCTTAGTAAATTTATTAAGCTATTACTTCCTACCTTTGAAAAAGATAGGCTCATCAGCGACCTGAGAGTAACCCATGGTGAAGTTACTGAACTTCAAGCTGCATACGCTACAGCAGCTAAGCTTCTGAAGAACTGGAAGTTTGAGAATGAGTTAGTGTCTAATAGGATGGCTGACTTTAAACGAGTTATGGTAACTAATGAAAATCCAGTTGTCTATATCTCTGACCGCCTAAATGACATCTTGAAGAATCTGCAGCAACTTGAAGATCTCGCAGCTTCCACATTAGGAAATAACGTCTCCGGTAATGGACTTACCTATAAGCAAGCAACGATCGTTAAGTATTGCGACGCTATGTTTCTTGTAGCTAAGTATGCGCGTAAGTTCCTTAACTGGGTCTACGTTATGGAGACTTCACCTTACATGTCTTCTAAGAAGGTTACAGACTCTATTTCTAAGTACGAATTAGAGTGGCTTGAGACGACATTTGTAGATTTTTGTAATGCATTGAAATCTACATCTTCAGACTCCAGTAAGGTTGCTTCCAGTTTTGAAAGTATTCCTGAAATTCAGGTTTCTGCTTCAGACCCTGAATCTCTTAAAGTTACAATCGGTGAATCTAAGCTAGATCCTCTTAAGTTAGGTTTCATTGCATCTAAAGCTAATCCTATTTATTACGTACGTATGCTTGTTGCTGAGTATCAAGTACGTAGATATAAAGAGATGAAGGAAGAGTTATCTCTTATTCAACTTCGTAGAATGAATCTTGAAAAGTTGAAGGCTGGTAGGTCTGATGCTAATTTAGAGAGACAGATTGAATATGTCGAGAGTCGTGTTCAAGATCTGAGCTTCCAGATCTCTGAAATGGAGAATGGAAAATGAGTACAAACCTCTTCGGACAGTTTAAGGTCTATCCGCGGGGGTTTCTCGGAGCCAAGTTAGAACCCGTTCTGGTAAACAAATCACCAGAACGGGTTCGTGGTCGTTTCCAGTATGATGTATCTGTTTTTGATGCAAATCAACCAGAGCTGGTAACTGCTAACATGGCTATTGAGGAAGCTTACATTTCTCTTCTGCGTAACGACATTCAAGCATCTAATTTTGAATTTCGCGAGAATATGTTCCGTGTTCTATTTAAAGCGTTCGGAACATTAGACTTTGAAGGCTGGTACATGACACAGTTTCAAAGTCCTGCCTTTGGAGAACAACAGCGAGACTTCTTAGAAGATTGTTTGAATTTTGTTTGGTCTGGTAAAAGAGATATGTCCCTGCAAAATTGGGATGTCCTTCTTGAGCCGTCACAGACACGTCTAACAGATCCTTCACTGGCGCGGATGGCCAATGCTAAGTTCTCTAAGGTATTCACTCGTGAACTGTCGTTCAGTGGACGAGTAATGTTACCTGATTTATTTTGTGATTGGACGACTAAGCCTAATGGTTTTGTTGACTTACTAACAACCTGTCATATTCTGTTTGGTATTAAGCGCTGATACATTTGCAGGGAAAAGGCTACAATTCTATGGATGTCTGGTCTGCGAGGTAAAGCCTCATAGATCAGACATCTATGGGACAGCCGTCCCTACGTATCACGCGCGATACTAAACTTGTTTATTTCCCCATTCGAATGGAGTTACAATTATGCGTCGTATCAATCGAGGCTTGTTTCAGCTTGCAATTAAGCAAGTGGCCTTAGAAAACGAAGAAGTTAGTGCTGTTGAAGAAACTCGTCCCGTTACTGAAGTGACTGCAGCTACTGACAATGTTGAAGTTACGGTGAAGGTGGAGTCTACTGAAGTCGCTACTGTTGAAAAGACAGACAAGCTGGAAGAAGCTCCCGCCACCGCCAGTGAAGTTGTTCCCGCTACTCAAGATGCTGTTGCTGAAGTAACTGAAGTTACTCCTGAAGAAAAGCCAGCTGAAGTTGTGACTGACGCTCAAAAGAGAATCAGTGAACTGGAAGCGGAGATCGCTCGCTTGAAGAGTGGTGAAGTGGTTGCTACTGAAGATGAAGTTACCGTGGATACTGCAGCTGCAGCTGTCGATACTACTGCAGCTGCTACAGCTGTCGCCGACACCGCTGTTGATGCTACTGCTCCGGCTACTACAGATGCTATCGCTGTCACTGACACAGCAACTACGGTTACTGCTGAAGAGACACCGGCTCAGACTACCGTTGCTGAAGGTGAAACGGCTGTCGTAAAGGATGCAGCTGGTGAAACGGTTGCTACTGTGACTACTACTGATTCCGTCACTACTGTAACTACTGCCGAGACAGTGGTCGAAGTTGTCCAGACTGAAGACAAAGTTGCTGTTGAAGTAACTGTTCTCGACACTCCGTCTATTTCTGCTGAAGACATGACTGTTATTGAAACTGACGGTGAACGGACCGAAGTTGAGATTCAGGATGCTGTTGACAATGCCGAAGATACGGCTGAACTCATGGAAGAGTGTGACGATGCCGAAGATACAGCTATGGTTCTTGAGTCGTTCGTAGAAATTGCTGCTTCAGCTGCTTCTAACGGTGGTCTTGACATTCATGGTGCACGTATTCTGAAGGTCGCTGCCGAACATATCTATTCCCACATGGGTATGGGTAAGGCTCTTGGCATTCCTGCTATGGAATCGTTTAACATTGACGAAGCTCGCGTCTCTGCCACTTCTATTGCTCTGGAAGACATCCGTGAGCAAGCTAAAAAGATCTGGGCTGCCGTAGTCGAAGGTGTGAAGAAGGCTATCCAGTGGGTTCAAGAATTTGTTACCAAGATTTTCAATGCAAACGCTCACATCAAGGCTCGTGCTGAGAAGCTCCTTGCTGCATCTGAAAAGATGACTGGAATGCCAAAAGCTAAGACGGTCGGTAATGCGACTCTTGTTAAATCACTCACTCTCGGCGGTAAGGTTCCGTCGAATTTAGCAGGTGAAGTTAAGAAGGCTGTTGACTTCTTTGAGGGTTCTGCAAATAGTCATGTGGCTGAAACAATCAGCAACGTCATTAAGGCTATTGAGCAAGCTAAGACTACTGCTGATGCCGATAAGGCTGAAGCCATGGTACTAGCGGCTATTAGCACTGTGACTGGTAAGGGTCTGCAATATAACAACGTTGCAAATAGCCTTGGTGCTAGAGTTGGTGTTGCTGAAGCGCCGGATGGTACGTCTATCAGCATGACTCAAAGGTTCCTTGGTGAGCAAGTCGTCTGGGCATACATTCCTAAGTCTACTGATGCTGTTGCCTCGTTCCGTTCTGGAATTGGTATTGATCCTAATACTTCTAAAGTTGCAGAAGATGCACAAGCTAATGTGTTGACGCCTGCTCAAATTGCAGATGTGGCTAAGGTTGCACTGGCATTTGTGGAAACATCGAAGGCTTATAGCGCTTTCCAAAAAGACATCGGTATGTGGTCTGACGGTGTGGCTAAGGTTATCGGTACGATGGCTGCTGCCGACGCATTCGGTAAGGGTGAAGGTACTGCAGCTAAGATGAAGGGTGTTTTATCTTCTCTTAAGACTATCCGTCATTTGATCAAGGGTATCCATCAGCCTGCGGCTGTTGTTGCTTCACGTGTTGTTAGTGCTTCTTTGAATCTGGCAACAGAGTCTGCTAAGCAGTACGACGCTAAGGCAGCTTGAGAAAATAAACTCAAAAAGTTTATAGTGGTATTTTAAGTGAAAATTAAACAGAGAGGCGTAAGCCTCTCTGTTTATACGCATTTTCCATTATTGACAAATAACCATTCTCAAGGAAGATACATGAACAAGTTATTGCAATACATCACTGAATGTGATGAGCCTAAAGATGACAGTGTTGTTATTCTGGAAGGAGATGTCCAGACATCAGTTACTGAATCAGAGCAAGCGGGTGAAGTTGTAGATAAAGCTTTTGATGAAATTCAGTCTGCTAATAAGGCTATTGATTCTTTATATCGTGTAGCTGGTGCTATTAAAGACGGTATTACTGAAACTACGGATACCGCCACAGTAACAGCGTTAGCTGAGATCGCTATTGAACAAATCTATGAGTCTATTGGTCTGGAGTTTCCGCAAACTCTTTCTATGGAAGCTGATTTCTTAGAAGGTGCTAAGACGGTAGCTTCTAAGATTAAGGATCACGCAGTCCGTATTATGGCCGCTATTGTCGAAGCTTTCAGAAAGGCTGTCGATTGGATCAGTGATTTTGTAAAGAAAGTATCTAACGCAGCAAAGCACTTAGAAAACAAAGCTAAAGCGTTAAATAAGCGTCTTAATAGTCTTAGTGGTAAACCTAGTAATGCTTCATTTATGGACCGTGGTCTTTCTAAAGCACTTAGTAAAGGTGAAGACCTTTCTAAGCGTTATAAAGAATTGGCTGAATTGGTTGGTGACGCCTATAAGGTAGATTCTAAGGGTGATCACGTTATTCTTCTGAATAGTATCGTTGAAGAGTTTGCAAATGCAGAAGCTAAAGACATTACTGCTACATTAAAGCTAGTGGCGCGGTTCCCTGAAGTAATAGATAAGGCTTATGGTAATATCTTTAAGCATAGTCAAGAGATCGGTAAGATTGCTGACATCTATGTGAAGGCAGGTACTGATGTATATACTACCGACTTACTGCCAGGCGGATATGTCGGTATTATGACTGTACCAACTAGTTTGGAGACATTGCGGCATTTGAGTTTTGTTATTAGACGTGATGACGATGTCGCTTCCGAAGACGCCGGTGACGGTACAATGAAGACTCTTAGTATTTCAGAAATTAAGATTCTTTGCGGTATGGTTGAAAAAGTATGTTACGACATTGCCACTTATCATCACTTCGAGTCTGTTCTTAAGTCTACATCTGTTAAGCTTACTAAGGCGCTTGAAGTGCTGAAGAAAACTCCAACGGATATGAATCCGAGTCATCGTGAGGTACTTGGTGCAATAGCAATTGTGGCTCCGTATATTGCACGTGGTATTCATAGTAGGGTTTTTGGTTTTGCTACATCGTGTTCTAATTCAGTTCTCAGTTACTGCGAAAAATCTATTGAACAGTACGAAGTCTGAAATAATAATAGTAATGGTAGTGTTGGAGATTAATGGTGGAGTGAAAATTCCACCATTAATCTCTCTTTATGCCGCTATTGTATTTTCTAATTACAGATTCTATGTAGCTCTAATTACATGAGCAATAAATTCCAAACATTCTTGAAAGTTATTTATGAATATTATTAAACTGGCTATGGATGGTCAGCTTGATTCTCAGTCCGAACCTTCATTGTCGATGGAGGAAATTGATGAGCTACAAGCTACAGTCGACAGTGCTGAAGCTCAGATTGTAAACGATTTTAGAGAAGTCGATAGTGTGATGAATGTCGTTGGAGCTCTTGAAGATCTGGCGTTCATTGCTACTTCTGAAGAAACAGTTACTCCTAGAGAAGCTGCACTAATTCAAATAGCCACAGATGCAACCATGTTGGGAACTGGTGCTGACGCATCTGTTATTTTCCCTGCTATGGAAGACATCTCTTCCGGTAGTACAGTCGGTGCAAGAATCAAAGAAGTGATTAAGCGTATTCTTGCAGAAGTTGCTCGTATTCTTGCAGCTATTAAGAAGAAGATTACAGAGTTTTTGACTAGTCACAGTAAGTTGATTGGTCAGAGACGTTTGCAAATTAAGAAGTTGCAATTATCATTAAATGACGTCGATGATAACAAAATTACTGGTAAGAAATTCAAGACAAAACCGCTTTATTTTCTAAATGCTGACGGTGACGTACATGTGTGTAGTAAGGTTTCTGATATGATTTATCAGTTAGCACTGCATGCTGAAGGATCAGAAAAGTACTTAGCTGCTGCTAATGATTATATTAGTACGATTGTTCAAATTGCTGGTAACTTCTATAAAGCTGTTCAGGCTGACAATAAGCCGCTGACTGCTAGCTATGCTTCAATGCTGGCTTCTGATCGCACCATCCGTGATTTTAGTAGACTCCGCAACTCAAAGAAGGTTGGTAAAGGGTTTGAGATTACAGGTGGATTTCTTAGCGGTGGTATGGTTACAGTTGACATTGGTGAAAAGACTGTAAAAGACAGCGATAGTAATGAACAAATTGCATCGACATTCAGAGACAATTTATCCGATCTGAAAGTACACATCGCTGTAAAAAGCACACCTGTTAATCCTGTTCAGATGGATACAATGCCGCGTAATGAATCTTCACAACTGTTGAAGCTAGCAATGCGATTGATTGATTTGTCAGATAAGATAAACACTGCGCTGACTACACGACAAAATGATATCGATACTCTGGTTCGCGTAATTGAGAAGACAGTGCAAGTAGATTCTATCTCTGGAGATATTAACTCTAAGTTACCGTACTTGAATATTGTTACCTCAGTTGTGAGAAACTTGGAATCAACTCCTGTGAATGCTTTAGCTGGATTATATTCTCTTAATTCTAAGATTATAAACCAAGTCATTCGCATTGTTGTTGATGACTTAGAAGCAACAACACAAGCTAAGTAACTACTTCTTTAATTTAGCAATCTCATAAAAGGAAAAGGGATTACCCCTTTTCCTTTTATGTTGTTGTTTTTAACATAATGCTAGAAATTATGTGATTAAACATACTTGAGGACATACCTTATGCCAAAACTGGTATTAGCAAATCCGGGCGTCCGGGATAGCGTGACTCGACCAGTGACGCTCGATATTGTCCGACAATTACTTGTATGGACAGGCTTACCCAAAGATACACAGATAATTTTTCCAGGATATGATGAGCGGCCTCCTCAGACTGGATCCACTATCTCTAATGAAAAAGAGTTTAATTTCTTTGATGCTCACTCAATGTGGAAAATATCCATTGAGGAAGTTCATCAAGAAGATCGCGGTCTGTCAATGGCAGTACTGTATGATGATAACCCAAGAATTTTTGACGATGAAGACGCTCGTGTATGGATCCGTCCAGCGTATAGCCCTTGTGATGTGACTTTGCGTATACGTTCACGATTTACTGATAAGGATCAAGCTATTCGTTGGAGAGAAGATATCCGTACTCGCATTGCGATGAGTCGTGATGTTCGGGTACACGATGTGAGCTACAGCTATCTTCTTCCACCTGAATTTATTAAGGTGTTAGAAGAAATATACAAGATGAGAGAAAAAGAAGATTACGAGCCATACGGTCAAACATGGGATGAGTATCTTCAATTCTATTTCTCTCCTAAAGCCAGACTACTTGGTAATCTAGCTGGTAAGCAAACACAATGGGGTGTAGCTGAAGCACAGGCTCGTATACTTGGTTACTTTAATTTTAGTCTTGTACCTGATGAGAATGAAAAGCAAAGTGAATCAAGTGTACAGAACATAGAGTTTACATACACTTTCAAGTATGATAAGCCTGTTGCATCAGTTATGACCTATCCTTTAGTTATTAACAATCAACTAATTGATAAGAACTATAGACCAACTACTCAAGTTGAAAGAGTGGAAGACTACGCATTACAGTATACTCAGTCAGCATATAGTCTTAGGTTATTTGAGAGCTCTATACCTACTGAGAACATTGCGATGCCGGGAATATCTATTCCTGAGTTTGATGAGTTCCTGCCAGAACCAGGTACTGTCCCTCCAGAAACTCTTAGAATACTTACAGGTCTGACTACTATTGATCTGGATAATCCTCTTGAGTTACTTAGTTTAGAACAACTCGGAACTCATGATCTGGATGAAGATGTTTTAGAGTTCATGCGAACAGAGTATCAATGGATGACTAAGTTAGGAATGTCTATTTTTCATCTGATGGTTTACCGTAATGAGCTTCCTCTTCAAAGAGATCAATACGTTATTGATTCTGATCTAATGGTTAGCTTAGTAGAACCGCCTAGCCTGAGAGATACATTCCATGTAAGACTTGCTTTATATCAGAGGCCGAACCTATTACCTACTGAGGCTAAAGACAGACTGCGTAATAACTGTTCGCTCACACGCATGCTATTAACAGCTTTAAGACCTAATCTTGAACAAGAAGGATTTCTGCCTACTTGTATGGTTGGTAATTACATGTCTAGAAAAGAATTTGACCGCGCAGCATTTGAAATTGATAAATATTTCGATACTAAGCGAACTCAACAACTTCATCAATTTAACACCGTCATGATTTTGTTCGTGGACTCATCTCGAACGAATAGTTAACTACTCAGCAGGAGAAAAATATGCCTATAGTGGCGCCGAACGATACCGCTCCACCAAGCCCAAAGTCTGCAGTGGTACAGATTGCCAAGCCTGAGTATAAAGGTGTAACAGTTGATACTAAATTGGAGCCAGTTCAGAACATACTCACACGTGTGGAAGGTAGTTCCTGGACAGTAAATTACTACAGTCAAGCTCTAGATTTAGATTCAGCCACTCAGGGTCAAGGTCAAGGAACTTCACCTCTCCACCAACAATACCGGCTCATTAAAGGAATGGAGTTAAAGGTAACCACTGCCTTAACTACATCGCAGAATACAGATACAAATGCTCTATCCGTTACAGGAGAAGCAAACGTTTATCCGTTTGTGATTCCTAACATAGGGGATATGTTTCTAGCAGACGTTGGTGCGGGTCGTGAAGGTGTGTTCGAGATTACTAATGTAACTCGACTATCTGTTTTTAAACAAGCTGTTCATTCCATCGAATACAAGATGATGGGATATTCAGATACTGTTATAGAACAAGGTGGATCACGCCTAGATGATCTTAATAGAAAAGTAGTTCAAACATTCCAGTACGACAAAGACTTTATTAAGTACGGTCAGAATCCATTAATCTTTGAAGAAGATTATGAGAGCATTGAATATCTTCGTCGTAATTACAGAATGATTCTGGATAGATATTTCAAGACATTCATGTCTAAAGAACTATCTACTGTGATTTTACCCGGTCAGGATACCTCAACTTACGATCATTACCTTACTCAATTCTTGTCTAGTATATTTTCTATATTTGATACTCAAGAAATTAAGGACATGAAGGTACTGAATGTCGATGATGATTATGCGTTACAAGCATCATCCGTATGGTACGCATTACTAAAGCGTGATCGTCTTGGTATGGCTGATGTTTTCTTAAAAGTAGGTAAAGTCTACTCTAGAGAATTTACTTCTGACCCAATGCTTGAAGGTGTAAGGTGGTCAGGTGTAGAGGAACTCATTTACCCAACAGATCCGACACTGACTGTTGATTATAAACTGATGCCTACTTTGAAACTAGTCAATGGTAACCTCATGAAAAGAGGTCCGACTAGATTGAGTACTGCGGCTCTATTACCAGAACCTATTCCTTTATTTGAAGTAATTCACAGTGCGCTTGATGGTTATAATCTCACAGATGAAGACGGTAATCCGGTAGGTAACTATTTAGTACTACCTCCTATTATACATCGAGCTATGAAAGATGACTACTATGTATTCTCTGAAGAGTTTTATAAGAACAACAGAGTAATAGGTAAGCAGTCACAATTAGAACTTATGGTTCAAGATTACATTGACGATAAAGTTTTGAGCTTTAAGAGACTAAAGTCTTTCTGCGAAGATATGGTTAATTGGAATACTTTAGATCGTTTCTACTTTACACCTGTTTTACTTATGTTAATGAAGGCTGCTATTCGCGGCCTTTAACTTCAAGACGGCATAGTGTCTGAGGGAGTTCCCTCAGACACTTTGGAGGATTTATGGATAGTAGTGCTTATAGAGAGTTACCGCAGACAGAAGTTTGGGTACCTTATGAAAACAGACCAGCTGCTTGGTTTATTTGGAACGAACTTTATCAAGTAACTATTCCTTATATCCAGATGCTTTCTATTGAAGAGTTACAACAGTACGGAATGCCTACAGCCGGCGACCCAGGCTACGACTACGGTACTGCTAACGAGATGCGCTTAGTAATGATTCCGATCTCTGAGATGGTCGTTTATTATAGTAAGGGCGTACAAGTCTCTATTGTAAGTAAAGAAGATGTTAAAAAAATCTACGAGAGAATTAGCGATCATCTAAATCAGTGGAAACAAAATTTAGAGAAGAGTCTGAATATAGGAAATGCTCCATTAGAAGACTTGAAACTAATGGATAGATTTGCCAATGCTGTTTATGAGCATGCGAAGTATCAATTTACTGATGACATGATCTCGTCATTTATTACTCGTCGGATGGATACCAGGCACTCCAGTTTGAACGACATGGTTGAGCGTCTTGAGAACTCAACTACAAAACAACAGCAAGAAGAAAAAGATATGGATGACCGCTATCCGAAGAGAGAATCTATGTCTGATTATTTTCAGCCATATAGAAATAGTAAAAAGAAGAATCATACAAATTCCAGCAAAGGAATGAACAGCAGTAAAACATCAATTGGTGATTTTATTGGTGGTGTTCCACAGTACAACAAAGTAAAGTAATGTCATGGATATACTAGAGTCAGCTCTTGCAAACGAAATCGGAGTGATCACGACTAATCCAGCTGTAGAAGTTACTTACTTTTGGCGCGCTGACGTACATGCTAATGATCAGGTAACACCGGCTATTAAGGTACTCTCGATTGATATCGTTAGAGATTATGAGACTTCATTCACAGATGAGACAATTGTAACTCTTGTTATCTCTGCTGGTAAGTACGCATATCGAATTTATCCTTATCTTAAAAATCTAGAAATAACTATGTATAAGGAACCATTAGGTGAAACTGATGGTCAGCCAGACAATACCAGAGTAATAGAGTCTGAGCGATATGTAGCTACCTTAATTGATCCAATTGCTATAAATGTAGCTGGAAACTCAGCAAATGAGTTAGATGAAGCATCTCTAGATTTAACTAATTTGTTTGAGCTAAAATTCCAGCTAATTAATAAATCTGTTGATCAAGTACGTATGAAAACGGTAGGCGGAATATATCGTCGCTGCAAAGTAGAGGATGTGGTAAAGTCTATTCTCACCATGTACTCTCCTAAAGTGGAAGTTCAAGATAATGATATACCACTGGGCGTAGAGATGGTTCCGCCATCCAATCAAAACGTTCAGGAACATATCGTAATTCCTCACGGTACTAGATTAGTAGATGCTCCGGAATATATTCACAAGCATTGTTCAGGTATTTACACCACTGGACTTTCTTATTATTATCAAGCTAATAATTGGTATGTTTTTCCGCCGTACGATAGTAGTAAGTTTGAACACAGTGATAAGACTTTAACAGTGGTGCGCCTTCCAGCTAACAGAATGCCAGGTATTGAGCGCACATTCCGTAAAGATGGTAATAACCTCGTGATATTAGCCACAGGCGATGCTCAAGTAAAAAACGAAAGTGAAGCATTGTTACTAAGTTCTGGCAACGGTGTAAGATTTTCTGATGCAAATCAGTTTATGACTACTATCGTTAAGAAGAGTGGTAACAAAGCAATTATCAGTCGAAGTGATGTAAGTAATGAATTCATATCTACTCAGAGACCAAATGGAAATAATTTAGTCTTACCTAGTAGCAAGAGAATTACATCTAATCCATGGCTAGAGTACTCGCAGTTAGCAGCTAAGAATGGGTCACTAATTGGTCTAGTATGGGAGAACTCAGATCCCTCACTTATAACACCAGGTATGTCTGTTAAGATACTGTATCTTGATGGAGAAGAGATTCGTCAAATATTTGGATTAGTAATAAAAGCTCATCACTATGTAAGCACCAGAGGTTCAGGTATTACTGTATCTAGGCATACATGTTCAACTGGGTTAACTGTATTTGCGCAACGAGAATATTGAGAAACGGCATAAAGACCTAGGGACTTTACCCTAGGTCTTTATGCTATAGTTTTTCACAATGCAGATTTTTTCAGATATATATTGCTATTTTGAATTAGAGTAGAGATCAACTTAACTTAAGGGAAAATCATCATGACTACTGTGAACATTGCTTCTAACGTTGACCCGGTTGTTATGCTTACTGTGGTAGCCGCGATGATGAAGTCTGCTCGTAAGACTTTCAAAGAACTTGGTGAAGTGAAGTTGGTTGCTGGTTATTCAGAAATGGAAATCACCAGCGGTGGTAAGGTCATTCTTGCAGCTTCCTACAACATCCTTGAGAATGAATGGTCCATCCATGGTGATGAAAGACTCAAGAGCACTGTTGAGAAGCTGATCAGAGATAACCGGCATCAGGCAGAGTCCATGACCAATGCCGGTTAAGCCTTGCAATGAGGAAAGTAAATAGGATTTTTGATTCTATTTACTTTCAAGCACATATGACATAAATGGAATATAGAGTAGAAAAGTTATTTTTCAGACCATTCGAGAAGATGGCCTGACACTACATCCTATTGGATATGTGTCACACGACACATATCCAATGTGGTTTACATTTTTTCTTTAAACAAAAGGGATAACTATGCTTGAGTTTAAACCAATAAAAGGCGGACTTCGCACAGCAAACACTGTAGTCGAAGTTATGACCCATAACGATAGAGTGTTGTGCTCAAAGCAATTCGGTGTACTTGTAAGTCGCAGAACAAACGAGAAACCACATGTCGTTATTACTCTTGATGGAGTGCGCGACGTGTACGATAAGTACGGTCTCACAGCAGCATTAAAGAGCCTGAGAACGCTTGGAGAGTTTCCAAGAGAGATTCACGAGTTCTCAGTTTGCTGTATGGATCAAACATGTGCTCTTCTCTCAGACGAAAAGCGCAGATGTTATCACCGTATGGGATACGACATCTGGCAGACAGATTACGAATGCACATACACGTATTTGTCTGATGTGACTACAGTAATGGCCGATGCGATTGCCAGTGCTTCATCTGCAGTGGCCGTCTATAGTGGCTATCACATGGACACTGTTAATGAGTCCTACTCTAGAAATAACACTGTCCGAGATACAAGTGCTTTCGAGATTAATAATGCAGCTCGCGCAGTAACTAGAATTATTGAACAACAAAAAATGGAGTTTGACCGTATTCTCGATAGTATACACACCTGAACACCAGGGAATGTTACAATAATAAGCACTACACCTTCAAGTCTCGCTAACTACTCAAGGAAATACAAAATGAACACTGTTCGTAACACCACTCTCAATCTGATAAGCATCCTTGCCTACATTGCTGCTATTGCAGTAATTGTCGTAGCCTACAATACAGTTGGTGCTGTGTTGGCCGCGGTCAGTATCACTGGGATTGTTGCTTGGATGCTGCAGGTATTTGCTGCGTATGTGACTGTTGTTTTGGGGGTGTCTGCTGCTGCGTACAATGCTACCAGCTGGTTCCTTTGTGGTATCCACAAAGTCTTGTATAACGATACAGCGGAAGAATAGAGGGTCTAAATGGCAATTCATATCCCGTCGCAAAATGGCGAAGCTCGGAATACCGCCCCTCAAAACAGCCGGAAACCTGAGTACGGAACCGTTCCGCGACCCTCCCTCAACTCTCCAGAACGTTATCTTCTTAATCAGAACCAGCAATACCAGGAACAACAGCTGCATCCCCAGCTACAACCGCAGCCCTATCCACAAACCAATCAGCGTCATCATCCTCAGCCTTACCCGCAATCACCGGTGTATTTGGCAGACCAGTCTTCCCAGCCACCAAAACTGCAAAGTAGGTTTCGATGTAAGAATGAAATCTCTGCATATTTACTGATCGCTAATCCGAATCACGGACAATGGCTGATTAGTAAAGCAGACCATGTGTGTGAAGAAACACTGATGGTTCTGTTATCGGCTAAGAATGCGAAAGTGGCATTTCTGTCTTTTGGTGCGGCGACCGTTAAAACACAACAGGAGTTGTGGGATAAGGTAACTGCAATTAAAGGACACTGTAATGCGTCCGTCCAGGCACATTGGGTGAAAAGCGTAACTGCTGAACTCAGTAGGTATTGGACTGCAGTTTTGAGGAAGGCAGGTAACTCTGTTCTTCCTTCGGAGCAGCACGGCGAATTCACACATCTCATTGACGAAGCTCACAAACTCACTGAAACTCAGGCTGATGAGGCCGGAAAGACATTTATGACCACCCAACAAATTACGACTCTGGATCAACTGGCTCAACTTGGCGCATCTGTGACGACCACGTTTCCGACTATCGATTTGTCCAACTCTGAAAAGGAGGCGATGATGAAAGCTAGTGAACAAACTGTGTCCAATGAACCCACTCCGTTTCCGAACATTGATCCGGCAATGCTGAATCAAGACGACGCTGTGCAAGCAACCGGCACGATCTCGCGTACCATTGCAGCTGTGAAGGCCAAGACCGTGGAAATTAAGAACACTGTGGTCAAGTTCATCAAGACCAACACCTTCTCGTACGTTGTGATCTCGATCTGTTTGCTGGCCATCTACATTGCACTGCGAATCATCATTCGTCGTAGCGTTGTTGTGACGCCCGCCCAGAGCTTTGCTTTCAGCGGCACTCTGGAAGTCATTGGTCGTTCTATCTTGGGTGCTTTCGTCGTGGCACGTAATTATGCCGCATTTGTGGCAGGGGTGGTTTATGAGACCATCAAGATTGCGTCGGCCAAGACTGGGCATGTGGTTACCAGTGCGTTCAACGCCATCAAGGGCTGGTTCGTGAAGTCTGGTGATGTGCTGGTTGATGCTGCTGCTCCCGTTCCTGCCTGAATATAAGTGTTGGTGACGATGACATAAACCTTCTGAAAGGAATATCTGTTACGATAAGTTAAAAGATGTAGAGCTGTTAGAAGTCCTAACTACTAGAGTCCGCTGCTGCAGCAGCGGACTCTAGCTCATAGGTTACTTGTGAGAAGACATCCACCTTAGAGGAATTACTATAGAGTCATTCTCGAGCCACCATCATCAATCAACTGGGAATAACGTATGGTTGAAATTAGCCTTGTAACGCTAGCATTGTTATTTGGTTCTCTGGCTTTTTTATGGAGTACAGAAGACCTGGTAAACATCGTTATCAAGACGGTGTTTTTGTCTGCCTTCGCAAACATCGCCTTGCGTCTTTTAGTTAAGCGTGGGTATATCGAAACAGTGTCGTAATAAAATCATTTCGCAATAGCGGAAGAGACAGGTAGGTAACTATAAAGTTGAAGAATATATTCTTCAACATGAATCGATTGGAAATAAACAATGATACCGCTCTACTTCATTCTGTTCGCTCTTAGCCTGTATCTTACGATTACTAGGAGGCATGAACAGATATATTAAACTAGAGTAGGTAACACCTGTTCTCTAGCAGGTGTTACCTGAGAATCTCTTCTATAAAAAAAAAAGAATTTAATATTGTATTTTCGACATGATTGTCACATTTTCAAAAATAAGAGTCATGTCGAAAGTATAATTATGTTTCCATCTTGACTGTTATTAGTCTACAGCCAACGTATGTGAAGAAGTTTGAGTAATGGATTCAACCAAGGAGTCAATATGTTGATATTTTCTGAAGTTCACGACTGGCAAGGTAATTCTGCTATTAAGCAAGTTCTTGTTTTTACAAGTACTCAAGAACGCGATAGCTTCAAGGCTAAATTTGCAGCAGAAGTTGCGAAGGTGGGCATCGAGTACGCCTCTGAAAATGGCCTGGGCGTTGCGTTCAAGCTTCGTGCTTTGAAGACCTCTGCTGGAACGTGGGCCGGCGTGATCCGGTGTGGTTCAGACGGATACCTTCAGTACGACATGCTTCAGTGTGAGACCAATCACACTGAAGCTTTGAAGAAGTTGGCTAGTAAGCTGAAGGAACTGTTGTCTACCGATCTGGACAACTTCGTAAACTCTTTGGGTTAATACTAACCCACCAACCATTCATTGGAGAATAGCCGTGTCTATTAACAACGAGCAGCCTTGCATTGAGAAGATTATCAGCTTTGCAAAAAGCATGATGATTCAGTACGGTGAGTATGGTGATTCGTTGGGTGACAGCAGTGGTTTGTCCTTTGGTGAATGGGTGATGACTACTCATTATCCCAATGTAGTAGTTCCAATGTACGGCTCGCTTCGCGATATGTGCACAACTGCACGTACCAGCGATGCACGTACGTGGTTTATTGCGAACCTGCGTTCCGGTGTCCTACAAGTACTCAACTGAAAGCGAATCGTGATCACCATCTACCTCATCGTCTCGGCATTCATGTCAATCGTGGCATGTTTCTTTTGGAAAGAAACTGGATTTTGGAACATCATGATCAAAGTGATGTTCTTTCTGACATTCGTTGGTGGCCTCTTGTTGACACTGATGCAATACGGTTACATCATCAAGGTATAAACGATCAGGCTTCTTCATAACGAGGAAGCCTGATGACTAAAACATAATCCCAATGTAATCTTCTTATCTTATAAACTACATTGGGATTATGTTTACATTGTCTCTTTAATCCAATCATTCTCTACTCAGTACTAGCACACTGAGTCAACTTTGGAGTATCGATCATGAGCATCAGCTTCACTCAATATGTCATCGGTATGCGTACAAACGTGGTTAGTAATACCGGTGTTCATGCCGTCACCTACCTGTGGTTCGCAGAGCAGCGGGCCTCAGCATATCCGGCTGAAGTACTGAACCCGTCAGAAGCAAAGTTTTTGGGGTCTGAAGATCTGGCCAAGAACTATATCAAGGTTTTTGAGATCATGGATAAACGCTACAAGGATAAACTGTTCGTCGTTCCTGTCAAGTGTCAGGTGGTTCTTACCGATACCTACACAGACTCTCTGAAAACCGCTATCTCTTCTAAGAAGAAGGTGATGCTGAGCGCCTAGATCAAGGAATTGTCATGAGACCAGTCTATTTACGAATTGTTTCTGATCTTCATTTGGAACAATTCTACGGACAGTACGAAGAAGTATTGGTCCGTCAATTCGTGCCGGAAGATGAGCGGGATTCGTCATCAGTTCTGCTTTTGGCGGGCGATATCAGTTCGAAGCCCGACCAACTGATCGGGTTTCTACAAGCCTTGGAGAATCGGTTTCAAGCCGTATTTCTTGTACCAGGCAATCACGAGACATACGGTCATGACATCGATGTGTGGAACTCTGTCATGACTGCTCGGATTGCAGCAGAGACTGCAAAAGTCAGATTTAGTGCAGGAAAGATGAGCTGCGAGCACTGGACCGGCTGGAGAATCATCTATGGTACTCTGTGGGCTGATGGCGGAAAAACACCTGAAGAACAATACGTAATTGGTCAGCGCATTGGTGATTTTCGATCGATTAAGAAGAACGGTGGATTCTTTCAGGTTTCTGACATGATGGATATTCATAAACAACAAAAGAAAAGCCTGAAGAAGTTCCTGCAGCATCCGTTTAATGGTCAAACTGTAGTGATGACTCATCATCTTCCCAGTTACAAGCTTTGCCCTCGTCGTTTCGATGCAGATGAAAATGGCGGTTTTGCTTCGGACTGTGATCTTCTTCTCAATCAAAGATACTCACCTGATCTCTGGGTGTTTGGCCATACCCATGACTCAATAGAGACTCGTCTTGGAAGAACACTCGTAGTCAGTAATCCGGCAGGTTATCGCCCAGAAATGTGTGGTAATCCGTTCAATCAATTCAGTCCGAAGTTCGTCACTTTGGATAACGTAAGGAGTTAAGATCATGAACGAAGAGAAAAAGGTTTTCTCACTGCAGTACGACGATGAAAGCAAGAACTATGATGTCCTCGTCGATGGTGACCTGCACCCGGAACTGCTGGCAAAATCAAACCCTGTTACCGCATTGCTAGCTACTCAAGCCTTGTTCAAGGATGAGGACATTACCTTCGATAATCATTTCGAAGGCCCTCAGTATTTCGGGTATAGAGGTACCTCTCAGAAGGCCGTTGCCATTCAGGAGTTGGAGAAGATTATCAGTGTTCTGAAAGCAACTCCAGCAGTCGTTATTGAAGATTTCGAACTGGAAGTCAATATCTGTTTCAAGCGTTGAAAACTCATCAATTGAAATCATACTAGGAATACAAACCATGTTTCGTGCAGTTTCCACTACTGGTCGTGCAACTCTACTCATCCGTAACAATCAAGTCATTGGCGAATGCCGTGTTTGTTACATGAAAGGGGCTGAAATCGCTGGAATCGAAATGGTCGATGATCGTGCAAAGGCTTTGATTGTCGATACAGCGGCTATGAGAGTGCTCAAGAACGAAAAGTACATTCGTCCTCGCTTCAACACTGGCCTTGGTATCTATCTTGACAGCGGCTTCACTGGTCCTGAATCTGAAGAAATCGACAAGATCCTTGAAGAAGTGAAGATTGTCGATAAGTCAGACTTCGAGCTCGGGATGTGTCCGGATGAATTTAAGGACGTCCCAGGCTACCGTAAGGTGTTCAATGAAATGGATGCTGTTCAGACAGAAGAAGAGATCGTCTGGGACATCCGCACCTAGGTAAGGAAATACTCGATTTATTAACCGGTGATGGTTTAGGCATAAGTAGCTCTCAACCATTATCTAAGTAATCAAGGAAATCAATCATGACTAACATTCCCATTGCTGATGCAATCGATGACATCGACTGTGACCAACCTGTTCGGAAGTTCACGGTCTCGACTTATCAAAGTTGGATCGAAAAGCACAATGAATGTGCAAAATACTTTACGAGAAGTAAGAGCAATCCGGCTCCTCTGAAGCAAGATACCGTCTATGCCGATTTCGACAACATCATCGACGCTGCTGAATTGTATCGGACTCTGAATTCTCTCGGTGTCCCGGCGTTCAAGAACTTCATGACCTGATACTCAAGAAGAGATCAGTCAGTAGTCGTCAATTTACACATCAGTATCCCGTGATCATCAATCAGTCAGTGTCTGCGATAGATACTGACTTCATTTCGCAAAAGGACTCATTATGACTCAAGTTCAAAGAAAACTGCGTTACACTGTTGGCGCTGTGTACTTCTTCATCTGGATCAACTTCACTCGGAATGAACCTCGCTGGGGTAGTGTGTACCTGCCATGGCTCGATACACTTAACGGTATCGAGATCAAGAAACTCACCTGCAAGGAACATCACAAGGTGGCTTGGGATCAAGATCCCGAGAATGAAACGAATCATGATGGCTTTATCTTCACCGAAGAAAATTCGAAGCATGCATCTGGCCAATGGTTCAACCAGTATCCGGCTGCAGGTTACGGTCAGTTGGATGACTCTGCCAATTGGAAAGTCGCTCCTAATCTGACGGTTGCTGAGATCGAAGCACTTCCTGATGACAAAGTTTGGGTGATGCATCAAGACATCACAATGTTCCTCAGTAATGCTTTTAAGGGTGTTGTCGACTTGAAGAAGAAAGACATGCTTCTGGAAAGTAAGGCTTTGGCTGACTTCTGTGAAAAGGTCGTGAAGCTTTTGAAGGATGACTTCCAGATGGAAGTCTGTGTGAACCCGATGAAGTTGGAAAAGAAAGATGGTACTGTGGTTGAATTGGAAGGATTCTTCGATATTGGCTTGAAGCCAATCGTCTAGTCTGTTGATAATTACGTAAGATAAGCCCAAGTTGATCTAGATAATAATAGATCAACTTGAGTACAAACTCTAGATAAATAATCGTAAGTGTTATCTAGAGTTTGTAACGTTGTGCCCAACCTTTAGGAATGAAAATGTTTCGCATCATTGCTATTCTTTTGTGTGCCGTTGGCTTCTCTGTCAGTGCTCAAGCAGACGAACTGATCATCCACACTGTGTCACTGCACTCTGCTCATAACAGTGACAGTACTGAGACTTCGGAAACAGTCAGCCCGTCTGGAAGAAAGACTGTTCGTACTCGTGAGATCCCTGGATATAACAACTTAAACATAGGGTTTGGCTACCGTTGGGACTCTGGCTTGATGGAAGGTCTGTCTGCCGGTATGTATTACAATTCATATCGTAAACCGGCGGCGTATATTGCCAGGGAGTGGATGCTCTCTGAGCACTACGGTGCGTTTGCAGGTGCTGTAACCGGATACCGTAGTGTGACTGGTTATGAGGTCACGCCTATGGGTGGTTTCATTATCAGAAAGTCTTTGGACAAGAAATACACCATGAATGTCTTGATTACGCCACCGATCTCTAAGGACACCGACGGTGTTGCACATCTGACAGTATTCAGGAAGTTCTAAGCCTGGTCTCATCAACGACATATTAGTCATTCTAACACAAGAGTGACTAATGCCACTCCAAAGGAAATAGATTATGATCTCCTACAACTTCGCCGACGCCATTTCCAATATCTACGACCAAGTGCGTCGTCAGAACATGGTGCTGTGCAAGGAAGATAAGCGCTACTACGCTGACAATGATTTCGTGAAGGATTACAGCGTCGCTCTGCATCTGGTATTGGTGGTGTCGGCAGAAAACAGTGGCTATGAGATTGATGGCAGCACCCGTCGTCCGGAGTGGAAGCGTCATTTCAGGAAGGAAATGCACTTCTTGATTACTGGTGATCACCGTGTGTTCCTGGCCATTGTGAATGGTAAGGCATTTGGGCTCAAGGACATCCCGTTGGAAAGCTGGAAGAATACCAGTAATCACGATAGCTGCTGGCGTTCCGACGGTGTTCAGTCACCGATCACAGCAATGATGTTCGAAGCGTGGGAACATTGCTTCAGCCACATGCCCAAGGAACATCTGCACGAGAAGCTCCGTTCATCCGGCGTCGACATGGTGCTTGATGAAAGTGGCGGCGAGGTCATTCGTTTTGTGCGTATCAAGCATGAAGCAAACGACCATGAAGATACTTACCATCGCAAGATCACGTCTGTCAAGAAGCTCACTCCAGTGATTACCTTCAAGGAAGAGTGATTCGTCAATGCATTGGTGGTCATTAGAGTCTAATAACTATAATGACCACTTAATCCAACCAGAAAAGGAAACATTATGGGAATGCATCGTTACAAGAAACTTGTGAAAAAAGCGATTAATATTCACAAACTTGCACATGCTTCAAGTAAGTTTGCAGAGCGATATAAAGACCTGCCTCAATACGACATGCGTAAAGATATCGCAGACCAATACTTCCGTGAATTCGAAAAGCTTTCCAATAAAGCCGGTCGTGAGTTGCGGTGCAATCTGCGTATGCACCAGATCACTTCTTCGGCATTCATGAATTGGCTCGAGAAGAAATTTCATGGTCCTGCTACTGTAGTGCGTAAGCTGTAATTCAGTAGTCGGTTATCTGTTTGTCCGTCCAGTTACACTCCGTCATCAATCACTTGAAAGAATCAAATGACCACCCAAGCTACCACCCAGTCCGTTTGCATGTTCTGCAGTTCGGCTACTCCTCGTGAGACGTCGATCATGAACACCCAGCTCCCGATCAACGGCATTTATGCCGGTGTCGGTGCAGTGGCGATCGCTGTTGTCGTCTTCGCCGTAGCAGCAACCCTGATGGGTCGTAAGTCGTCCAAGAACAAGCGCTAATCCAACGTTACCTGTCACTCAACGAAACATCAACTTCCTCATCTGGAGAATCATCATGCGTAACATCACCAAGTCCATCGCCATGGTTGCCGCTCTCATCATGGCAACGTCCGCCACCCAGGCCTCAGAACCTTTGACTCAAGAGTCTCTGAAGCAAGTCGGGTTGAACATTTCTAAGCCGGCCCCCTACCAGATGCTGACCATCACCGTGGCCAACTTCCAGGTGGAGCTGTGCGGTATTCCGGCCACAGACACTGAGCCGGTTCGTCTCGTACGCAAGGAACTTTGCGAAGCCAAGTAACAGATACAAAAAAGTCTCTCAAGGCACTCTAACAGTAAGAGGTGAATCATGAATCTTGCCTCAAGAATTTCTAATCTGGATAAAAATTCTGAAGAATACAAGAGCGCTATCCATTTTACGGAAACCAGGACTGATACCGGAGTCATGATGTACCCTGCACTGTGGTGTACCCGCCCAGTAAAAGGTTACATGAAAGGTTTGACTCTAGGTCAATTTCTAGGCTGGCTTTTAGCATGCTTAGAAACTTTGGAAGCTGCTGAACAAGATAGTCATGCGACTCTTGTGAAAGCTGAATTCATTGCCTGGTCTTCTTTGATACATTGAGCAGAATGCTAGTGGGTATATTCAGACATACCCACTAGTAACCACCTAGTCTTCTGAAACCTCATTTTGAAAGCGACACATGAATTTCTTTATTCTCCGTATGAAGTTGAAGGCATGGGTAGCTGTAAACAGACTGCGCTTCGCGTATTGGCTCTTCAAGTGGCAATTGGATAAGAGCAACGACATTGTATTCAGTGTTTGTAATGTCGTGCATTTCGTCAAGTACAAGCAAGACACTATCATTCGGTGGGGTCGTCAACCTGAATTCAGGGAAGCTCCCAAGCGCTTGAACATTGAAGAGTAACGAGCTTTCTACTGTGGATACCCTGTGTCTGCAGTGTAGAGAATGTTTATGTTTAAGTGATTTATTCTAAATCATCCAATTTAACAAGGAGTTCAAAATGAATGCAGTCAAGATTGATTTGATCACAGAGTCTTTTCGCATTGCGGCACTGACCGGGAACTCCGGCAGAACAGTTAGTCGCTGGCTTGATAGGCTGTTTCCCGATGGCGTATTCAAGAGTAATGTGAACGACGTCTTGTGCCATGGTCGTATCTCGCAGATCCACGACGATATTCTTCAGTCTCCGCGTAGAAAAGAGACTTTGCGTTGGTCTCTGTTGAGCAATATCAGATACTCGGTTGCCGGTACTCTTAATGAGGATTGTTTTCATGTTTCTTTTGAAGACAATCATTCATCAGGGATTGATCTGACCGTTCGTCTGATACATCTACCTACCGGCATGAAAGACCGTCAGGTGTTGCTGGAGTCTTTCGCGTACATTCTGATCTGTGTGAATGATGCTGCTGCGTTTTCCACTGTGGACTATTTGGATGCTGTATCTAAAATGCATTCGAATAAATCCATGGACCTGGAATCTTTCAGGCATGCGGCAGACGCTATTTATCAAGAGGAGAAAAACCAGAAGATCGATAAGTACCTCAAAGACAATTTCTGATTGATAAAACAGACAGGTGTTTAAACACCTGTCTGTAAGTCCCTCTAGTTCTGAAATTAACATCTAGGAGAAAATTATGGATGCAGTACAAATTGGTATTATTGGTTTGATCGGTTGGGTTGCTCTCGCTGCTGGTGTCATGATCTACAAGAATTGGAAGAAGTAGACATTGACTCTCATGTGGTGAAATCCGACTAAGATTTCACAGGTTATTACTCTTTTACTCACTCACATCGAAAGGTAAATCATGTACATGGATCAAAATCAATCCTCTTCAGGGCAGGCTCAATCCAGTGCCTCTTTGGACATTCAGGCTCGGATCATGGCTCATCAATCTGAATCTCCAACTACTCGTCACTTCAAGCTCGGTCAAGCAATCGCACATATGTACATAGCTGCACAAGGTGTCGACATCATGGCGTCTAATGCAGCATGTGAAGCCATGGAGAATGCAACAGATTCTTGCAGGCGGGGTTTTGATCTTATCATGAAGACAAGCCCGTACAATATCACTGCACTGAGTCCGGATCAGGGCTAACAGATTAGGGTCTAGTGATAGACCCTAACTCAAATACCATGCTGTAAGACATGCAATAGAGTCTTACAGCATGGTAAGTTCACTATTTCTCAGGAGATATAATGTCGATCATGAATCTCGGTAAGTTCACCCAAACACTGGCCAACATGAAGATTGCTGCGGAGGCCAAGGGTGGAAATGGCTGGCATCTTCCGCATGCGCAGCCTGGCTCGCAGAAGACATCAGCAGTTGTCGCAATGCAGCCGACAATACTCACCAGCGGCGATGGTGTAATGCGCACTGTGGACTTGGCTCAAGAAGTTGTCTACGAAGCACTATCTGGCCACGCTTTGACTGGCGTGAACAACCTCTGGTTCGACGGCGAAGTACATCGTCCGATCAACTCGAATCTGACGCTGGTTCACGACATACTTCTGGCTGCCGTGAAAGTTATCTCTGGTAGTTCATCGTACAACCTGACTGACTATTTGCTTCACGTCAATGACGTGGATGCAAACTCCAGTATGGCCAGAACACGTGGACAGAACTTCTCTTACTTCGCATCACAGATGGCGGTGATCGATCAGAGTGGTAACGCTCACTTTCTGTCGATGGACCGAGTGCGTAGTAAGGTTGCTGCTCTGACAACTAACTATACTTGGCGCGCACTAGTCATCGGTGACAGTCATGAGTTGTCGATCACTCATGCTGCACCGAATGGCCTGATTGATATCGAACCAGCCACGGGCTACGTGCAGGTGAGTGATTTGAAGATTGCTATTTTCACACGTCGTTTTTCTGCTTTGGCCAAGCAGGCAAATAGCGTTACGGAATACGCGTATCGCGGCATCCCTGCAAAGCCGGCGCCAACTGCCACAATGCATCCAATCCGCAGTGGACTTCGTGATAGGGCTTCAGCAGCTTTTCACGATCCTATCAAGAGCTAGTCGTGGTTGGTTTTGGAAGCACTAGGGGGTTACCCCCTAGTGCTCTCATTTATTTTTTTTTGCCGTCTTTTATACAGACTAACTTTTTTTACACGAAATGACTACCTTATGTGTGGATAAGAAAGATAATAAATTTGTATAGCTAAATTACTCTGTAGGATAAACAAATGAATATTACGTCTAAGGGTAATAGATACCCTGGTGTGTTTTTGGCCGTAGAAGGTGTAGACGGCTGCGGGAAGACCGATACTACGAAAATCGTAGCAGATGCTATTAAGAAGAAGTTTCCACATCACGAACTGGTAACTTTTAGAGCACCTGGTGGTACACCGACTGGTGAGAAGCTAAGAGAGATTCTTTTAAACAATGTATTACAACCTACTTCAGAACTCCTGTTGTTCTTAGCTTCTCATAATGAGACCATTCATGAAGTAATTATCCCTGCTTTGAAGCGTGGTGCGATTGTCCTGACAGATCGATTCATTGATTCCACTTATGCCTATCAAGGATATGGTCGTCAATTGCTCTCAGAAGTAAAAGCAATCCATAAAGAAATATTGAAAAGCTTTGATCCAGATCACGTGATCTATGTTAGAGCTGATCAAAGCATTGCAAACAGTAGAATTTCCGCACGTAGTGGTGCTAATCATCTCGATAATCTAGAATCAGATATCAAGCAACGTATTAGTAAAGGTATGTCTGAACGTACTGTAACTAGACTAGCCGATGATTCTTCTCGTGTTACCATTATTGAGAATAATGGTACAGTTGATGAGCTGGTAGCTAGCTGTAATAAGTTTGTAGAGAGTATGGTTCTTGAGGAAACATACTTCTCTCGTCGTAGACAGTATGAACAAACTCTTGAGTCGCTATCAAATAAGTTGAACGAAGTACGTCTCTCACGTGACAGGCTTTATAATAGGTTGATTACGCCTGATGAGAGTGCATTTAGTCAATTAGATGAAGAAATAAGTACAGCTTACAACGAGTGGAGTAAAGCCTACGGTGGGCATTGTGAATTTCTTCAGAATAATACTCCTGAGACTTTTAATAAGAAACCTATTCAGAGTAAGGAGCAAGAAGTAAATTCCGAGAAAGTCAATTATAGTGGCGTTACCTATTTAATTCCAAACGTATCTGGAACAGTTGTAAGGACACGTACAGATTTCAAAGATCATGAGATTGCTAGGATTGTTAGTGAACTAACTGATATTGCTATTACGTACAGTGGAACACAACAACTCCGGCAGAACATTAATCAATATATCTTAGAAGCATTCAGACCTACTAAGTAAGTAAAGGAATACTAAATATGGACAACTCTAACTATTCACAGTACGAAGAACTCGGCCGCCGTATCTTGAAGGACGGGCGCTTGAAGGTAAATCGTACCGGCATTAATACGGTAGGTATTATTGGTCACCAGATGAGGTTTAACCTATCTAAGGGTGAGTTCCCTCTTATCACTACTAAGAAGGTATTTACCCGTGGTATCTTTGAAGAACTCAAGTGGTTTATCAATGGTGAAACCAATATCAAGACGTTGACTGATAAGAACGTTCATATCTGGGATGAATGGGCTGCTGAGAATGGCGATTGTGGTCCTATCTACGGTGAAATCTGGCGTCGTTTCCCGAATGGAGTACCAGTTAATGTATTGCAAAACGCGATGCAGTCAGCTGTAAATACTGGGTCTGGCGTTTACGATGTTATCATGCAGCTAGTTAGTGATCCTAGTTACAAACCTATTGATCAGTTACAAGGTCTCTTGAATGACCTGAGGATTCGTCCGTTCTCACGTCGTCACCTTGTGTCTGCATGGGCTCCTTCTGTATTACCTGATGAGACTGTTAGTCCGAAACAGAATGCCGCTAATGGTCGTCAAGCTCTAGCTGCATGTCACACATTCTTTCAGTTGTTTGTGGAAGAAATGTCACGTAAAGAAGCTATTGAGAATCGTACTGCAAATTACGAGAATATTCTTAAGGCGATTGACTTCGATATTCACGTTGCCAAAGCTAAGTTTGAAAGCATGCGTGACGCTAATGCGTCTCTTGACGAACTAGATGATCAGAGTAAGAAGACAACACATTTCTCTAATCTTCATCAACAGGTTTCTGTAGAGTTTCATAATTTTAAAGAACTAGTGAGTGATGATGATTACGTTGGTAATTGGTTGCCACTCAAGCGTTTATCGATGCAACTATACCAGCGCAGCATGGACACTCCCCTTGGCGCGCCCTTTAACATCGCTAGCTATGCGGCTCTTCTTCAACTCATTGCTCTTAAAACAGACATGATGCCTGGTGATTTCATCCATGTGGTGGGTGATGCACATGTTTATGTTAATCAAATTGAGTTGTTTAAAGAACAAATGGAACGGACTCCTCGTCAGTATCCAGTACTTCTGATTACTAATACAGGTAATGATACTGATTGGTCTGGAATCAACGATTGTGAATTTCAAGTATTGGGATATAATCCACACCCTGCTGTTAAATATCCTTCTCCAGCAGTTTAATATAAGAGACTGTTATGTCTGTGAGTAAGATACAGCTGTTGGAACAAGAGCTCAGGAATCTTTATCTGAAGATTCATAAAGTCGATAAAGAACTTTCTGCTGCTGAAAAGAAGTTCTGGGATAATGGTGGAACATGTTGTACCTCTTGCGGTATTCCAGGTTTTCGTGAATTGTCACTGAAACAAGAATACCGTGAGGTTCATGCGATTCAAATTAAAGCTAAGATTGAACGAATGAAACAAATTTCAGTTAAAATATCTTACAATCCTGAAGAACTTTATCCTACAGTCTAATATCAAAAAGATCTAATATTTGACATATCTAAGGAGATATGAATGTTGCCAGTAACACACTATCAAAGAGATTCTAGTCTTATTAATCAAGTACAGAATGTAACAGGCGATTTAGATAAGTCACAAATTAAAATTAAACGACTTCTAAATGAGTTATCATACTGTCTGTCTAAGAGGTGTGTTAATCTCAGAGATAATAATGGTCATCTAGAACTTTACTCTTTAGATGGTAGCTTTCGTAGACTGACATTTCGTGAACGTCTAGGATATAGGTTGTTAAATATTGTTCCTCAAATGTAAATGTAAGACACTTGTAGTCGATTCTGTAGAATCGACTACAGAGTGAAATATCTTACACTAGAAAGCTTTTATGAGTGATGAAAAAGAATGCTGTAAACCGTCAACCAGCAATGAACAATATTCGCCAGGATGGGTAACAGTGACTCTAGCTGTTTCTCCATCTGGAGAAATGCACGCACTAGGTGGAGAGCGCGGCCCTGGAGATCCTAACAGTGATAGGGCATACCTCGGGCTTGATAGGGTTAACGAACTCTATGTACGCAGAGACAGTATTAATGAATATTGTCAACATCTAAATAATGTAGCCAATTTAGAGAGTGTGAATAGTCGCTATAGAGATCTTTTAGAACACTTAGGTGTTCAAGGTCATGATGGAGCTATAGCTGAGATTGCTGCCTTAAGGAATAGGTTTCTAACTTCTAAAGAATCTGAGTCAAAGAAAGAAGTAGTCAAGTTTTTCACGTTGATTCCTCTTGATTCTAATAATAGAATGCTTCGCGTTGGATTCGGTAAAAACAAAGGCAGCTGGTTTGTTCGAGTTGATCTTTGGTTTAAAGCTTTTCGTCTTGTGTTCAACTAATTTGAATCTATTACTGAGTAACATTAACTTATCATGAATATTACAATTAAGAATCCAGAAGCTATCCTCGCTATCGATAACTCGTATATTTCTGATACTTTGAAGTTATCCAGTGGTATTAATACGGAGATGACGTTACGTGAGTTTATCAGTGGCGCTGGTGGACATTTGGCTATTCGGCGCAGGCAAGAACTTGAAACGAATGAAGCTTATCGCCAGATTATAGCATGTGCCATTATAGCCAAAGGTGATCCGTGTGACCTTAAGAGTTTACGTTTCCTGGCGTACCGCTCTTCTGTCTCCAGCGGAGAATCACGTATGAGTGGATTACTGAGACTAGACTGTGGTGGACATGTTGATTTTAAAGATATAACTTGTTTTGAAAATGGTGAGATTAACTTAGATCAAACTGTTCGTAATTCAAGAGACCGTGAACTTAGTGAAGAGATTGGATTACACGGTAGCGCTTTAGTAGCGTCAGAAAGACTTCATTACGGTGTTATTACTAATAACGGTAGTCAAATGGGTAGAGTCCATGTTGGACTAATGGAATTAATTATAGTGCCGAATAGTTGGCAGTTAGATCCGTCTGCTTCTGAAATGAATCTAATTGGATATTTTACAGCAGACGAATTGCGTGCTAAGAATGAAGCTGGTGAAGTCAAAATTGGACCTTGGACAGGATTTGTTATTGACTCGATTCTGGACTAGGTACTACTACCATACCTAAATTATTTCAAGTACATATTACCATCCTGAGAACCAGAAATGTTTCTCATCTAACCTGTACTTGAAAAGAGAAAACTACCATGGGTTACGGTAAAAAAGATAACGGAAAAACAGATACGTATTCTCCAGATGACACGGACTCTGTAATGTACGTAGAACATTACGTAAGTCTAACAGAGCTGATCGAGCGTGTTAATAAGAAGTGGCCTGGTGTATGTGCTGATGAAGTACGCATCATTCCTCAGAGGATCCAGACAACTTATCCGGAGTACAGTACTGATACAACTGAGTACACTAACTTCTTGAGAATTGCGAAGTTAGCTTAATATAAAGATTTACAAATAGGATCCTTAGCTCAGCGGTAGAGCGGCTCTTTTACAGGGAGCGGGTCGGCGGTTCAAGCCCGTCAGGATCCACCATTATCACTAAGATCATAATTAGCAGGGGATATCCCCTGCTAATTATGTCTTGTTTTTCTCAGAGTAATCATTAACTTAAAAAGGTAAACCATGTCTGTGAAACATCCCCAGCACATCCTTGCAATCAAGAAGTCTCACGTTACAGAATTTCTGAATTCTGGCAAGAGTGTCAATACCACTGACTTTAATAAGTTCTTTGAGACAGCTAACGAACATCTAATCATTGCTCGTCGTGCTGAATTGGAGAAGAATGAAGATTATCTTCAGATCCTACCGTACGTTATGGTAGCTCGAACAGATAATGTTTCTAGCACAGATAGTCTTAAGTTCCTTACTTATCATCGTCCTATTGGAGGTGGCGAGGCACGACTTCATGGTAATACGTCTGTTGGTTTCGGCGGACATATCGATCTTAATGATGTCGTCTGTAATGAGAATAGTGTTATCAATCTTAAGGATACTATTCTTACTTCAATGCGCCGGGAGCTTATTGAAGAGCTTGGTATTAGTCAAGAAAACTTTGGTGGTGTCGTAATGGGCTACCGTCTTATTACGTATTATGGTGGCGAAGATGTTCACAAGGTCCATCTTGCTGTCGTTTTCATTGTCACGTTGAAGACTCAGTGCTTGATTAACCCTGCGATTGTTGAAGTAAATTACGCTGGTGAGTATACAGCTGCTGAGCTTTTGGAGCTTTCAGGAAAAGAAGTATCTAACCCGTTTGTGATGGAAGCATGGTCTCGACTCCTTATTGAAGAAGTAGATTCCAATCCTAGTTTGGCTGGGACGTCTTACTTCCATTTCCCAAGCTTCTCACTTGGTGGTCCTCTTGGTGATGAAGCTTAATTAGTTACCGATTGTTTCTTTACTTCTTGACTCCAAAAGGATTAATCATGACTCATCCTGCAGCTGGTGATGTTGGTACTGTAGTGTTGTTAATTTCTAACAACACAGTCGTTGGTGAAGGTACTGTAAGAGAGACTTCGCGTAACAATAATGGAGATGTTGTTGCAGTAGTAACAATGACAGATGAAAATGCGAAAAAGTTGATTGCTGAAACTCTAGCAATGAAGGCTCTTCAAGTTTCAGACCTTATTCGTCCTGATTTTTCTTATCAGTCTGGTGAGTATATTTCATCTGGTTTTGGTCCTGCATGGGAATCAGAACTAAATAATATCTTTAAAGATATTAGGATCGTTAGTAAAACGGATCTGCAATACGGTATGGTCCCGGACACATTTAAGGATGTATCTGGATATGGTGAGAGATGTGCGAGCATATCTCTTTAATTAGGTAGCAAAACATCTAGGATTGCTATTACAACAATCCTACACCTTAAAAGGAACAGTATGTCTGCAAAAAACGATATCACTGGTGACTCATTGACGTCACGTACTGCCACACAGCAATATCGCGACAACTATGATAGAATCTTCGGCAATAGGAAGATTCAGAACAGTGGAGTATTTGGAGTATTTACTCCAGAAGTACAAGAAGATGGTGCAGTGAAGACGTCAAGCCTTAGAGAATGGTTAGATAAGAATCCAGGTCCTTCATTTGTTAGTACGGAAGGTAGTTCTGTAACATCAGTAACTCCTGACAATACATCTCCAGTCCTTACTCGTGATTTCAATTTGGGTTTGCATAATAATCACACTGTTATAGAAGACAAAGTATCTACAAAGAGCGATATTGGTAATGCGTTCGATATACCTTCTTACTTCCTACATTACAGTGATCGCGACATCCCTCTCGTTTATACAGGACCTCTTTTAGATTGTCCCGTTATTACTGTTGAGAATTATTGTAAGTGGTATAGCCTTTACGTGATTATGCCTGATGGCGTAATTAGAAAGATTACTAGTGAAGAGGTTTGTCAAGCTACTGACGATTACAGTAATGCGTGGCATATTGACCATTGTTTCCATCCTAAGCTTCTATCTAAGTTGGCAGAAATGCTAAAAGGGGAAGCGTGTGAACAAAGTATGGAGATGGTTGCGGGTCGATGGGTTATGGAACAAATGGGTGATCCATTTGGATTTATTCACCCAGCAAAATATCAAATGCCTAAAGCTGATAATCTTGATACTTTTTGCGAACCAAAAATTATAAATAATGACACGTCTAAAGTAGAAGGTCAGTTAGTACTTAATCCACAATTAAGCAATGCGTATATTAAATCAAGTATACTTAATGGTAATTTAAAGCACCTGTACACAGATGTAATACCTGCCCTATCTATGCCGTCAGAAACTGGTGATCTTAGTCCACTTATGAAGGATGAGTCTCCTGATCTTGAAACATATAGTTTCAAGAAAGAGTTAGCTAAAAATAGTCCTCCTCCGTTCATTAATCCCGACCAATAAAACAAGAATGCATAAAGAGCCAGCTATTAGCTGGCTCTGTGCAGTTAGGAGATCATGAGTACAAGAACTGATTGGGGTATCTTTAATAGCGCTGGTCAACCAGTAGCTTTAGGTGATGACCATGCTAAGTGGAAGTGTCCGCAGCAACAATTTGAACCAGTAGGGTATGAACACACAATCACTGGAGAATGGATTGATGAAGGATTTGCTGCAGTACCTTGTCCTTTTAAGTTAGTTGGTCCAAAACTTGAGCGCTGTGAGAAATGCGGCATGGTGTTTAAATATCCATAATAGAAATATGTAAAATGAAAACTCTGAATAAACAACAGTTACTAGCGGTACTTGAAGACATCAAGAAGTCCATTGAGAATAACGATTCAATGGAAGGACGGATTAGCTATTCAGTTATGGGTGAAGATCTGAAACCTGGTGAGTTTGAGGTTGAAGCAACATATCGAGTTGGTAATTCTGAAGGTCAAGGTAGTATTAGAATTATTTAAAGAAATAAAATAATAATGATTTTTTAGCTATCGCCCTAAGAAACATAGTCTGTAAGTTCCTATCTATTTATTACTTGTAATAAAGGAAAGAAGATGCTTAGTCAATCTCTTACTGCTGAAAATATATTCTCCATGAGTGTACTTGGTAGCGAGATGCTGACTAAGTTGGAAAAAGAATGTTATCAGTTTGTTCTCGATTCACTGATAAAGAACAAATTTAATAAAAGTAATTTAGATGGTGGATGGAGTAAGGACATTCAGGTTGCATTTTGTCATTTTGTTCAGACAGATCCTTACTGGTCACAACAAGATCCTATCATTCAGACTCGCTTTGCAATCATGTCTGTTGTGAAGGTCTCAGTCTACATTGAGCTATTCTTCGAGAATCTGATTCAGTAATTTCTTTAAACTGATAGTTCTTAAACCTCTTGAACCTAACCAGGATATGTCATGAGTAATTCGCTGTATGAAAAAGTTATGAAAGAAGGTATCGAGGACATAAAGTCAGGAGCACGTAGTAGTGTAGGATCTTTTCAGAATCCGCAACCATATCCTGAAAAGTGGGAGAATAAGTACCCAACAACTTCTCTCGTACCGTGGTCTAATGATGAGATCAAGACAGCGACAGTCGTGTATAGTCTAACGCCAGATTTGGAATGGACACCTCAGATAGCTTCTGCATTTAGTGCAGGCATTCGTTGTCGTGAAAAGCCAGATACACCGAAGCCGTTTCCAGCTCCTGGAGCTTGGTTTCCAGTAGACATTCTGGGTAATCCGATGATTGAGGTTACGCCTGGTCATTGGCACAGTGCTCAAAGAGTATCATCTTCTCTGATACTACGTATTACTACTGCTTACGAGCAAGGCGTGGGTCAAGCACGAAGGAAAGAGCTGAACAATCCTTATGCTTCTGGATCGCCAGAATGTGAAGCATGGGATCTTGGACGTGAGCACATTCTCTCACAAGACAAGAACACTTCTGTAAATCTTGGTTATGGCGGTGAAACTACTCAGTATAAGGTTGAAAAGTAATAGGACTAGTATGTGTCTAAATTTAGACACATACTAGTCCATCTTAAATTTAGGTAATTAGGAGCCTATCTTGAAATTAATTTACGCCCGCTCTTTGAACAACGTTATCGGTCTTAACAATAAATTGCCCTGGCGCATCCCGGGTGACTTGACTCGATTTAAGCAGTTGACGAATGGCGGTATTGTCGTTATGGGTCGTAAGACTTGGGATTCGCTACCAAAGAAACCTTTGGACGGTCGTATCAATATTGTACTGTCTTCACAATCGCGAGATCATTTTGGTCATGCTGACATGCACCTTGCTGGTTCACCGGCTAGAGTGATGGAGATCGTACGCAGTTATGAAAATGCATCACCGTGTAAAGAAACAGCAGTGCCGTGGTTGATTGGTGGTGTTTCAGTTTATGAAGCATTTTCTGGACTTGTCACTGAAGTCTACGAGACTGTTGTCATGTCCAATGATGTAGTGGGGGATACATACTACAAGTTTGAAGGTAGAATGCAACTTGTACGTGAAGATGACCGTATGAGCTGCGTTATCAATGGTAAAACTATTGATGTGGTGAATAGGGTCTTTAAGGTCATCAAGTAATCCTTATAAAGACATCTACTAACTTAGCTGAGAAAGTCTTTCAAGATGAGACGACCTATCGTTATCAAGACAAAGTCAGTAATGGACTTGATCAATGAGAGAAAAAATCCTAATTATAAAGGAAAAAATAATAAGCCGGTTGAGACAGGTCCATTACGTGTGAATAAACCTCTTGTCTATAATACAAAGAAAGTACCGAATCCAGTTATAGATAAGACTGAAGCAGATAAGATTAAAGGAACAGAAGTTCCAGAGAAATGGATACCGAAGTACTAGGTTGGATCTTAAACAATACTGAGAGAATATAGTGACCACTTTAATTCTTACTGAACCCTCACCACCAAGAGAGTATATTGATTCGGTAGGGTACTACTATTTGAAGCCCTGCTTTGATGGTCGTAATGGTGTATACGAGTCAGTTGTTTTAAGGTGGTCACCTAGTTTAAAGAAATGGTTTATGTCAGGAGATGACGGTACGAATACATCTCCTGTAAATACAGTTGGCTGGAAGTATATTGGTGTATGTCGTCCACCTAAGCTTTTCTGACTAGAGCTTATCAAAGATTCTGCAGTTAACCACAAGGAAATTACATGGAAACTCTACTGTCAGTAGCTGTACTCAAAGCAGTAATCGGTATCTTCATTGCGCCTTTAGCTATCATTTTACTTTTGATACTGCTTGCGCAGAGTGATATATTTATGTCTCGGACAAAGTTAGTCATAGAGAAGCAAAAGTTGAAAGGTGAGATCGAAGCATTCTTGTTTAAGCACGATCTCAAGTCTATCGGATACATCGACCCACATATTGAACGAGTGTCTGCATTTGGACACTTGCTGCATTTGTCTTCAGGTGGGTTTATCTGGATGTCTTTGTTGGATCGTCTTTTACTTTGTCTTAAGTTGAGCTCTGTTGATCGTTTAGATATTAAGTACAGTCGTCAATGCATTCAGAAATACTCACGTGCGGTCTTAAACATTTATGCTCTTAAGGAGTAAATAAAATGGAAACATCGTTATTTCAAGAGATATTTAGTGCACTAATGTCCACTATCATTGTACCGTTACTTTTGCTTTTACTGCTTAGTATTATTATTTACGATCATGTACGAATGTCCAGGATTGAACTTGACTTCGAAAAGGATCTCGTAAAGAGTAAAATTCGAATGTTTATCAGCTCAAAAGGTTTCACATATGAGCGAGATACTGTTCCGTATATTCAGCGAGATCATGTGGACGGACCATATATTTATACGATCGTAGGTAGTGTGCATTGGCTTACCTATATTGATCGCTTTTTACTCTGGGCTAGATTTAGTTCAGTTGATAAGTTGGATATTAAGTACTGTAAAGAGATGATGAAGTCATCTAAGAGATTTCTTTTAGCTTCTAAATCTCATTTAAGGAAGAAGAAATGGGTAGTACAGCTTATTTAATAGGACAAGTATTTGGTAGATTGACTGTAATATCTAAAGATCCTGTTAGTAGTAAGAACAGGACATCAAGATGGAATTGTCAATGTGTGTGTGGTAGGATTACTACAGTAATTTCTAGTAATTTAAATAGCGGACACACTCAAAACTGTGGATGTCTGGTTGCTATTCATGGCATGTACCGCACTCCAGAGTATATTTCTTGGCAATCAATGAAGGCTCGCTGTACTAACCCTAATAATCAACAATATCATGATTATGGCGGTAGAGGTATAAGAGTCTGTGACGAATGGATGAATAGTTTTGAAGCTTTCTACCGTGACATGGGTCAGAAGCCTAGCCCAGAGCATACACTGGATAGAAAAGAAAATAATAGTGATTACGAAAAAAATAATTGCAGATGGGCTACCATGGTAGAACAACAAAGTAATACAAGAAGAAACGTTTTCTATGAATATAAAGGTGAGCAATTAACATTACCTGAAATATCTAGAAGAACTAGCGTGGCTGAAAGCACTCTGCAAAATAGAATTAATGTGATGAATTTGTCAGTACAACAAGCAGTTGAATATAAGTCGAAAACATTTGTCTAGTTAAGGAGTAAAAGATGGGACATTATTACGCCGAGATGATGTGTAACAAATGTGGTAAGCTTCGCTGCACATGCACGTACGTACCTAATCAAGACACTAAGAAGTGGATTGTGGAAACTGAGAATAACTATCAAGTTATTCAAGTTGGTGAATACGATAAGAAGTACGCTACAGTTCCTAGTAAGTATGGACCTATGGATGGAATGCCACTACTGCGACGTTGCAAGCGTCAGCATTTTGATAAAAAGCAAGAAGCTGAGGCTCATGCAAAGCAACTTTTAGATGAACTCATTTCTGAATACGAAAAGAAATTGAGTACACTGAGAGAGACACGTCGCGGTTTAAATGTTTAGAGAATTACTCATTAATACAAGGTGATCATCTCATGGAAAGTGTTACTATCAGTATGATTGTGATTTCTGTATTGGTTCTTATTGTACCAATATCAGTAGTTCTTTTATTGAAGAGACAAGAAGTACTTTCTAGAGACAGTATAGATAGGCAGTATGAAAAGCTTTATACTGACATTAGAGTATGGTCTATCAAAAACAAATTCTACTTTCGAGGAAGAGTTGCACCATACATTACGTGGGATGCTAGTCATGGCCGACCTATGTTGTATTCGTCTTTAAATGAGTATGTTGGACTTAGTTACTGGAGCCGTATTCTTCTATGGTTTGGACTGACATCTAAGGATTATTTGAATATCCAATATTGTCGAAAACAGATAAGTTAGATAGATACATGTGAGAAATCAGCTTAAGTGAGATCATAATGGTTATCGAAACGTTGATATTTACTGGAGTTATAATCATAGGTTTCGGTTACTGTGTCTCCCGTGCAATGGAGTAAATATGAAATCAAGTTTAATTTTTGGTTCTCTGATCAGATCGATGCTGTCCACCGGGCCGCCGATCTATTCGGAGAGTCAATATGCAACAGAAGTCTTTCAAGAGGTCGGAACGTCGTCACGAAGTAAAGCGTTTACGTAATAATCGCAAAAGTTATCACGGGTATGCTAAGAATTTTCCTGATAATCTTAATAGGTTTTTAGGAATGGTTGTTAGTACGGCCAAGAATTGCAGTTGCCACCTTTGTGGGAATCCTCGTAAATTCTACGGTAATGGATCTGCTTCGAAAACTATTCAGGAGTTGTCTGATATCCAGATCATTAAGAAGAGTCATATCTTGAAAGAGTGAAGGTAGTAAATGGTGATGTTGAGTACACCATTCTCGTGACTGAGAATGGTGTACTGTTAATGCGTCATAAAAGGCTTGTGGATTATTTCCACAAGCCTTTTATCTTTTATGCTGTGATGAGTACTTCTTTTACTTCAAAGGAATAACAAATGAGTAATTTGATTGACAATCGCAAACCCACATTGCAACTCCATCATACCAGTAATGGTAAATACCTTATGCTTGTTGATGGTAGGTTTCACCCTCAACTTATGGAACATGACACTTCACGAGATGTTTGCTTGAAGTGTATGGAGATTTTTCCAGGTGTAAGTTGGGAAACTATTGGTCATGTCGAAATGTATGATCAGGAAATGTATGTGGTGTGTCTGCGAGACTCTCTTGACACAGGAACATATCGTTATATGGGTATGAATAAGAAACCAGCTAGTGTGAGTATTACGGAGTATGTGTCAGTACACGCATTTACATCTCCTGACAATTCGGTAAAGTTTCGTGATGCGATAAAGTTTACAACTGCGGAGCAAGCAGAAAGTGCTATTACGATGCAAGGTAGTAAACACGAGTGGATCGTAGCTCCTATCTTGGTACAGTTCTCACACGCACACATCGGAGATTCGTAATCTCTAGTTAGCTACTTACAAACCTCTTTAATCAATTGGAGTTAATCATGCAATCGGCTCTTGGTTTTAGCAGTGTTCTCAAAAGTATGCTGCTTGGTGATGGTAAACATTTGTTTCTTGACCTTGAGGATACAGTCATCACACCATGTCTCGGTAGCTGGCAGGATGTGGACTTCATCAACATCGACTTAGTAAAGAGAGTTATCGAAGAGTTCAGTCCAGACACAGTCAGTGTTTTCTCTTTCGCTATCGATGACGACGCTGATTTGTTTAAATTCCAGGAACATGTCCAACCGTTTCTCGAGAAAGCACTTGGATGTAAGTTTACGATTGTCCCTCACATGGAGCATGTACGTGAGGTTCTTGCTGACGTAAATAACTTTATCTCTAAGGATTCCGTCAGTAGGATGGATATCAATGATTTCTGGAATAAACAAAAAGCATTTCGTGACTGGATGAGCTGGAATCAAAGGAAACACGTCCAGCTCGGTAATCCGCTTCCGACCATCACCGCTTTCTTTCTCGACGATACTGTTGAGACTGAAACAGTTTGTATGCCACATCTGAAGCTAGAGGTGATCATGGAAAACCCAGCTAACCTACAGTAGAATCAACATGCCTAAAAATAAAACATTGAGTGTTCCGGATCATCCCAAGCTAAGTAATAGTGAGGGATATCCCATCATTGTCGGTAAGACACATCCTCATTGGTTAGGTATGTCGGGAGTTATCCTCAAGCCACATCGTCCAAGTAAGCATAAACAAAGAGCTGGATTAAAGCGTAAGTAAGTGTTTCATGTAGATTAGAGGTGAACTTTTAATCTACTTTTCACAACGGAGTTTAAAATGCTACAAAGTGTTGAACGTGCAAGTCTTTCTAAGTATGTTGATACATCGTCAGTTACAGGTGCTTACCAACAGGTATCTGGGAGTTTTCCTAGCATTTGGACACAATCTAATGGAAGAACACGGACAGGCAATAAGAAGAGAATGAGTAAGACTCAGAAGCGTGTTAAAGCCAAGATATCGTTACAATCGCGTCGAATTAATAGATATAAATAGAGAAAGATGCAAAAAAATGTATTCACATGTATGGAATAAATGGTTCGCTTGGCATCCTGTAAAACTCGTCGGCGGTAAGTGGACATGGTTAAAAGTAATTGAAAGACGAAGATACGTATCCTTCACTTCTCATTGGAGCCATGGTTTTATGACGTTTATTGGCTTTTGCGGTAGCACAACAATGAAAAATGGTTACGACTACCGTAAGAAATTTTGAAGGAGCTAATTTCATGCTTAGGACTGCTTGGCATAAATGGTTTGCCTGGTACCCAGTCTGTATTTATGGAGACTGGGTATGGTTTACTACAGTTTATCGTCGTCGTACCGATCCGACTCGTTCAGTTGAGACATTCGAATATAAGTATGTGTCGAAACCGCGTCACTGAATACACAGCTAGGAATTATCGTGACACCTGAAAAAGACTCTTTAGATGATGATTGGCTTTTACCTCAGTTTAATAATCCAAATCTATTTGGAAATGACAGTGTAAATGAGTGTGACTTATTCATGCTGTTAAGAGATTTCTCGTATAAAGAGCAGATTGAGTATATGAGAATGTCCTCTGAAAACATCCATAAGCTAGAAATGAGTATGGATAGGATAGCAGCTAAAAGAGGTCCAGATGACAGAATGACTATTCATTTATTGTCTAGTAAAGAAAGACTGTCGAAGTTAAAAGTGCTAATGGAAAGACGGAAAAGTTACATTCATAAACTTACGCCTGTCACGGAGGACTAACTATGTCTTTTCATCAAAGACGTCATGTTGGGTCGATAGCATCTATCATGAATTCAGATGGTACAATAACTTACTCAAACGAGTATACTGGATTTCTTGGTAGATGGGTTGAGGCTCTTAAGATGCCTCCCAAAAGAGATCATGATAAAGTTAAACGTAAAGCACAATGGAAACGTAGTCCATTGTCTTGCGTGAAGCCCAGGTAGTTCTCTTTACTTGTCTTATAAAAGGATTAGGATCATGAACGAAATGCTAAATGGTGGAGTTGAGTCGAATACACTTTTGATGGTTGGAAAGAAACGTTATTCTGCCTTCTTCCCTGACCACGAACCTAATGATGCTACCATGCCACTTCCTCAGCTCAATGATAATCGATTGACAGCATTCGATAAGCTGAATGAGAACGTACTGTCTGCGTTGATTTCCGGACACTCTCAGGAAAAGCAGCTTTCGATGGTGAACATGTCGGTTGAAGAAATTACAGGTCACGAGAATGCTGCTAAGCACTTGAAAGAATGCTTTGACATGAGTCATCCAAGGTTTGTGCAGTTTGAAGGGAAGCAAGATTTTTGGCGACAATTCAAACTGCATATTGAAAAGCGTAAAAGCTATATCAGTAAGCTGATTTGATACAGCCCGCAGAAAATCTTTAAGGAAGCGGAGATGAATGTTTTTGTACAAGCTGATAATGCAAAGTCTAACGCTGAAAGAGCATTGTCAGCCTCTTTACATAACGGAAATGACGGTACGTTACGCGTTACGTTATGGGACGTAGTTATTGAGAATGAGAAAACTAAAGCAGTAGTCTCTCTAGCAACCGATATTAATGGAAATGATATTGGTGTCTGTGTTCTAGAACATAATGGTAGAATCGGTACTTATGTTAGACCAGATCACCGTGGAAATAAAATCGGTGAGAGATTAGTGCTTGAGGTTATTAAGAAATCAGCACGTGATAATAATGACTGTTACGCATTTCTTGGAAATAAAGACCGTGAGTCTTTTCAGTTCTATAACAGATTAGGTATCTTTGTTGATGAGGAATACATTACTCACGAATGGTGTAACTCGCCAGAAGAAGTGAGAACATGGAGTGATGCTCTACGTCTAAAGTTAAGAGAGCAAGGCTTTACTTCAAAACATGCTTTATGGAACTATAAGTTCAGGATGAGCTCGTTCCTTGTTGCGGCATAATCAGAGCTAGGACAATTGTCCTAGCTCTGTATGCTGTTATTTTTTTTTTTACTGAATGTTATACGACTTCTTAAAAGCATTCCACGTGCTGAAGTTTTTCTGCAGCTGAACAGTCAGAATATCTCTAGTTTCAGAAACACTCTTTTGTGAACCGGTCATCCAAAAGTTAAGAACGTTCACTGCAAATGTAAATGGAAGAAACATAGTTAGCACCTAGTGGTTAAGTATAGAATGTGTCTTAAATGTAAATATGTATCTATTCACCATTCAAGGTAAGAAGGTCTTGGTGAAGCTATTAAAATTTCTTTATTCTTTAACCAACCTCTTAAATCTATCTTAATACAACGGTTAATTAACTCTGGCTTAATAACTTCATTAGTTTTATACTCAGTCGTTAAGCCATTATGCTGATTATGGTTTTTAATCCATCCACTACCTTGATCAAACTCGATCTCGTATAAGTAAACATCAAGCTTTTCTAACTCGCTTTTAGATGGTAATTTCTTCTCATCAATAATAAAGCTAAAAGTATTATTATCGGAGCTAAATCTATCCATCCTATACTTTTTATCTACTGCGGAAGCGAATCCTAGTTCTATAGCTTTTTCTCTTTGAGTCGTAGCGTACAGATATTTATTAGATTCAGTCTTATCCCACCTAACCAATTCACCAGAATGCATATAGCCAGGCATTAACTCATCCTGCTTATAAGTAGAGCCGTGGTAAAGTAATTTTGAAATCATAATGTAATATCCGTATCGATGTCTTCTGGAAGCTCTTCAGCTGTAGATAGATCTTCACAGCCACAATCGTTATAATATTCCATTGCTAACGATATCGATCTATAGTCAGGTAATGTTTCGTCATTAATAGATTCAACTGCAACAGCTGCACCAATAACGTCGTCAGAATAACTCTTACCAAGAATCATTGTTACCTGTTCGCGACTCCACTCCATGATATCGCGTGAACGAGTAGAAACATTTGGCTCTTCACCAGTATCTAACTCTATAAACACAAACTCTACAGGAGTATCTTGACCTAGTCTATCTATCCGTGCTTTTGCTTGAGTCAACTCATGATCTCTAAACGGAGTGTTTACAAACACAGCTACATTAGCCATGATCAATGGTACTGCAGTGGACAGAGATTGATACGTGGCTATTAATGGATTAACAGTATCGTCTTTCTCGAACTTAGTAACAAGTCCAGCTAAGTCGTGAGTTGTGTCGCCATATACAAGTACTGGTTTTAGTTTTTGTTTCTTTAGGAACTCATCAATCCCATTAACTACTTCAACATAGCTTGTAAAGATCACAGTCTTCTTAACTGCACTTTCTACAATCTCTGGAAGCGTCATGTGAGGAATCATGTCTACGTGACACTTAGCCCGTTTACGTCCAAGAATACCACCCAATGCCTCACCTAAAACTTTAAGATCAGCATACTTTACTACCGATCTAGCATTCTTAAAGTCTGCACGTAAAGTTCTTACTAGAGTCGGGAGTATCTTACGTTGTTCGTAGATGTTACAGTACTTTACTTCAGCTTGCATTGTCTTAGGATCATAGCCGGAACGAATAGTCTTGATGTATTCTTTATAAGTATCAAAATCGTCTTTATCTTCTTTTGTTTCTAACGTCTTCTTGAAATCAGAAATACCCTCATTGTAGATACCCTCATATTTCTTGAAGTTATCTTTGTAGTACTTTAAACGTTGAGTTATAAAAGTACTCATTTCACGACGTACTGTATCTAACGTGTAATCGCTACCATTCGGTATCTTTACTTTAATTGTTCTGGAAGTTGGCTTATTATCCATTACTTCAGACTTCTCTACTTTAAAAGAGATCATACCCATACGGTTACGAAGGATATCTAATGCTCGTTTAGCATTGCGTCCAAAAATCTTTTTATAACGTTCCTCAACATCAGGTGTAAACAAAGGATCTATTGTACGCAGTAGTGGAATAGATTCATATCCCAATGCTTTAATTGGTGTACCTGAGGCCCATATTACATTCTTAGATTTTGTAGTACGACACAGTTCAACAAATGTCTGAGTACGTAATGACTCAGACTCATTCATGTTGTGACTTTCGTCTAGAATAACCACAACATTACTTTTACCAGCACGCTTTATTTCAGGTAATGCTTTATCTAACGCTTCGTAGTGAGTGATGACAAAACGTTCTTTATTGTACTGCTTACCATCAGCTACTATCCAGTGATCTTGAGGAGTCTTATACTCTTCCTTTAAATGACGAGACCAGACTTTATGTACTGAATTCTTCGGCACCACTAGTACAACTAGATCGGCTCCAAGCATTTCAGCCAGCATAAGGTTCATCAGAGTTTTACCGCTACCAGCTATAGCGGATAACAAGTAACCTGTTAGGCCGTAACGTTGTACTCGATCTTCATAGATGTCAAAGAAATCAAGCTGATGCTTCAAGGGTGTTAACTTGAATAAATTTAACTTACTACGATCAAGTATTTTTGCAGTAGACTCGGTAAGCTTCTTTAACCATGTAAATTGTTCAAGCTCTTCTAATGCACGGTTAATAACACTCTTATTAGTTCTTCTATACCGGTACTTATCTCTAATGGCACCGAGCATGTAATGAAAGTCTGGCGCGAAGAACTTAGGGAAAGAAATCTCAGAGCTTCTGAATCTGGTGAACATATGCGCTTCGATTTTGCTTGTTCCCCATGTACCCATGATATCCTGAGCTAACGGCGCTACTCGCATACCTCGCAATGTAATGCTAGTCTCGTTCTCTTGGGCGTAAATAACGTTGAATAGGCGTTTAAGTATTGACATCTTGTTCTCTTGGATAATTGGAAGCTACATAAGAAAAGATTATTATTTAATATTTATTCTTATTTTAAACACAGATTATTTCAGACACATATAACAAATCTGAAATAAAGGCAGGATGTGCTTTTATGTTCACGATTACATATTTTTCTTTTACTTAATAGTTTAAAAAGTATTAACTATTAAGTAAAAGAAAATGTATATAAGTTACAAATCCTCATTAACTTGTGAAGTATCTAGGAGAGTTGAATTGGAATCATCTATCATGCTGATTGTTATTGTACTCTCGTCCATTACAGTCGGTACTGGTGAAGTACAGAAACCGGAAACGTACTTCATTCGTGGACAGACTCTTGATTCGTGTTATAAGTCGGCTAAGTTACTTACTGACAAGCCGTACCTGGTTGGTAATCGTACTGTTATTGGAACAGTATGTATAGATGCCTCAGGCACATCAGGAATGTCTCAGCTTCAGGATTTCTCTGTTGAAGATGCTATCAAATCAAAAATAAATAAAAGAAAATACTGAGACTTCCCATCAATCGTTATAACGGAGAAGTAATCATGACAGAGATTATGCTTATTGTAGTATTCTTAGTGGGTCAACCAGGCTCAGATCAGATACCTGTGACTCGATACATCACTGGCTTTGAAGATATGTCTCATTGCACTGGCATAAAAGCAGATGCATTTCCACTTGGTCAGAACACGGTGTACGGACTCATCGTTAGTACTGGATGTGTCGCAACAACTAATAGAAACAATGCAGAAACAGTAATTAAGTTCAAGCCGCCACAATGCGGTAGTCGTTTAGATCGAAAAGGAACTCGTTGCGCTTGGGGGCGTGCCCCACTGTGACATAGGTTGAGTCATTCTAAAGGAACTGATATCATGAAGTTACTCTGTTGCGCTCGTTGTAATGAAGTGGTCAGTCTTGGGTATGACTATAAGGAGTGCTCTGGAAAGCATGGTGGCGGTAAGTATGTAACTAACATCGTCGCGCACATCTGGGGTACAAAGGAGCTTATTATCACTCTTGGTTTTGCAAACACTTCATTCATCGATGCTGCTAAACAGCAGATCATGGAAGGTGACTCCAAGACTGGTAGAGGACGTGAGTTTACAGCATTTGTAATTCCTAACTCCACTGATTCAGTTCGGAGATACGAAACACGAGAAGACGCTGGTATTTAAAACTAACTGATGATGGAAGTTTCATAAATAGATTGATCTTCCACCATCATTAATCATTCATCTCACAAAGGAATCATCATGTTCACCCATCGTGAAAAGACTCTCAAGAACACTACTGTGGCTGCTGCAATCGCGAATGCCAAGAGTGTCCTGAAAGAAAAAGGCGTAACCACTTACTGTTCTAATGCAGTAAGTGGTCGTGATCCGAATGAAGAGATCACGATAGAAGAAGCGAGCAACCTCGCAGAACGGATCATTGACGACACTCGTTTCTACGACTAAACGACATGATCTCATATACTCTTTTCCTTGATGATGTCAGAAATCCAACTGACGAATGCCACAGATCTGAAGATGTGAGGATTGCACGTAGTTCTCAGCAAGCGATTGATCTAGTGAGTTTGCTAGGCATTCCCAGCGTCATGATGCTCGATTATCATCTCGGCGACATGTACCCGACCACGAAGAGATTCATAATGTGGTTGCGTCGACAACATCTTGACGGTCACCTTGATTTAAATAAGGTCCAGAAAGTCATCATCCATTCGTCACATCCGACAGGTCCGAAAGAATTGAAAGAAATGTGGGATGATCTCTCCAAGACTCAGCTGACATCTGGTGTTTTAGCTGAACTTGCGCCCAGATATGATAATTATTAATCAGTCGCGTTTCAAAGGAGTTAGATATGTCTTATGCAGTTAATGCAGCTGAAGTACCTGCTCTGCTTGTTCGTGATAACAAGGTTATTGGGGAATGCTTTGTTTGTTATATGGTAGATAATTGTGCTCGCGCTGTCGTAAAAATGACTGATGATCGCGCGAAGACTTTGATCTCCAATAGCGAAGTGATGAAAAGACTCGCAGATGCTGAATACATTCGTCCTCATTTTGGCACGATTACTGGTGAGTACGTTGGATGTGCACTTCAGGGTCAAGAACTAAAAGAAATGAATGGTATCTTTAACGGTGTGCGGATTGTTGATAAGAATAATTTTGAAATGGGAACTTGTCCGCATTGGTTTAAAGATGTTGAAGGTTATAGGTCTTTCTTTTCTTAGGCCGTTACCAATTACGTAATCCGACCTATTTACACAACCGTCTTTTATAGGAGCTGAAATGAATTATCCTGCGATTAAGTATGTTGGTCGTCCCGCACTACTCATTCGTGATAACCAAGTCATCGGTGAATGTAGTGTGGAGACAATGTGTGATGATCGCGTCTCTGTCAGGATGTCAGATGATGCTGCGAAAGCGCTGATTGCTGAGACTAAGTTGGTAAATATAGTTGGTGACATTCGTCACGTATTTATCCAATTCGACCGTCAAGAAGGATTCTATCTCGGTACTGTTTATGATCTCAATCTTCGTTCTGAGCTGAATGAGATCTTCGAAGATGTAAAGATCGTAGATAAAAACGGCTTTAAGTATCGGCAAGTTCCCCATCATTTCATGGATGTCCCTGGTTATGGTTCTGGCTTTAAGCAAGCAGACAATTGTGATGGAGACGATGTTACTGAAGCTTTCCAAAAGAATGCAAAAGCCGAATCCTTTATCGGTGATGGTACTGTATCTGGCGTTGCAACAATCACAGTAGATCAATTGCTTTCTTCAAAAGAGCTTCTGATCAATACTGGCCGGGATGATGAACCTATCCTTTCTGTAGAAGAGAAAGAGATGTACGTAGATATTCATCTCGGTCAAGAGGTCAATAAGAATCCAGATATTATTCTCTGAAGTAAACTTAACAATCACCCCAGTTAAGTATGGTGGTATAATGTCAATAATAGATCCAGTTGAACCGTGTCCGCCAAAAGAACATGTTCGCCACGCAGGTCATCATTGGTTGCAACAACGCTCAGTTGATGGTAATACCTTCGAAGAGGTAGTGCTTCAGTGGAATCCAGTTCAGAAAAGGTGGTTTGTGTCCGGATGTGTTGGAGCGGCTGTCAAGCCTGTCAATACCACATACTGGAAGTATGTGGCTCCATGTCCTCCTCCTGCACTGTAATGTATTTCTTGATTCAATATAAGGAATTTTCATGAAAAGGTATCTTGAGTGTGTTTATTGCTCCTGTCATTTAGGTCGATCTAGGCCAAACAGGAGTAATCATGAGCAGAACCATTCGTCGCAAGAACTTCGAAAAGATCCACAACCAGATCAGCGGTAGCAAGATCAACGGCTTCTACACCACCTGGGACACCTTGGTGGAGTATCCGTGCAAGAACGGTCACGGTGGTTGTCAGGATTACCGTGCCATGACCAAGGAGGAGATTGCCGATCGCTATTGGGGCATCCATGGTGAGTCCAAGAGCAATCGTTCGTGGGGTCCGAATCACAAGGACCGTGAGGTGGAGAATCAGGATCTGAAGACTTTCAATAAGCGTGAGCTGAGGAAGTGGCAGAATCTCAACGGCGAGTATGAGCCGATGGTGATTCCCAACCTGAAGAAGAGCGCTTACATGGCGTGGTGGTGAAAAGTAGCATAAAGACGGTGAATTCTCACCGTCTTTATGCTTTATATGTTGTATAAATTCATCTGAGAAAGAACCGTTCATGTTCACAGTTCAACCGACAGATAAGAGTAAGTACATTTTGTTTCGACGCATCAAAGAAACTTTGTTTGGAGTAAGACAAAGTTTCTTTTGTATCTATAACAAAGAAGATAAAGAACCTACAAAGCTGGCAAGTGGCGAAGAAGTTTACGAGATAATCGGTTACACTGAAACAGTACAGGAAGCTCAAATGAAGCTTCATGGTCGAGTTACAGCTACTTGTGACCATTAGTCAGATCTTACTCACCGTTTTACATTTACACTGTATTCATGGTCGTGTCTTTAATCAACTTGGAGAATGAATTGAGTAATCCGGTAGTCCCAACTGTTTCGTCCGTCTGTACATTTGTGACAGGCTATCGTAAGTCACATACGACTATGGTGACAGGTCGTCATCCACGTGGTATCAAGGTATTCACGGATTACTGCGATAGGATGCCTGGTACTGCTGCACTGGCATATGCGCATGAGGGATTGGTTTCTGGGCGTATTGTCCGAACCACATTGCTTGAAAAAGCGCCTAAGAATGAATCAGAAGAAATGGCTATGGACATTCTTCAGAATACAAGCAGAATCATGTCAGTGACTTGCATTCGTACTGCTGATGATACCGGAATTGGGCTTTTCATAACTCCGTCACTTGCTGGAGTTTCTGAAGGTGGTCGTTCAGTGCTTCTGACTGCAGCCTTGTCTGATAATGCGAATAATGCGTTGTACTTTAGTGACTTTTATGACGCTTGTCCAGTTCTTCGTAATGAACACATTTCAGACCCTGGTTGGTATGCTTCGACACTTACCTTGATGGGTGCCCGCTGCGTTACTTACATGTAGAAAGAACAGAGCATAAATACGCGGAACTCAGAGTTCCGCGTATTTATGCCATATATTGATATTTCATCAACAGTAGATAAATCAATTGGTGTACTTATGAAATTACTGACTTCGTTACTCTTTCTGTTCTGCTTTTCTTTGGAGGCACGCACTTTGCATGAAGCCATAACCAATGGTAACAAAGCTTACATTGCCGACATTGCAAATATTGCGAGCGAAGTTAAAGCTAATACGGCAATTGCTGAATCGTTCAAACGTGTTAACGATGTGTACAATGTAGACGCCAAACTATACATCATTAAGATGCCTATTGGTGCCGCGTCATTACCGGGGGTAATGATTACGGATATTAGTTTGGAAGTCATGACTGAAATCCAAAGATGCTTCGTTATTGCGCATGAGCTTTCACATATAAGGTTTAACCATCACGAACAACGAACAGCACTTCTCAGCAGACTAGTGCCTGGCGATATTGATGATACTGAAATAAAAACAAAAATGCAATGGGTACTGCTTCATCCAGAGGCTAAAGATCAAGCATGGCGTGTAGAGCTAGAAGCTGATGAAGCCGCTGCAGCTATACTACAAAAGCTCGGGTATAAGAAGGAAGAGATCTTGCTAGCAGTCCAAGGATTTAAAATACTGCCAGCAACTCCAACTCATCCAAGCACCACACAAAGATTTATGAATTTACGCCGTTTACTAGGTCTATAGTAAATGTCTGGTTTCAACTTTCAAACGTCACGTAACTCATTGGAGAAATGAAATGAATGTTTCCAAGGTAACTAACAGTGGTCCTTTCGGCAAGTATGAACGCGGTTCTGCCGGTCATGTGATGAATGCATTGCATGAGTGCGGTGTTCCCATTCGCATCATCGAAGATGTAAGCTTCAGCAACGGTTCAGACCTGATGTATAACGGTAAGGAATTCTGCAAGTACAAGTATTTCGACGGCATCGATCAACCTCTGTTTCGCTTCCAAGGTACAACCTACGGAAAGCAACGGATGGTGGTTAATCCGGAAGCTGGTACTAGGCGTCCGCAGTTTCATCTGGGCTTGTCAGTTCAGGATACTCCTGGTCTGATGATCGATGGTCCTGAAGCAAGTGTCGAGTTGCATGAGTTCATCCGCTACACATGTCTGTCCAATTTCATGAATCAACCTGGCTACAAGCTGAAGAATGACTCAGGAGCATTCTTTCAAGGTGGTTCTGAACGTCCTGATGGCGAGTTTATCTTCATTGAGTTCTGGAAGCCGAAGGGCGCTCAGGCTTTCGTGGACTTCATCAATAACAATTACGTAGTGAACACGAAGTCTGATTCGGTTTAATAACGAAGGGTCTTACTGTTAGAGCAGTAAGACCCTAATGTTTTCCTAAACTTGAAAGAAACAAATGAACTCTGTCAGTACGAATTCTGGTCCTTTTGGTACTGCTCAACGTGGCTCCGTCAACCACATTCTCAACGCACTGAATCATTTCGGTGTACCACTGGGTGTTACTCAAGGTGTTCAAGTAGGCGGTGAAGATATCACTCTGAATGGTCAAGTAGTGGCGAAATATCGGTACTTTGATGGAATTGATCAACCGCTGTTTCTTGTCATGGATAAGCATTACATGAGAAATCCAGTTGTGGTAGATCCGGAAACGGGTATCTCTAAACCTGTGTTTCGCTTGACCTTTTCACCGCGTGGCTCTCCCTGTATGACTGTTGAGGAAGATATCAATTCTGTAGAATTCTTTGAATTTTACGTCAAGAAGCTGGTTACTGTAGGTAACCTGTCATTGGGTAGTCAACTGAAAGTGAATTCAGGGGCGGTGATGAATGAGTACATCGATGCCTACGAGCAAAAGAAGTACTCTTGTGTTGAATTCTGGGATCACATTCACGCACAAGCTTTTGTGGATTATGTAAACGAAAATTACACTGCACCTTTGAAGTCAAGCTGATAGTCTCTGCATTACAATCTGAATTGTAATGTCTTCAACAAATCCTTGAAAGAAGCAAATGGACTCCATCTCTACGAATAATGGCCCTTTCGGTGTCTGTCAGAGAACATCTGTCGGACATGTCTTGAATGCGATGGTACAGTACGGCATTCCTACTCGCATTGTTAAAGAAGAAGTCCAAGATGTTGTCAATGGAATTATCACTACTGGAAAGGGAAATGTATTCGGTAAGTATCGATATTTTTCTGGTATCGATAATCCGTTGTTTTATTTCAATAACCCCAACTACATGAAACAACCTGTTGCGGTTGATCCTGAAACTGGTTCTATTAAACCAATGTTCAGGCTGAACCTGTCAGTACATGAAGACACTGCAGGTCTTTCTGTCTTTGGTGATATTGCTACACCTGAGCTTCATGACTTCATGAGAATGATGCTGAACCTCAATGGCGATGTGGATGATGAACGGTACTCGCTGACGATGGATTCAGGAGCTACTTTCCAAGACGGCAGTAAAGATAGAGAAGGTAAGCGCATCCATATCGTGTTTTGGAATTCGGAAGGCGCCCAGTTTTTCGTAGACTATGTCAATAAAAATTATAAGGTTCAGAAGCACGCATTTCCTCAGCAAGTCTATACCATCAGCACTTACGCTCATCGTGTTGCTGCCTATCCCAAGTACTCGAAGTTCTTTACCAGGACAAAAGAACCTAACAATCAAGTGATGGCTGACTTCGATAGCATCGAAGACGCTCACGAGCTTTACAACTCACTCCGAGCAGCTGATATCCCGGCATTCAAGAACTACGTTTACTGAAGTGAGTGAGGTAAGAGGACTACTACTTTTACCTTATCAATAAAGTTACAGAAGGAAAGCCATATGAACGAAGTACCAACACTACTAACCAAAGAAATGCTGATCGAGCAAATTACAAAGTTGGCAGATCAGTACGAGAAAGAAACACATCTCGTTGCAGGAGTAATTCTGATTCCAGATGCGTCGAAACCGACTGAGGTACTGGAGTGGACTGGTGAACGCTTCTTGAAGAGGGACTGCAACATCAGGTTCGCGACTGCTGATAAGCAGTCTAATAGCGATTTGCGTGATCGATATCCATCTACATGTGAAATTGAGTTACGGTCGCTTAATAGTTAGAAATATCTATTAGCTTCCTAAAAACTCGTAACCGTACTTTACTCTGGCTAACTAGGTAAAGCTTTTTCTTCATCAATCTCAAGGAAATTAAAATGTCGAATGCATCTAAGTCTTCTGCTGGCAAGATCAATCTCTCTGGTAACGATCGTTTAACCGTCGAGCAACGACGTGAAGTGAAGCGAGCTACGGAATCTGCACGTGTGTTTCAACACAATCGTCGGATCAAGGCTCACCGTGTGAATGTTCTGAATCAGATTCAGAGTGACAGTTTCTCGTCCAGCAAGCAGTACGATCCGGCACAAAGCATCAGCAACAAGTCGTATCGCATGGCTGAAAAGCTGAAGCGTTACTGCGCCAGCTGAGATATTGGAAGCCAACTAGGGAGTTTTTGAAGACTCCCTAGTTACTGAATATGAATAAAGGAAGCTCATCATGACTCAATCCTCATCACCGATGACCAAAGAGCAGTTTCTCCAACAAATCGGAGAAATTATTTCTAAGTACGAAGACGATACTGGGCAAATTGTTGGCGCATATATTGAACCTAATACGAATGATCGTACCGAGGTTCATCAATGGAACGGCGATAGGCTTTCTGAAGGAAAGTGTTCAATCAAGCTTGAAGAAGTCGAGGGGACAGCTGAATTTGATGCAGCTAAAGAACGACGTCTTATTGCGAAGATGATTGATGAAGGATCTATCTCAAGGTAAGGAATAAGTACAACATAAAAGCTAGGCTCGAGCCTAGCTTTTATGCCGTGTCACTAGACTGAAAGGATAAGTTAATCATGTTAAAGGATGTAAAACAGATTAAGATACCGATATTTAACAACCGGTATTTAACAGGAGGTGATCTAGAGAACGAGAACAAGTTATTCTCTTCTATCTCACAGATCCTTTCAGAAAAGGAAAAAATTGAGGTTCTGTCATTGTCAGTTGAACAGATTCTTGAACAAGCAATCAGTGCTGAACAACTGATGACTACATCGAAGCGCAATCACTATTTGCAGCATTATCGGTCTGACCCTCAGTTTTGGCTCACTTTGGCGGAATTGATCGAACGGCGTCAGAAATACATCAACAGATACATTGGTTAAAAAAGGAAACATTGTGACACACGGAACTCGTAACAACGGACAAATTCGTACGTTCTGGCCTGACGATACGGATTCAAAGTTTTATATTGCCAGGGGCGAAAGCATGGAAGAGTTGATGCTTCGGATCAAGGCGAAGTGGCCTGATATGGATCTCTCCAATCTCGGTGATATCCAAATTACCACGGAATACATTCAGACTGACTGCCTGAGTCACGACATGTGGGATGCATGCGACTACACATGCTTCCTCGTGATTGAAAGAGTTAAGCAAGAGTCGAAGACACGGACTTACTTCGGTGAGAATGATCCGCGGCTGCCTCTGTTAACGTAGGAACTTAAGACGGTGTCCTAATAAAATACCGTCTTAGTAATAAACTATAGAACTCATTCGAATATTTCATCGTATTTAATTTCAAACACATATAGCATAACTGAACTAGAGACAGTATATGTCCTCTATGTTGAGTTCTGTAGTTTTTTTCTTTAACTTGTATTGAAGGTGAATAAGAATAAGAAGATAGTCGTATTCGTAAGGCTTCTAACTTCACAGAAGTGAGGTCTTACTAAAATAACTTTTATTAGGAGAAAGCATGAAGCTCTTTAATGTGATTACTACCCCGTTCGATGATTCTAAGGACGGAGTTCTTTACTACGAAAAACAGGATCAAGGAAATAAAGGCAATCAGAACTTAGTCATTCGATGGAATATGTGTTTGACTAATGCTGAGTGGTTTTTCAATAAAGACAAAGCAAGTAAAGTTTTTGAGAAATTAAAACAAGTCTGTCCTGAGATTAAGCTTCAATCAGTTCAACTTGTTGAGGAAGAAGTTTAAGATTAAATTCTTTTATCGCATTTAAGGTGCGATTTACTGTTATGTGTATTTTAATAATAACGGTATAATTGGCATTGGGGTAATTCCCAATGCCAATTATTCTAAATTTTATTTTAGTATGTTTTCCCAACCTGTGATTAACCTTGGAGTAACCGTGAATAAATACGTTGCTGTCGGTGCCTACACAAATGGTAAGCATCTTTACATCTCTTCTGAAAAGGCAAGTCTGGAATTGCTTGATGAAGTGATGAAGATTGTTTGTCTGGATGCGGCCTATACCTTCTTTGAAGGTGAGTTGAAATGTGTCTATGACTACACGCCTAACAACCTTCTGCAAATTGTGAAAGACTACATGAATGCGTGGAAGGATAGACATCACGATATTCTGAAAAATAGGTCTTATGTTCATCATCAGAATTGGAGTAAGTTGCAAGAATACGTCAAGGCTGCTGAAGCATAATCTGAAAACTTATCTATTAAGCTCTTTGTAAAATAAGAGCTTAATAAACTTCTCTGGAGAATTTGACATGTCTATTCGAGCTTACGCAGGTCATGATGCTTCTGCGGATGCGGGCGAATGTACAAACACACGTTTGCAGACTGAAATTATGCGACTGATGTGCTGGAAGTGGAAAGTACCTTTTGAAAATAATGATTTCTTTCCTGAAAGCGTTGTTCATGAAATGGAGTCTAAGATTCCTAAAGATCCAAAGGCTTTTCACAGCTGGTTGGGAACTATTAATTGCTGCGGTGGAACTGGCTTTCTGTTACTAGACATGCATAGTGAAGATTTTCACGCAGCACGACGTGTACTGAGTACTGCCGCAAAGAAGTCAGAAGTAATTGTTTTCCTCTAGGAGCACTGAAATGAACACACGTTACTGGACTGTTTATTGGGTTGACGGTCGTAAGCAACATATCGTCGGCGATACGATCTCTGACGCTTTCAACGCCGCTGGCATTGGTCAGGGTGCATTAAGGGTTGTAGACTTCTATACACCTGGCTTGGATCAAGCCTACGGATGGAACGCTACTGAAAAGAAATGGCTTCAGATTACTCCAGCAACCTACACGAATCTCACTGAGATGACTGTGATGGGTCAGAAGTTCTTGGACTTCCATCTTCATTTCCTGACTGGAGCTCTTTCAAAAGAAAAGATCTACTTCGATCAACAACAAAACGGAAGCTTCATCGTCATGTCTCAGGATCTTGAAAAGATCTGGAACTTGAAGTTTGATTAGAATAATAGAGAAGCAGTCTTTCTATTGTGGAAGTTTCTTAACTTCCACAATGTAGAGAATGTTACAACTAAAGGAAAGAATATGGAAAGCAAAAAGCTTTATGAGTATCTGTGTCCGAATGGACATGTTCTCAGCCGAGATGGTGATATCTTTTATGTTGACGAAAATAAAGATAACTGTAGACACTATAATAAGCCGCTCAAGTTCTACTGTGTTACAGATACAACTAATGGTTTTTCTGAAAATAATGTCAAAAGTCATCGCGGCTTCCTCGAATTGATAGGTTTCGATGAGGTAACCGAAAAGGATCACCGAGGTAATGTTCAGTACAGGAAGATATGGAAATACACTCACGTGAACGGACCTGGTAAGAATTTGTGGAGAGTGATTAATTCGAAAGATCATCTTTCACTCTGACCTATTGACGCTAGATGATTACGCGGTGGAAGTGGTATATTTACCCTCCATAAACGTAACTAGTAAGACTGTTCAATCGTATTTGTTAACCAAGGATTCATCATGATTGTAAAGTGCACAAATCAGCGTAACCGTGGCCATGAAGTATTCGATCCGATGATGCACAACAGAAAGTTGTCTGATGCCATTGAAGGACTACTGCTTTATGAATTTGGCTTCGGCGGTCAAATCGTTGACCTGCAAGAAACGAAAGTGGTTGTCAGAACTCGTGTCATGAATTGTATCGATACCACAACAATCGAATGGAACAAAGAGCAAGGTGCCATCATCCTGGACATCATTGCTGTATATGTTGCTTTTCTGGAGGGAACCAAGGAAGGGCCGGTTCACGATATCTTGGTAGAGAAAGTCATGAAAGCGACTGGTGGGAAGGCTTTGATGGTCAAGCTAGGTGCCGGTATCATCATGGGTGAACTCCCTGTAAAGGCAACCATGCTGCACCTCATTGGTTCGAAAGAACATAATGATCAGCTGAAGAAGCTGAGTCTCAAGAACTTGTTCCCGATCTTCGATCTGGTGTACTTGGAGAAACAAGACATCAATGAAGTCATGGGTCTTGTAAGTTAAATACTTCAACGTTTAAGGAGTTTTAGAAATGGACACCAATCTCCATCCCGATACTCTCAAGCATCTGACGTGGTTTGTCATGGGTGCGATCACGCAATACGTTCTCAGAGTCGATCCGACGATGCTGACCACGAAGGATACTTTCGGTCGGACGTACTACGATAACTACGTGAGCGAAGCCATCGAAATGATGATCAAGACCGTGAAGGTCGGTGATACTCGATACTTGGACGGTACATGTAGTGATCTGCAGTGTGACATCGGACTGCAGGTACTCAAGCGATTCCGTCTTAACGAATACGAACCTAAGACCTCGTAAGTTTTCACCTTGCAGGTTAGTAATATAGCCTGCAATACAAAGCTTATTCTTTTAAATCAAATTAGAGGGGTTTATGAAATTACATCACGGCTCTAAATACAATCACACTGAACTTAAACCCGGTTATAAAAGAGTAGGTAAGACGATTAACTGGGATGAGACTGAATCGAATGAATATCTGTACGCAACAGTATCTAAGGAAGCTGCGATAGGTATGTCTTTAGCTTCTACTGTGGAGCAGAGTTATTTACTCGATCGATTTCAGCATCATGGCGATGTTATTCGGATCACAGTTAGTGAAGGTCAACTACCAACTATTGAAGATCTACTGAAGCTCCAAACCTATGTTTATACAATCAGGTTTGATCAGAGGGATGGTTGGGTAAAGGTGAATAATCAATTCAACAACATGAGTGGTGAGTATAAGACTAAGAACACACTCAGGTCCAACATCGAGCAAGTCAGTGTCATCCAAATGGAGAAGTGGCTTAAAGGTAAGCAAGTCATCATCCTTGGACCGAAAAATAGACAGTAAATTCATTGTTCAACAATCAACCCGTGAGGATAGCGTATGAAAGTCATTAACATTGCAAATGAAAATGCTTCAGTGTGTACTCCTTGCGGAGGCCAATGTTGCAAGGGCATGCCGGGTATCTACCACCCGGACGATCTGTTCTCGAACATGTCTGATGTGGAGATCAAGAACAAGATGATCTCCATGCTCGAAAGCGGAACAATTGTCTTCACTGACAATGAGATTACCGACCAGAGAGGCGTATACTCTATCAGGGTGGAATCCTTGGTTCCGCGCGCAGGCAACCGTACTAAGAACTGGTACCAGCCGTTTAACTACGGTCAGTGTATCAACCTTGGTGAAACTGGTTGTACTCTGTCATCCGATGAACGTCCGAGGGAATGTCGTGCTTTGGTTCCTTCGCCTGAAGGTGCCGGTAAGTGCAAGCCTGAAGCTGGATTTGACAGAGAAGATCTCCTTAACGAATGGACAATATACGAAGAGATTGTCCAAGAAGTCCACAGTCATTTTCATTCTCATTAACATCTGGTCTTGAAACTTCCTTCTTTGGAGAAAATCCATGCGGAAATGGTTGATTATTGGTGGTAATAAGACAACTCACCTGATTGGAAGAGTGGGTACTCAATGCAACGCTGTGGTGGCTCAACGAGTGAATGGCATGATGTGTGTGCTTAGACAACTTTCTGAGTACCAGTCTCTGAATGGCAATCCGCTGTTCTTTCTTCCGGAGCACTTGATGCCGCTACCTGAAGATCCTGCAGAGCAAACTCCGGCTAAGAACGAGCTAATCATTTACTTTTGACAGAAAGAAGGCATCATGTCTGATAAGAAAGTTGTTATTGTATCTCGCAAGATGTTACCTGGTACCGATTGGGTAGTCTCTTCCGTAACTGAAATTCCTTCTGGCTTAAAGGACTATGAAGTTGAGCTCTTTGCGGATAAAAAGAAAAGTAGTGAAAGAGATCGTAGCCGCATGATGTTCCGTGAGTTCAATGAGCAGGAGTGGAAACACGAAATAATGCCGCTCTATTGTCTGGCCGCCTAGTTAAGAACTATCCATCAACTCTCTTTTAGAAAGAAAGGGCCTTATCATGGAACAGCCATTTAACTATGTAGAGGAATGGCATCTTCCATCAGGACAAGGATATTCACGCTATGCCAGCGCAACACTCGTCCGATCAGAAGATCGTCGTCACTGGGTGAGTGATGAACACAAGTGAATGATGTCAAGATGATATTACATTAAAACTATTATTACATTAAAAAGATATCAGGATTAAATTATGAAGATAGATTTAACAGGAAAAGTGTTTGGTAGACTGGCAGTGGTTTCTGAGGATCCAGTTAAAAGCTTATCTGGTAAAACTAGATGGAATTGTCGATGTGAATGCGGTAATCTAACTGTTGTAATTACCGCTAGCTTAAACAATGGTAGTACTAAGAGCTGCGGATGTTTACAAAAAGAAGTAGCTTCTAGTAATAGCCCTAAAACACACGGTATGTTTGGTAGTCAAGAGTATAATTCTTGGCAGTCTATGAAAAGCAGATGCACCAATGAGAATAATCAAGACTACCCTGACTACGGTGGCAGAGGAATTACTGTCTGTGATGAATGGATGAATTCGTTCGAAGCTTTTTATAGAGACATGGGACCTAAACCTGGTCCTGGGTATTCTCTAGATCGCGGAGAAGTCAATGGTAATTATAATAAAGACAACTGTCGGTGGGCTACACCCACAGAACAATCCAATAATAAAAGAAACAATGTTCGCTATGAATATCAAGGTGAACAATTGACAATACCAGAGATTAGTAGAAGAACGGATATTAATAAGTGGACTCTTGAGAAGCGTGTTAGAGAAATGAATTTAACAATAGAACAAGCTGTCGAGTATGACTCAGGAAAGGTGAATCGTGAATCAATTACTTTCAATGGAATGACAAAGTCTTTGAAAGAATGGTCTGAATATTTAGGTATCCCGTACAGTAAACTTCATGCTAGATTATATTCGTATAACTGGTCTATTGAGAAAGCATTTTCTAAAATATAATGGATGATTTCGGTTATCTACACTACGTGAAGTAATTCACTTGATGATGAGTAGATAGATGGGTCTCACAGAGACCCATCTATCTACTATATGTTTTTTTTTTACTGAATCAGAATTTTCTCAGACACATATTACCATACTGAGATACATATTTAAAGCAAAAGCTTTGTTTTATTAATTAAACTCCTAGTTGTAAACACTTAAAGAGGTAAACGGATGACTATACTTAGTTTCACAGGTATTGATGATTCAACTGATGTAGATCGCCTTATCAGAGAAATCTCTAAATACCGAAATAGTGGCGGTTGTATAGAGCTTGACTTCGGAGTACTATTCTTCCCTGAGAAACAAGGTATGCCTCGTAATCCAGGATATTTCAAACGCCTAGAAGTTGTAAGACAATTTTACAGTACAGCGCATTTGTGTGGTAAAAGTATCTTCAATTCAATTCTGGAAACAGACCACCATAGTACATCGATAATTCTTGAAGAGTTGAAGACATTCCCATGCATTCAATTAAATATCAATGCTCGCAGTAGAGTATTCGATACGAATGATGTCCATAGCATCTACGATAGGGTGTGCTATGACCGCTATGAAAGTAAGACAGTACTTCAACTTCACTCTAAGTCTGAGAAAGACATATTTTCATATCTTGATAAATCAGAAAAGAAATATGGTCCTGGCGATGTTCATAATAGAATTCAAATTCTCCTGGACGAGAGTCGTGGAAAAGGTATAACTAGGAATGACTGGAAGGTTCCTGAGCGTCTGAAAGATTATCGTATTAGGATCGCTGGAGGCATTAATGCAGATAACATTTCAGATACTTACAAGCGGTTCACAGATGCAAATCAACGGTCTCCTTACGTTATTGACATGGAAAGTAGTATTCGTACTGACGATCAGTTCGATATCGACAAGGTAATGCAGGTAATTAACACTGAGTCATTGCAGTTTATCTACCTGTGAATTAGTTAATTCTTGTAGAAAGGAAGCCCACATGAAACCCAAGCAATTCGTAGAACAGATGAAACCTTTTGCTCAAAAAGTTCTTGAGTTAATGAATAACTCTACTGAAGAAGCAGAGAAAGCTTATAAAGACTGGTGTGACCAAACTGATCAGTTGTTCAATGAATGCAGCGAAGTCATTCAGATGCGTATGAAGGGATATAACCCAAGTAAGCCAGGGTACTTCTCTTCAGCGGATGGCGGAACTACGCGGATGGTTAACGCTATTCGTGAAGCATCTGTCAAGTACAATCAAGTTTACTTGTTACTATGTCAGGAACTTGGTGTAGAGGAACTTCCTTTTCCAATGATGAAGAGTGCGTTGTTCATGCCTACTCTTATCTCTTTGCAGAAAGCAGTTGATGAGTCTGAGTTTACTCCGACAGAGTTGCGAGAGCTTTATCAGCAAGCAGATGGAATGGCAAAAAGTCTTCTACTTCAAGACGACAAGATTGTGAAAAGCATCCTTCACTACTGTAATCAAGCCATAGCTCATAAATCACCAAACTTGAGTCAACGCGTAGGCGGTATTGAAGAGTTCATCTCAAAGTACGTTCGAGTACGTGGTGACGGTATCACTAGCCGTGGTTGATGAAATCTAAAAGAATACGATTTCGTCGCTTCGACATAAAACGTAATTCAGTAGACTAGCCTAAAAGGGCTAGTCTACTGAATAGTTTACATAACTTTTATTTTTGAATTGGTATAAGCCATGTGTACTGAATCTTTGGAAGCTATTGTTAAGACATCAATTTGGATCGACTATATATCAGGTGATGGTACTCGGACCTGGCATAATGTTGTACCAGTATCTGCATACCCTCCTATGCAGTTTACTAAAACGAAAGAGTTCCCAGAAGAACAATGGTTGCTTAGTGCTTATGATTTTAAGAGCGGTAAGGTACGTAGTTTCGCCATGGCTAACATCAAGACTTGGCGTACAGCTAAAGAACATAATTTTAACACTCAAACAGCTATCTGATATTTAGCTTTTTATAAACATACATTACACAAATGAGTACTGGTAATAATACTGTTAAGACAGCCGAGCAAATTGAATTAGAGAATGCTGCTAGTGAGTCTCTTGACCTTATAAAGCGTCTAGCGGAATCATCCCCTATGCTCTGGCTCCAAGGTTCCTGGTATGACCCTGATAATATTCACGGCATAAAAGATCGTTTAGAAAAAGCTTTAAATAAAGTAAAGTAGTAAACTAGCTATAGTTTATTTTTAATAAGGAATTGTCATGACGATTTACGTGTGTGATCAGTTTAATCTGTCAGCTATTAATAGAGATACTCAGCATGCTCCTAGATCAGGGCATTGGGATGACACAATAGTGCGCAGTACGCGCGTACCTGTTCCTATTACTTCCGAACAAGCTCGTAAGCTCGTTAGCTATAGCGATAACAGAGTATCCACTATTAGCGATGTTGATGTAGCTGCTGTTTACAGTGATATTCTTCGCATTCCTCTGCAAACTGGTGGCGCTGATTTCAAATTACAACCAAAGGATGTAGCGCTTATAGGTCTGCGTACTGGTGTAAAAGAACTATCAGATGAATTTATTATTGAATGGTGGACGATCTAATCTTTGCTAACGCGATTCACTTAACTTCTAAAGGAAACGTTGTGTCAATAACTTCTACGCCCGATATCTCAAAGCTAAGATATTTAAACGAGGTCGATAGACTACGGAGCGCTACAGACGAGAGTCTTCTTAAGATCGTTAACGAGACTAGTGATGCCGGCATTGTTACAGCTCTTAGCGTTCTTAGAGACAACGTGTGTTTTAAGGTACTCCAATGTGTAAGCCCGGAAAGATTGGTCGATTTACTTTATTTGATGAATGACGAAATCTTTGAAAATATCTTATCATTTAAAAATACAGAGACACTAGATCAGGCGTTACCGACTATCTTAAGAGATCGTAACGCTAATATACTTATACGAATGCTTAGTATATTGAATAAGCCGACACTAACATCCATTATAACCAAGGCTAATGATGTATTGTTAGTTCGGATGTTAGTTACTGCCGCTACTACAGATATTGCATTACAAGATAAAACTCGCAGAGTTAGTTTGATTGTTTCGTGCTTAACGAGTAGTAATAGGCTGGTGGAAACTTTTTCACTTATGACAGGGCAGCATGTCGCTTTAGTTATTTGCTTAGTGTCTACTTCTGAGCTGAGTAGCGTAATGGCAATGATGACTAAAGATGTATTAATGAAGACACTTCCTTTTATAGATGATGTAAACCTAGGTTATATCTTGTCTACAATTAGTTGTTTGTCATTAGTTCGTACTCTAGTGTCATCCAAGAGCTAGAAAACAGCTTTACATTTATAATAGACAGACCTCTTATTTGTTATTTGAAAAGGAAATTAAATGCTTAATTTTATTCGAAATACCGCTATTGCTGTAATGGCTATCATGATGTCGGTAGGATTGGCTAATGCTGTACCGGCAGCAAACATGCGAAGTTGTCCTAGTCCAACATGTATTATTGGTGCAATTCTTATTGAGCTTGATAAACCAATGGGTAGCGGAAGAACCTATAGTACAGCCGAAATTCAGAAAGTTGTGACTGCTTGGCGTGGAAAGAAAATCCGAGGTCGTTTAGTGGTTGACGACTATCTGTCTGAAAGTGGTAAAGTTAGTTGGACAGAACCACCTATCTCAGAATCATCACACATTGCCAGTAACTTGCGTATTTCTGGCGAGCTGTTGGTTTGTGATATTGAAATTCTACCAAGTCCAACGGGCGGTGTTCTTACTGAACTCGTCAGGCTCGGTCTAGCAGACTTCAGAGCATACGGTGTCGGGAGCTCAGATAGTGCTGGTTACGTTAGTGATTTCAAATTGATAAGAGTCGACGTTTTTCCTACAATGAATTAATCTGGCTTTAATAAAGTAGTGTAGAAAAGCCTACGTTCAGATAACCTATTGTTGAGGGAATAAAATGCTTAGTCTATTTAGTCACATTGGTAAGACTATTGCTGTAGATAATTTTCTACCGACTTCAACAGGAAGTAGAAAGAATTATCCCCAATTCATCAATTCTCTTGTAGTTAAATACTGGCATGAGCCTTCTGATAACTTACGTACATCTGGAAAAGAGTATGTGGAAGTACAAGATGGTCGTGTATTCATGAGGTACGATTGTTATACAGATTCTAGCCCATACGGATGGTCACTTGTAACAGATGTAAAGGAGCCAGAGAAGAATGTATCCAACTCATGACTCGTCACAACCCTGGCCATTTAGAGTAAATAGCGATATCTGTAATGCTGGATATGAGTTGCCTGATATTGAGCTATCCGATAATCTTGAAAGTAGATACAGTTTGTATCAGGCATATATTCAATCACTTCCGTCCAAGGTAATCATTCCTACTAGTGTTCCTATCAAGCAAATATCTCTCATATTCGGATCAGATAGCGAATTAGTAGTTTCTAAGATACTCAATGCTTTGTCAGACAAAATTACATCTAGCATTAAGATATCCAGAATAGCTGGAGAGATTTATGATGGGCTCTCAATGGGTGTAAGAGGTCCAAAGAATCGAGTAGCTTATCTAGACAAGATGATAGGACTAGAGCAAGCTAGTTTAGACATATCTGATATCTTGAAAGCTAATGGCTGCTATATTCAAGATAGATGGATGCCGTATCTTTACGAGACTATCTTGCCTGACTACAGTCTGCTTCTTATTCTTCCAAGAGATGTAGAAGAATTTTCGGATACAATGTGTTCTAGAGATTATTGGTAATTAATTAAAGAGATCTCATGAAACTTTATAATCTTCCTCTATTGAAACATGTTTATTACTGGCATGTTCTCCCTAAAGAGAATCTATCTCCATCGATTGAGCATGAGGCGAATTTTCAGCTGTTCCAAGATGCATTATTTACTATTAACTTTGTACGTCAATGCATTTTCGCACTAGCAATTATCGTTAATATTACTGTAGCTTTTACATGTGATATTAAAGTTTTATGTCTTATACTCTCTGTAAGTACAATAGTAGTCTCTGTCGTATTGCTTAAGAAACAGAAACTGCTCGCAATGATCTCAGACTATGATGATGATCGTATAAGGAGAGCTTGTTTCTGAATGTAATATTGGAGTATGTATGAAAACAACATTAGAATACCTTGAAGAAGCCTTAGAAGAAACTGAAGACGCTATAGAACTAGCCAGTGATTCGGAAAGACCCTCTTACAGTATGGTTCCAGAGTATTTAGGTGCTAAGAGAGCTATATCGGCATTAATTCGAAAAGTGAAGAAAGATCAAACGGATGAACTAGCTACTTCTTCCTTTTTGAAGACCGTTAAATTAACGTTGAAATCTACCGATATTAAATTTTAAACCTAATCATGACTCTGGTAAATTATACTTCCGAGGTTTCAGTATACCAAAAACCTTTACGTCCGTTAAAGGGATATGATTCTATCGATACTCTTCAGCAGTTCCCGTTTAGTAATGTTGATATATCAAAAGCAGTGTCTGACACACTGCCTGCTGATGATGTAGTTGAAAATATGATGCGTGATTCTAAAATCACAGCAGTAGTCTTCCGTGATGAAAACGATAAGTTATTTAAGTTGGAGACACTGATTCCGTTTAGCTTCATTAATGGTAACTATTGCACTAGTTTCTGTTTCTCAGGTCAGCACTACATACGTCAAGAAGACCTTTTACTTAGCTTCTTTAGCGATACTGCGCTAACTGTAATTCAGACTACTTCTGGTCTAGCTAGTATCTATACTAAAGTGGCTGGTATATTCTACAGAGACTTAGGTTACTGCGGTAGGACAAGTGACGCTAAACTATTTCTAATAGATAGTATTGTCATTAGCACCAGCATTGATACTACTTCAGATGTTGATCATCATTCTGTTTAATTACAGCATAGAGCCCGGGGAATTCCCCGGGCTCTTATGACATCTTTTTTTCTTTATAAAAACTACATTAACTTCTTAATCAGATATTAAACAGCTTCAAAAGAGATTGCAGCTCTTGGGAAGTTCAATGTGCCTGATGGGTTAAGTACTTGAGTTCCATTTTTGAAGAATAAAGTACCGGTACCAGAGCGATTGATAATACCGATGACATCACCCACAGTGTATGTCGGTGCAACAAGTGATGATTGACCTGCAGCTACTACCTGTCCATCACTGTCGTACCACGTACCGAACGGTCCCGGGAAGTTATCATCGCCAGCACGGAATGCACTGTTGTCGTACGAACCTGATCCAGATAAGAATCCAACAGACATTCTTGCATCACCAGATCCAATAATCTCCCACTCACAGACAATACCATTTGGTACTAAGCTATTCTCAGTACCATGGCAAGAGGCAGCAAGACCAGAAGATTCAGCCGTCATATCCAGTTCAGACAACGTAACGCCTGGACCAATAGACGCTGGATCTATAGTGCCTGCTCGCCCTGTAACATCCGCTACTGCAGCGACATAACTACTTTCATATATCATGTCTTCCAGCACTGTACGCATGCGGACTGAATATCCAGCTGGTACCGGTTCACTCAAATCTTCACTCAGAACTACAGCCGCTGTCCCATAGTAGAGAACGCTGTTAGTTACAGCTTCTATTGTACAATTAGAATCAGCGTCACCGTATTCAGGTATAGTACCTACTAAGGTAAACTGACCAATAACTAAGTTATGTTCAACAGCGATCTTTGCTTCGAGACTAGTTCTATCGTCACCATCTTCAACTGTAAAAGTAGTTGAAGCACCAGTTCGCGTTTCACCCATCTCTAAGCGGCGATATCTTACGGTCTTCGCACCAGTAACACCAGACCCGGGTACTGATGTAAGAGTAATTTGAGTATTACTCGTGTCAGGTGACTCTGGAGTATACTCAGCAGGATCACCGTGTGTGAATTCGGTTCCTGTAAAAGTATAAGTAGATGCCGTATTAATAAGGTCAATCAGATTTTCATCAGCAGTCTTTGCTCTGTCGATTTGATGAGGCATGTTTTTTTCCTTCTTTAAGAAGTTAAATTATTAAAAACGTTATAGAGTACTTAAACTTCAATTTGTTTCTGTGAAGCAATTGGTGTTACTGATGAAGCGGCTACGTCTGCTGTACCAATAAATACACCATTAACATAGAACCTAGCTGCATTAGGCACTGCCGGATTACTAACAACAATACCAACAACGTCACCTTCTGCAAGTACAGGACCTGATGTAACAGTGCTATTGTTGTTTACAATAAAGCCAGTCGACTCGTAATAAGTTGCACTGCCGCCGATATCTGGCGCACCACCAACATAAAGATTTTCATTGAAATCATTAAACGGATGACCGTACAAGCCAATAGCAAAAGTACCCAATTCAGGTGCGACGTTAACAATAAGTATTTCCCAATAACGAGGACCTTCTGTGGAAGGTTGGCGCGTGGTGAAGAAATCTGCTGCAGTACCTGGACCACTTAACGATACAGTTGATTCATCCGTAGTAATATTCGGATTAAACGCAGTACTCCACTCTTCTGTAGCAGTATTCGCATCATTACCAATAACAATCGCAGTTGGAACATCTGCTAAATACACACTTGTATACTGTATATTCGGTGTACGTGTTCTCAATTGAAACACATTTTGTTCAGCAGGAGGTGCAACTTCTTCTGAGGTTAATGTAATTGGACATGTGCCGAAATACAGCAAGCTATCACTGTAGGCGTGTAATGTACAGTTTGTATCTGAACCACCTGGTGACGGGATAGAGCCAGACAGGTAAAACTGACCATATACTAAGTTATGCGCTTCAGCAATAAGTTCTTCAACACTAGCTTGATTATCAGAAGAAGTGACTTCGAAAGTCCGAGGTGCCGCTGTAACAGTCTTACCCATTTCCAGACGACGATACGTAATAATCTTGGTACCAGTAACGCCAGATCCAGGTACAGCTGTTAATAGTACCTGTGTGTTGCTTATATCTGGTGATTCAGGAGTATACTCTTCAGGAGTACCATGTGTAAATTCTTCTCCTGTAAAAGTATACTCAGATGTAGCGTTAATAAGATCAATCAAGTTCTGTTCGGCAGTTTTAGTTTTATCAATTTGATGTGGCATATTGTTTCTACGAAAAATAAGGTTAATTACTGATTGGACTACTTAGTACTAATGCTTTACTATAATGCATTAGGGTTAAAACCGTCAAAGTTTGTACTAAGAATTACTTCTTCCAAATCGGTTTCGATAGGGTCAAAGCCATCGTATACATCTTGACTCAGTATATCACTAAGACTGGCTATCGTAAAAGTAAATCCATCAAGAATATTTGAATTCAACACTGAGCTTAGCTCTGAAGGATAGCTAGTAAAGCCGTTTAGATTATTACTTTCAAAGACATCTTCTAAACTTACTTTAAGAGTGCTGAATCCGTCCAGGTAACTCAATTCAATAACATCATCCAGAACTGCAGTGCCGGCACTGAACCCGTCTAGAAATGTATTGCTGATAGCTTGCGATAAAACTATACAGTCTGAATCAAATCCATCTAATGGACTATTAACCATACCACCCAAATCACCATGTGGGACCATATTGGTCAAACCGAATCCATCAAGAATAGTCACATCAAGTAATTCGCATAAAGATGCTGATTGTAGACTAAATCCATCAAGACAATCAACTGGTATTAGATTATCTAAAGAATCAGTACCTGTTGTCACTACTGTAGCTCTAAACTGTAATGTACTTGACATCCAGATTAACGATTTATCACCATTCGTAAATAAAGTATACGAGCTTTCCTCAGACGTATGTTCAGTATTAATCACGTCGTCTGTAGTAAGACTCAATCCAAATACTCTATTAATCTCGTTTAGGACATCGTGCATCCTAAACGGAACATTTAAAATAATAACAGGTTCAACAGCGTTATAAAATGACTGTGCAGCTACAGATATATGTAATCTGTTATAGTAAACTTGAGTAGGTTCGTAATAGCTAGATCCAGGTAACGGAATTAAAGTAACTACTGTGTTTGTACCGTTTGGACCCAAAGCTTGTTGTGGGTCGCTATATACGAAGTCAACCCCTTCTACTCTATCTTGATCGCTGTCGTTATTTATGAGAGATGTTAATCTGTCGCGTGTTAACCTTAAATAAGGCTTCAAAAGACTCATGTGTGAGACTCCTTTATGACGAGAGTTACGAAGTCGGCTAAACTCAAACGTCATAAATAACGAGAATATATTCTAGCTATTTATGCCTCCACTGATTATGTCTTTATTATAACTATTATTATTATTATTATTATTTAAGGATTAGATTCTACTAATGTCACATTGATAAGCATACTGCCTGCGATGTATATAAGACTAAACTCTGGAAAGACCACAGTCATCTGACTTGTATCACCGACTATTTCAGGAATCTGACCATCCACACTGACTTCGTTAAATATAAGATTGTGTTCCACACAGATCTTTTCTTTTAAAGAAGCATCATTGTCTTCAGATGTAATCTCATAATCTAGAGATGCACCGAAACGAGTATTGCCAGGCTCTAAACGATTATATCGAATAAACTTAGATCCTGTAAATCCTGAGCCTGGTGCAGCTATTAATTCTGCTTGAGTATTAACAATCCCAGGCTCTTCTGTATAAGGTTGTACATTCTGAGTACTAATCTCAAAAAACTCATCACCAGTAAATGTGTGTGTCGATCCTGTATTTACAAGGTCAATAAAATTCTGGTAACTGCTTTTAGTTCTATCAATTTGGTGAGGCATAATTTCCTAGTATAATGATCTATTTAAATAATATAAATGATGAGGAAAAAGTCCTCATCATTTATGCGCTCATTAATTCTAGTAATTACATTAGATATCAACTAACGTAACATTAACTTCAAACGTACCACCAGTATAAAGAAGGCTAAATGGGTCTAAGAATACGTTTATTACCGTAGTCTCATCGACTTCAGTAGGTAAGTCACCGACGATGTTAACTTCGCTAGCTACCAGATTATGTTCAATACAAATTAAATTCTTTAAGCTAGCTAAGTCGTCAGTTTCAGTAATATCGAAATCAAGAGCTGCTGCGGTACGAGTGTTACCGGCATCTAGTCTTCTATAATACACAGTCTTCGTTCCTACAAATCCCGAGTTAGGCGTGGATTCTAAGGTGATTTGAGTATTACTGACTTCAGGTTGCCCTGTGTACAATTCAGGACTACCAGATTCTGTAAATTCTGTTCCAACAAAAACATAATCGGACCCCGTATTGACGAGATCAATAAAATTTTGTCTGGCTGTCTTGGTTCTATCAATTTGGTGAGGCATGTTGTTTCCAAAAAAGTAAATTATGTACGATGACTAACGTCAGTACTGTACAAAAAGAAATATTACCACCTGAACCCTAAATTCCCTTAATTAGAATTCATTACAGAAGTTGTAGTTAACTTCTTTAAATCATAATCTCTGGGTCAAATCCGTCAAGAACGTCATCAAGTACTAATTCATCCATTGACGCAGTCACTTTGTCGAATCCATCAAGTGACTCACTAAGTATAAGTTCATCAAGGGATACAGTCACTGGTGTAAACCCATCTAACTGACCTACCGGCATTAGATTACTTATAGTTTCTGTAACCTTATCAAATCCATCTAAGACTTCTTCAGGTATCAGATTATCCATTGATTCCGGCATTAGATCGAAACCATCTAATACATCTGTTGATACTAAGTTATCTATTGATTCAGTGACTTTATCAAATCCGTCAAGTATTTCTTCAAGCACCAGTTGTTCTATACTAACAGTTGTAGGACTGAAACCATCAAAATTTGTTAATGTTATTAACTCGGAGACATTAGCAAGTTGGCTATCAAATCCATCTAAATTCGGTGTACTTATAACGGTATTAATACTAGCGAGTGTACTGTCAAATCCATCTAAATTAGTAGATATCGAATTAGATAGTGGAGCAGTTACTTTATCAAATCCATCTAGATCATCTTGAGATATCAACTGATTAATATCTACTGTCGTAATACTAAAGCCATCAAAGTTAGTAAATGTGATAAAGTTTGAGACATCGACTTCCGCGCTATCGAAGCCATCTAGATACTCAGTATTGATTGTACTGTTAATATCAGCATAGACTATATCAAATCCGTCAAGGTTACTAACCATTGAACTATTCAACGTTGCAGCAGCTATATCAAATCCATCTAAACTCTCATCAGTTATAGTACTTGTAAGAGACATCTTCTGTACATCAAATCCATCCAGATTATCACTTGTAATAAGACTATTGATATTTATAAGACCTAAATCAAATCCGTCTAAAGTACTTAATGTGATTTTACTATTAAGCTGTATGCTTTGGCTATTAAAACCTGACAGTAGACTAGTTGTTATTGAGGTATCAAGCCTAAATAGTGGGGTAGTAACTGCGTCAAACTGTAATGTGCTAGACAGCCAAGCTAAAGATTTACTACCGTTGATTGTTAGTTCGTAAGTTGGTTGTATAGAGGTATATAACCTGTTAACAACTTCATCTGGCACAAGGTTTAGTCCTAGTGCTCTATTTATCTCTGGAAGAACATTTCTGATCCAGAATGGGGCACTAGAAATCACAGCTGGTTCGATAGAGTTATACGGTAGGTCACCTACTACAGCTATCGAGAGTCTATTATAGAAAACATTTACAGGACTACGATAGTTAGTTCCTTGCACTGGTGTTAGTGTAACAGTGGTGTTTTCATCATTAGGACCAGTTACCGTCTGAGGAAGACCGTATGTAAAGTCCACTCCTTCTACACGATCTGGATTGTTATCAGTATTAATTAAATCAGTGAGTCTATTTCTGCTAAGACCAAGATACGGTTTCACTATACTCATACCAGAACTTCCTTAGAGTTATAATTAATGTTCAACTAATTAAACAGAATACGTTAATCGATTTCATAAGATTCAACTAACGTATTCTGTCGTTTTATATTTTTTACAAGAGTGCTAGAATTATAATGTTCAACTATGCAGAAGATATAAACATGACCTATAAGCAATCGCATGATCATCAACTCAGTGAATGGGTTAAGGGTGTTTCTATTCACAATAACGATGCAGACATAAAGATAGTGGATGACAATGATAACGTAATTCGTATAATGAAGATTGAAGGTGGTGAGTGTTGTCCAGATTTCTCTTGTTGTAAGTCACAGTTAGGATGGTCTTTAGAATTACGTCAAAAATTTATGGACTCTGATGAGAATGCTAGACAAAACATGATGTTCAGTATGGCGTTACCTGCGTTACTCATGGATGCCAATATTGATCCTAAGGATGTTAGTGTATTAACAGGGATCGACGATAGTAAGTCCCTAAACTGAACCTGTAGTAGTAAGAATCTAGATTCTTTTAAGCCTATATTACATAAATGTAATAATGGATCGGTTTATTTGTTGAGAAACAGTATTATTGGAACTTTATGGAAAACTTTCAAAACGTAGTAGTCTACGCATGGTTACTTCCAAGCACATTACTCACCATTCATACATTGTATACTTTAGTGTATGTGTGGATGATACCGACTGGAACGAAGGTACCTGTGATTATAGGTGTAGGTTACCTATTATTCATCTATGGTCCTTTCGAAATGAAGTTGTATACGAAGCCAAAAATGTCAGACGCGTTTACTATCTTGTTTGCTGGACTAGTACCAGTATTATCAATAGTTATTATAGCGTTCTACATTTTTCAGATCTTCATTTGTATACCTGTACTCATAGAACAGCATTATAAACAATGGAAACGATAAAGCGCGCGTACCACACTGATGGTACTTTACCAGAACAAGGTGAGATCTTTGTATTCGGAAGTAATACTGGTGGCATTCATGGTGCTGGTGCTGCTTTAAAAGCCAGAGTATCGTTCGGTGCAAAGATAGGTGTTTCTGAAGGCATGACTGGTGAAGCATACGCTATCCCTACAAGACTGTATATTAGGTCTACGAAAGATATAATAACACTACCTTTGACTAACATAAGAAAATCAGTCATGCTCTTTTCTGATTTCACAAAGAAACACTTAGAATTAAAGTGGTGGGTAACTGGTGTTGCTTGCGGGTATGCTGGTCATTCTGCTTCACAAATTGCACCGTTCTTCGCAGAAGCTATTAACTGCTCATTCCCATCGAAATGGAAAATGTTTCTAGAACGATGAAATTACATTGATAACATTTAGTTTGTGTTTTCTGATAGGATATAAAATGACTAGTAAAACATTAACTGATGCGGAGATGTTCGCATTACTTCCTACAATATCGCTTAATAACGATAAGCCAAAAACTCAAATCTGGCTTACGCAGACTGACGCGCTGAAAGTTATGCGCGACGTTGAAGCCGAAGTACTGCGCCGTATAAAACAAGATTCAGCTTTACATTTCACCGTTGAGAAAAGTCAGCTTCCTGATGCTTGTTGGAACATTGTAAACCCTGGTTCAGTATAAACTGAATATTAATCAAAAAAGGATAACGAATATGATCGACATGACTGATCCGCGCCGCCACATGCTTCCGGCACTGTTTTCATGGATGTGTGAAAACTTCGAGAAGGTTCACCTGCATGCTGCAGGTAAGTGCCCTGGCGTAGTCGCCCCTGCTGGTGTCGCTATGCGAACCGCTCCATGTCCAGTGATGACTAAAGACGCTAACGGCGACAGCCATCATGAGATGATTTATGTAGAGATACTGACGCTAAACTTTGGTTTAATGGCAACTAGTTCTTTTTATCAGAATGATAAGGGATTTGGTGCCAAAATGCGTTTTAACGGAAACTCTACTGACGTGTTTCTTCCGTTTGAATCAATTGTAGCGATTTCATCACCTGACGATATTCGTAACATTGCGGCATCTAACTTCTCACTGTACTATGGTCAAGAAACACTGGCTGTGAGCAGTAAGGTTGCAGGCGAAGCTACCGAGCTGAGAGAAGATAAGACATCTGAAGCTACTGTGGAGAAGCCGCGTCCTCATCTTAGGTTGGTACATTGATCATGTCATCTACAGAAAATCACTATGGTATCTTAGCAGACTGGCAGATTGCTGAGCTCTGTCAGGGTCCTAATCCAATGATTTCACCCTTCGTTGATCATTCTGTAAAAGCTAATGATAAGAATGAGCGCATCATTAGTTACGGACTATCATCGTTTGGTTATGATGCACGAGTCGCCCCTGAGTTTAAAGTCTTCACTAACGTACACTCTACAATTGTCGATCCAAAGGACTTCAATCCTAAGAATTACGTAGAAAAAGAAGGCGATTACTGCATCATCCCTCCGAACTCATTTATTCTGACACGAACATTGGATCGTTTCAGTATGCCGGAAGATGTAGTCGGGATCTGCGTTGGTAAGTCTACAATTGCTAGAGTCGGTATTAACTGCTTAGTTACTCCTCTAGAGCCTGGGTGGGAAGGATACCTCACTCTTGAGTTTGCAAATACAACTCCTTCGCCTGCAAAAATTTATGCTAATGAAGGCGGTCTGCAAATTCAGTTCTTTCGAGGAGCTAGGCCGAGTGTGACTTATCGCGATCGTAGTGGTAAGTATCAAGGACAAGCAGCTGAAATTGTTCTTCCAAAGGTGTAAATAATGCAGCAACTAAAAGTAATGTCAACTCCTTTAGAGAATCATCCTCTTGGACAATCTACAGAAGAACAACGTCGTGCATTTCATGAACGTATGTGGGAAAAGGCCAAGGCAGTTTCAATTAAGACTTCGTTAAAAGATTTCTTGGACAGCCAGATACAACTGCGTCGTAAAGCTAAAGAGATAATCATAATCTCAAAGGTTTAATAGTGGAGATATCTTTCGCCATCTTTAACTCAGTAATTTTAATTGCTAATCTCATTATTCTTGGTCTAAACTTGAAGCTCTATACTGAGTATTTTAAGGACAAGTCTATGAGTCAGCGAACTCCATTAAAGAAAGAAGGCTAAAATGGTTAATAGTCGTAGGAACTTCTTACGTGGACTTAGCTTGATAGTTGCCGCGCCTGCAGTTGTTAAAGCTGAGAGCTTGATGAACATAGTGGTCCCTAAACATAACATCGTCACGATCAAAAGTAGCTGGTCGCCCCAGTTCCTTAGAGGTGACGGAATGTGGATAAATGCTGAGACTGTTCAGGATGTGTTATCAAAACACCATTTAAACGATGAGAGTTTTCTTAGTACCATACGTTTACAATGGGCTCAAGAGTCTGGTAACCCTGTTATTTACCAGACTCATAAGCAAGGACGCATTCTCATGAAGACACTCTAACACTAGAGTGTTCGGGTAGTGTTTAATAAAGAATGAGTATCTAAAGTTCTAAGACATAGCGTGTAGTATACGGCATAGTTCATCGAAGTTTATTGTATTTAATTTCGATGAACTATCTTCAGTTATTAAATTAATTAGGTAAGTAAAATGACTGTAGTTAAGCAGACTAATGTAGTGGATGGCGCAGCTGTTCGTAGGTACGCAGCTTCCATTATCACGTACTTTGAAAATAATTCAATGCTGCCTGAGTCAGATGGAAAATACGGAATAACCATTGACAAAAGCGATGCAGTGGATATGGCAGTATGTACTGTTGAAACGAATGGATCCGTAACTAAGATTCACTCGGTTGATCTTAAAGTTTTTGACGGTATGAACTTCCCAATGAGGAGCTTTGACAGTATGCATGTAAAGCTTACGCGTGATGTGACTGAAGTACCGTTTATTGAAGCTAATAGTATTACATTGAGGTTCAACGGTACTACTATCAGGGTATCTGCCTGACTGCCATATTTACTTTTCTTTTATGCTGCAAAACAATAAATAAAGGGACATAGTCACTATCTGTATATTACTAGTTATAACTAGTAATATACAGAGGTGTCTTACTTATTTTTTTATTTAGAGTTTCAATAATACGACTTAACTAATTCTCCACAGGAAAAAATATTCATGGATAATAATGAAAATAAATCAGTAACGTCTTCAAACGAAACTGATTTAAAAGTCAGCGTAAGTGCAAAGGCTTTGAATGAAGTTTTAACTGCACTTACAGGGTCACCACATACTGTACACGAACTCAGAATTACTAGAGGACTAATTGGATACAATAATCCAATTGACCAACTAATTGATGAGTTTAATACAGAGATTAAGAAGTATCTACCATCAACTCCTTATTCGGACACACCGGATTAATAATAGGAAACAATCATGAAGAAAAATACCACTAGTGTCAACAAAGTACCTCTCGGTAAAGTAAACTTTATCGTGGATACGTCTGTGAAGACTGATAAGAATGTTGCCGGTCTGAAAAAGGCCAAAGACTTGGCTAAGAAAGCACTAGCTGAAGTCAATACAAATCTGACAACTGTATCGAAGGTCTCCGAAAAGAAGACAAAGAACGTTGTGGCTGTAAAGCAAGTTGCTAAGAAGTCAGCTCCTAAGAAGACTGCGGTTAGTAGTTCTAAAGCTGCTAAGAGTACTACACCTGTCAGCAAGGCAGTTAAGACAGTTACAATTCAACCTGTGTCGCTGTCTCGTGACCCTGGTGGTATCTCAGCATTGACAACCCGTGCAAATGATCCAGCTCCTGTGTTTGATCCACGTAAGAAGGCCACGTTCATTCAGCCTATCACGCTATCAGGCAAGCCGTTGTCTATCGGTCAGTATAAACCTTAAATTATAGGAATTCCAAGTGACAACTATCAAAAGAAGAAAGTTATTTGGAAAACCAATTAATTGGTCAACAGATACTCCTGACGTTATGCAGCGTATCTATGCTGCTCGTGGTGTAGTTTCTCCAGAAGGTTTAAGTCAGCGACTAGTTGATTTAATATCTCCTAGTCGTCTAGGTGGTATAGATACAGCAGTAGAAATACTGATCAACGCTATTCTAAAGAATAAGAGAATAATGGTGGCTGGAGACTACGACTGTGATGGGGCTACAGGCACTGCAGTGGCGATTAAAGGACTCCGTATACTAGGTGCTACGTGTACAGAGTTCATCATCCCTAATCGCTTCCTGCACGGTTATGGTCTCAGCGTACCTCTGGTAGACGCTATGTCCGAATTCAAGCCAGATGTAATAGTTACTGTAGATTCCGGAGTAGCTAGTGTAGAAGGTGTTATACATGCTAAGTCCAAAGGTATTGTGGTAGTTATTACGGATCATCATTTACCACCAGAAGGTCCATTACCACCAGCTGACGCGATCGTTAACCCTAACTTAAAGGGTGATCAGTTTCCTAGTAAGATGCTAGCCGGTGTAGGTGTTATGTTCTACGTCTTGATGGCTATTAGGACAAAGCTGAGACTAATCGGTCACTGGAAAGATAAGAAAGAACCATCATTGATGGAACTAACTGATCTGGTAGCATTTGGTACAATTGCTGATCTTGTACCTCTAGATCAGAATAATCGTATTCTAGTAGAAACAGGTCTTCGTCGGATACGCTCTGGTAATTGTAGTCCAGGTATCCTGGCGTTAGCACAGATAGCTAAGAAAGACTACAGTAAGATCATTTCTAAGGACATCTCATTCAGTCTCGCTCCACGCATTAATGCTGCTGGTAGAATGCAAGACATGCGCGTAGGTGTCTTAACACTATTAGAAACTGATCCAGCTAAAGCTTTAGAACTTGCTAAATGTCTAGATGAAATTAATCAGGATAGGCGCGAGAAGCAAACTGATATGATTGAGCAGGCTGAAAAGCATGTTTTGAACATAAAGGAAACTGGTGAAGTCGGTATTGTTGTTTACGATAAGTCATGGCATCACGGTATCGTAGGTCTAGTAGCTGCACGTCTAAAAGAGAACTTGCATAGACCGGTAATAGCATTTGCACCTGATGAATCACCAGAAGTAATTCTACGTGGATCTTGCCGGTCAATTGCTGGATTCCACATGCGTGATGCACTTGTGCTAGTAGACACACGTAATCCAGGGTTAATACAAAAGTTTGGTGGTCACGCTATGGCTGCTGGTCTTAGTATCAAAGAGGCTGATTTAGAAAGATTCAGAATTGCTTTTGATAATGTGGCAAAAGAACTTCTAAATGATGATCTACTAAGTGCTGTGATATATAGTGATGGTGAATTATCGTCTGACCTGATTAATATTGATTTTGCGGATCACCTAGCAGCCTGTGGACCATGGGGTCAAGCGTTTCCAGAACCTGTTTTCGATAATGTTTTCTACTGTGAAGACTATGTTGTACTGGGCGGAAAGCATCTAAAGATGAAGCTAATCGATCCTAAAAGTAACTCTAGTTATGAAGCGATATACTTCAATGGATTAAAAGGCCCTGAACCGCACGGACTAATCCGTGTAGCTTATGAGTTAAATGTCAATTCTTGGAAAGACCGTAGATCATTACAGCTAATGGTCAGGTACTTGGAGAAAGCTGAAGTTGTACTATGAAATCTCCTAACTACTCACCGGTGTATTGTGCTTTATACCCTGAATTAACTGAGATAGCTAGAAAGCACGGTTACGCACTATCGGTTCACGGATCACTAGCTCGTGACTTCGATATAGTCTGCATTCCCTGGGTAGAGAGCCCAAGCACTCCTGATACAGTAGTGAATGAGATGGCGACTACCTTTAGTTTTAAAGTGATTGGTGAGCCTGGAAAGAAACCACATGGTCGAATAGCCTATACGTTATCGATTGGATTTGGTGAGTGCTTTCTAGACTTATCCTTCATGCCCTTAATTCCATTATCTAGTTGAACTAATATGTCTACAATTCTGCAAGAAATTACCCCAAGTAACTACCAGCAAGAAGTACTAAAGTCTGATAAACCAGTTGTTGTTTACTTTAAGACCCCTTGGTGCGGACCTTGTAAGCAGTTAACTCCAATTATTGAGAAGATGACTGAGGATAATCCTCTGGTCAAAGTAGTCACAATTGACTGTGAAACTCATCGTCAGTTCGTTATGAGTATGGGTGTTGCTGCCGTACCTACTTTACAATTGATCGTCAATGGCGAGAAGTTGTACAACGCTATTGGTGGTATGGTGGCTCCTAAGCTTAGTACCGTTTTTGATATGGCGGTCAGTAACTGCAACTCTGTGCAATCAAATTAGTAATTGTTACAAATATAGTAGAAAATGTTCACTGTTTACGATGATACAGTAACACAAATTTCTGCTTAATAAAATAGGCAGTATTACTTATGAGGTAGACTAACTCAGGGATAGCGTTAGTGACTCCATCTACCTCAAATACAAAATAACCCACGACATCTGACTGTGAGTCTGTCGTAACACAGTTTTCTAAAGGTATTAAGTAATGAGCTCGAATCTTTCACGTTCTTATGATCGGCTATCGGAAAAAGCAATTAAGCTTAGGCAAGGAAATTGCCCAAAGTTCGATATTCGGTCTGGAAAATCATTAACTGAAGAGGATAAATTAGCTCTAGAGAAAATTCGTACTTCATCGGGGTGGGAAGAGCTCACCTACCGTAATGATGGTAAGGATAATGTAATCCAGTTCCGTATGCCCAGTATTACTGAGGTAGATCCGGATGCTGTTCAAAGCTGTACAACGTATTTGTGACGGTAGCATAAAAGCTCAGGGTACTATCCCTGAGCTTTTATGCCGTAATTGAAGCCAATATTCTTTCAATCATATATTACAAATACGACAAGACGTTAGAGAAACTTGTTGCTTCTTTATACAGTGTGTAATGAAGTTTTACGATGTTAATTTAAAACATAATGAAAGAATATAATGAAGAAATATTTCTGGTTACTATTAATGCAACTATTATTCACAGCATGCACTACAACGAAGCACGTTGAAGATAGTGGAACAGTTTTGAATGTAGTGTCACCCGTAGCAGACATTATCCAAAATGACAATGCTATTGAATCCACAGTTGATATACCTGATTCTGATGAGAAGCGTAGGATCCTTTCATTATTTAATCAATCATCTTTCATTAATAGCCTGCAGTTGGATTATAAAGAATTGGCTTGCATGACAGAGGTGATGTATTTTGAAGCCCGTGGAGAGGGTGATGAGGGCATGCTAGCCGTAGGGTATGTTGTATTGAATAGAGTGGCCGATGATCGTTTTCCAAAAACTATCTGCGGTGTTGTAAAGCAGGGAAAACATGTAAAGGGAAAACCCGTTAGGTATAAATGTCAATTCACATGGTACTGCGATGGCCTACCAGATGTTGTTACAGATCAAGATTCGTATTTGAAAGCTACGGAATTAGCTTTAGAAATATTGACAGGTAAGTCTAATAACCCTGTCTCTAATAGTTTATTTTATCATGCAGTATACGTCAGGCCACGTTGGTCTAGAGTATTTGCAATGGTTAAAAGAATCAACAAACATCTGTTCTACACTTATAAAAATTTATTAATAGCTTATAAGTGACAAACATTTAAACTTAAGAGTATGAAATGACTAAAGCTTTAGAATTAACAAATAAGATATTCGGAAAGCTAACAGTTCAAAATAAAAACACTGTAAAAACTAAGAGTAGATCAATTCATTGGGACTGTCTCTGTAAATGTGGAAACAAAGTTACTGTAGCGGGCAGTAACCTTATTAGAGGAAGTACAACTAGTTGTGGATGTTATAGAAAAGAACAAGCTATTAAAGTTAACACCATCCACGATATGTCATATACAAAGACGTACATGGCGTGGTCTATAATAATTCAACGTTGTACCAATAAGAATTCTACGAACTACAAGTGTTATGGTGCAAAGGGTATTGAGGTTTGTGATCGTTGGTTAAGCTCATTTCAGAATTTTCTAACTGACATGGGTCCTAAGCCTCCAGGTAAATCTATTCTGAAGAGAATACAGACTGACGGTAACTACGAGAAGAATAACTGTAAGTGGGTTGTTAACGATATCTCTACTAGTAAAGTGCGAGTATGACTACTATTTTGGTAACGCGTGATTTCATGATTACTGATTGTAGAGTTACTAGTCTCCGGCATAATGAGAAGACCTATTTTGATAATAAATGCAAAATAGAGACAGACTGCACTGTCGTTCACAAAGGTAAACGAATAGTTGCTATGGCTGCTTGTGGTGATGTTAGTTCGAGTAGCTATGTAAAATCATTAATGAGTCATTCAGATCTTGCAGGCTTTGAACTCGAAACACTTACAAAAATATTAAACGGAATGCCTGTTCATCGTAATCATCAATCAGATTACGAAATTGTCTGTCTGTTAGAAGATGGAGAATGCGTTATTGTATCTGGTGATGTTAAACATAATGGTATTACAGTAAGCGGTATTGGTGGAACGACAACCCGTACATATTTAATAAAAACTAAACATTGTTTAGATGGTAATAGTAGTGTCGTGTTTGGTAGCGGTAATGCTATATTCAATATCCTTAAAGATAGAATTAATACGTCAGAGTTAAGCTTTGTAGACGTATTCTACTTTGCAGCGGGCCTTGATTCAAGTAGTTCGAATTCGTACAGTACATACAGCAGAGTTACGAATGAGTTATTTGTAACTGTAAATCCTACTAAGAAGGATATTACTGAGCGAATGAATCGAGTTCTAAAGAAAATAAACTTCACTGATCCTGAGTATAAGAAGAAGAATTCAGTTAACTCATAACAAGAATAAAGTCTTCAATTTCTAATTATCCACACTGCATTCAAGGGTTACGTTATTATGGATTTAGTCACTGCTCCTAAGATTTTACACAGCGTCCTGGATGCTAGTGTTAATTTCGTGTTTCCTAACGGTCTTGAAGCTCGATTTGTTCACCGTCCTGGTACGGATTACTTTATCGTGTATCTGTCTTCTCATAGAGGTTGCGACCAAGCGTGTAGGTTCTGTCATCTGACGCAAACTAAACAAACCGATATGACTCCAGCCACAGTGGATGAGTATGAGATACAGATGAAGTATGTCACGGATCATTACATGAGCCTACTCGGTAACGATAAGATTCCAGTGCTGAAAAAGGTACACTTCAACTGGATGGCTCGTGGTGAACCTCTTTTGAATCCTCACTTGATTTCATCATGGAAATATATTGATGCATTGTGCGGATTTCATGCGCACAATGTAGGAGTTTATGAATCGAAGTTCAAAATCTCTACCATCATGCCTGATGTTCAGAATCCTCTTAATGGCTTCAAGGTGTTTTCAACACAGCCATCGCTACCTACTATTTATTACTCTCTATACAGTACAGATGAAAATTTCCGTAAGAGGTGGCTGCCAAAAGCAATGGCTCCTAAAGAGGCTATGAAACATCTTAAGAGTTATCAAGATTTCTGTCTTGATAACTACGGCATTGATGACGCAGTAGTTCTTCATTGGGCTTTCATTGAAGGTCAGAATGATAGTAAGGAAGATGTTGATAAGATTATCGATCTTGTTAATAAGTCAGGTCTAAGCACCCGCTTTAATTTAGTACGCTATAACCCCTACAGTCCTGCTCAGGGGCGGGAGCCTGCTGAAGAGGTAGTACAGGAGCGGTTCGAGCAACTAAGCTCTGCTATGAAGCTTTCTGGTTCAAAGGTTGTACCCCGCGTTGGTCGCGATGTATACGCTTCGTGTGGAACCTTCATCAATCAACTTAGTAATTAATTCGGTAACCATTCAAGGTAAACCATGAGTATCAATAACGGTAATGTCGGTAGCTCAATCGAAGACTGTCGAAATGAGTATATCAACAAGTTTTTGTCTATTAATAATCAACAATTTTCTCTGCAGCACAGAGAAGCACTTCTTGACTATATTGATACTTTGGCAGACATGAATGGACCTATTGGTTGTTCTGTAATTGCGTATAGTTACACGAGTGATGATAGTGGTTTTGTAGTTAAGATGCTAGATAATCATCTTAACCTACTTAGACGCACTGATGATCAGATCAGAATGCCTGAGTTTGGATCACTGCGTATTTACTCCGCTACAGAAAGAGAAAAGGAAAATGTATTGAAAAGGGAGCCTACTCCTGAGAATTCAATATACGCTGCAGAACAGTACTACAAGCAGTGGATTCAAGAAGATGAAAAGTTGTCATCGCTTGCTTCGTTCCTTTTATACTTTATTAGCGTTTACGCTGAGGTCTATCAGTATCGAACTTTGATGATTAGACTTGATGATGTTAAGACAGAAAACTCAAGTTTCAAGATTAAAATGTCAAATGGTCTACAGACCGTAGAACTGACGATGTGTTATCCAGTAATTGCACGAGAATATAAGACTTTACTTGGAAGGGTAGGATTGTGAATACTGTTCTAAATTATTTTTCAAAGAAACTTACTTTGTTTAAGAGGTTTCTCGGTCTTGACAAATCTAATGTCGTTGGACACTTGTACTTAGTTGATCTAGAGTTAGTGACTAACAGTATTGTTCCATTCAAACCAACTCTCAGTAAGACAAGTAAGCTGAGTGTTGCAATAAAAGTAACATTGGAAGAAGCTAGGCTTAGTAAAGATAGATTTATTAAGCTTATCGAACACCGTGCTGTATCCAATGCTACAAATCTCATTCAGTCATGTAACGCTAGTTCACTTCTAGCATGTGACGCTACAAAGCTCAGTATCATGAAGATCTGTGATGTTTATAATGACTATGGCGAGCTATCCGTTTGATATTACGGCATAATAGCCAGGGAAACTACCCTGGCTATTAAAGTCTATTTTAAAGAATATTTTTTACTAAATAAGATAAAGATACCAAATTCATAATCGCGTCGGATCATAGAATTAAGTACTTTTTATTAAGATAAAACGGTTGCATAGATACTGTGAATGAGTGGGTTCGGATCTCATTTTGCATCGCGGTAGTCTTTATAGAAAGTATCATTCTATGGCAAAGTTCCAACGGGGTAAACGGTCTTCCAGTGTCATCACAAGAGCAGAGCGTCGCGAACAGCGATCAGCAAAGCGTGAAGGAAGAAACATTGTCTCAGGTATAGGTAATCAGCAGTCACACTCATATATCGCTTCATTGCGCAATGAGAGCATACAGACAGGACCAATTCAGTACAAGACCCCGAAGCAAAAAACATATCACCAGATGATTCTGTCACATACCTTAACAATAGGTATAGGTCCCCCTGGTACCGGTAAAACGCACATAGCTGTAACTACAGCGTCAATGCTGTTAATGGAAAAGAAGATATCTAAAATCATTATCTGTAGGCCAGCTGTTGAATCAGGTAGAGGTCTGGGTTTCTTGCCTGGTGAGATCGAAGATAAGTGGGCTCCGTACTTTAAGCCAGTTCGTGTAATTCTTGAGAAGCGTCTGGGTGTCAGTCATGTAGAGAACATGATTAAAAACGGACAGATTGAAATAGCTCCTCTGGAATATCTCCGCGGTAGTACATTTGAGAATGCTTTTGTGATTCTGGATGAAGCACAAAACACTACTAATAAGGAAATGCTGACCTTCTTGACCCGTATAGGTAACGACTGCACTGTAGTTGTGGACGGTGATATTGGACAGATAGACATAACTGAAACATCTGGCCTAGTGGATATGTTGGAGAGATTGCGTGGAATGCAAGACTATTGTGTCTGTGAGTTTGATGAAGACGAAATAGTCAGGAATGCAATTGTTAAAGACATCATTCTCCGATACAGAAAGTAAATAAGTCATGCGGCATAAATAGTGGTGGGAAATCCCACCACTATTTACAAACACAAGATATTACTTGCTAACAGGACGTTCAGCAGCTTCAGCCACATCAGCTTCTAACTTCTTTTGCTTAACGAGACGCAATGCTGCGCCAGCAAAAGCAAGGGTATTGATCATACCAGCAAGAGCAGCAGGAGCGCTGCTACCATCAACCATATGGTATTGCACTGCGAGATTATAGAGATCCGGGGTAAGACCCAGGATCACGAATGCCCACATGGAATACATCTTGTAAAAGGTTTTCCAATTTTCAATCAGTTCAAATTTCATGATATTTCCTTTGTAGAAAGTTTAGGTATTTCTTATAGTGTATTTTATAAGAGTTTATACTCTTTAAGATATAAACTATCGATAAACTCCCATATCATGGATTGTAAAAGAATACAGATACTTCAAATGTATTGATTCACCTACACATACTCTCATTACCTCCTACCTACTAATCAGGAGAACTCATGTCGTCAACTCAAGAAAATAATCAAGCGGCTATTGTGTCTTTTAATAAGCTGATTGGTCACCTGGCAGGTACACTCAGCGATGATCGGAATAAGTCGCACGAGATAGTTCGGAGAATGTGGAATTCTAAAATATTGAACACTCACGTGACTATTCAGCAGAGTAGGTACGGGATGGCTTGGATGAAGGATATATTGGGATCTTACTTCAGAGTAGATGGTGATTACGAGAAAGTTATTACCAGTCTAGTCAAAGCAATTAATGGGTGGCCTAACAAGGATAGTGAACTGCAAGAGCTTACTCATTCAGAACAGAAGTCAGTAACTGCGTCTTAATACCCTGTAAGTAAAGAGAGTCAAGAACTCTCTTTATGCCGTAACTAATTAATGCTGTGGAAAATCATGACTACTAATCAAGTTTCTAACAATCCATCCGTAAATCAAGTATCTGCTCATGTCGCCATGAGTAAGATGATTAGTGTTGAGAAGTTTGTAGAGCTTCAAAAGCAACGTTGTCTTCCAATGGAGGTAATGCTGGAGCCTCAGGCAGAATGGTTCACTGAAGAAGGATGTAACTATCCTGTTGGCGCTATCCAGTGGGCAGAGGACATTGTGGAAGGTGATATCACCATTTACAGCACTGTATTTCATCAAGCGTACATGTCTGCCGGTCGTCGTTACGATACAAGCGTACAACCAGGAAGCTCCGGCTTCATCAGCGCTATTGCTATCACCGTATCTAAAGTAAACCAGTCTAAAGAAGTAAGGTTGGAAATGACTGTAGGTCATGATAAGGTCATGATCATTACAAAAGAAAAACTGGTTCTCAAAGAAAAGAATTCTAATAAGGTATTTGAAGTATGGTACCGTATAGTTAGAGATGGTGTGAAATACTGGACAATCACGCATGCTCTTCGAGGAGTCATTCCTGAGCCTGATGTGGCTTCTCCACCACTGTATCTTACTAGCTTTTGTCAGCGTATGATTTGTTTTGTACAAACACAAGTGACATACTCGGCAGAAGATCTGAAGAAGATGAAAGATGGGATGAACCGTCAGACATCAGAAATTCAAACACGTCACAGAATCTCTTTAATTCGTAAGACACCTACAGCTCTAGAGCAATTGTACAATGTGACTGTGCAAAATATCTATAATCTTAATAAATCTAATATGGATATTAACTTAGTCAATCGCCTTATAAACAAGGAGTTTTCAGCATTCTTAAATAAGTTTAATGAATTCCTTGATAAAGACTACGGTATTCTTCTGCAAAATTTGGAAGTTAGCTCCTGTCAGGATGATTGTGTATGATAACGTATCTTGACGTTTTGCTGACTTATTACTAGGAGATGAATTTGCTAATATATATTACTAGGCCATATAACCATGAAGTTATGATGGGTGGATGGCGTCACTTCTTACTGTGGACTGATAAACCTCATTACCATCATTGGCCTGTTGACGGGTACCGGCCTATGCGTGATGCAGACCCTAAGGCCACATATACTGACCGCGGATGGGCTCATAACGGTGATAGAAAATCTGGCTGCAGAGTGAAGCCGTTAGTAAAACAAAACCCACAATTACAAGATAATGCTTGGAAGTTAGCTTTCTGGTCTTGTATTCCTAAAACAGAAAATGTGTCACTAGAAGATACATTTAAGTGGGCAGATACCCTTCTTCCAGGAGAAGACTCTAGTAAAGAGTTTCATCGTACAAACTCCGACACCTTAATGTGGCATGTTGGTGGTGAATCAGACAGTAAGGCTAACGTCCATTACCGTAGATTCTTGATGGAAGTAAATCTTATCACAGCTGAGTGTAAGATCGTTATACCTAGAGTTCATTTTTACGATACAAATTCTACTCTAGATACGCAAGAGATCGATGAACATTATGGTAATAGACAGAATTACTGTTGTCCTCAGATGGACGAACATAAGTTGCCATTTTAAGATATAGAAGGTCCTACATGACGTTTAAGCTTATTTCAAAGTTTGAGCTACTGGGTGATAATGTCTGTTTACTTTCGAAAGAAACAGGAACAGGTTACGATTTTAAAGTACTATTTTCTGGTAGTCGCTTTACTATCGATGAAAATGCTAATTTTAATAATTATTTTGAAGCATACGAAGACTTTAAAAATAAATGCGAATTTATGCTTGAAATGATTTCGTTCTCACGTTTTAGTGAGTACTTTAATCAAGAAGCCGTGAATTATAACGGGTGACTTATAAATTAAATGTTTAGAGCATGAAAGTATATGACGACTACTTACTTTATGTAGGACTGTACAGTCATATACTTTTCAACAAGATACTAGAAAATGCTACGACATGGAGTTTACATGAATCTTTCAGATATGCTTGATTACGCTCTGAACTCTAAAGATGTCAAGAATGACAGACTGGATGAGCTATTAAGTTTTATACCAAATGCATGCACTAGAGAAGCCATCCCAATTATTCAAACAGGTGTTAGTTTTTTTCGTAATTGTTCAATACACATGACTGATTGGCTATGTGTTGATGGTGACAGTCGACGAGAATTAACTCCTAACAATGTTGGAGAACAGGCTTTCTTCTCTAGTGACATTCGACGTTGTCGTGACGATAATGAGAATTCTCCGCACAACAGAATTTTCATGTCTGTTACTTTTTTAGATAAGCCTTTAGAGTTCGAAAGATATGAGCGTTTAGACAGCGATCCTCAAGAAGTAATGTATGAACATGCTCGAAGACATGAGTGTCAAAATTCTGATTTCATTTATGCGATCATCGGAGTAATTAACAGTACTCAGCAGCACAGTTACGTCTTTTTTGATACGCATGAAACTAACGATGGTGAGTTGATTATACTGTTTTATAATTCTAATAATAAGTATCAACTTATCAGCATCATGCTTAACTTAAGCGCTATATCTGCAGACGCTGAACTCATTGAAACTCTTGGCGCTGACGAGTCTGAACTTCATCGTGCTGACGAGTATGTTGACGATGATGAAGAATTTGAAGTGATACCAATCAGTTACGAACACTGACAATTTACTAATTTACCACTTTTCTCTCATACTTAACCAGGTAATTATGAAGACACTCACTATCGGCCTAGATTATGATGGTACTGTATCTGAGGACATTAATCTCTGGCTCATGTTCGTAAGACTTGCTCGAGCTAGCGGTCATAAAGTCTACGTAGTGACTATGCGTTATGAAAGCGAAGTTAATGATCCTAACTTTCCTAACAGAGCTATCCCAGATCACTTCCTGAAAGAAGTAGATGGTATTATCTGTACCGGACGGCAAGCTAAACGTAAAGTAACTGAATCTCTCGGCATTCGAATAAATATTTGGATTGATGATAACCCGCTCGCTGTTGAAAAGCACGCTAACGAGGTTTGGGGTTGGTGTACTCCTGAGGGAGTAGTAGTTAAAGATCTGGAAGAAGCTCTGAAAGTATCACGATTAGGATGTCCTGATCCAACTGGAAAAATGCTGGGTAGCCCGTAAAGGAGTTAACGTTATGGAACTCTGTCTTCGTTATAATACATCTGTATCTCAACAGCAAATGTTTAAGAATGTATGTAAAGCTCTTTTACTTAAATCAAGAACTTTACTGGAACGTATTGAAGAAGGAAACTGGGTCCACATATCTGTAGTTTCACAAAAAGACACTACAATAAAAGTTTACTATGACGGTATGTTCGACAGCGTTGTTCTGAAGCACGAAGATTTCGTCACAAATAGTGATCTTCTGCATTATTGCGCTAGTGGTTTTGAGATTAAAGGGTATGTTGCACTTAATTCGTCAGTCGACAGGGTATAACAAAAAAGAGCATAAACAGTAACGAAGTCCGTATTGGAACTTCGTTACTGTTTATGCCGTAGTATAGAAAATACAATAAACTACAATTCATGTAGTGTAAAACTATATACGAGTTAAATCATGTCTCAAGATAAAGATTATCATATCTGGACCATTCAGATAGGTGCTTGGCGATTAGCTCGTGATAACGGAATCGCACTGATTGATGTAACGGTAAAATCAGGTATCAATTCATTCGCTCCTACGTGGGAGAACCTGCGAGCTTATAAAGCAGGTTTAATGTCTAAAGAAGAATATACTAAGCAGTACTACGACAAGGTTATAAGTTCTTCGGATTATAACTTAGATGAGTGGAGGAAATTAGCAGACAATAAACTAATGGCATTAGCCTGCTATTGCAAAGCAGGAGATTACTGCCATCGTCATTTATTCGCACCACTAGTCATAACCTATCTACAGAGTCTAGGTAAGTCTGTAATCTTTCACGGTGAACTACAACAGTAAAGTAGTACCGGTTATCCACTGTAAAAAAGGAAATCAATCATGCAACACGGCCTCCCACAATTGCCCAGTAATCGCAAGATCATGAAGAAGAATTTTAGAGTTGTCGATATCTCTCAGTCAGAATCGAAGCGACTGACACGAGCGATTCATGAATGTATGTCAGTCATGAATTCGTTCAAGACTGATGACCCCGGAGTGTCAAAGCTGAGAATTGCATTCGTTCCACTATACACAATGCTCAGGGAATACGCCGAGCTCTCGTTCCAAAGAGAATTTGATGTTGGATTGATGTTTGAGGTAGTAGTCAAAGAAATTGATTTCATCAATGGTACAACAGATATCAGCTTCGTACATTCCACCGCGCAGCTGAATACAGTTTACAACATCACATTTCGGAATCATCTGTATTCTGAAAAAGAACATGATCTTCAATCACCTAACTGGAAGGTGACGTTGTGAATAACTCTACCTGCAATAATCTTTTAGCTAATCAGAAAGCTTTAAGGAAAAGACTAAGTAAAACAATGTTGTTTGCTTTGGCTACTAGTTGGACTTTAGCGCTAGCACCGTGTGTTCTTATATTGGCACAGATCATCAGATACCATTTAGGTATCACGGAAGAATCTCCAGTTGTTTATACGAATAATGCAGTGGCAGTTATTATAACGTTATATGCTGCATTCACCTTGTCTAATCTTGCTTACGTTATTGTGTTTTGTTACCGCGATAGTAAAGAGAATAAGGTAGACCACAAAGGGACAGCAGATAGCTTGTTTTAAGCCACGCTTTAATGAGTTTAACTAGGAAATATCATGGGAATGAAGAAGTTGAAGAAGCTGGTACGACATGCAATTGATGTGCAAAAAGTTGCATTTTCAGCAATAAAAGAGGCTCAAAGGTATGACGGCTTCGATATACAAGAAATGCTGATTGCGCATGCCGAAGATGTTTGTGAGAAATTTCATAAAGTTGGAATGAAGGTTGTGCAAGAATTTGATAACCTTCGAGAAGAACAAAAGTTTAGTCCAGGACTAAACACCTGGCTCAGGGATAAACTTTCAGATTATGAGGGGTCAATTTCTGCATGTGTGAGTATAATGTATCAAGAAGTCAAGCAACGACTTAAAACTCTTTGATGAAGTAATAGCTAGTAATCTACTGCAGTACTCTTAAGGATGCATATGCACAACGAAATGAGTTTGACTAAGACTGTAATTATGGTTGGTAAAAATATCTGTGGATTGACATTGGTGGCTGCTAACGGTATCCTCCGTAAACATTATGTCAAGATTGTTTGTCTAACAGCATTCGCTGGTTATCTGTATCTTATTTCTTGAATCAAAGAAATTTCAAACACATATGACATAAGTGGAATAGTGTAGAAGTATGCTGTTCTTGATTGAAATGTGTAAGAAAATATTCGAACTCATTATAATTTGTTAGACGACTCAGAGAGTATTTCCGAGAGTCATTTGATCTTAAGTGTTAAAGAGTCATGTACTATGAGAGTTGTGTGTCCAGGAGACACACACTGAGACTCTCAATACGGTATATGGTCTGATGATTAGCACCAACTAATCGAAACACTATGGGTAGATTCGTAGGGGGTGGTACTCCTTGTTTCTGCCAAGTTGTAAGTCTGAACCTAGGTGATGCAGGGTGGAGCTTGGACGAAAGTCGCAAGTGTTGAAGCCACTAAACTAATGGTTCGAGAATGCAGCCTCTAGATCATGAGTTGTTCGGTATATTGCTGAAGCTTTATATTGGATGGTTGCTCGAACAACCAGTCTTGCCGTTTCGAGACGGCGAGATTTACTCGTGATACTGAGATTGTGTTTTCAACAGTTTTTACTACGTACAGGCAAATATGTAGGCTTATAGAATCGGTAGCGTAGTGATAAACACGTTGCCGGTAATACTACAGCCGAGTAACAGTAATGAGTCTGTACGTAGTCTTTTATCCGATAGATGTAAACAGTTTCGCCATCCACAGACGAATACGGGTATGACTTTAATCATATTCTTCCATCATCTTGACTCCAGGAATATTTAGCTATTAGATCTTGCAAGAGTCTGACACTCGTGAGAGTGCTGAGGTTGGTAGCCTCATCAGAAGTTCTCTGAGATTTAGGTTAGTATTCTGGGACCTGTGTGTATGGCCTTTTATTTGATGTCTAGTCCACAAGACATGATGTCAAATGCTGTCCGGAGGGATCTGGCCAGAGCTGATAATTCCTGACTACAATTGGGAATGTGATCGACAATCCACTTCCACTAAGACCATAGTTGGTCTTAGTGGAAGTAAAGCTGCCTGTTATGGGTAGAGACGGCAGCGCTGACGATTGTTCAGTGTCGTGGCCGTCACTATTTCTTTTATCATCGAATCCAGTTTTATTTTTGGAAGTGTGTCAGAGTGGTTTAATGAGACAGTCTTGAAAACTGTTGGGTCAGAGATGGCTCCGTGAGTTCGAATCTCACCACTTCCTCCACAAACTTTAGGAGATCAACATGGCTATTAGTAAAGAAGCAATTGCTAACGCAGTCGGTGACTTCACCTACATGTGGGGAATGCACTTCTTCATTGAAACAGCTCTTGGTAACTTTGTGTGGTCCGATCCAGACTATGGTGGTGATAACACGATGACGTTGTACAAGGGAAGTTACAAGGATTATTGTAAAGGAACCGACCCTGGATTTGGTCGCTCCAAAGGAAAGCATTTGATAGGTGGATACTGTGGTGAAAACTTCACAGTAGTGATTCCGCAATAGTTTCTAGGGCCGTTAGCTCAGATGGTTAGAGCAGCGGCTTAAAAAAAAAAAGAACATGAAAATAGAACTAGAATCTCCATTCAAGGAGAAATGGAAATGTGGGTACATTGTTGTAAACCCAGAGAATAGAAGAAATGTTATTCTCTACAATACTGGGGAAACCAGTACAACAATTTCATATGCTCGTTATTTGATGTCTGTTAAACTCGGATATATCGTACCAGATGGTCTTGAAGTCGATCACAAAGACGATGATAAAACAAACGACGATATTAACAATCTGCAGATTCTGACAAAACCACAAAATAGAGAAAAAGCAGACGAGTTGTTCAGAAGCAAAAGAATTCCAAAACACGGGACTCTTACAGAATATCGCTACTGTAAATGTGACCTTTGCAAAGAAGCAAAGAGTGTCTGGATGAAACAATACAGTAGAGATAGAAATAAAAATGGGCCGGAAGCATAAGCCTGGTATAAGCACTGGCCTCATAAGCCAGCGATAGTGAGTTCGAATCTCACCCGGCCTACCAGTTTATAGAATAAGTAGAGATCACATCAACACTTATTCTCTTTTCTTATTCAAACATTCAATCTGGATTAAGTATGAAGATGCCTAATGCAAAGGTCCTCACTAATGTATACACGACTATAACAGAACCTCAAATGCAGCAAGATTACACAGACTCGCAAGTTCAGGAAATGAACGACGACAGGAATCACCTTGAAGAAGCTGACCAAGCATATGCTTTGGCAAAAGAAAATAAGGAGAAAGCCGACAAGATAATGACTTCTCTTAAGGGAATTGACAAGTCCACAAAGGAAGCTCAGGATCTTGTTAATGAAGCAGCACACCGATTTCATCAAGCTGCTTGGCTTTTTGATAAGAGTGCAAAGCTATATGAGGAAGCTGTAAAGCATCCGAAACCGTAACTTACTGATGAGCTCAACGGTTTAAAAATAAATGAGCGAAACGAGTAGGAATACTCGTATAAATGATCCAAGCTGCGAGGACTAACAGTGACACTCGTGGCTCTGGGAGGAAGCGATGGCAAAAACCATCTAAAGTGGAGAGTTGGCACTTTCTAAACTGTACGTCACTTGATTTGGTTGCCAGCCATTTTGAGTGGAAGCTGTTTCTCTGTAGACTGACGAGTCTAACGAGGGCAACCTATAGTCCATTACCCGGATAAGATGCGGCTGGTGGACTATAGGGAGTCAAGCTATTAATGAGAAATTGAATGAAAATAATTGATGCAGGTCACATTTACCATCTTGATAATCTTGGGACACCAGGTCATCAGGAATTGAAATTCTGTAAAAGAAGTAGCCGGCATGTGAGGCATGATGTCGAATACCAAGGAACAAATACTCAGGAAGTCATTCGAGCACTCTTGGATAGGTCTGTCTACCTTGATGGATTGATTCCGTGTGACGAAACTAAAGATGCGATTTGGCATTTAAAGCAAGCTTTGCATGCTTATGAAGCCAGAGCTCTGAGACGAAAACAAGAGAAAGTAAATGGTGGAGCGGAACATGCTGAAGCTCGAGAGCGCTACAGAGACATTCCTTTCGACCATGAAGAAGTTGAAGACATGATTGTTGGTGATGATGGACATGTACTCATAATGTCCATCTAGTTTAGTTAGTAAAATAACCGTCTTATGCTGAATGGGTATTAGTGATTCGCGAATACTTATGTGAGCACGAGTCATGACTATCCAGCAGAAACATGAGCACCACCGAAAAATGCGTTGGGGATATATGTAGCTTCCTTCAAAAAGAAGCTATGTACGAAACGATGCAATCGAGAGACGGTAAAATAGCAGGAAACGATTGAGGTCAAACTCTAAGCGTACTAGGTGAGAATCCTATACCCTGTTAGGTGAATATCTTCAAATTCGGCGAACACTAAAGTAGACTTGGACCTAACAAAATGGAAACATCCAAAAGTGATGATCCATTTATGTAATAAGTTTACCATGTCAACGCCGAGCCAAGCTTGAGTAATTTTTCAGTAGCGATTAAAAGAACGTAGAGTGTTGAGTCATGCCGGCAGGTATGACAATAAACAGACGATAGTAGCTTCGAAACCTATGATTCGTCCATGGAGTAGGGCTCCTCCGGCTATTGATGTATTGAATGTATTAATTCAGAAGGTGAACACAGCACTGTACTAGAGATATAGGTCAAGCGGTAGACTCCGCTGTGGAATGGTCCGAGTTCGACTCTCGGTATCTTTAGTATCTGAATTAGTAATGATATACACATACCTGTGAAGGTACGTAGATTATTCTTGAAGGTGTAGAGACTAGATGGAGATCATCCAAGTGTAGGCTTAAAGAGCGGGTGTTGTTGGAATGAACAACATGTGCTTTGTCTAGGGTGGATAGCTATATTGGAAATATCCCCAGTAAAATGGAGTGACAATGCCGATATGATTGCCGCCGAGTAACAATGGATGAAGGCATAGTCCAGACCACAAACGAGAGTATTTGGATTTATATAGATGGAGGTCTTCCTAATAGAAGATCGTTGAAGTCTCCAAAGAAATGGCTAGCACAGCCAAGATGACTGTAGTCGCATTTGAGAAAAGTCATCCTCGGTAGTGAAAACTATAGTGGTACGGTAACGGTTGTTTGAAAGTAGTAAGCCGATCTAGCTCATTGGTAGAGCAATCACTGTATGTAGTCTGATCAATAGGAGTCTGCCCACTTAGGAGCAGATAGCATTTAGCTAGTCCTAGCCCGCCCTGGCTGAACGTTCATCTTCGGATGTGAATAAACGTCTATGGGTATTGATGCTGGTAATGTAGTAATCTCCGCTATCTAGACAATTGGATAAATTCTCTAAGAGAAGCCTGTGCTAAGAGATAGCACAGGCAGTCCAATGACGCAGAAGCAGTGAGTTACACAGTTAACAGTTGGGATAAACGTTAGGTGATAGAAGTCTGTTCGATTCAGGCGATCGGTTCCAGTTTAAGTATGGTATAATAAATGCCCTCGTAGCTCAGTTGGTAGAGCACCCGCTTTGTAAGCGGAAGGTCGTCTGTTCGATTCAGACCGGGGGCACCATATTGAGACAGTTGCATAATTTGTTAAATTGATTTCAGAATGCCCGGGTGGCGAAATAGGTAGACGCAAGGGACTTAAAATCCCTCGACCTTACGGTCATACCGGTTCGATCCCGGTTCCGGGCACCATTATTTGTTAAACCTTTACATGCACTTAAATAGATGCATGTAATGAATACATGAGGCCAAAATCTCATGTATTCACAATGTGTTGTGTTTTCTTTTTTTCTCAGCCCGCTCTAAAGCAGTGATATGACTTAGAGCAATATGGAGTAATTTGATGAACAGTAAAGACGGTAATAGCAATGTCGATGACTTCTATCATCCAGAAACTGGTGCGTTTATCGCCTATTTTCTAAGAGCAGCTCGTAATGTATCAGCTTGCGGATTCGAGTTTCCAGATCCTAACGATAGAACACCAAATCAGCCTTCAGTGATCATTCAGCCGAATGTTATTAATACACTGATGTCTCAAATAAAATCTTTTTCAGTGAGTTGTGCTCGGGAGGACCGTCTCGATACTAACATCACTAATAACTGGGACGACGAGATCGCGTATTTCTTGCGTCACACTCAATCCCCAGACATAACAAGCAAGTACCTTGATACCTACATGTTTGCAGCAATAGCCAAACGTTTAGGTTGGCACAGTACTGCAGTATACGGGAAACAAGTAATTTTAGTTGCTGGCGTACAGACATACTGTTAATCATGCCTAGAAAAGTATATCGTCTTGAAGATGAGAAAGGTAATGGACCTTTTCATGGTGACCAAGTATGTGTCCGTTACCTAACACCGCATTATGATCCAGATAAAATGGCGAAGGCGATGAGTCTTCCTGATGAAGTACTTGAGGCACTTAAAATAGCCAATTTCGTATTTGGATGGAATAGATTATCTGACTATAGAAAGTTCTTCAAAAGAGGAGGACAATCTAAATGTAGTGATCTTGGTTTCATTCAGGTAATCTACAGACCAGAGCTACGACTTGATTTTCCAGATGGTCAAGTAATGTTCTCAAAGCCAAATATATCTATTGAAACACCCTATTTAAAACTTCTTCTTAAAGCTATTAAGAAGATGACGAACATTTCTCGATAGCTCAGTTGGATAGAGCAACAGCCTTCTAAGCTGTAGGTCCTTGGTTCGAGCCCAAGTCGAGAAACCAATTGTTATATTGATAACAACGAATTATTCCCCGGTAGCTCAGTTGGTAGAGCAGCTGATTTCTACTCAGCGGGTCGGGGGTTTGAATCCCTCCGGGCGGACCAATAAGAAGGTCGAAAATTTTATGGCTAAGAAACAAAGAATAATCAAAAATGGTTATGTGGCTGTAGTTGATCCTGAAAAATTGGAAACTGCATCTGTCGAAGATTATCAGTACGAACATCGACTGATCGCTGAAGAGTTACTTGACAGACCTTTTAAAGAAGGTGAAGAAGTTCATCACCTCGATGAGAATAAAACAAATAATTCTCCAGATAATCTCCTAGTTCTTTCTGGACCGATGCATGCGAAGCTGCATACGTGGCTCAGCAAAAATATAATCACTCCAAAGCCCGAATATGCTGAGAGAAAAGCACTAGGTTGTATTCGTTGCGCAACATGTGATAAGCCGGTTGATCATACAGAGAAGTACTGTTCTCGACCATGTCAAGACTTTGGTCGTCGGAAAGCCGAACGTCCTTCGAAAGAAGTCTTAGCACTAGAAATTGAAACCACTTCAATGGTCAAGCTTGGTGAGAAGTATGGTGTATCGGATAATGCAGTCCGTAAATGGGTTAAGTCTTATAATTTGATTTGAACAATTCCACAGTAAGCATAACTGGTACTGCAACGCGCTGTTAACGCGTCTTCCGAAAGGTCTTGCTGGTTCGAATCCAGCCTGTGGAGCCAAATTGGATATGTGGCAAAGAGGCTTAACGCAACGGTTTGCTAAACCGTCGAACCCAGCAATGGGTTCCGTAGGTTCGAATCCTACCATATCCGCCAGTTTTTTTAACTAGTAAAAAGGCATTTGAATAATGGCTAATACGACCATACATCAATCCAGTATCAATTGGGGTTCACTCCTTGATACACTCGAGACATATATCAATAGTAGAGAAACAAGCATAAGACGCGTAATGTCTGGTTTTGTCACGGCAAGCCCTACGCTTTATCGTGAGTGGCGGACAATCCTTCTTGGTGGTATTCGTCAGAGTGAAAAGACAATGACGTTGGTGAATAGAGCACTTCCTCTGAAACGAGAAGCACTTTTTATTACTGTAAATAAACCATCGCAAGAGAGTCTGCAGAAACTACTGGTTCAGTCAGGTACTCGAGGTAATTATCTGCCAGTAGTAATGACGATGAAAGATTTTCTAACTACGTATAGTGGAGATAGAGAGTCTCTACACAAGTTTAAGAAGATCATTGTCGATGACGCTACATACACGTTTGAACATTTTCGCCGGAACTCTTTCTACGATTGTGTTCATAATGCAGCTACTATTGATTCACTCATCTATTTAATCGGGTGAGTAAAGGTTGTTGTCTGAAGATATGCATAAGAGTCGGTTAAAGTGAGATAGTATCTCCACCGTCTAGGGACACGCGTAAACGTACGCTCTTGGGTCTCACTGTCGAGGCAGCTTCAGACAACATTCAATTTCGTTTTTCAAGTTTTATATTTTACCGGACTCTCGCGAAAGGGCCTAACCATTTCCATGTAATTTGGAAATCGTCGAGTAGAGTGGGTGTAGAGTAAAGTGCTTGAAACAACGAATAAAACCTTCCAAACTTACGGTGGATTCGGAAGGAAACTGATACCTAAAACTAGTAGTGTATGATAGTGTAGGTTTTATTTATTAGTTAGACTACACATTGTACACGGAACCGTCTTGTTATAGATATTGGATCACAGGTGGAGTCTTTACCTGACTCGATGCATTTTACAGAACTCTAGGAACCTCTCTCGGATAATAATCCAACAGAGAGCTAACGATCAGTTTTAACACCAAATGGCATTGAGGTATTAATGTTGGTGATGTGGGAGCCTTACCGATGTTACATGATAAACCAGATCGAGACTCCACCTGTGATCCAACTTAAGAGATACGCGGCTCTTAAGTGTCTGCGGTTGTGGCACATGAAATTCCAGTAGCTTTACATGCCCGGATGTCGCTGGAAGCCGTAGACAGGATCGCTTAAATTAATTGAAAAGTAGTGGCCATTAAATAACCATTCGGGGTAACGCCATTTAAGGACCCGATGCAAGTACTAGTGAGAGGAAGTGCGCACTTCTTTCTTGCGATGAAGGTAGTACTGAAGATTAATATCCTGTCCCTTCGAAGGTGAGTCTTGAGCACTCAAAATTAAATCCACACAGCCAAGAAAGTGTGGATACAAAAAACAGGTAGTAGGCAGGAAGAGGATGGGATTAACTCCCATCCTCTTTTCTGTTAAAATTTTTTTATGTTATAAATGGCAATAGTGTGATTGTAACCAGACTCATAGTGAGGATAAATTGATCATTTCAAAACTACTTCCGGCTCAAGATGGTTCTAGGTATGTAATTACACAGGGGGCTATTGCTTGGAATGATGATAACTGGTACATGAATCCAGCCAATGCTCTATGGATTCAGCTAGTATTGATGGGTGCTAAAGATTGGTTAAAGTGTCGCAATGGTTTGAAGTTGGATAAGAACACATATAACTTCCAATTTATGAATACATTGTCAAATCTAGTAAGAAACATCGACTATGGATTTAACTCAGAAATTAAAATAGTTTCTAGCAAAGTAAGTAATCCATTGCAGTCTCGCAGTAATAAGACTGCTGTCAAGCTCTTGTCTTGCACTTTGTCTGAAATAGTCGATAGTATTTCTGTTCCGCATCATTTCTTTGATAACTCAGATCGTGGTACCTTTGTTCAGTTTATTTTCAGAGAGAATGAAAAAGTAAAACACAGCCACATGATGCAATTAGCTAAAATGAAGTTGTCTAGTAATACAGAGAACATTCTTCTAATGCTTAGGACTGAATGTGATGCTTCAGAATTTGCTAGTCAGAAACTACTGGTTGAAATGAAGAAAAAAGCACTACGTACCTGAATTACATAAATTAGAATAAAGAATCAAGGTCTTTTAGAAGGTCTTGATTCTTTATGCCCTAATGTAATCTGTAATTATTTTTTAATTGTATTTTATTTCAGATACATATAACAAAATTGAAATAGAGGCAGGATGTGCTTTTATTCTTGCTGTTACATATTTTCTTTTTATCACAATCAACCATTAATGGGAAATGATCATGGATCAATTAGTCTGTATTGAAAAATCGAAGCCCTTTTCTGTCGATGTAGTAAACTCCAGTGAAAACTGGGGAATCATCAGCGCCACCGGTATCACGTGGTTGGCTGATGAGCAGACTGATAGTCATATCCGTGTGACGGCATACAGTCAAGAAAACATCCAAGAAATAAAGAATATGCTGGAATCACTGTCTTCCGATCCGTACCCCAATCTTTCCTAAATAGGATAAATCATGTCAAAACTAGCATGCGCCTTGGAAACATACAACAAGCGAGGTCTCTTCAGCGCACTCATTGTGTTTCTGGGTGGTAATGGTGTTGATGAAAAGATGATTCAGATCACCTCTCCAGATTCATCTTTGTTCCACACAATCGAGAAGCGATTGGCTCGTACTCGGTTAGTGAGGTCAGCCAATCCCACCAGCGCTATCTCTGAAGAGTTCAGTGAGTGTCTGATTGGATTTACTGCAGCACTGACAGGTTGTCACGAGTATCTGAGCCATAAGACAAAGTCAAAACACTTCATTGTACAACTGACATACTTTGGAGCTATTGAAACAACTTCGACGTACGTTCTTACAATTCGAAGCGTGGCCAGCGGTAGTCCAGTTTTGATTTCCGTGATAAATGGAGTCTACTAAAGAAATTCTCTCTAGATAGAGTAATAGTAAAGCATTATTCTTATCAAGAGAAAAATGCACGTTAACAAGTTATGGTTGACTAGTTATCGTGTAACCCACCAAACCAACCAACTCTCCCTAAAAGGATTTACCATGTCGAACGATTCTAACTCTGTTGTTTCTGACGTCACACTTTGTGAAGTTCTTTCTGAACGTCCCGGTTCCTATGTTCAAGCAGAAGCGGCAGCAAACAGCATCCCTGGCCTGACGTCGGATACTTCAGCCAGTACTCACCAAGCCAGTGCAGTTATCGATCTCAGTAACACGGTGACTGATGAGCTGGTGAACCCGGTCAAGGAAAAGACCCCGCGTAAGCCAGTTTCTCAGAGTGAAATCTGGGAAGATTCAACTGGCCTGGTGCGTGTGTCTACTCATGTCAATGGTACCTTTGACGTGCTGTACAAGACTCCCCAAGTGTCTGTGCCGGTGTGGGATCACATGGTATTGGCGGTGTTGCATGGTGTCATCATGGCCCTCTCGAACGACGGTAACAAGCCGGAAAGCATCTGTCGTTACAAGGATCCGGCCGATACTAGCCGCGCAGCAACTTTCATGACTGCCCTGATGGGTGAGTTTCCTGAGTTTGGTTATGAAAAGGTGTTGGATCTTGGTGATGGACTTGCTCGTGTTCTGGGTGGCACGTATTCCGCAATGAGTGCTGAGAGGAAGAATCAACTGTCTGCTACTTTCCAGAGCATCCTGGTGTCTGGGTCGGTGCTGAAGAACGAAATCGATCAAGCCAGTGGTCTGGTGACGATGGCTGCTCAATTCGGTGAGAAGGTGTTGAAGGTTCGTCTGACTGGAAAGATTCCGGTCGGTATCGCCGGAACTCTTCGGGTGCCTTACCAAGCAATTCAAAACAACACCGCAACTCGTAGCGCTCGGGTATATAACAACAGTACCCGTAAGCCGGTGGTCAAGGAACAGTCGAAGATCGAACCCAGTAACTCGTACGAAAATCTGAAGCAAGACCTGACGGCGTTGCTTGATACAGCTACTCGTCTCAAGCAGACTTTGCTCGCTGAAATGGATTCGATTGGTGTTGTGGCCAACAACGTCCCTGATGGTCGTGGTAAGGTTAAGGTTGAGCGCAAGCCTCGTTTCCAAGACGGTAAGTTTGATACTAGCGGTGATAAGTTCACTAATGCCAATGAGCTTAGCGATAGCACGCGTGCGCCTTCGTCAAAAGCGAAAGGTGGCCGTGGTAAGTCCAATGGTAATGCTGGTCACGGTGAAAAGTTTGCGCGTGGAATGACTCCGAGTATTCAGTACATGGATGACAGTCCTGTTGCGTCATCCGGTGCTGGTACTCTGGTGACTTTCGATACAGCTGCTGTAGTGAATGCTGTAAAAGAGCATGTCCAACGTGGTGATGTCCATGCTGCTCTGGGTGATCCTCTTCCCAATAACAACAAGCAGCGGAAGTCGTACACGGTGGGTGATGAAGTGAAGTCGGCTTTTGCTGACAAGCTGAAGAATGCTTTGCAGAGTAAGTAAAAAAAAAATAAGAAATCAGTGTAGGTCAGTGTAACTACAGAGTCGTGCCACTTAGCACGACTCTGTAAGTTACTTTACTATCAAATGAGATTTTCTAGATTTTATCTGATAGTTTTCTCAAACCGATTCACTCAATTGGAGAACCTTATGGTATTTGATACTGAACGTTTTGAGCGCATCATTTCGTACATGGCTGCTTCTGAAAGCAGTTTCTTTGAGACTGCAGTATACGCTCTGGGTCTATCTACAGTTAATACTCGATTCCATCGCAACACCGTACTGGAGCGTTTCGAATTGACGGAAGCGCAGCTGGACTGGTTGAATCACAAAGATCGCACCAATGCCGAATTGGTTGACTTCATGAATTCACCTCATGACGGTTACAACGTCGACGGTCGTGACGTGCATGGTTTCGACCGTGAAGGCTATGACATCTTCGGATGTGATACACAGGGTCTTGACCGAAATGGCGTCTGTGACTACAAGCATCTCCAGCTGGCTGAAGTTTAATAGTTCTCGTTAGAGATAATCAATCGCGGCATACAAGGCTATGGACTAATCCCATAGCCTTGTATGCCGTATCGTTCAACATCCTCTAGAAAGTTTCATCATGAAAAAGCTTATTGCATTCATCTTCCTGAGCATACTGTCAATTTCTTCTTCAGCGCAGAACCTCGCTTGTGACATGCAACGTGATGCGTATGCTGTCGATCAGTGTTATGCAGGTCAGCTTCGGATCGCTCAGATGGAGATGGACTATTTCCTTGGTCAAGTCTACGACAGCAAGAAACTGACCCAAGACTTCAAAAACAACTACGACAGACAACACAGTGCGTGGGTTAAGAAGGCCAACACTGGCTGCATGACAAACGTCTGTGTCTACATGAAAATTATCTACCGTCGGAACGAGATTGGTACATTACTGAACCAACTCGACAAGCAAAAAGAACCTGAACAAAAAGATGTTAAAGTCATGGAATGGTAATAACCATTTACCAGTAAACACTATAATGCGCAATTGCGCATTATAGTGTCATTGTTTTAATGTATTTATTTTTTTAAATGAATAGGTAAGGTCCCGCTATGAATAAAGTAATGTATTATGTTTCATCTGCAGTCGGTAATAGACATATGTGCGGTGTACGAATTGACGGTGACGTAAAGAGTACAGAGCAAAATGTAATGGCTGTAGCTATTCCAATCATCTCACCGCGTATTGACATTACGCAGGCTGTGTTTAAAATATGTGCCGTGTTTACTGATCCGCGCGGTAAAGTAAAGCAATCAGGAACAATTAACATTGCTATTGAACATTTAAGCAGCTTTATTATTAAGTTACTAAAGCTACTGAGTTTGATGCCGAACGATAAAAGACCGAAGTGGTGGCATCATTCTCTTGAAACTTTTTATGTTGATAACGATAATAGTAGAAGACAGGTCACGCACCTAGCTACTATGGTAATGCTGTGCGCTTCTTCTGGTGCTGTTGAAATCGATTATGTGAATTATGCTGGGAAAAGGGAATGGCGTCTTATCACAATGAGATGGCCGCCGCGTTATGGTACTAGTAAGCATCATCCTGATCATCAGTGGCTTATTGATGCATATTGTCATATTCGTGATGATCGTAGAACATTCGCAATGACAGATATTCTTGGGTGGCGTAAACCTTTGTAAGAAAATTGACTGCATAAAACCCGGAACCATAATAGGTTCCGGGTTTTATGTCTTATTCTTTTTTTTTTGAACTACCAACTCAAAAAAGGAGGAGCATCCTTAATTGATAGTAAATCAGCTACTGAACGTTTAGCACTAAAAAAATCTGATGCTTTAATTTCATCAACTGTAAGATCGTTATCACTATCCCATGAAAGATTCTTAAAATTATCAGAATCACAAACAGGTGCTTCGATCTTCCAGTAACCTTTACCTAATCTATAATTCTTAGAAAACCATAAACCTTCATCAAGAACTACATCTACATAGATAGTGGCTTCATATTGAGGTAGCTCACCAATGCGAGGAATAAATGTAAACTTAGTACAAAAAACACGGCCTGCTGGAATAGGCTTATAAGTACGAGTACCTTCATTGTAATTAACAAGCCATGTCTCATCACTTTGCTTAGCATCAGGTACTAATGTCTTATCAGGCTTCAAACAGAATTCATACGGTATCTTGTAAATACGATAACCGTTTTTCCAGTCTGCTTTATTCTCAGCAGTACGTGAAGCGTTACCCATGTAGTCATCTACAATAGTTGAGTATCCGAGCATACAACCGTATAGAGTTGGTGCACCTACAATTCTAGGCGTAGTGCGATCTTCTCTACTCATCTGCCTGGTAGAAATCCTTGGTACCATTTCTTTCAAATTAGTATTCATGGAAATATGTAGAATCTGAGGAATAGCTGACTCTTCCAAAGACTCTACATTACATGATCTAACGACACTATTTGGAATTCTGTTAAGATATTCTTCTATTTCTTTTCTAGACATTTTAACTACTCACATGTTAAGTAAAATACGACATATGATTTATACTTAGTACTAATGTCAATCACGCAGCGTCGTTAAATTGAAAAAAGGCAGCTTTCTCAGATCCATCACTCAACTTTACAGCACCTGGCCGTTTAGTCGATGTATCAGGTCCGTTTATATCATCACGAATATCACCAACATCTTCAAATGGTAGAACACAAAATTTGTGTTCTTCTGGTGTCTGAATAACAACTCTATGCTTACCACGTTGAATAGTTAGATACGACTTACCGTTCACAATAACTTTATGGATGTACAACTCAAGGTCAACTTCCTGATCCACTGTTCTACAACCATCGTAATAACCTTTATTAGCAATCTCTTTTACAAAGTTTTCATCCATGCCATTTCGGATAAGCATCTTTGCTTCAGTTGATAACTGATGAGGTGTAATGAGAGATATCTTTCTAGATGAAAAGAAATTTCTTGTACGACGGTACATGTCACGCATCGGTGAACCAATTGGTCCTCCTTCCATACATCCTGTTGTAGGTAACATTGGAAGATAATCCAACATGCACAGATGTATCTCGTACCCTTCAGCCTCTAACTCTAGAATCTTATTACAGAGATCTCGGTATGTCCATAGTGACGGATTCACATGCATCATCTTGATGTGGTATCCGTTTACAGTCAGCTCGTTAGTAATATACTCAGAAAGCTCTTCAAGTGACTTTCCATTTATATCAGCTAACTTACCAGTCTTATTCTCATAAATGTTTCTATATAGAAACGGTAGATTTAGACTTAGAGGATCTTCAAAAGAGATACGAAGAAGAAGAGGTTTCTTATTCGGATTAAGCATGTACGGTTTATTGTATAGAGCGATATGCTTGAATAAAGATAATGTCATACCTGTCTTGAAGTTATGTTGCAAAGCTCCAATTACAACACACTCGCCACGTCGTAAACCGCCTTGTGTCATTCTGTTCAAAGCTTGCCATCCAAACTTCATGATACCTTTATCGTCATTAAGTTCTCGTGCTTGACCCAACACTTTTTCAATAGACTTTGAATCTCCTAAGTCTATTGAATTTACAATAGCTGGATCTATAGTCTTAGTGGTGTTTAAATATGGCTCAAGTTCAATTTGCACTTCTGCAACAAATTGAGAAATACTTGTAATCTTGTCTCTCTCAAAACGAATCTTTCTAGCTGCTGCTGAAATTATTTGAGTTACTTTTTCTTCACGTTGATGATCGTTAAGTGAGAAACGTAAATTGATACAGAATTTCTTTAACTCATTTTCGTCTAAGTCAACTTCTATTCCTTCAGAAAAAGAAGTATATAAAGACTCTTCATCACGAGTAACGTGACGGATTCTTTGGAGCAATTCTGTTTTAGAATATTGATGACTTGCATCGAAACTACACATCTCCATGCAGATTTCTTTAAGCCCACCAAGTAAGTCGCGTTCTGTATTAACTAACCCAACACTAACTTCTGGCAATGCCACATTACTGATAATTGTCTTTACAAGATCAGTAGAATTATCAGTAATGTTAGGTAGCTGACTCTCACGAAATAGTAACGTAACACATTTCACTAGGATAAGTTTTTTGTCGTTCATGAGGTATTTCTTTTAGAAAAAATTCTTTAAGGAAAATAATGTAACTACATTTCCTATGACAAAACATTTAACGATCCTATAAAAAACAACAGCACTTACAATAATAGTTATAAATAATGTAGTGGACCATACATTGGTTATTATAAACCGGGAACAAACATTATGTACCGATTCAGCCCGATGCACCAGTGTGTGTATGTAATTCCTAATTGGATTGCAGCCACACTAAAACGTCATCAAATGCAACTATCAGATTTACTTGTGTTTAACAAGATTAAATCTATCCTTTCTATGAATGATTTGCTCAGCATTGAAGCTGCGCAATCGTACTTCAAAGAAGTTATTGGTATTAAAGAAAATCAATCTATTCTTTATGAATGGTATTCTACTGCTAATGATGTGGATAAAGTTTATATCAATACACAAATAGAACCATTATCTAAAGATAAATTTCAACGAGATACCGTACATTCTTTACTGTTTACTGAGACTAATAATCTGAGTGGACAACCACCATTCGAGGTAGTGCCTTTGGCTGACCTCGCTATCGGCGTGGTGATTTCACCTGGTGCTTTCGCGGGCACTAAGGCGAACGATCATCATCTGTCGGTTATTCGTGACATACTGAAGCAATTGTATGTGTACGAAAAGCGCACTCCTGTTACAGCTTCCGGGTTGTATCTCAGGTATCTCGAGCTTTTATCGCAGGAATAATAGTCTGCAATAAAACATCTTTTTTTGTTTGCGTGTCCCAACAAAATCTCTTTCTCTGGAAAATAGGAAAGTCTTAATCATGAAGAATATGTTTCAAAAGCAAAAGCCCACTACTGGCCTCGGTCAGCTGGTGGAACAACTCAAGCGTGACGTTAACGCCAATGGCGGCGGTTCGTTTGTTGATGCTAGTCTTTCCCGCGCCGCAGTGGCTATGGAAAGCATGTCTGATACCCACGTTAGCCATCTGCATAATTCAATTGATCGTTTGCAAAACGCTCTGAACTTGATTATGCAATCCGGTAAGTCGATGGGCATGGAACAAGTTTCTGTGTCTTCTCAAGAAGCCGGTTTGGTGGCTGGCGTGATGTCTGGTGATATCAGCTCGTGGATGCGTACTGCGAAGCCGATGCCGACGTCGACTGAAGGTGACCGTTACATTGGTACCTCCAGTGGTGTTAACCGTCTGTCGCAAGCTATGGAAGCTTACGACGAGAAGGAAAACAAGAACGCTGCAGTGTATTCTGTTGCGTACAACATGCAAGCCGCTCGTCAAGATGAGTTCGGTGAAGCTCTGTATCCTACCGTCACCGTGACTCCCGATCAAGTCGGTTACACTGTGTCTGTGCATCTGGTGCAAGTGTACAATGAAGTTCGTCGTCTGGCTACTGGTGCTCTTGACCAGTTCCGTCGTCGCAATATCATTCACGCTCTGCGCGATCCTTCGATCCTGCAAAATGATCTGACGAAGATTGTTCCTATTCACGCTGTCGGTTCTGCTGCTAACTTCGTGAGTTCCACTCTTCTGACGCCGCGTACTGTGTTGCTGGGTGACGAATCTCTGACGACGTCGGCTCTGGCCTTCGCTAAGAAGTTCTCGCTGCTGGGTATTTCGCAATCAGCTTCGTTGCTGGCTACTGGCCAACAAGATAGTACTGATGCTATCGATACCGCTGTTCGTCTGGGCGCTGTGTACATGCATCTGTTTGATGCCAATGGCGCGAATCCGGATATCAACGAAATCATCAAGTTTACGACTGCTGATCTGCCCCTGGCTACGTTTAATCACGCAGTGCAAGGTAACTACCGTCTGATGCAACTGAACTTCACCACGAGTTCGTTGAAGATTGACGCTGACACCAAGCTTGTTACCGGTGCTAGTTCTGTCATTCTGGCTGGTGTTGCTTCTGGTAACTACACTGTGCGTCTGGGTGTCACGATCAATGGTTCCGTGAATATGGAAACCGCTGATACGGAACTTCTGACTGGTGCCGTTAGCGTTGTGAGTGTGACTGATGAAGACGGTGTTAAGTATGCTCCGACTGATAGCGCTGTGTCGGCTATCGTTGCTGCATTTAGTTCGGCTGTCCTGGTCGGTTTCGATCTGGATGCTCGTCGTACGAACACTAACCGTCGTCAACGTGGTCAACTGCTGGACGTGACCGTTTTCAATCAGACTTACGCAGTGCCCCTGCTGGCTCCGATTACCGTGCCGCGTCCTCTGGGCCAAGGTGACAACACCGACGCTTCGGATCTGGCTGCTCTGATTACTGCTACTCGCATCCGTACCAGCAACGCTGCTGTGACTGAACTTCTGCGTGCACGTGATCTGCTGCAAGCGTATGTGAATAACAACGATGCAATCGGTGATTCTCCTGAAATTCTGGGTGTGGCTCGCTTCCTGGTGGATCCGTTCTTCGAACTGATTTCTGTGGATGTGGCCGATATCACGAATAGCATTAAGTCAGCTGAAAAGGATCAAGACATCCAAGGTGCTCTGGTGTCGATCATCCGTTCGCTGGTCTATCGCATGTACCGTGACAGCGGCTACAAGGCTGCTGCTGATGCTCTGAATGGCGGCGTTGCTCAAACTCCGACAGTCATTATCGCTACTGATCCGGTTCTGTCACGTTACTTGAACATTACTGGTGACCCGCGTCTGCTGGGTGATCATTTCAATGTTAAGGTCGTGTCTACGCTGGATATCCGTGTCACTGGTAAGATCTTCGTGACCTTCGGTACTTCTGAAGGCGCTGCTTCTGGTGTTCCCAATCCTCTGCAATTCGGTAACATGGCTTGGAAGCCTGAACTGACGCTGGTTCTGCCGCTGCATCGCAATGGCGCAAACAGCAAGGAACTGACGGTGCAGCCGTCATTCCTGCACATCACGAACCTGCCTGTCCTGGGCGTGCTCGAGGTGTCTGGTCTGGCCGAACTGACCAACAGCAAGATCTCTATCGACTTTCATGATGTGACTTGATAAATACTTGACAATGGTGTAGATGATTAGTAATGATCATCTACACCAGGAATTCATTCTTGTTTCCAGAGCAAGATGTTTTCTTGGGGCTTGTCCCAAACAGAGCGTAATTGCTCTGTTTGGGATTTATGCCGCATAGACAGTCAGGCTACATTGTAGCCTGACTGTTAATACTTTTTTATGCTGTCTTTTATACTCTAATGAATTTTGTTTCAGATACATATTACAATCCTGAGTAATGCAATAGCTGTATTACTAGAATTTATTCTCATGATGAAAATAATAATAAATAAAGAAGAAAAGGAAGTATTGATAATGACTACAGAGTTTCCCCATATTGGCTTAGAAAATCACATTAGTCCATGGAACGATAGAAGCCTGCAAAACAATGCATCGTACAGAAGAAATATTACAATTATCAATTGCCTACCTGTTGATATTGCCGTAGCTACACGTGACGGTCTAAGATTCACTATAGATAAACGCTGTTCGGTTAATGAAAACAATCTCATCGTAAGAGTTGAGACATTTGTTGATTCAAACATTAAGAAACAATTAATGCAGTTAATGAATCAACAAGATTATGAGAACAGCGTAGAATTACAGATAGCTAAAACATATTGGACAAATATGAGTACGGCTACTATAACTAACTATAGTGGTGACGTAATGCGTACTGAGTATAGTATCCCCTTACAACTCCTAAAGAAGTACGGTGGTACAGTTTACATTAAAGATATAGATTACGCCTTTAGTATTTACGGCGTAACGGAAAACTTCTTTCACCCATACTCCATCATTAGTGAAATAATTAAAGTTAGTCATAACTCGTTAAAGAATTCATTGACAGAGGTTGATACCGGTAACAATTTTACTGCCTGCCATAATTTTACTAGAAGCATTAGGATTGTTGATAACAGTGGTATAATTGGCGATAGGTTCGTTAAAATTGGAAATGATATCTATGTTATTAAATCCCATAAAGAAATTGGGATGCGGGATGGAATTTACGTACTCACGAATAGTCCTGTCCGCAATGAGATGGAAAAGAGTGAAGTAATAGCTGAACGGTATGATGTTTGCGATGACATTCCATTCTTCAAATTACATAGATCTTACATAGAAGCATTGAATGATGAGGTGAGTTCTGAGGTAAGAAAAGCACAACTAGCTATTCAGGACTTACAAACACGAGAAGAAGAGAGTAAGAATAAGACACGTCGTGCTGAATTAGATGCGGAACGTTTAACAGTAGAACGTGATAGCTTACAAAGAGAATTGGAAGCATCAATTATAAAGCATCAAAATGAAGTAGAGTTCTTTAGGAATAAAGTTGAAACTATGCGTGAAGAGCGTAAGACTTCAGAGCTGCGTGAACAAGAAGAACGAAAGTCTATCGAACGAAAAAGTGTTTTAGAATTAATAAAGACCGTACCTATTGCCATCACTAGTGTAGTTGGTCTATATGTATTTTATAAGAAAATGACTACTCCGCATCAGAAACTTTAACTGACTCTTGTTTGGCATAATCAATAAAGGTGAGTAACGATGGCATTACATCCAGAATTAGTTAAGTTTATAAAAGATACTACGCCATGTTTAAATTCATTGTTAGCGGAGGGCCTTGCAACTCATCAAATGACGTTTGCAGAACGGTACATTGATGAAGTATTTAAGTCTGCCGCAAAAGACTTTCCTCAAGGACTAACTTACGCCGGCTGTCAACGATGCACTCCTGAAGAAGAGTACACTGAAGCGATCAAGCACAATACGAAGCGTGGTGGTGGGGTAAAGCGTTCTAAGAGAACACACGAGACAGCTCGTTCAGATATTTACCTCATGAAGTACTTCTTCAAGTTCAATGGTGAACTTCTTGACCCCAGGTATATCTATCTACCTTTTGTTTCACAAGCTGGTAGTATCTATATCAGCGGTAGTCGTTTCACTATTTCACCAGTGATTCAGGACAGGGTATTCAGCATTGGCGCCAGCAGTATATTCGTAAGATTCGTACGTGATAAGATTACGTTCGAAAGATCTCTGTGTGCGTACATGGCAGATGGAGAGCGTGAAACTGAACAGATAGTTCATTCGCGTATCCATAAGGAAAAGAGCGTTCACCCGACAGTTAGGGCGCAATCCTCAATGGTTCATTACTTATTCTGTAAGTATGGATTCACAGAAGCATTCAAGCGTTTTACAGGAGCTGAGCCAGTTGTTGCAGAAAGCTTTGATCCTGACATGTATCCCAAGGATATGTGGATCATCTGCTCGACTATCTACAGCAGTCCAGGAATGAAGCCTAGAGGATATGGTCGTGGAAACAGTAAAGAGTATTACGAGAGTACTCCTCTAAAAGTAGCTGTTAGGCGTGAACACTATACACCTATGGTCAAGGCCATGATAGCTGCATTCTTTTACGTCGTGGATCATTTCCCACAGCAAATGAAGCCAGAGTATGTAGATTCCGTATTGCAGTGGCAAGTTCTAATGGGTCATATTCTGTTTTCAGGCGGTATTGGCGCAGGTAAGTTACTTGAGAAGATGCAAAGCCACATACATTCTCTAGATGAATATGTAGATACAATTGTTAAAGCCAATATGGCTGAGTCTGGTGTTCACGTCGGTAACTTGTACGAGTTCTTTGCAATCATCATTGCAAAGTACAATGACTGGTTGCTTGAAGGATCTAGTAAAATTAACTCAATGTACGACAAAGAGTTAGTAACGGTGTATTACGCTTTGATGGATATTACCAAAGCTATATTCACGTTTTATTACAAGATTAACGCAACAGCAGCTCGTCCTAATAAGGAGTTGACGAAGAAGGATATCGTGAACACCATGAACACCATGATGACTGCGCGCAGGATCTTTGATCTGCGTAAAGATCACGGTGAAGTCTCGAGTAATAGTTACTCTGGTGACAACATGGCGTTTAAGATTACTTCTATTCTTGTACCTCAGTCCAGCGCTACTCGTCGCGGAATGGGTAAATCAAGTGATCGTGGATCAATTGGTGATCCAAGCAAGAAGTTTCACGTATCGGTAGCAGAAATTGGCTCGTACAGTGGTATGGCTAAAAGTGACCCATCAGGTCATGGTAAGCTAAATCACCATGCGTTGATCGATCATAAAGGCAGGATAGTTAGAAACATCGCACTGGCTCCTCTTCTTGATGACGCTCAGGCTAAAATATCAAGGCAGCATATCTCAGCTATTCCTAGTGAGGATGTTGTCGGAGATATTGAGGTATGATACATTTGAGATGTATTGAGTAAATTGGAAACTTACACAACACATCTCTTACTTTATTTGAAAAAGGGTTTCTAAAGTGAGCTATTATCCTCAGAATAACGGTTATCCTAATAATTCAGGCATGCAAATGCAACCTCAAATGCAGCTGCCTGTAAATCCAACACAAATCACAAATCAACCGGTAAACGTATCTCCAGGTCAGCCGCATTTCATACCTGCTGTGAATGTGCCTCAGCAAATACAGCAATATATCCCTCTGATTACATCTGTGATCATAATGGAGATTCAAAACAAAATGCAGCAGAATCCTCTGCGAGTATTTATGTTTAATCTCTACAGTATGAATCAATACAACAATAGGGAATTTACGGAACTTGTGGAGATTTGTTCAAACTACATTCATCTAGTTATGATGAATGGTAGGGAATATAATTCTATCGAAGGTGCTGTTCTTGGCGTGGTGCAAAACGTTGTGACTATGATGGCGTGTGCACAGATCAAACCTTTTCCTTCACTCATGCAACTCCTACAGCCGGATTTACAACAAAGTGCTGTGAATGGAACCAGAGCTTTAGAGACTATTGTGCGTGACATCACCGCCAGTACTCGTCAACAAGGCGGGTATAACACGCAAATGCCTGTTCGTAGTGGAATGGGTGGCGCAGTTCCTACTATGGCTGGCGTATCAGAAGACGGGTACGGCTTATTTGGTCAAGCTAATAGGCAATCATTTCCTCAGAACAACATTGTAAATGCTAGTCATAGCTCTGGTGGGGCCATTAACCGTTACAAGAAGCAATTGAGTGAACAGAATACTAACAGCTTCAATACTAGCCACCAGTATAGTTCTACTCCCGTACAGCAGACTGCACCGTCTCAGTTTTCTGGGAAGTCTTCTGCACGAGCAACTGTTGCTGATTTGATGAAGACTGGTAGCATTCAACAACCATTCGTATCTCGTGAACCAGCAGTTGTGTCAGAAGCTACCTTCTCACCAAATGCACGGGCCTCTCAACCAACGTCTGTAATGAATACTCAACCAAATGACTGGTTTAATAATCAGGTAACTGGTGAAAGTATCAGAGAAGAAAGAAAAGTTACAAGCTCTTACGAGACGACTGTTTACAGTCCGGAAGCATTACCTAGTGGAATGAAGTGGGAACGTAGTGATAAGCAACCTTATCACCCAATATGGAATCCTACAATCCAAAAGCCGATGTACACCGTAGTAGATGGTGCTTGCATTTGCGTTTTAATTGATCTCTCTGAAGAGGAAAAGGGTATGATGGAATACGAGAAACATTTGGTCGGTAGGCGACCAGTGAATCAGTCTGTATCTGAAAGTACGCAAGACAACATCGATGGGAAGATTGTGAACATTATTTCGAAACCATTTGAAGTCACTGTTGTCGAAGACACTAGTGGTTCTATGATCGCTACATGTAGTGAAGCAGCAGTAAGCATTGCAAGACTCAAAGCAAAGCAGGATGAGTATCTGTCCAGCAATGATGCATGCATTGTAAAGATGACTGTTGTCACGCCTTTGTTCGTAGACACTCGGGAACTAGAAGAAGAACTTCGCACAGTCGTTCTGCTTCTGTCATCGTCAAAGACGTTCAGTGAAGGTCTGGAGATTATCAAGGATATGAGTAGCGATGGTAAGATTCATCTTCTCCCGTTCATTGACAAGATACTGGTGGATAGTATTAATTCAGTATTGAGTCTTGAGATGGGGTTGGACAACGTTACTATCGATTCATTTAACGATACTCTTGGACTCAGTACTGCTCTTTCACAAGCGTTCGGTGACACTGTTGGTAACTCTCTTGAGGCTGAGGAAGAGTCAATTATGCACCGACTCCTTCTGCTCGGTAAGGAAGATACCGCAATGTATGTGAAGGGTGTGATTGGTGATAGCTGGGGTAATGATTATAAGAATGGAACCGTGGCTTTCAGTGCTGCTGATATGGCATACATTTGTCTTAAGCTTCACTCCAGGGATATCAATCTTGCGGATACTGGTAACAGAACGGTTCTCGTAACTGAAGCTGGTAACAAAGAACTCTTTGCAATTCTGACAAAGTCTCTTGGAGCCATCCAGAAGGGTGCCTACCAAATTTATATGGTGACAACCGATAATGTAGTTATGCAAGTGACTAACGGTTTCATCAATAAAGAAGCTATCCTCGTCCGGCGCGTCTAGTATTTATTAAAAACAAAGTCGGCATATGCAGTAACAGGAGTTATACCCTGTTACTGCAATGTCTACAAGCTAATTTTTTGTTAACAAGTAACTAAGGGATACTATATGGAAGTGGTTTACAGGAATAGTTCGCAATCTAGAAAGCACAAGCCATTCCTAATCTTTTCTGCAAAAGGTAAATTACATCTATTTACCGGGCGAGCAATTGGTGGAGTAGTATCTGTTAAGGATAGGAACTGCTGGGATACTGGAGTCATCGTCTATACCTTAGAAGTTAATCCTAACGCTCGAGTCATTAGTGGTAACGAATTTCTAGATAACCGCTGCATTGCGTTAGGGCTGGAAGAGTCATTCGGTAAAAAGCTACTAACATGGAATGATTGCTCTAAAGCATTTGAGACATCTGTTGAAGAAGTGTCTTCATTTATCGGTGCACACTGGCCCACTACAGCTAATGCGTTTAATATTTATAAAGACATGCGCACTTGCTATTCTGATATTTTGAGTGGAAAAACTGAAGCAGTGTTTTGATTTATTAGTAAACCGATGAGCTACGGCATAATCAGAGCTAGGGCAATTGCCCTAGCTCTGTATGCTGTTATTTTTTTTTTGATTAACAGTAGAATCAAGTCCGCTTAGGTTTATACACGTATGTAGGTGTGATTGACTTTATCTTCTTCCCACCACTACTTGTATTCTGAGACTCTTCCTTTAATGATTCTGTTTTGACATCACCAACCGGTAGAATAGCGTCTGAGTCTTCCTTAGGAACTTCGTCATCAGTATCAGTAGTGACATCAATACTACTGTCGGAAACAGTACTTTCTAAATCACTAGTCTGATCACTATCGTCAAAAATTTCTGTATTGTCTAGATCATTGTTATCTAAATCAGTATCTAGACCATCTGCTCCACTACTAGAATCAGTATTAGAATTCATACTTTGTTCTGGAGCTTCAGCCATATCAGTACTATTGGCAAGCACTGCATCAGATTTATCTTTTGCAGGTTGAAGACTCTTCAGAAACTCACTCATAGTTTTCATGAGTGATCCCATATGCGACTGCTGAATTTCCCAGAAGTTAGTCTGTGCAGAGCCTTCTTCTGTCATTGCTGTAATGTCTGACAACTCCGGCATTACACCGTTCTCAGCAGACCACTTACGTATGAAGTGAGCACGCACTGCATTACGCATAGTAGTTACGTGTTGCGCAACATCACCACCAGTCTCTGCTGTAAAGAACGATTCGTTAATCCACGCATCTAGAAGTTGATCTAGAATCTTGGAATATGTCTCATATGCTTGAAACTGATTTTCTAATGTTACAGAGTTGGGACGTGGGAGTTGAGTTTCCATCCCATGAATCCATTCTAATAGCACATAATCAATTATCGCACTTTTCTCATCAGCTAAACCAGAACAAATTCTCTTCCTTTGATCATCTTCTAGTTTAATTGAGTTATACCCGTTTTCAATAACACTTCTCATGTTATCAAGTAAAGACGGTGTAGCTAGAATAATTTTCTGAATATTATCATTAAGAAGAGGACAGAACTGTTCTTGAATCTGCATTACCCGTCTAGACAGTAATACATTATTTGCCACAACAGATGTTGCAAACTCACCACTAAAACCATTATCCACAGTTTCTGGATTCAAGCCAGTCGACATGATAGCACGTTTACGTAAACTCTCTTCTAACTCACTATCTGGTTTTGGATAGTTTGTTGAACTTTCACTAAACTCAACTTGAATATCGGGAAGACCTGGGTGACCTTCAAATGCCCATTGATACCCTGCACGTTGTAACCAATTTACAATATCAACTGGAGAGTTTGCACCTAATGGAAATGACTGCTGCTTAGCACGAACAATTTCATTCATCATCCGTTCGATTGACTTATACGGATCAGGATCATGTTCATCTAGCTTCAACTTTACATTTGTCTGTGCTACTGAATTACGAATAGACGCCATGACATTTGCAAACATTGTCGTTGCTCGTAATGAATTCAGTACCTTCATGTCATCCATTAATGACTTACCGATACCATCTGCAGTATATCTAAATGCATAATAGGTAACCAGTTCTACAGGTAAGAACAACATTTGAGTCTGCTGTCTAGAAAATGTACGTGCGAGCATTATTCGATATACTTCTTCATTTCGAGCAAGTTGTACACCGTTTGTATAAATACCATTTTTCAGACGTGCGATAAGATCTTGTTCGATCATATCGGCATATACTCGAGTACTGTAATCCAAGTGCTCTTTATTAGTACAGTCAAAACCACTGTGCATACTCTTAATACGATTCAGCAGCTGACTTGGGAAGCTACTAGAGTTACCACCACCGTTCATACGTTCAGTTAGTTCACCGTAGTAATCTTTATCACCAACAGAATTAATTGGATTACCGTTCATATCGAGCAGAACGAAGTATCCGATATGTTTTTCTTCTTGTCCTGGCACATGCACCGGTATAACAGATTCTGACGGTAAGTCCATAATCAGGGGGTTACTTACAGATTTACGCTTGAGCTGTTGATCTGTTTTGAGTAACGCTACACCTTCATGCGTATTACTTGCGTTCTTGTAAATGGCACTAGTCAGTTCACGGTCAGTTAACTTATTTTGGTTAGTAACTCTATTCCTGGCCATTGCTTCTAACGCAATAGAAGAATTACGATTTACTCTAGAAGCTAACGAATTTCCGATGTGTTTCAGTGAATCATTAACACGCTGCTCAGTCAATTTCTTTTGGATCTTGGGAAACTTTAAAACGTCCGGGTTATCTGTAACTAGAAGATATGGATTTTGTAAGGTGTTACCATCCTTAAATCCTTCCATATTCAGACGGCCGTCGATACTACGATGCGCTGTCCGGAAATCATATTGTGCAAAGCTTTCTAAAGATACTCCAGGTGACGGATCAACACTATCAGGTGCACCATTAGGCTTCTTACTAGGACCAAGAATACCAATACTTCTTACCTTACCTTCTTTGTCAATAAGTTCAGAAATACCTTCCATCGTAATAGTAGTGTGACGATTAATAATTTCGTCTAAGCTATTTTCAGGAATAACTGCGCAGATATAGCTACCTTTTTCAAACAGGATATCTCTTAAGATTCTGCCTAACATTGGCTTAATTTTATAGACCTGATCAAAGTGTTGCCGAATAATACGTAGCAGTTCACCACTGATCTGATTACTAACAACATTCTCTGGTGCTTGAAAAATTAGTTCTGTTGTCATCATGTCTTTTGGAGACAAGATAGAACTAACTAAAATCTGCGCAGCCAACTCCATGTCAGGAAACATCTGCATTACTGCTCTAGCATCATTTGCATTACGAGCAGTTCTCCATGATGTATTCTTAAATTCATAAGAGTTCGGCTGAGCTATTGTGCGCTGGCCTTTATTATCGTAAGAAGTAGGGGTTGCTGGATTACTAACCATCTTACTGATAAGCGCAGCCATATCAGGGTTATCAGAAACCAGCTTCATCACGGGGTAGGTTTGGCCTTTATTGGCTAAACCGATCGTCTTAATAATCGTATTTTTGCTCATTTCAGTTTCTAATTCTGAAGGAATGGGTTGGAGATATCGTGGAAGATAATTATTATTCAATCTATGCCGAGTCAGTATTTAGACTGGCAGAGAGTATCGTCCTAAAGTCTAAAGACACTGCAAATGCAATTAACGATGAGTTGTATATTCGTCTAGGTCCTCAGGCTGTAGATCGTCTTGATCCTACCACATGGAAATACTATCTACACGTATCTGGTGTCTATCATTACGACGACACTATGATGACTGTGATATCATTAGATACGTTAGAGGTGGTAAATTTCACCAAGGATAACTTGCAGTTTCACCGCACTACCGCTAAAACATACGCCTACGGCGGACAGTACTATAAAGAATTAGTTAATCGCTATCCGAATCAAGAAAGACTAATTCTTGGTATTTTACATCCTTGCAATATTGACGCTGCTATTTCAGCCCGTAATGGAACTATTTTATCGTATCCCCCACAGTTAGTGGAAGAGCACGAATATTCACTTATTAATAACTTGCAAGAGTGGATATACAGTTACCTGTCTAGATGGGATAATCCTCAATATGGATTATCTGATAATCTATACTCAACAACAATGCTTGGTATACTTTATATCAACATGGTTGCTAGTATTATCAATCTCAGATTAAGAGCATGTAAAACAAATGAAGTGCATAGCTATCACTTACGGCAATACTTAGCGAGCCACGGATTACTTGATGTATACTTGATGTACCTCACTAGATCACAAGCGCTTTGGCTGTATCGTAACATAGCTTACATTGAGAGAAATAGCGGCAAACAAGAAGTGTTTGAATGGTTGACAGAACATATCATGACCAGCAGAGGTTTACCTCTTGCTGAATATCAAATGCGACATGACTTGCAAGATATGCCTGGTAATCTAAAGCCAGAAATATCATTCAAGAAAATACCTCTGAATACTAAGACTAATTACGACATGAAAGATACTTTTACCTTGACTCAAGTCATGGATAAAGAAGACTTTCTAGCACGTGATAATACCAAGTATCGTGACTCAGAACAAAGAGTAGCAGCTAGAGTAATGGAATATTCTCTTGCTAATGAATTGAAGACTAAACTTTTAGAATCGTCAATTATTGACTTCACAGGATCTGAACGTTACACGCTAGCAGATATATTACTTAATCACTGGCTGTGGCTTAGTCATCTAGATCATTACCGTGCATTCATCAGTGTAACTTCTCCACTGACTGGTGAAGCATTAGTTATGACTGCAAGAGACGCCTTCGTATTTTACACATACGCTACTTGTGTGAATATGAATATTACTTTGGTTAGGCTACCTAAAGTAGTTGCTGAACGAGTTATGCTAGTACCAAAACCAACAGTACAGGATGTAATGTCTGTTGTTAATCCAAAAGTAGTTAGTACTGAGTTTGCTCAAAATATGTTGAGCTTAGTACCGACCACTAACCCAATGATCTCTGTAGACACTTTCAACGAACACTGTCGCAGTATTCAGAAGTGCGCATTACTTCAGTATGGGTACGCATCATCTGAGCAATTTAATAATGCCCGCGGTCAGAAAATGGGACTTATTACTCGTTTCTGGGCCGATGTAGGTATACAGTTAGGTGAAGAAGGACAGTTCTACGCAGATTGGTTCTCAGATAGAAATATAACTATATCTGAATATACACTATCTCACTTAGCACAACTATCTGTAGATTTACTTGAGGCGGCAACAGGTATCATTGCTTCTAAAGCTATAAGTTTAGAAGATATTCAGCGAGCCATGATTCGCATAATGTCACAGTTGTCTAGTTACAGTGTGCAATATAATTCAGCTATTAATAGTACTGCAATATTGGATGCTGGAGAATCAGGAACAAGGCCTGATAATATCACCGGCTATACAAAGTATCATCAAAAGCTTCCAATGACTGTCGGTGTATTGACAGCTGATCAAAAACAAAAGCAAGGTGGTTATTTCGATATCGGATCAGCCACGTTTGATGAAGTTATTCATGTTGGCCGTAAAATCAGTGCAGAATTGGACATACCTGTTAAACCTAGTCTGACCGACGTCAGTGCTACGTATTATAACCGTTCTCCTATTTCAGTAGACGTTAGCTATGATTTACCAGAGTTAGTTAATAATCCTAGAGACGTAACTAATGTAATAGGAATTGATAGATATCTTGAATTAGATATTGAAGAACAAATGACCGTTCCTGACTTTTGGCACGTATAGTGAGAATACTCATTAGGTAGGTTAAAACTTACCTAATGAGCCTCATCTTGTGATGATTACGCCAGCTATTAATCTACTTGATGTAGAGTAGTAGTCTAATACAAATTACTTCTAAATGTGATAAATATGGAATCAGTCACACGCACCGTATATTCCAGTTATATTCAGACTTGTATGCTTCTGAATATCGCTCCCGCATATCCAGCAAATTCTACTCTCAATCAGAAGTTCGGTATCCAAAATGGAACATTACCGATATCAACTGAACGACCGAGCCTCAGGTACTACTGTATCGGTAATCGCGGTCACCAATTGGTAGTAGGTGGTGAGGGTATTCCCAAGCCAGAGCCAGTGCAACATAGAGCTACTGATGCCGCACTGTATGGACATATCCCGTTTGTACTTCGAGAAATTACAGACGATTTGACTAGTATAGAAAGAGCTAGGTATGCATTACGTCGTGAGGAAACTCATAACGGTGATACATATATCGCTTACTACTTACGTCGTCTTGACATGACCAATGTCACACCCGTGATGAACTACAAAGTAGTCACTAACGGTGTGGAACAAACTACTGTATTTGTTCCTAACAGTAGTAATCTGAATCCGACACCTCCGGACATCATTAACTCTGGTGTTAATGTTACTAATGGCGAGTATGTTTCAGCATCAGCTATTCTTACGCTTAGTCTGACTGAAAGTGATGCATTAGAACTAATCAATGTAGCCAAAGTGCTTTATAATGATGAATATTATTCTATCATTTCTGAGATCGGGCTCTGCACAGGTATTGATAAAGTCGTACAGGTAACTAGCAGTATTGGTGGAACATTTAACTTCAATGAAGCTATCGTTGTTCAAATCGCATCCCATATCCCTGCTATGATTCCTCTAAAGTTTAGTAACACTGGTACTGATATCACGCTGGCTGTTGGGGCCACTGAACCATTGTTTGCTATTAGTAGTCTCTAATATACAGTATAGAAGAGACAGGATAAACTCCTGTTCTCTTCTATGCCGTCAAGGAATTACATATATGTTTCATATCCCAGCTAATAGTCAATCAGCACAAATCCTAGGGATTGATCCTGGTAGTTCTACTTTAGGCATCTCATGCATGTCTATAGATGTACATACACTTGAGATTGTGTGTACTCAAGCAATTACATTTACAGCCTCGAAGCTACAAATCAACCCGTGGATGGAACAGATACATTCTCCTAGATTTGCTAGAATCTCTGCTCATAAAGAAAATATTAAAAGGATCTTACAGCACTGTCTACCAGTAGCCGTAGTGTGTGAGTCTCCGTTCTACAACCCAACTCGTCCTCAGGCATATGGCGCCCTTGTAGAAACACTGGACGCTATTCGTCAGGCTGTATGGGAACATGACCAGTGCATGCCATTAGACCTCATCGACCCACCTACTGTTAAACGTTGTGTTGGCGGTAAAGGTAATGCAGATAAAGATGAGATGAAGAAACTTGTTTTAAACTTACCTGACTTAAACTTCATCGGTCCTTCTTCATTACTTGAGATTGATGAGCATTCTATAGATGCTATCGCTGTCTGTTATTCTAAAATAATGCAATACAGATCCATTACCTAAATAAAAGGAATCATCATGTTCAGTTTTATAAAAACGGCCTTCTCTGGAATACTAAGCAAGGTAATGCTTGGGTCTATAGCTGCTCTTGGAATTTTTTGTACTTATCAGTTTATTCAGAATAGTAGAATTACTAATAAGTTAACTATATCTGAAAGTAATTTCACTAATCTCGATGCTAAGCATAAGTTGTTAAAAGATCAGTATGCTGGACTAGAATCACAGCTTAAACAGCTTCAACAGTCTGGTAAAGCAACTAGTGATGTCTTAGACGAAGGTACTAAGACTGCAGTTATTTACAAAGACCGTTTTGATTTAGTAGATCAGCGTGTAGCTTCTAAAGTAAACGACATCAAGAAAAAGTATGAGGATAAAGAACGTACTGTTGAAAATAAGAAAGCTGAAGAAGCGGAAATTAGCAGTGCGAGGATAAATGGATTATGGGCATCATTCTGTACAAATAGTGCATCTTCACCGCAATGTACAGTAAAGTAATTTGAGGAAATATCATGAAGCTTTTTATTACATTTCTGCTAGTTTCTCTCCTGACTGCGTGCCAGGTCAATCCGACTGTACCAGAAGAAAGAATAGTTTATAATACTGTTTTAGTAACACCTCCTGATGAATTACTAAAAGACTGTGAACTTCAACCTCCTCCAAATATTGAAGAATACACTAAGTCAGAATGGTCTGATAAAGAGGCTTTACTTGTTACTGCTTATCATGGCTCGGTTCGCAAAACTATCCTATGTAATGTCAGTAAGAAGACCTTGCGCGACTGGAAACAAAAGCAGCAAGAAATTTATTCGACTAAAGATCAAAAACCATAGGCAGGATATATGCAAACAGATAATATTCAACCAGACCAGAGAACTTGGACGTTAGTCGCTACAGATCCTGGATATATCAGAATTAAGAGTAATGCTCTTAGCGGTAGTCGCTGGTGGTGCGTCGCTGTAACTACCGGTGGTGAACCGGCGGAAGAAGTTACCGGTGAAAAATATCTCGGTAATGAACTCTTTGAATGTTCAGGAGTTATCGGTGAAGTTTATATCTTTACTGAACGCAGTGATGATGACTTTGCTATTACCACAGGGACATTCCCTGGTGGTGAATCAGATACTACTACCACTGATCGAGAATTAGTCACAACGACATACCGTGTGGCTATTGACTTTGATGACTCGTCTGTTGGTGATGTTGTTACCTTAGTTCAGATACTTGACGTCTCTGGATCTGTAGCATCTACAGTTACAACTGTTTGGCGTAATCAAACTACTGGAGTTGATTTTGTATCGGCACCATCCATTAGTAATCTTGAACTTGTTGGATCTTTAGGTCTTAGCAATGCTCAGTTACGCGCTACTGCAGTACAGATTGTTGAGAAGGATGATCCGTTTACAATCCAAGGTCGTACTCCGGACAATGCTAATGATGTTGTTTATGATTATGCCGACGGTACATCAGAAACATTCTTTTTTACTACCGATGGAGATTTAGCTGGTAAGGGAGTAAGAGAATGACTATTGCTCAAGTTGCTAAGGCAATTGATGCTCTTGGTGTTAATAAGCGTATTACTCAAGCTTTCACTCAGATTAGTGAAACGTCAGACGATCTTTCTGGACAAATTAGTACACTTTCTAATGATACTGATACTGCAATAAGTCAATTATCTACTGACGTGTCTACACAGATAAGTCAGTTATCTGTAAACTTGTCTGGAGAAATTAGTACTGTTGCAACTGCCATTAGTACGGTAGAGTCTACACTTGGACAACAAATAAGCGAAGCAAGTCAGATGGCGTCATCTGCAAATTCTAACGCTGTAACAGCAATTGATGATGCTGCTGACGCATTACAAGCTGCCGCTGCTGCCAGTAGTACCGCTAGTGGTGCTAATGCCACAGCTAACTCCGCACTAGCAATTGCAGGTACTGCGGCAGACAACGCTAATGACGCACTGACTGCTGCTAATTCTGCAGCCAGTGATGCTAGTACCGCGTTATCTACAGCTAATGATGCGGTCTCTAGTATAGTCCAACCCGCTGCGGGTATAACTGTTTCAGGTACGAGTACACGCACACTGGCGTTATCTGATGATTTAGAGGCTGTTGAAGGTATCTCCGGTACTGGTATTGCAGTTCGTACGGCTACTAATATTTGGCAAGTACGTTTAGTTACTGGTACTGCTGATAAGATTACTGTAACTAATGAAGATGGTGTAGCTGGTAACATTACAGTCACAGTTTCAGCTACTTATGCTGGCCAAACATCTATTAATACGTTAGGTACAGTTACAACAGCTACATGGAATGCAACACCGATTGGTACTGCTTACGGTGGTACTAACATTACTAGCTGGACCACTGGTGATCTTCCTTACGCTAGTGCGACAAACACTTTGAGTAAGCTTGCAGGTGTTGCAACTGGTAATGTATTAATTTCTGGTGGTGTAGGTGTAGCTCCTAGCTATGGTAAGGTTGATTTAACTGCTCACATCACTGGTAATTTACCGGTAGCAAACCTTAACAGCGGTACTAATGCTAGCGGTACTACATTCTGGTGCGGTGATGGAACATGGAAGTCTATCAGTAGCTCAGCAACACTTAATAATAAACAGATCGGTGTGGGTGATGGTTCTAATCTGTTAAGTGGCAGTAGTTCATTGACGTATGATAGTGCTACTAATACTGTACAACTTGGTACAGGCGCTGGTATAAGTATCATTAGGACAGCGACTGCAGCTTCTGGAACAGAGTCTGCGTCACTAACGATAATTACTGGTGATGCGACTTCAGGTGTTAGAGATGCTGGTGTACTGAGACTTAAAGGTGGTGCAGGTGCAGGTGTCTCACATTCAGGTAATGTTGAACTCTTAGGCGGTGATACTACCGGTAGTGGTAATGGTGGTACCGTAACTATTGGATCAGGTAATAGTACTGGCGGCGGTAGTAAAGGTGCCGTTATTGTAAAGCATGCTGGCGTCACTATTGCATCTACTACGACTGCAGGTTTAGAAGCAACATCATTCATTCCAACTAGTACAACCGGTCCAACTGATGGGATGTATAAGAAGGCGGCTGGTGTTGTAGGTCTAGCAGCTAACAATGTCGCAGCGTTCATGTATGGTAGTAATGCGTTCGTATCTCAGACACATAACGCACGAGATCTTGGTGAATTAACTACAGCATATAGAGATATTTTTTCAGCTAATGCTGTAACTGTGACGTCAGATATACGTACTAAGACTGATGTAGAAGACTCAGCCCTAGGGTTAGATTTTATAGATCTGCTTTGGGCTATATCTTACCGTAAAATAGTTGGACAAATAGCTGTATCTGAAGATGGAGAAAATACTCAGACATTAATTCCTGGCGTTCGCAGGCATTATGGTTTAAGTGCTCAGCAAGTAAAACAAGTTCTGGATACACTCAACGTTGAAGACTTTGCTGGATGGGTTTTAGAAGATGTTAACAATCCCGATTCATCGCAAGCTCTGAGATATGAACAATTCATATCGCCTCTTATTAAAGCTACTCAACAACTTCATGCTAAGGTAAAAGCATCCGACGCTAGGATACTGCAACTTGAAGCACAGGTACAAGAACTATATTCCATGTTATCGCCACCTGGAAATTAATAATATAGTAAATTAGGATTACACTACCGATCCCTTATTGTTTGTAGGCTTTAATAGGTAGTGAAGCATGAATAAGCTAAAGATAACATCCATACGTAAAAACGCTAAAAACGATAAAGAAGTAATGTGTAATGTAGCTGATGCTAATGAAAAGGCTGAAGTAAGACGCCTGAAGCACTGGATTGTCAAAGTACTGATATTGACATTAGCATTACTCACTACTCTTGTTGTGTTAACATTTTTGTATTTGTCTGTGACTAGTAAGTCTTCTATAAAAGAAAGTACTATTGGTCTATTCCTTCAGACATTATCTGAAATTATAAAAATCATATTAGCGCCAGTATGAGTAGATGTGTTTTAAGACTATAAGAACTACTGACTCTATAATGGGTCAGTAGTTCTTTATGTCGCAATCTACTTTATATGTGATAGTGCTTCTAGTATTACTTTTAAATTAGGACTTACGATTATGTCGAAGAAAAATCAATTATTAGCTATTATGTCGTTAGAGATCGGCATGGAAGAAGATGTCCAAGATGGTAAGCTCTTTCGTGAACGTGAGCGTGTTATTTATGCTAAGCTCTCAGATCTAAGTGAACTGAATAATGCGGTCTCTGTAGACTCGCAAGAGCAATGGCAGATCAAACTACCTAAGACTGATAAGAATGCAGCCAAGGGCACTATGCGTGTCCGCAAGATCATACCTTTAACCAAGACTGATAAAGGTTTCGAACTTACAGATACTAACGAAGATTCTGTTCAATATGTGATTACTGTTAAAGCAGAACGTAAAGCTGATGATCGTGCAGAAGTTCCTCTTCCTGCTAGTAAAGACATGTTTGACTTGTTTAAGCTCTTAGCTGAAAATGGAATGTGTAAACATCGTTTCCATTTTCCTATTAACGGGACTGAATTAGTATTCGAAGTAGACGTATACCTTAAAGAAGACGGCACCTACTACGAGTGGGTTAAAATTGACTTAGAGTTCAAGGATGTACCTGTAGATATTCCTGAATTACCACTTAAGACTTCTGAATTGATTTATGATACTACTCAGGATCCTGAACAAAAGAAGAAGATTTCTGAGTTGTATGAGACCATCTTTCTTAAGAAAAATCCTACTCTCGATAAGTAATTGATTGTATTTACATAGCAGCATAAAAGCCTGGCAATTGCCAGGCTTTTATGCTGCTTTATAGCTTTACCAAGCTTCCATCACATAACTGTTTCAGAAAGTAGTCACCATTCCAGTCTTTATGCTCACTACCAGGATGTCTGCGATACTCTTTACCGCAAGTCTGACAAATTACAGATCCAGAAGTTCTTCTAAATTCTGGAGGACTCTCATGTCCCATTGTTTCAGCAGCTCTGTTCTTAAATGGGTTATTCATTAATGACTCCATTAATAGAATTCACACCTTCTTCAGTACACTCGGCATAGAAGTACTCGACTGTTCTAGGAGCCCAACCACCTTTAATCCAGTCAGGAATTCCTTCTAGTTTAGTAAGAATAGCATCGTAGGTTTCAGAGTCTTCTTCATACGTAACAAAGAAATCATCTTGAGGAAGTAACTCAGGATCGTTCAATGATTCATACAGATCTTCACCATATACTTCCTGTATCATGAATGCATATATGATCGCTATAATGTAACTCTTAGCAGGATAAATACCATAATCATCTTGGGCTTGAACATAGCGAATTGCGTTATCTACTTTTTCATCACTCATTACACGCTTATGTAGATGACGCGCATCAGTATGTTCAGTTACTAATCGACGATATATTTCCTGATAATCTTTCCATTCTTTCATACTCTTACTTCCACATTAGTCTTCGCCCACTGTATCAAATTATGAAGCCCGTTGCAGCTATTATCGAGAGACGTTACTTTCCGTAAATGCTCAGATAAACATTTCCCTGAGAACTCGCATTGTGAACAGAACTTATTGTTGAATACTCTATTCTTTTCAATAACGCACCACTCCAGATACTTGTCGAAGTTATCAAGTTCTAAAAAGTATTCATTATCATTAAGATCAAACTCTAACACAGCGAATTTACCGGTAGGAGTAATGTAGATGTGGTCGTCTGAAAATGAATTACGTTCACCTTTAACAGCATCATACAAAATAGACGCATTCAAGAATTCAAAATTCTTAGGGATAAGGCTTTGAAAAATTCGTTTAATAAACTCTTCAAACTCACTAAACGTAACACTGGATTGATTAGCTTGATTAGTACTATACGGCTTTATTTCCCAACAATACATGTTACCAAGCGTATTCAGTTCCATTATCAATTCGTCAACATCCATCTTAATTACTTCAGGTGTGGCTAAAGTAAGTACAGTGAAATGCCTACTCATCTTAAGCATATTTTCATATACTTCACCATGACGTTCTCTAGCTGTGAAGTCATAGCTAACGCTAATACCAAAATCTTCATCATCTACTATATCTTTATTTAGTGCGGATAAGTTGGTGATAATTTCAATTTCATTTATGCCGTGATTATGTAAAATGCTTTTAACACTTTGAATATAACCTTTAGGCAGAATCATCACCTCTCCACCGTAGATGTCCATATGGCCTAGGGTGTGACCTGATGCTTTGATTTCAGTAAGGCGTTTATCCAACTCTTCTAACTGTAATAGCTGACGGTTGCTTAGTTGTTCTTCAGTGAGGTAGCAGTTCTTACAACGAAAGTTACAATGATAGCTTGGATTCAAGCTAATGTGTATAATGCCATTTGGATTAGCTAACATCACTTTACTTTCAGTTAAGACAAACTATGGTAAAGTTAATATCCACGTGATTAGCTAACCAATTATAGAATTTACCAGCCCTCACACACTTAAATAATTGACGAGATCCATCAATAAAAATAAAATCTCCAGATGGTGGGATATCGTGAGTAATACTTGTGCGAATGTCATCAGTGGTCTTCATTCTACTTACTAAATCATCATTGAACGTCATGTCCAAACAATTACTGTAATTAGAAGAAATCACATATCGGAGACTTCCGTACCCATAGATAATGTCGCCACTATTACGCGTAGTAAATTCATGAGTTAACCACATACTAGCGCACTGTTGTCGAGGAATTATTAAACCAAGAGTAGCTATCTGCTCTAAAAAGGTAGAGTGATTGTCAAGCATCTTAGAATAAGATTCTCGTTTATTCTTAATTCTATCAAGCATCACTTGCACGTATGTCGAGTAAGGTTCGATCATCGTCATAATTTCAGCTTTATTCACGTCAATTTCCTAAAGAATAATCATGGGAGAGGCAGAATAGTACCCCAATCAATTTCACCAAATTCCCCATTCTGCAGGGGAGTACATAAATAGCCATAATTCTTCAGAAGCATAATGCACTTGCTAGTACCGACAACATCCATCACTTCATGAATACCTCTGTTAGCACAAGTCATTAAATGCTCACAACTGACACAATCTTCAAACTGTAATCCTTTCTCTAAAGAACGATTTGTCATCTCTAGAGAAGTAGTTACAAAACTATCATACGTCCATGGCTGTGTAAATTTACGGTCTTCACTCAGTGCAGTAAATCTCTCGTTAATAACTGGCCTAATATACAAGTTATTATCGTGCCAAAGTACTTCACCGCTGTGGCGAGGATTTAATAGTTGAAACGGAAGATGACGCCGTTCCAGACTACCAGCACGTCGCTTCATATCTCGCAGATAGAATGTGTTAAGAGCTTGTATGGAATCTAAAAAGTTACCTGCTACTAATTCCGACTCCAGCTTTGATCTACCATGAGGTAATGTAAAGTTCACTTTTGTACGTACAGGTAAATCTAAGCTATGAATTTTATCAAATAAATTATCGTAAGACGGTGAACCTACTTGACGTTGAGTAAGAAACCTTGCGTCGAACTGTACTTGTAAAATAATTTCTACAAGCGGTGCATCTAGATGATCAATTAAAGTTCTAACATTCTTCTCTATCGTACGCAGATACTTATCATTGCCAACATGTGTAAGTTCTATTGGAGTGACTATTCCAATGTCCACCTTATCAGTAAGTAGATTTAACTGGTGTGCTAACCTAATGTAATCATCTTCTTTAGGTAGAATTAAGCCGACAATAAACGTTAATAATTGGAAACGTTTAGCCATAGCGTTAAACGTAGGATGCGATAAAACTTCATCCCTATTAATCGACGTCATTAAATCTGTCGGTCCTAATTCTAACTCTGATAATGTTATTCCGTTATATTCCAGGTTGTCTAAGAAAGCGATCAGTGTATTAAAGCTTTCTTCATCTGGTAAGTTAGAGGATTGTTTATTTACAGTACAGCCTGTACAGCTATACTGACAACCATGAGTGACTTCGAAAATTAATGCAGCAGCCTTCTCGTTGAATGCCATATTTTTTCTCCATTCAACAGTAGAATTGAAACGTAGATATTGTTACTTTACAATTCAATTGGTTTATAGTCTTTAAGCAAGTAGAAACAATGCTTACTACCAACCATTTGTAATACGTCATGCATGGAACGTGAGGCACACAGCATCACGTGTTGACAGCTTTGACAATCATCTATCTGTTCCGAATATTCCAGATTGCGAGTTATGTCTTCAATCAACTTTGTACGATATGTCGATGCATCCCAAGGCTTAGAAATCTCAAAACGAGAGTCTTCAATTACAAAACCTTCATTTAAGATTGGTCTGATGAATAACTTACCTGCTCTCCAAACAACTTCCACTGGACGGTCATTTGGCACCACTAGCTGAGAAGGCATTTTTCTTACTGTAGGCATATCTGCATTACGTTCAAAATCATTAGTAAAGAAGCGATTTACTTCTTTAAATGATTTTATAAAGTTCTTACCTACGACAGGATCAGTTAGATCACCACGACCGTGATGAAAAACAAAATCTACTAATGTGTCAGGACCTATAGATAAGTTACGCACTCTGCAAAAGAGTTCTTCGTAGTTATATTTAGAACCAATATTAGACAGTATATCAATATCGAAGACGACACTCAAGACCACTTCATCTACACGAGAAATAGAGCCTTGCCGAATAATTTCAACATTATCTTTAATACGCTGAATATACTTATCATTAAAGACATGCTTCACTTCAAGCGGTGTTGTAAGATTAATCTTAGAATTTGAGTTAGCTACTTTGTTAATATCAGCTACAAAACCTTCCACAGATTCTCTCGGATGAATAAGAGATACTTGAAAAGCTGCTAGTTTAAAGCGCTCAATTAATACCTTCAAATAGGGACTAAAAAACTCTACTCGATTACTTGCAGACAATAAATCAGTAGGTCCAAGCTCCACCTCATCCAGCTCTAAACCATCAGCTACAACACTGTCTAGGAATGCGTCTATATCGTACTGTTCTCTTTCAGAAGGAAAGTATGACGATGCTTTGTTTATACGGCACCCAGTACAATTCATTTGGCAACCCTGACTCCCTTCAAGTATAAGAGATACTGAGTTACTGTAGCTCATTCTTCATATTCCTTAATGTAAGGAGTAGGTTTAAGCACATCAGACATACCGTTGATCTCAATGATCTTGGATGCAAGAGTCTTCATTTTCTTGCAATGTGTTTCTACTAAACCTAGTGTCTTCAAATCGTGAGTAGTTTTCCTACACCCATTACAGATATCAAACATCGGGCATTCGAAGCACGCAGTTTTCAATGACATTAGCTCATGCGTTTGCAGGGGCCTAGCGAGCTCTCCAGTCATTTCTTTTTTAAAGTCGATGGGGTACAGACCATCATCACCAAAAGCCCCACAGGAGTAGTATTTACCTCCAGGCTGTAAAGTTCTAATAGCGCTGTCGCAATCACGAGCTTGTGGGCATGTAGTGTTCTCACCACGCAAACGTACAGCCATTTGTGAAGTGTTATGTTCCCACTGCGTCAATCCTGCTTCATGGATCTTGATATACATTTCGTAAATGTCAGACAGCACATACGTACTACCAGCATTACCAATTGTGATACCTTTGAATGTGGTTTTCTTAGGGCCAGAAGCTACTGCATAATTGACCTTACACACTACACCCATCTTCTTAGCCAATTCAACAGTCTGTATTGCTGAGTCTTCGTTTTCTTTTGTAATGACCGCAATGAAACTAGGCCTGTATCCAATACGTTCTAAAAACAAATCAGATACTTTCCAGAACTCTTCTTCTGTATAAGGCTTATAGTCACCTTTCAAGCGTGCATTACCATACTGGAAACTTGTTGCTACTCCAACTTGAGGATGTTTGAAAAGATCCTGCCACATCTCAGGCTTTTTGTAGAATGCCCATAGATTAGTTGTAAGTGATATCGTGGTATCTTTCAGCCCCAGTTCTTCAAGTATACTGATAATCTCCCAATAGTACTCTGGTCTCATCATTAGCGGATCACCACCATTGACTATGATGGTTCGTGTATTTGGGAAACGTACGAGAAACTCTCGTACGTAAGATAGATCCAGTACATCCGAATCATTTTCACTTAAAACTGTTGAACTGCAAAACGTGCAGCGAAAATTGCAAGCGGAAGTTGGTTTCAGGATGAGATCCATTTATGTACTCCTAACATTAACAGGTGTATTAATGGACTTATCAGCACTCCATCTTTTAGTAAAGATACGGTCGTAGAGTGTCTAATACTTAATACCAAATTCTTTAGATAGATCACCAACTGTCCAATTTTTATTATTATAAAATAATAAAAGCTCTCTATTCGCATTATTTAATGAAGCTGATTTACTCAGCGTAACGAAACTGTGGAAACTTACAATAAGACAACGCCATCGGAATAAGGTATGACAAGTTATAAACATGTGGATTGTTTAAACTACCGTCTCCAAGAAAAGACAGTATGACATCATTAACATATTTTAGTTCAATAGTTTCTTCTTCTATCTGACTGTACGTTTGACTATCTGGTATAGTAGATGTATAGAAATAAACTTCATTACCATCGGCTCGAATAAAGTGATGAAATAGTAACCAGTCTTTTGCAGGTATAACTAATCCAGTCTCTTCAATTGTTTCTCTTACAATAGCATCTAGTGCATATTCCGTTGGCTCAATTTTACCACCATGACCGTTCCACTTACCTACAACGCCTTCTGGACCTTTTACCTTTTTTAAAAGTAGAACTTGATCCAATTTCTTACTGAATAAAAGACCTACGACGTACTTCATTTCCCATTTACCTTTTTAATGAGAAAATCTACATCTTGTTTTGCTTTTTGTGCAGATGGTAGGTTCGCTTCAACAGCATAATCCATATAAGTCGCAACAAATAAGTTAGCCAAATTTATAATTTGTTTATTAGCTTCAATGGTAATGTCCCTCATCTGTTCTAGAGACATTGTCTTTAAAACTTCATTTGCAGCTTCTGGACCTTGTGTTCTACGCAATTCTAACAGTTCTTCAAAAGTCAAGATAGTTCTCCAGAGAGGTTATTGCTTCATTATCAATAGTGAGCCTAGTAATATTAACACTACTCCTGAGATATCCGATACAGTCGGATGAACTCCATCAATAAGCCACAACCATAAAAGAGATGTAAGTACATATACGCCGCCATAAGCAGCATACACTCTCCCAGATTCTGTTGGGTGTAATGTAAGTAGCCACGCAAATATACTGAGAGATATAATTGCAGTAATAAGAGCTATGGCAGAGGAGCCACTTTGCCGAAATGTTTTGACATATTGCAATACTGAGTAACAGCCAAGAATCTCAAAGTAAGCAGTTATAAAGAACAGAGTAAATGTTTTAATCATTTCTTACTCTCCATTGCTCTTTGACGACAGCCAAGTATAGCTGCCTCTTTAGTGGCTGACCAAACATATTTATCCTCCCATAAATACTTAGCCCACCAGCCATATTGACTATTACCGGTAACTTTCATAAACACATCAAGTAGTCGTCTGAACATGATTCTTCTTTCCAACTGTTTCATTAAAAAATGTCTTTAAAAAGCAAGTTGGTAGTCTCTCTAGCTTTGTCCAATCTGCATTCACGAAACATCTAAGCTACCTATCTTTAAGTATGTCTTCTACAGTCCTACCTCTTCTAAGATGATATCGAATTGTAGCAGATGTTTTATTTGTTATTTCACTTAACTCATTAACAGATTTACTTTCACCGTTTACCATAAGTGAATAGCGATTTGTTCCTTTAGAAACAGCTTCTTCTACAGACATATTTTGTTTATAGATTCTTGCTTTTACAGTAGCTTCTGATATATTTTTTTCACGAGCCAGCTTTGCAATAGAGGAATATACAACTCCATCAACAGTATTAACTGAATTATTACTTCTGTTATTCTGCTGCTCTTCCCAGGTAGCCCATCTACAATTATTTTTGTAGTAGCCTTTATCATTTTCTCTTCTATCGATAGAATGGTCTGGCGATGGTCTAGGACCCATATCTTCATAAAAAGCTTCGAAGCTGTTCAGCCATCTTTCGCAAACAGTAATCCCTTTAGCACCGTAATACGCATACTCCCTCGTATCTGGACCCGCATCACATCGTCTACGCATGTTAATCCAAGCTTGATATTCCGGTGTATAGCGCATCCCGTGAGTGAGATTGTTATTGCTTTGACTAACAATCTCACGACGTAAGCATCCGCAACTTTTTATTACTCCATGCCTCAGATTACCACCGTCTACTTTTTTAACAACTCCGCACTCACATAGACACTCATAAACACGAGTACGGTTAGGTAACCTTGTACCATTATCAATAACTGTTAATCTACCGAATCTTTTATCTTTCATCTGTATCGTTGGTGGCATTATTTTTTCCGACTGCTGTGTTAAAGAATGTTTTCATAAAACAGACAGGTAGTCTTTCTCTTTTTGTCCAGTCTGATTGTACGAAGCATACTAATGGACACCTTTTATACCACTCGCAACTAAAACATTCATTACGTTCGAGATGCGCATTGATGATTCCACTATTAGTAGAATAATCGATTGGAGTCTCAAACTGTTCAGCTTCATACTCCATATACCTACACTTAACTTCACGACCATCTGGTAAGATAGTTGTCTTATTAAGTGAAAAGCATGTCATCTTATTTTCTTCATTTTCTAACATGCTTCTAACTGGCTCTATCTTAGGATAACGATCAGCAACGAATAGAAGACCGTCAAGCATCTCTTGCTCTGAAGGCATCATCTTATCTGCACTATTTTCAGGTACATACCAATCAAAGTACAACGGGTAGTTAGCGTATAGAACTTCTTTAAAGAACTTATCTTTATCAGCAATCAACTTACGAATAGATGGCTTAGCCAGTACAAAACCAACTACTCCGATACGAGGCTTAAAGATCTCTAGATTACGTTTGAACATCATCATGCGATTTATATCAAGCCCCCTACCAGCAAAGTCGTAAGACGTAGAAATCCAAACATTGTCACCACATATCTCAAGTAATTTCTGAACACTAGAAGTATTCTTAGAAAATATTAAATTGGTTACAAAGTTAATTCTAACTGTAAGGTCGTTTGAAACTGCATAGTCATTAATAACTTTATAAAAAGCATAATAGTCATCAAATACAGAATCTGGTACCAAATCATTAAAGATCTCGCCACCCATCACATTGACTGTATGGCTCTTCAATGGAGAGTTACGCATGAACTCCACAGTCTGATGAGCTTTCTCTAAGATTGTATCAATACCTTCTTTCGAATCATGATCCTGTCCGCAGAAGGAGCAATTAAGATTGCACAATTCGAATAAATGGTGTTCTATTTCTGAGGAATCTTGTACTTTGGAAGCGAGTAACTGTTTAAGTAACTGTTCTTCAGCATTTTGCATGTCAAGTACCTTTTATTAAATTATGGCACAAGAGACTAGAGCGTACGCTCTAGTCTCTCTTATGCTGTTACTAGGTTAATTTGGCCGTACGTTAATACTGTCCAAGGCGTCTCGCGCTATGATGCAGTGCTTGATAGAATAGATATCCATAACTTTAAGAATATTTCTATCCGTACACGACCCAAGATAACGACAACTACCACATTCGTCTTTTTGGCCGGCATTCTGATATTGCTCTAGCTGTAGCTGTTCTTCAAATGCTTCAGACTCAGCTACAGTAAAGTTTACAAACGGTATTTGCAACTCTGGCACAAAAGCTACATAACGATCGTAAAGTAATGGTGACACGTAAAACTTACCATTAAGAAAGTTAAAATGTTTCTCGATCAGACTATCAGTTAATTTTCCAAACGAGAAACGAATAAACTGAGATGTATCGTGATTAACACTTTTATCAAACATCTTAGTTACTCTGATGATTGCTTCTTTAACTTCGGATGACTTGTTTTGATTGTGTTTTCTTGACATCGAGAAGTTAAAGTCAATTGTAGTATCAAACATATCCTTGATACGCAAATGCATTTCTTTGTAGTCATTTAATAGCTTAATGACGTCATCTTTCTTTGCATTCTCGTATTCATAGACGTTCATAATACAGAAGCTTTTTACGGGAATGTGCCAGTCAATTATCTCATACAGACTGTCTCTATTCTCTTTAACAGTACGAAGGTACTTCTCTGTTAGAACATGCTCTGGCTCCATTAAGAAGTTAACCTCGAGTTCCATATGACTGTAGTGTTCACGTAACACTTTAGCAATCTCTGGAGCTGTACTGATATCTAAACAAGTAGTTTGTAGAGATAGTCTTTTAAAACGTCTGACAACTTGCTGAATACGTGGATCTCGCAGTACGTCGATGGTATTCCCAGAGGATAAGAAGTCAGTAGGTCCGATAAATATTACCGTAGGTAGATAACCACCATCTTCTTGCGCACTGGTAACCCAAGATAGAAGCTGCGCACCTCGCTCGTCAGTCATTGGATCTGAACCATACTTATCTACGAAACAACCCTTACAGCTAAACTGGCATCCGCGTAGTAATTCCAGGTTTAAGCTGAGATGATAACCAGTGGCGCTTTCGCGCTCTACAGAAGTCAGGAAGTTATCCGTTTTGAGGTGTTTCGGTACTGTCAGTTGCGATACTTCCGACATCATTATTTCCTTCAAGTAGCATACACTCTTCTGGCTTATTCAGATCAATATAGCCTGAGGCTACACCTTCGTATATGTTTGCTAAAAAGTTATTCTTTACAGCAAAGAACTTTGCGAACTTCTCATTACCGAACATGTAGTCCTCATACTGTCGTACAAAATACGAAGAACGATAACCTGCATTAGGAATAGAGAAGTAGAACTCTGTAAAGAGCGGTACATCGTAGAGTAATACTGCGTTATGACCAATATACTCTTTATCATCAATGACGCTAACGCCATGCTGTAAAGGATCATGTTCCTTTTTCAGTGCTTCGATAGATGACATTGCGAAGACATGAGATGAGTCAACAAAGTGCAACCACCTCATGATAGTTGGACCGTTCTTCTTAGCAAATGCTAAGACGTGGCTCTCTGGTACACCAGTCTTATACGGAATCTTGTCGAAGCTCAATCCTTTAGCCCAGAGAATTACCTGCGCCATCATCAGCTGTAACGTCTTAGCTTTACTAATCGTGCGCTGTACCAGGTATGCACTCATGATAGTTACATACTCGTCTTCAGATAAGGGTTGGTCAAACCTAATATCTGATGGCACTGCTAAGTTAGCCAAGTACGTAAGGAACACTGCTCCCTTTAACCTAGACTGAGAGTGATTTACTAGGAATGTAATATTCTTATTCTTAAAGAATTCTCTAATAAATTCAGTACCAATAGGTGCAGTTACCTCACGGTATTCTGGAACTACAGGTACGTCGCTAGCTGGTTGTTGAGTTGTTTCGTCAGACACGTCAGATTCCTTTTATTGCATTTCGGCTAAATTCTTACTCGAACGCTCATTAAGTAATTTAATGAATGTTACCTTGTTTTCCTTGATACGTGAGATCACCTTCTTAGATAATGGACATTCACCAGAATCATCAAAGAAAGTATCTTCACAGTTACCGCCACACTCAGCATAATGTTCACAAGTATAGCAGTTCTCTGTACTCAAAGTAGCTAATCGCTCAATGTGAGCGTTATGAGCTTTCTCTTCATACGTAGACCAAGATTCAGTCATCTCTTTTACATGAGATATAGGTGAGATGTAAGAATTGTCCGGACAAAACCCAGTAGTGCCGTTTGGATTTAGAGTAAACGTTTTTCTATCACAGCAGTTACATTTACAAGCATAAATTTCTCCATCCTCAATAGACTTTGTAAAAAGATCAACCTGAGGCAGGCACCAGCTTACGTCATTATGCTGATAATAATCAACTAGCTTATCTAACCAATTAGACCACTTCAGTAAGTTAACACGTAAATCCCTAGTCTTCTCATCGAATGTTGTTAGATGTTCAAAGTCTATTGAAGCTACTCCTGCAAACATCTTAGCTATGTTCAATGGATTAACGTTTAGTAAGTGTCTTTGTGCTGTAATTGTAATATGCACTTTAAAGCCATTATCTAGTAATGTTTTTAAATTACGAAAATACATTGCTTCTTGACGTTCTTGATGTTCCGTCTTAATTGACCCAAAGCGTATCTTGGCATCCCAAGATACGCCAATATGCCCGTTACACTCTGTGCGGATAAAATCTAGAAAGTCATCAGTAAGCTTATAAACAAGGTTAGTCTGTGGAATAATCTTAAAGTCTTTTTCTGAGAACAATTCTCGTGCTCTTTGTGTTACTTTGCGAAGATATGATAACTTAGCTAAGAATGTCTCGCCACCATGTAAATAGACAACACCTCGACGTGGATCGACATTTTTCTTAATTGATGTAAGAAACTGATCGATATATTCGAAAGGTGTTGTCAATACCTTATCTTGGTTCCCAAGAGTGAAGCAGTGTGTGCAGTTAAGATTACAACCTTGCACAACTCTTACAAAAATCACAACGTTACTTTTGTCGAACATAGTTACTTCAATGAAAAGCAATCCAATTCTTGAGCCTTACTATTACGAACTAGCTCGTAAAGGTGAGATATAAGTAATCCGTTTATTTTGGCTGTGAAACTATCTGCGCCAAAGAAATTACCCTTTTGATCAGCAATATCATATCTAATCATACCAGCATAATCTTTGGCTATGATGAAATCAAGAGCTTTCTCTTCATCATATTCAAACTTAAAGAGTGTGGTATAAACTTTAAAAATATCTTTAAGCTTATCTAAAGAATACTTTTTGAGGATGACATCCTCATTACCGTATACAAACTCTTCATCAACTACCCAAGCTAAACGTTTGTGCTTAGAAAGATATCCTATCGGATTTGTACGCAATTCACCAAGACTAGTTTCGTCATCGAGTAAGTAGTAGTTATGTGTCTCACTAAAGAAATCTTCTTTAGCATTAACAATAGCCCTTACAATGTTTAACAGCACAATACTTGATGCACGCCGATAGAACTCAGTATTTAAACCCTTTCCACCAGATTTAGTCAGGTGACCAATCAGCAGGTATTCGAAAGGTAACTTGGTCACTGGAGCTTCGGAGACAATCTGCGAATGTTCTACTTTATCAAATAAAGCATTAAACAAATCATCACTAACAGGTACACACTTTCTGTCAATAACGTTAACATCTTCTTTAGATATTTGTCTTTCTTTTTCACGGCAACCGAGTAGATTTTCCTGTGCTGTAAACAAATCGTACATTAGCTTAATAAAGGACCTACTCGGATCCTTAAAGACAGACTTCCAGTACTGGATTAGTAATTCAGCTGTAAATGCCGGAGAAGCAATAATCAGCAGTTTCTCAGTAGAGAGAAGCATCGCCGACCAAAACCCTTCTCTATCGCCATACAGTGTATCCAGTTCATCAAGAGACTTAACATAGTGTTTAATAAACACCTTATCAAGCACTTCTCTCTCTTCTGAAATAGGATATCTCATTTCACGATCAGTAACAATTATTCTTGACTGATAGCTACTTGGTGTTATATTGTTGTCGTGCTTAATGTAAACACGGTTAATAAGATTTTTCATGTTATTACCTATTTTAGCGACGACCACGCGAACCGTGACAGTTAGAGTGACACGAGCTATGACATACTCTTAGATCTACAACATCACCAGTTGTGGCATTATTAAGCACAACATTTTTAATTCTAACTAAGTAAGAGACGACTGCAGTTCTAGTAATGTCATTAAATAATTCAGATGTATCGGCAGCTGCAATAGCCGCTATCGTGGCATCATAATGACTTTGATGATATTCTGGCTTTACAAAGAAAATATCAAGTTCACTAAATGGAACAGTAAAACCATCCCAAGCACCACTAGATGTAGTACCAGTCAAACCGTGTATTGCCCAAGTAGTACGGGCGTACCAACCACCTAGTATACCTACTCTAGCAACGAGTCCACTACGGGTAATGCTTCCACTTAAATAGCTAGCAAGCCATGCCTCAGAGGGATCAAAACTGTAATACTCCAACATCGCAGTATTACAATACGACAAACCGCGTTCTGACCCAATAGGTGCAGGACCATAGTCGGTTGCAACACTATTTATGTTATCAACAATAGCCGAATATGCATCGGTCTGTACATTACTTTTAAGAATATCTGGCATATTTAATTCTCAAATTTAAGATGAAAAGATTGGAATAATGTTTTTATACACACGAGTGGTAGTCGCCGGTCGTTGTTCTAGAGAGTCATCTACGCCTGCTAACCGCATCATTAACCGCCTCGGTGAAGCACATACATCACCATCCCACGCCAAACGATGACAATCTGATCCACAGTAACTGAAGACAGGACAAGTATAACAGTGATCGTTACGTGTGCGCTCTTTCACCATTACATCTATTCTTTTAGATGTACCGAACATTTCTGCAATATCCATATCGATGTGACCAAAGAACTCTTCAGGAGCAGAATTTGGACAACCACCAATAGAACCATTTGCATTTAGAGTGATATTTCGTTCTTCACAATCTCTGCAGAATGTACCGCATGCTGAGAATGAATTCTCGAACTTGGCGTAAACATCTTCTAGCATGGAATTATGAAACCATTTACGAGCATCTAGTCTAGTAGTTGCCTCATGCATGCGCAAATACCAGTCATTTATTTCAGCATTAGATGGAAATAATTTTAAATGATTATTAGCGTTGCCATTAAGTGTTATACGGTCAAATAAGACTTTATAACATTTAGTATCTCTAATAAATGTAATTAATTTTTCGCAATCCATTTCGACAACAGCGCGAGAGACACTAATATTCAGTACAACTTTTATGTTCTTATCTGTTAGTGTTTGAAGATTCTTACGCCATAACTCTTCTTGCTTTTCATTAGCGAAACGAATACCTGCATCCCAGCTTGTACCAATTGCATCTAAATCATTAACTATAAAATCTAACAAATCATCTTTGAGTTTATATACTAGATTAGTAGTAGCTCCAATAGACATATGTTTTAAACCAGTAGCTCGTATTGTAGTTACAATAGATTTCAGAGTACTTACAGGAGCAAGAAACGGTTCTCCTCCATGTAACTCAAAATGCACATCATCTTCAGGAGATATGTAGTTAGCAAAGCGAGATATCCAATCCTCAGTCTTAGCTAAATCTAAAAACGTACGAGGAGGTCGATTACCACCAGTAAAGCAATGTTTGCAATCAAGATTACATGATTCCGTAGTCTTGACGTAGACGGTGCGCATCATAATTAGAGTTTCTCCACTATAAACCGTTCTAAGCCAAAACTTAGCATGATTGATTCTTTTTGATTAACAGCTTGATGCTTAGTACCATACGGCATAAATAAAGCTTGATCCGTGGTTAGAGTAATTGTTTCGTTATCTAACACTATGGTCTTCTCACCATCAACTATATAAATCAAAACATTATCTGGATCTGTATGGGCTGGAAAGCTCTCAGATCCAGAACGAGATAAAAAAAGGTGACACGTGACAGGACCATCATGACTCATTTTGTCGGCAATCTGCCGACAGAGTCGATAGAGGACTTTGGATAGTTTCTCCATTCCCTCTATCTTGATAGTCCTGTCAGCGTGTCTTACTGTATCTGCTACATTTAAAGCATTAATACAGATGTCTGGAGATACTATTATTTTTATAAGTTCTTGCTGATAAGTATAAGGACTGAAAAGAACCTCGTCAATATATAGATCTTCCTTAACTATATTAAGGTTCATTTTCTCTATAAATACATGTGTCATTACGAATTCCTCGTATGTAACTCATGAAATATTGGCGAGGTGTAATTTTAAGCTCTTTAATTATCACTGTTATTGCCACTGAGGAGGCCACACAATACGCCAAGCTCCACCAATAAATGCTTGAAATTGTCCACCTGATTCACGAACGGCTGCAGATACGTTAGCATTCAATCGCGGGTACCTTGAGTCATGATCACCACTAGCAACGTGGACAGCTACACGTTGATTCACACCTAACGGAGTCATGTATTTAGCATTACTGCTACCCGCTTCAGACTCTGCTTGTGAAGCTACAGCGAAGTTACTCACACTACCAAGACCTACCTGCGTAGCTGTAGTACTGTGAGGATTATCAGTTCTAGCAACGTGAGTATTTAGAGGTGATAAAGCTTGCGCACTAATTGCTTGAGCTGTAAGTAATGGTGTCATGTATAATGCATGACTTGTACCGGCCTGGGCTTCAGAAGTATTTGCTAAACCAAGATTTTGAACATTACCTAAACCCACCTGAGTAGCTGTCGTACTATGGGGGTTATCCGTTCTGGCAGTATGAGTATTTAACGGAGCTATGGCTTGAGTCGAGATCGCTTGCGCAGTACTCAACGGAGTCATGTACTTAACATTACTACTGCCTGCCTGGGCTTCTGCTTGAGTAGCAATATCAAAGTTACTGACACTACCCAACCCGACCTGAGATTTAGTCGTACTATGAGGATTATCTGTACGACCAATGTGAGTATTCAGAGGAGCAATTGCCTGTACATTTATTAACTGAGCAGTACGTAACGGAGTCATATATGTTACAGTACTGACACCACCTTCCGCCTCTATTTGTGTTGCTACTGGATAATTCTGTACACTACCCAAGCCTACCTGAGAAGCAGTCGTACTATGAGGATTGCTGGTGTTAGTAATGTGGGAATTTAGTGGAGCTACCGCTTGAACACTTATAGCCTGTGCTGTACGCAAAGGAGTCATAAATGTTGCATTACTCGCACCGGCCTGGGCTTCAGCTTGAGTAGCTGTCGCGAAATTATCAACACTACCTAACCCCACTTGACTCTTAGTCGTATTGTGAGGATTATCTTGTCTAGCCGTATGCACATTCAAAGGAGCCACAGCTTGTAAAGAGATAGCCTGTGCTGTACGCTGAGGTGTCATAAACGTAATTGCGTTTACACCAGCTTCTGCTTCGGCCTGGCTAGCTGTCGCGAAATTATCAACACTACCCAACCCGACCTGAGATTTAGTCGTACTATGTGGATTATCAGTACGAGCAGTGTGAGTATTCAGAGGTACTAATGCTAACGCACTAATAGCCTGAGATACACGCAACGGAGTCATGAAATGACTGTCACTGGTGCCGGCTTGAGCCTCAGTAATACCGGCATTACCATAATTACTAACATTACCTAAACCTACTTGAGATTTAGAGGTATTATGGGGATTATCTACACGAGCAGTATGTGTATTAAGAGGCCCTAACGCTTGTACTGTAATCGCTTGCGCAGTACGAGCCGGAGTCATGTAAGTAGTACCGCTAGCACCAGCTTCGGCTTCTGCTTGAGTAGCTACAGCAAAGTTACTGACACTGCCTAAGCCTACCTGTGTAGCTGTTGTATTGTGCGGATTATCTGATCTACCAGCATGTACTGCTAAAGGTCCTAATGCCAGTGTAGTGATAGCTTGTGACGTGCGTAACGGAGTCATGTACTTAACATTACTGGTACCGGCTTCAGCTTCAGCTTGAGTCGATACATCGTAATTCTGTACACTACCTAATCCCACTTGAGTAGCTGTTGTACTGTGAGGGTTGCTGGTATTAGCAATGTGTGATTGAAATGGAGTTAACTCTGGCGCGATAGACAATTTGACTAGAGCTGGAGTCATGTACGCATTACCCGTACCTGTCTGAGCTTCTGTAGTTGTCGCTATTGGGTAGTTCTCAACACTACCTAACCCCACTTGACTCTTAGTCGTATTGTGAGGATTGTTTACGTTTGCAGTATGTTCACTTAGATTACCAGAGACAACAGCGGTGTCTGCACGTATATCTTCATCTTGTCTATCTATGTATTTCAGGATCTCTTCGTGAGATGCCGCATCACCAATTAATACTGCTGTACGAAGCCGCTCTAAAGCATTGACAACATATTCGAATCCATAAATGTCACCGACATCATGGAAGTGAGCAGCCGGATTAAAATCATCCGGTTGACCTAAGATGTTAGGCCAAGATACAGGTCGCTCCAGCATCGCTTCATTAAACATCGAAACAATTGCATCGACATTGGTACTGTACTCACCACCGAGAGCCTGATAGTCAACTTCGACTTCATTACTGACTGCTTCATCAGTAATTAAAATGATACCACAAATTTCTTTTCCCCAGCGACCTGTAGGAAATTCATAGAGTTCTGTTGCGGTATATTGTACATTTCTTTGGAGAACTTGATTATTAGATCTATCCCTTACCACAACAGATTCTGTAAAAAATGCACCGTACAGAGGTGCTAGTGCGCGTATAGTTCTGTTAGGTAATGTATGTTGTTCACCGACTACCAAGTTATCAGGACTAGTACCGGTGGAGTCAAGAGGATAGCGAGGTAGCTGGGTCGCCATAATTAATATCCGTTTCGATTATTAAAGAAAAAAGAGGTAAATCTACAAGTCTTTTTACTGACTGTAGATTTACCGTAAACTAACAATACTATCTTACACTGAAGCCATTGCGTTGGAGATAGCTGTAAAGCCAGCTGTAACTTCCGTAAGTAATGTATTCAGCATAGCTTCCACCTGTAAGGTAATGGCTTGCTTTGTGCGTAACGGAGTCATGTAGGTGGCATTATCGCTACCTGCTTCTGCTTGAGCCTGACTAGCAATACCGTAATTTTGTACATTACCTAATCCAACCTGACTCTGATTCACAAAGTGAGGATTATTCTGATCGCTATAGTGAGTATTAGCGGCAGTACCAACCTGCGCATCAATTGCTTGTTGCGTACGTTGAGGCGTCATGTATTTAACAGCACTTGTACCAGCTACCGCTTCTGCTTGTGAAGCTACAGCAAAGTTACTAACACTACCAAGACCTACCTGCGTAGCTGTAGTGCTATGCGGATTACTGGTATTCGAAGTATGCGTAGTCAGTGCAGCGCCAGCCTGAATAGTGATTGCTTGTGCAGTCTTAAGTGGTGTCATATACTTGACATCACTACTACCTGCCTCAGCTTCTGCTTGACTGGCGATAGCATAGTTTTCTACAGACCCTAACCCCACCTGAGTTTTAGTCGTCGAATGAGGATTACTGGTATTTGATGTGTGAGCAGTTAAGTCACCATCGCCTGTAGGTAACAGTTCTGTAGTGCTTGCAGGAGTACTAGCGCCAACATCTAAAATGTCAATACCTTGGAAACCGTGAGGGTTGAGGTTTGTAATAGAGAACTGAGAATGACCATTAGGAAGTCTGATGTAGTAAGTGACTTCTTTCAAAGCAACGTCAATTTTCTGTCTAAACTCAACAACGATATTACCGCCACTAGTTAAATACTTCAACTGTGAGTTTACAATAATATCATCAGCCTCAGCATTTTCAGCGATAGTTGCAGTCAGGATATAAGAATTCAATGAATAATTAGGTCCGACTATATCTTCATTTGCATTGTAACCAATTCCACTAATTAACCAGCACAGTGGACTATTTTCATTACCAGCCGTATCATCTAGAGATAATCCACCTAATTGAACCCAAGTATAGAATGAACCAAGACCTGCGTCAAAGTCCATCTTAGCTGCCAACAATTGAGGCGCAAACGAAGTTTCTATAGCTGCAATAGCTGCAAGTGTTATTTCACTAGAAAGTACTGCTGAAGATTTACCTTCCAACAGGCTGGAATTAGCCGCTGTTGCAGCTGTTCCAAGTTTACCTGCAAGTGCAGTGTCTACTTGCGATGTTGTGTATACACCGAGCTGTGATGCAGTAGTGTTGTGTGGATTATTAGTATCACTAACGTGCGTAGATAATGTCGATCCTACCTGAGACGAAATAGCCTGTGCGGTGCGCTGAGGCGTCATGTATACAGTACTGCTACTACCTGCTTCTGCTTCGGCCTGAGAAGCTACAGCGAAATCACTAACATTACCTAGACCAACCTGAGTCTTTGTAGTGTTATGCGGATTACTCTGGTCAGCAATGTGTGTATTTAACGGAGTAACTGCTTGTAATGCAATTGCCTGATTAGTACTCAACGGAGTCATGTACTTATCTGTGGCATTACCAGCTTCAGCTTCAACTTGTGAAGCTACAGCGAAGTTACCAACATTACCTAAACCTACCTGTGTTTTTGTAGTACTATGAGGATTATTGGTATCTGCCAAGTGAGAAGCAATATTCCCTGATGCTAATACTGCAATAGCCTGGTATGTGCGCAAAGGAGTCATGTAGGCGGCATTACTGCTACCTGCTTCAGCTTCCGCCTGACTGGCTATAGAAAGATCACTAACATTACCGAGGCCTACCTGGGCCTTAGTCACTACGTGGGGGTTGTTATGATCACTAATGTGTGTTGTAACAGTACCACTAATCAGCGTTGCGATTGCCTGATTAGTACGTAATGGTGTCATGTACTTATCTGTGGCATTACCAGCTTCAGCTTCAGCTTGTGAAGCTACAGTATAGTTCTCTACAAGCCCTAAACCTACCTGCGTTTTGGTTGTGTTATGGGGATTACCCATATCCAACGTATGCGCCGCAATATCTCCAGATGCAAGAGCTACAATAGCTTGTTTCACTCTCAGAGGAGTCATGTACTTATCGTTAAGAGTGCCATCCTGAGCTTCAACTTGCGTAGCTACTGTATAATTCTCAACACTACCTAGACCTACTTGAGATTTAGTTACCGCATGAGGATTAGCTATATCAGCAGTGTGTGTATTCAGAGGAGATACTGCTTGAAACGATATCGCTTGGTAAGTACCCAATGGGGTCATGTACTTATCTGTGGCATTACCAGCTTCAGCTTCAGCTTGATCAGCAGTCAGATAATTGCTAACGTTACCCAGCCCAATCTGACTCTTAGTCGTATTGTGAGGATTATTAGTATCTGACGTATGTGAAGCAATACTTCCAGAAGCGAGAACTGCGATAGCTTGCTTTGTACGCAAAGGAGTCATGAACCTAGTGTTCAGATCACCAGCTTCAGCTTCTACTTGTGAAGAAGTAACATAATTATCAACATTACCAAGATTTACTTGATCCTTAGTCACTCCGTGGGGATTTGTCGCATTCAAGTGATCTACAAAACTTTGACCGACTTGTGCAGTAACCGCTTGCGCTACTCTCTGGGGAGTCATAAAGCGATTAGTTAGCAATCCAGCTTCAGCTTCTAACTGCGACGCTACCTGAAAGTTATCGACGCTGCCCAGACCTACTTGTGCTTTGGTCGTACTATGAGGATTAGCAGTATCCATCAAGTGAGTTGTTAAGTCAACAGATGCCAATGCAGTAATAGCTTGTTTCACTCTCAACGGAGTCATGTATTTATCGTTGACTGTACCGTTTTGAGCCTCTACTGCTGTTGCTACATCATAGTTTTGAACATTGAACAGGCCAATCTGACTCTTAGTCGTATTGTGAGGATTTGACTGATTCGCAGTATGTGATACAAGAGAAGCGCTGACTACATCAACAACTGTCTTAACCTTCAGCGGAGTCATGTACTTAATATCTGAAGTACCTAACGTAGCTTCACCAGTACTGGCGATACCATAGTTCTCAACACTGCCAAGACCTACTTGCGACTTGGTGACTTCGTGAGGATTATCAGTACGCGTAACGTGTGTAGCTAAGTCACCACCACCAAACTCACTAATGGCTTGAGCTACTCGTAACGGCGTCATATAAGCCGTGTTGTTAGTACCCACCTGCGCCTGAGTCTGTGTTGCAATAGGATAATTCTCAACACTACCTAGACCTACTTGAGCCTTAGTAGTTTCATGAGGATTATTTGTGTTACCTACGTGAGCCGCAATACCGCCTGCATTACCAGCCAGAACCGCATCACGAATACCGTTGATGCCTTCCACGATCTCCGTAGCACCAACCATGTCGGATAAATTCCACTCATGATCGATAACCGGAAATTGGAACGGTAAGTCAGTTATTTGTTCCCATGCAGTGATACGAGGATTCTTAATCAGGTTAGCGAGAATCTCAGCAATCTCATTATCATCCAGGTTCCATGCTCCACCGATAGTCTGGTACGTTACACGAAGCACCCCAGTAATATCGGTATCAAGGAACGTAATTGAACCAGCTAGCGGCTTAGCGGTAGCTTTACCAGCTGAAATAAAAATATGTGTGAAGTAGTAATCAACACCTTCTGTCAGTACCCGAATCGAAGTATCCGGATTCGTAAACGAGATAATAACGTTATCTGTAAAGAAAGGTGCTGCTGACGGTATAACCGTCTGATATAGTTCTGTATTGTTAAGCGACGTGAGAACGTGTTGTTCGTTAGTAACCCGAGAAAGTGGATTACTCCCCGTCGGATCAAAAGGGTAAGTCACAGTAGTCATTTGCGGACACCTTCTATTAAGGAAAGATTTTACTTTTTACAGTAAAGACGATATTCATTTTCACAATAAAAAGTAAATCAATTATTCGATACACTGATTATGACTTTTTAGGGCTTCAGTCGATCACATTATTTGAGGCAGAGTATCACCCCGTATGTTCACTTTTTATAGAAAATTCCAATATGTACACACTAGTTTCTGCGATCGGTAAGCGTAAAGCAGCTGGGAGTCGCTGGGTTAGTATTGATATTTCAAGCATAGCTTTGAATGACGTATATCACGACTATCAAGAAGTGTATGCTGTTTTAAGTAATTCATTTTACACTGGAAATCGCACACTGTTACTTAGCAGTATTAAAAACAGTGTAATAGCTGTAACCTCAACATTACCACAGTATCTCCAATCAATTGGCAATGCTTCATTACCTGTTGTAGATCAGCTTTATCAAGTTGAAACAAAATGGGTTCACTATAATGATGCTGTTAAAGCTAGATATAAAATAAGACCTACCCCATCCAACGGTCACGTTGATTCAACAATTCCTTTGTCTGAACGAACCTGGCTGTCTATCACTAGGCCGAATACAGATTATAATTTATTTTTTAAAAGTTGTCTAGTGTCTGTAAATGGTTTATTTCATAGAACAGATACTGATGGTGATAGAGTGTATGTCTTAGATGGAATGAAATCATGCCGTATCTCTGGTGAGAACCAAATGGGTATTACAAGTTTCATGAATCTAGGTGAATTAGAATTCACTTCCATAACTCAACAAATGATTCATCGTAGATATGTAGATGAACCACTTAAACAACGTGTATACATTGATATCGGTACAGCTAAGCCTGGAAAGTATCCAATGTTAGTTGTAGGTGGCTATTTATATATTTTAGACGAACGTAACTTCTTCCAAATCTCGGACACTGTCTACGGATTCAACATACTTAATGTTCCTTGGAGAGAACGCTTCTTTGAATCACGTAAGATAATCGATTTGAGTTCTTTAGAATTAGAAGAATTTATACATAATGAAAATCAAGTTGTTGAAAGTGAATTGTATTCTGATATTAACATTACTAAGATGTTTACTTTAAGTCAATCATTCTTAGTATTTATAGATAACCCAGATTTATTCATTGAGTACGACACACTACGGCGTTCAAAGCTGCCTAACATGTATACTAGCTTTACAGAACCAAAATATCCATTATCTTTAGGTTATGGTATTTTAGGAGATTACTGGAGTACTAAAGAGCACGATCAATGGTCAGTCACTGTCCAGGATAGTTTAAAGTGGAACTATATATTCAACACTGTACCTGAGCAAGACTTAGTTTCGTACGATAATTCAGTATCTCCTGGAGATCCTATTGAGAATAGTAGATGTCAGTTCATGAGAATTGGATCAGATATTCTTACCGCAATATAAAGCTAACAAGTATGGTGAATAAATGGTAATTATCGATGAGCATGATATTGGTAAAACAAAGTATCAGTTACTAACAGACTTGATTTACGAATCAACTGGCCAACGTATACCTTTAAACTCTATTGAGTACGGTCACCCTTCTGAGCTAGATGCTAGACCAGATGTACTGACAGATCCTAATACATTTATACCTATTAAGGTTTCTGGAGTCTACGATGTACGGCTATTTGGTCCGCACCGCGGATTCATGTATCGTCGTCGTAGCTTATTCGATCACCTTTCTGGTGTGGACTTAGACATAGAGTTTACAGATTGGCCAACCACATTACATCAAGTCATTCTAGATCAAATTAATCCGCAACTACGGTATCCATTACGCGCTGAAGATTTCGTAGATTATCAAATTACGGATGAAGATACGAATAACATTGTTATTCGCGCAGCAGAACATTCTTTATTTTGGTGTGGATCCGCAGATGTAGCTATACCTCCTCCAAATAGTAGTAATTTTATCTTGGTAGAAAATAGATTTCTAGATGGTTTTAATGTTTGGTCCGCTTAACTTAACATACTAGGCAGCATAAAGCCCTACCACCGGGATCACCAGTGGTAGGGCGTTTATGACGTGATACATCATCTTTTCCCTTAGTTAGGAATTAGATTACTTCTTTCTGTAAAAAGTTTAGAGATGTCTGTGAGAATACTTTGTCTATCAGAGTAAACTAAACATTGTGGAATTTTATCCATTATCTTCAGTATAATCTCATCTATTCCATATGTATTAACATTAGGATAAGTTATTGTCTTACCATCCACCCCACGCCAAATCACGGACGATAACTGCATTGGAAATTCCAATGCTTTATCAGCGCTACTTAAATTCATGATTTGATTCAGTTTATTGACCATTTTACTATCAAATGAAGTGATACCATACACTAATGCGTACAGTGATGATAGCATGACCAATCGCTTTGTTCTATCTGGCAGGAGCTTTGATAAAAGTGCAGATAGGAGTTTGTGTATTAAGGATCTCATTTAAATATTTCATAGCTAAGGAGCGAGAACTAATTTAGCTCTCAAAGAATATATATCCAAAACTATAAAAATAAGAAAATGAGATCTACTTTAAGAGTTACTTAGTTACCGCTCCGAGTATACGTAAGTTACTATATACTCCGCACCATATACCAATGTCGTCACATGTCTTGACAATTGTAGCATAGCGATAGGCTACATCACTTACGCTCCAAGTTATTACATATATCTTAGGAGATAACGTTTCTAACCGTTTAAGAGCGTTTCTATCTAAAACATCTATCCCTAGTGTTAGTTTCAAATCTTCAGAGATATCTTGCCCTGATGATACCAGCTTACACTTCACAGTTATCTCACTGCAACCAACAACGATATCACTCTTTAATTTTGTACTAACCTCTACAGTACCTTCACTTTTACCCTTCTTAGGGGGAATCTTTTTCTCAACTGTATCGTAGAAGTTTTCTGTAATATCGTTGACTATCAAATCTGGAGAGTTTGTTTTAAATTTTTCCAGTAAGATTTCTAACTCTAACAGTTCTTGTATTGAGCGTGATGCTAACCGTGCCGGCTTAAATTCTCGTGTAAGGGGTGTCTTATCCGCATGTTTAATATCTAAACGATATCCACTTGGAGGTTCCAGACCCTTCTCTCCAAAAAGCATGAGAGACTTGTAGAGATCCGCATTATAGATTTGATCCAAATGCATGGCAAAAATAGAATCAGAATATCCTGTAAGACTAGCTTGATATCTGCGAATCAAATCTAAAACACTGTCAGGTTCCAACAACTGAACCACCGAGTAACACCCCTCACTAGATTTCTTACCCAAAAGTTCGTCATCTTTACCGTGGTCTCCTAAGTGATAAACACCTGGCGCGATTTCAGATTGTGAACTAAAGTAACACCTGCGATGAGTAATAAACGGATGACGCGTTACCGTATTCTTCCAGTAACCTTCTGCTTCTGTTTCTTTTACAGTTTCCCCAATAACACTTCTCTGAGCATCAAAGACACCCATCGACGCAAGCATGTCTGCTTTCTCGTTACCAACAGCGCCATCGTGACCACGAATCCACTCAACACTTACAGAGATGCCTGTGGCTAGTACGATGTCACGAATCGTCTTCAAACTCATCCACAATTCTTTATTAACTACTGGGTTACCGTCAGATTTAAACCAATTGTTACGGGCCCAATTGTCTACCCATTCATTTACACCATTTTTAGTGTACTCAGAATCTGTAAAAATCTGAAGAAACTTAATATCAGGTTGCTTTGATGCGTATTGTAATGCCTGTGTCATAGCCATGACTTCAGCTGTATTGTTAGTCGCTGTCCCAGGAATAGATCCTGTAATATCGACATAGGTTACAGGAGTCACTAAGACAGATTCTGAGTCATTCAAATACTTTTCTACAGAGTCAGTTTGACTTACAGTAATTACTTCATTATCCTTACCACGCTCTAAATACCCTTGAGACGTAGTGATGAAGTTACGGCCAATGCCTTTACTTGGACTTACAGCGCTGTAAATGTATCCGTGAATTCCATATCCACCAAATCCTGGGTTGGGTCTTGTTCCACCGTCGCAGTACAGTACCATTCCTTTAATAATAGAATCAGCATTCATTTAAAGTCCTCTTGCGAATAGTGTATTTAATGATTATTCTCTTTAACAGATATAGAGCTAACTAATATCTATAGAACACATCATCAGCAACGTGTGTTATTTCTTATTGATAACATCACGAACACCACATGTTCTACGATGAATGATCATGGCTAATTTCAAAGAATCCTCTACTTTCTTAGCATGATCATTCATTGCCTGTATGTTATCTATTAATAGATTTTTCACCGCTGTATGATCATTACTTGGTATGGCCCTTAACTTTGAAAAGTCTACTCGTGGTGCCTCAGGCATTACTGGTGGTACGAATGCGGAACAAAGTGTCACTTTCACAATAGATTTATTTAGTGATTCATTCCGTTGTTCTAGCTTATTAATTTTATCTGTAATAGCTGCAATAGATGTATCAAATTGCTTCCGACCATCTTCTGATGGTCGGTTAGCCGCTGTCGCAGTTTCTTTTTCACTAGCCTCCAGTAATAATGGGATAGAGTTTTTAGATTTAGGCGGATACTCCACCATAATAGAACAACTTGATAAGCAAATAAATTGAACTACTACAGCAAGTAAAACATAACGGGTATTCATTTAGTGACTCTTATAAATATGCTCTAGTCTTTGACGCACGGCCTCGTGTGAGTCAATTCCTTCTGATGGAGCAGATGATGGTAAAGAGGAGGTAGGTGGGTACGGTTCTTCAGCTACTGACTTGTCTTTTTCGACTCTGTCTTTTAGTATTTTCTTTTGAGGATCATTTTCTCTACGAGCAATGGCAAGTTCATAAACCTTGCTAAAGCTAGCATAATTAAGAAAAATAGAAAATAAGAGTAAGACAAGTAAAATTATTGCGAATTTATTCTCAACTAGTATTTGCTTTATATTCTTACCAGCAAAAAACATCTCTGCAATAAAAGGCCATATAAACTTCAGTGCTTTGAAAACCGACGCAAGGATTGTAAATCCAGACATTCGGGCTCCTTAATCCTGTGTATGTTCGGAACTTAAATAAACGCTAAAACATGTATTACTATACAATTTATTAGCACTAGTTCCGTTCTTCTATATTTAAGAATAGCTGTCTACTATAATAAACCTAGCACTATTCTAACATTTAAGCTTTGCTTCTAGGAAATAATTCATGTACTCATCGAAAAGCTTTTGCAACGTTGATGCGTTGATAACTAATGTTCCTGGTGAAAACTCGAGCGTTGGTGAATTGTCAACTTATGGTCAAACATTTACCAGAGATCTTGGAGTGTATGTCGATCACGATCGACCAGGTTATACATTAATGAATTTCGTAAGTAGCTCAGATGTTGATGGTCCTGCAACTATGGACTTTCAACTAGTTACTCAAGCTATCGCTATTTCTCATCTTATAATTGATAAAGGTCAGACTACTAGCGGCGAGATATTCTCTGACGAACTTCTTGACGATTTATTTACGTGGGGATTGACCAACGATGCTGGTACTTTCACACTAGGGCCAATGAATTCTCACGACGGAAAGTGGTTTCCTGACTGGGTTAAATGGTCTTCTGACTTACTCGTAGAAGATAACGAAAATACAGTATGGTTTACAATTAATGGGTTTATTACTCAATACACTGATTTTAACATCACCGTTGTAACACCGTTAGATAATTTAGATAACTTCTTTACATCAGGTGCCAATGTTGAGAGCCTAATCTCTGCAATTACTGTTCCTCAAACAATGGATAGAATCCAACAGTTTAAGGGTGGTAATCCTGAGACAATTATCCGTTCAGACATTTACGATTATGTAGATCCAATCAATAGCGCTCATCGAGTACCTGTGAATTGGCCTGTACTAATCTATGGCCCGTCAGGTAATAACATCGATGCTATTAAAGATGCACTAGTGGATTGGATTCTTACTCACAGTTCGCATAATCGTGCTGAATGGACAGTAATTTTTCCAGACATCTTCAAGCGTACTGAATTTGTTATTATTCCTCATTGGCATAAATATGGTATTCCTAACATGACTCTTCAGCAAGGAATTTATTCTCCTCTGAGTCGTCCTGTTAATGCCATAGCATTCGTAAAGCAAATTGCTGTAGATTATGGTAACACACATATTGATGCTAATACAGTGGTAATGGGGCACCCATACCGATCATTGACAGTATCCACTATTGGATCGTCTGAGAACAGAGATAGTTTGTTTGGTATTGATCAAGTATTTGAAGATTACATTAACGTCACTACCAGTTCTATTGAATTCAACCGGATGAATCCTGTCACGCAAGCATGGGTACTGATGCTTTCTGAAATGATCATTGTGGCTGAGACTATGACTGAGTTTTCCACTGTACCTCAAGGTATGATGAAAATGCAACGTAGTGAAATCTGGTATGTCGTAAAGACTTATCAAAATATTCAATATTTGGTGGCGTCTAAACGTTCAGTTTACGACAAATTAGGTTTAGACTACAATACACCGTAATAGGTAAGAAAGGCTAAATATGTCTTTAACACCCCCTATTGGGGCATCTGGTATATTTAGGTTAAGTGGCCCGTACGCAGCTCTGTTACAGTCTAATGTATCGTACACATGCGATGCTGTACGTAAGATGACTGATATCATTGTACTGGGAATAGACCCGCATGCAGAATTTTATTCCGAACACGGGTTAACTTACCAACAATATCAGAACGACTTGCAGAACGGTGAGTGTATTGTATCTCTTCGCTCTAATGGTGGTCACTGGGTATACGTACCAACCTCATACGTGCTTGGTTATCCAAACATGGGTGGTATTCCATATACCGCTATTGTTCTTGGAATTAACATAGGTGCGGTTCCTAACTATTTAGATCTATCTGTTATAAAGCAACGAGTCGTTGATCTTGTAAGAGAAACCATAGGAGTTACGTCAACTGTAACTCAAGTAGCTATTTCACCTACAAAGAATCTACCTCAATCCGATCATAACGCTGTTGAGGCCAACCGCGTAGCTAACATAACGGCTACTAGAACAGATAGAGCACTCTACTTAGAAGCTGTTACCCAACGAGACGCACTTACATTGCAAATTCAAGAGTTAGAAGCATATATTGCGGCTAACTTACCACCTTGATGATTAATAGGAATACGCCGTGACAATAAGTTATACTGCTCTTCAAGCTGCCATTTCTAATGCAGCTTCCAATACAACCACTGCAGTTGGGAATAAGTTAAATAAAGGGACAAACAGCGTAGCTGCAGCATTTCCTGGTGGTTTCTATACATATTCTGCTGGTAATGTAAGTAAGGATGTAACGTTACCTGATCCATCTACATTGACTCACGACTATCGTCAGGGTAATATTGTACGAATGACTGGCTATGGAAACATTACGGCTGTCGTTCTTACGAATGTACCATATGTTGGTCCATCATCAAGCAATAAGGTATTAGTACCGTTTACATTGATTTATAATCCTTCAGGCTCGACTACTGTTCCACAAATAACTACTGTAAATGGTGCATCTCCTAGTTTTAATAGAATTAAAGGAAGTGCTTCTGTTAGCGATGGTGATTATGTTATTGTTAAGTATTTCATACTCGTGCCTGATTCTGGCTCTCCGGAAGTCTATTATGAAAGAGACTCGTATCTCTAATAATAACTAAATACAATAAATACGGCATAAAAGCTCCAGGGTATAATCCGCTGGAGCTTTTATGCCGTAAAACATACTAATACTTTAAGCGATTGGCGGACCAACACGGTTACCGTCACCTTGTTCAATGTGACCATGCGGAAGGAAACTAATACCTTCAACGATGACATCACCGCCTGTAACTTCAACAGTCCCTTGAACGGTAGCGCTGGCTCCACTACCACCACTCACAGCCATTCCACCACCAATTATTACTTGACCTGTGAATGTAGTTACAGGTACAGTGTTAGTTGTACTATCTGCTTCTGTAGTTATCACTGGAGTCTTATCATTTATAGATGATCCAGCGTCAGAATTAATACTATTACCGGCACTGATATTGATATTATTATCAGCACGGAGATTGATATCTTCAGGGGCGTACATGTTGATGACGCGCCGATTCATATCGATCCACGAACCATCAGCATTCTTGGCTTCTATTCTAACATTCTTAGAATCTAACTGAATATAATTTCCAATATCGTCTTGAAACGTAAAAACTCCATCTTTGGTGTTAAGCTGAATATCGTACACAAACGGTTCACCATCTGATTTACTGGTGTGGAGATGTACTAATTTCCTGTGCGTAGATATTTCTAAAAAGTAAGTTGTATCTGCAGTACCATCGACATCTTCATTTCTAGTATTACTAAAAACCCAGATAGCTGTTTCTAACTTACGCAACTTCATGTCATAGATAAGAGTAACCCAATAATACTTATCAGTATCTCCGAACTTATATAAGACTACATGCTCACCACGGCGCACATCTGGAGCAGTAGCCCTATTAGACCCGCCTATAGGGAGCCACTCAGCCTGAATTGAGGCAGTAGTGTTGACGCTATTCTCATACACACTACCGCTAGCATCTTTTCCTTTTGTTACGATTGTCTCCATGTTATCTGTAATTTCACCATCTAACATTGGGGTTGCTTCTATAGGTACCACTTCAATGAATTTAGAATGAAGTTCTTTATTAGCGGCAACAATTCCAAGACCGTAAATGTGCAACTTACTGCCTGTGGTTGGTGGAGTTATACTCATGGTAAGATTCTACTTTGTTACGTTATATTGTACTGGGTCTCATGCATTATAATAAATCACAAGAAGGAAACTTAAAGTGAGAATAAACTGGATCGAATTAAAAGGATTCAAGCGCATGGCTTTGAATCACATTAATTTCTTTAAGATTACACCAACCGAACGTATTCAGCTCATACTTGGAACTAATGGCAGCGGTAAGTCTTCACTTGTGAGTGAGCTATCTCCACTCCCAGCTACACCTATCCATTATGAAAAAGATGGGTATAAAGCCATATCGATTACTCATCTGAACGATGAGTACACTTTGACAAGTAAGTTCCATCCTACTCAAAAACACTCTATCATTAAGAATGGAATAGAAGAGCTCAATACTGGTGGAACTGTCACTGTACAAAAAGACTTAGTTAAAACTATCTTCGGGTACAGGCAAGATATTCATGACTTACTTACTGGTGTTGAGAAATTCTCTTCAATGAGTCCGGCACTTCGTCGTAAATGGTTTACTGAGCTATGTGAAACTAGTTATGATTATGCGATCGGCGTTTATAATAAAGTCTCCGAGCGCAGTAGGGATACATCAGGTGCTCTAAAACTAGCTCGTAGGCGTTTAGTAGTTGAAACAGCTAAGATCATCAGTTCTGAAGAAACAAATCGAATACAGCAGGATATAGAGAACCTGTTAAGAGAAATCAATTTACTATACAATTCACGTAAAGAAGATAAATCTAGTGTATCTGAAATAATTGCTGATCAGAACCGACTTGAATCTGAAATACTAAAATCTAGTAATAGAGTCATTTCTTTAACAAAAGGAAAGACAACAAATAAACTGGATGAGTTAAGTACTTACATTGATGAACTCAAGCATGATATTACAAGAACCAATACCGAATCTAGTATACGCTTTAAAACATACGGTGAGTTAAAAGAAAAATACGACACGTACAGTAAAGCTGATATTTCTGGGCTGGATGACTTGCGGTGTAAGTATAATGAGTTAATCATTCAAAGAAATGAAATACAAAGCCGTAAACAACTTAATTTGGTTTTTGATGATCCCTCTACAGCTCAAGCAGCCCTCTTATCTATATTTGACCTAGTAGAGCGAATCACTCATGAGATATCCCCTAACGAAGATCGCAGTCTGAGCTTTGAGTCATTACAGGCACTTAAAGATAAAGAATATCAATTAAAAGATAAGATTCAGCGAGCAGTATCCGCAGTTAGTCATCTACAGCATCAACTTAAACATATGGAAGATTTACGTAATGGTGAGTCTACTGAATGTCCTAATTGCAGACACAGGTGGATACCAGGCTATACTCTAGATAACCTAAACAAAATAAATCACGACATTAACTCAGGTACTAAGTTTCTAGAAGAGCATAATAAAAAGCTACTAGAGATTCAAAAAGCTATAGAGGAAAATGTTAAGTATGGTGAACTAATGCGCGAATACATGCGTTGTGTTCGCACTATACCTGTTCTTAATCCATTCTGGAGTATTGTTAAAGATACAATCTATACCTCCCCAATGCAGGTATATCGAGACATGGAAAAGCTTAAGACAGATTTAGAATATGACATAAAGTGCATAAAGTTAAATACTGAACAGATAAATAACAACGCACTGATTGATCTCGCTATAAAGGCTAATAATGCTGACGTTGGTAAAATGAGTGATGCTTTAAAAGTAATAGAAGTTGAACTCGGCGGCTTAGCACGATCTATACGTGAAAAACAACGCTTATTACAAGACAAGCAACAAGAGCTACTGCGTACACAAGAGATTATAAAATTAAGTGAGATGCTGTCGTCGTCTGTTGAGAAGCTAGAACATAATACCGTAGACTTATTGCGAGCAATGCGTAATGAATTCATTAATAAATGCTTGAATGAATTACAAATCCAGCTAGCTCAGAAGCAAAATGCTTTAAATGAAATAAACGTACAACGCGGTATCATTGCTGATATTGAAGTAAATATAGAACGTTTAGAATCAGAAGAGAAAGCTTTAAGTACATTAGTGGAATGTCTGTCTCCTCATGACGGACTGATTGCTGAGGGATTGCTCGGATTCATCAGAAGTTTTATTCGCAAGATGAACTTACTGATAAGTAAGATCTGGACATACCGATTAGAAGTACAGGACTGCAGCTTAGATTCTGAATCTGGTAATACAGAACTTGATTATAAGTTTCCAATGATTGTTGGTGATGGTAATTCACCTGTGCCGGATATCTCTAAAGGTAGCGGCGGTATGTGTGAGATTATAGATCTTGCATTTAAAGTCGTAGCCATGCAGTACTTAGATCTATCTTCCGCACCGTTATTTGCTGACGAATTAGGTCAGAGAATGGATGCTGAGCATAAAGCGTGTACTGTGAATCTAATTAAGTACCTACTAGACTACTGCGCATTTTCACAACTATACATGATATCGCATGATTACGTACAATTTACAGCCCTCTCAAATACAGAGTGTTGCGTACTTAGCGCATCTAATATTGTTGTGCCTGACAAGTTTAATGAACATGTAGTAATATCGTAATGTCATTTACTTTCTGGCATAAATGACCAGGGGAGTTCCCCTGGTCATTTATGATTTTACTCACTTCTTTAGTTCTTTAGTAAGAGCCTCAATTGAGTCATTAATTGCTTTACTCAACACACTTACTCGATACGATGTTATCGAGTAAAAGGTTACTTCATTAGCAGCTGTTAACGTGGTGTTAGAAAGCTGCTTGAGCATTGGTCCTGATAAACCATCCAATTCACCAGCGTTAGATGCTGTCCTGATAGTGTCAATTAATTGAACACACTCATCTACAGTTGATAACACTGTCTTAACATCTACCTTATTGATAGCCTGAGTAGATTCATTCTGACTAATCAGCATGTCTCTCCATTCAGAGTTTCTATTAAAGGCTTTACCAATTGATTGCTTTACTTGAGTAGAACCTGGTACGATAAAGCTACCAACAAGCTCATTAAGTTTCTCACGTTGTTCGTCTTTCTTCAACATGTAGTTTAACTGGCCAAAGCTAGATAAACGTGCACTGTTTGAGCTAAGAAGCTGCGACAGAAATGTATTATAGGGTACCAGTACATCATTTATTACTTCACTAGCATGCACACTGCATGACTTCAAAACGTCGGCGTATGCGGGAAGATTTCCTACAAACCCCTCAGGCGTATATACCTTTAAATCACTGATTTCTACAAAGTTGCTTTTTTCTAGCAAGTTCAAAAAAAGAGAACTTCCATTAATAGAATTTTTCTCATTTGAGAAAAACTTCATAGAACTTAAAGCACCATTGATGGAAGCCATCATAGACGGAATAGCTTCACGAACCGTAGTACTGAGATTAGAAAGGAAGCCTGCTTCCATAGCGATTCTTCTATCGATACGGCTGGCAAGTTCCATGTGGCCCTCTATGGCCGTCTGAAATTTAGTAGTAGTCATAGATTCCAAAATAATAAGTAATTGGTGTGTTATTCACAAGTATGTCATAAAAATACGGATCGTCTTTATTTATTGAGAGATATGACTTCGAACTAAGGATGAATATGGACTTAAAACAAAACGTTTTTACATCAGCACCTAATACCAAAGTGATGATAAATATTGGCTGTCTGATGGATATTCCGACAGGTACATATATTAAAGGCCTAAAGGGTGAGCATATCCTTAACGGTGGATTGGGTACATTAACTGGCTTCGTAGGAATGGGTAACTCATTCAAATCGACGCTAATGCATTACAGTATGCTGTCAGCTATGAGTCGTATTGGTACTAGGACATCCGCTAGTACCTATGATACTGAAATTAATGTCCATGAGACTCACCTGAAAATACTAATGGATGCTATCGGTGAATTCTACGGAGAAGATATACTGGATACTGGTCGCTGGGTCATTACTGATAAAACAGTTTACCATGGCGATCAATGGTACGATATTTTCAAAGAGTTCATGGAAAATAAGAAGAAGAACGCACGAAGCATTCTTATTAAATTACCATTTCCTAATAGAGAGAGAACTGGTAACCTTGAAACTATTCTGCCTACGTTTAATGAAGTTGACTCTTTAAGCGAGTTCGTTACTCAAGACGTAATCAAGATGCAGAATGATAACAGTCTTGGTGAAAAAGGTGCAAATACAGTTTTCATGCGTCAAGGGTTACAGAAGAATCGTTTCCTTGCCGAGATTCCTGCGTTGGCCGGTGGGTCAGGTACGTATGTACTTATGGTTGCTCAAATTGGCGATAAGTTTGAGATGGATCCTAACAACCCAAAGCCTAATAAACTAGCTCATCTGAAAGGTGATGTTAAGATCAAGGGTGTTCCTGAGAAGTTTACGTTTATCATGAATAACTGTTGGCACTGCTACGGTACTATTCCGCTGATTAATCAAACAACTAAAGCCCCTGAATATCCTCGTGACGGTGAAGACAATCTGCACCTTGATACGGACCTATCTGTAGTACGACTGCGTCAATTACGTAGTAAGTCCGGGCCTTCTGGAATGGCTATGGAAATTCTAGTATCGCAGCAAGAAGGAGTATTGCCTTCTCTCACTGAATTCCACTACATCAAAGAGAGTGAGCGATGGGGTTTGGATGGTAGTTTGATTAACTATAATCTGGTTTTCTGTCCGGATATCAAGCTTAGTCGTACTACGATACGTGGTAAGATTGATCGACATCCTGAATTGCGTCGTGGTTTGAATATTGCTTCAGAACTACTACAGATTAATGAACTGTGGCATCATATCAGTCCTGAGCTAAAGCTTACACCAAAGCAGCTCTATGACGGCCTTATTGCTTTAGGCTACGATTGGAACGTACTACTCAATACACGCGGCTGGTGGGCTCCTGAAGGCGAGTTTGAGGATATCCCATTCTTATCTACAATGGACTTGATTCTGTGCTGTGTTGGAAAATACATTCCGTATTGGATGGAAAATCCTCCTCAGAAAGCTATTGATTTTTACAATAGTAAAAATGATAGTCCGTGGACTCGTAGATAATTAAATGTGAAATAAATTAAACACATATAACTCAATTGAAGTAGATATTTTAAAGACTGTTATGTAGTCGACCTAACAAAGGAGTTATATGTCCATTAAGATGTTCGATCCGAAGCCTTCGCAAGAGAAGATTATAAGTGAGTATTTTCACTACAATAACGGTAAACCTTATCTTGTAACCTGTACTTGTAAGCATTACTATCTAACAAAGCTAGAAGCATTTCTAGTAAAATACCGACTGCTTTCTATAAAGACAATAGATCGCAAACAAACTAGAATTGCACGCTACGATATCACAAGGGCAACATTAGCTAATAAGATTAAGAAAAAAGGTAGGGTCAATCCATTTATGTGGTCTGACCCTATAACTGGTAAACCGATTCTGTTTACATCAATGGGTGTGGTTTATCGACTATCGATTATTGATAGGTTAATGTTGAAATTTGGAAAGACCAACGTAACTGCTTTAAATAAGAAAGCTGTTGGCTTAACTGTCATTCATCAGACTGTAGAACAATCATATCACGATTACGTCAGTTATCCAGGATATTTACACTATTATGGACGAGATGACTAGATATATTTTCGTTAGCTTAATTTAATAAAAGAATACTGCTTGCGGTGATGCAAGCAGTATTCTGTAACAATCATTCTTTTTTTTTTCTAGAAAGTTACATAATGTCTAATGACCAAAAAAGTACAAATCAATTACTTAGGGATAAGTACCCTACCGAAGAAGCAATTGATCCTGTACAAGCGATTACTGAGCTGCTGATTGAAGCCGGACACTCTGAGCCTAGTAAGTGGACTATTGGTTTAGATCCTGTAGCCTCTGATCCCAGTACTCCTCAGATGGCTAAGAGGTTTTTAGTTAATAGGTATTGGCGGCCTGTTCTGGGTATGGTCGATGAAGACACCACTGTTGCACGGTACTGCATTATGGATGAAGGTCCTATGTATACCTGGTTACTGTTGTTTAAAGAAAGTGTAGTACCTGTAATTGTTAAGCATCAACTTCCGAACCTTAGTTGGTAACTATGGATAATGCCAATCAACTTAATGCTGCTGAGCTAGAGAGACTCTCGATCCTGGTAGAGGAACTCGGTGAGTCAGTAAAGGCTGTTGGTAAGATCTTACGACATGGTTATGAAAGCTATAACCCTCTTGATCCAGTACAGACTAATCGTAGAGATCTAGAGATGGAATTGGGAGATGTACACGCAGCATCATCAATGATGTATACTGCTAAAGACATTTCCCAATCTAGAGTCAAGAAGTATTGTCGTAGAAAATTAACTAAACCAAACCGTAATCTACATCATCAACCAGACAATATAGTCAACCCTCCAGCTATGATTGTAGTAGCTGGATCTCGTAATTGGAATAACTATACGGATTTCTGTGATCGCTTAGAAAAAGCGATAAAGATGCTTGGTGTTTCTAATTTTGTGATCGTATCTGGAAATGCAAGTCGTGGAGCTGACGCCATGGCTATTAAGTGGGCTGAAAGCAACGGTGTACGTTGGGTACCATTTACAGCTGATTGGGATAATCTTGGTAAGCGTGCAGGGTTTGTACGTAATGCTGAGATGGCTGAAGTAGCTACGCATTTAATAGCATTTTTCGATATGAACAGTAACGGAACAAAAAATATGATTGAGCTAGCTCTTAGTAAAGAGATACCTACACTTGTATTTAAAGTTCAGCCAGACACCATAAACCAGGAATAAATCATGCCAGGAAATAGATCAGCTGCTGAGGCTGTAATTATTAAGCTTGTCGATAAGTTACTGCCAGGATCCAGTAATCCACAGATGTATCAAGATGCATTTAAAGAGATGGATGATGAACAGTTTGAAAACTTCATCAATGGATTAGATAATGGTTCAATTAAACTAGCCATTATCTCTCCAATTATGAATGACACCTCTTTGACTGTTGAGAGAAACTTAGCATTAGCTAAAGAAATTGGTCACGAGTTCTTTGAACATATTTGGATGGAGAGTAAGGAAGGATCAGCTCCGTACTTGTCTCCAATTCCGTATCTTGTTATAGACTTACCTTTACGTCGACAAGCTCAGCTGTTGATTTCTAAGATCTCTATTCCTGAACATAATCGTTCTGTAGATAATCTTACTGGTCAACCTACAGGTGAATCTAAGGGATCTAAAATTAGTTATCCTGAAGTACAGATTCTTGCAGCGCTTAATCTCGATAAAACTTTAACTGAACTTATTAAATACCGTGGTGGCGACACACAAGGATTTAATGCAATGAATGAATCTATCGCTAAGACTGGTGGTGTAAGTCAGGACGCTATCGCTGCTTTAGGAACTCGTGTTAAGTCCAGTGATGCGTTACGCACATACCTAGTAGCCATGCACTTGTCACCAAGTGGAATCTAAGGATAAATTATGTCTATTAAGAAGATGAACGCAAATGAGATTGCCTTTCGCGATGCTTATGAACATACACTTAGTCACTTTCCTGATCCGACTCGTCGTAACGTAGTGCTTAAGTTTGTAAGCGGTATTACGATGCAGTACTCACTCTATCTTGCATTTACAAGTGACGGTCTTAGTAGGATGATGAAAGACGTCTTTAGTAACGATACTGTTAGAGATTTTGTTCTAAGACTTACTGGTGCATTCTTTACAAGACTGGGTATGTCTGAGCAAGATAATAACGAGTTACCTGAGGTACTTGCCTCTGCACTATGTGTATTCCCAACGCCATCTATTAAAAATGCAGATGTGTCTTCTGAGACCGTAGCTGTTCCAGAAGAGTTGAAGTTACGTCTACCGGAGTATGACGACATCAAGACTCTTCTGCTTACAAACAAGTGGTTAGTTACAGTAGCTATGATATCTTTATATTTACGTATCGAGATCGAAGAAGCTAAAAAGAAGTAAACTATGACGACAAAGACATTACCATCCGATACTAAGAAAGTACTAGACGCAGATATTGTCTATGTCGATATTGACTCATTACTGGATACGCGATTAGGAACATTGGCACTTCTTAAAAACGAATACGCAGTCAATGCTTTAATGAATGGATATACGTCTCGCAACATAGATGATTTTCAAGATGCTCCGTATGAGATATTTAAAAAGGCATATGAGAAAAGAAATGTAGATACGTTGATCTTATCTACATTTACTGATGTCTTTATTTTATTACATTCATGTATAAAGAGTACATTTGAAGCAGCTGCTACTAATGTAAATACTAAGCCTCTTCAGATTCAAGTGAACGTATATCCTTACGATTTAAATGAAGAAGAAATGGCGGAAATATCAGTAGCAGTCTGGAGCAGATTAAAAGAGATGGCTGATGTTAATGTCGTGAACATTAGTGATGCTTTCCTTACGCCTCAATACTGTAAAGATACATACACGATGATGATTCGGTACGACTACCAATCATGGTTAAAGATTCATCACGATAGTCATGCGTTTGAAAAAGTGAAGATGCCTGAAGTATCTGTAATATCACCAGCTTTATATCAAAGATACCCTAGTGAGCAGGAATTAGCTGAACTCAAAGAGATGAATGTGCATCCGTTTGCAGCTGTAGAATTGACTATGTCCCCGTTCTTTACATTGAGATTAACTGATGTCTCAGTATTCTGCATTAGTAAAGAAATTCTAGAAGCTAAAAATAAAGACGGCATAGAAGCCGAAGAGCCTAAGCTCCCCGACCCTAGCGTTATCAATGTAAATCACTCAGAATCAGTTACTGATCATGACGATGGATTTGTTGCATTTTGAAAACTAGCAGTAAATGAATCGAAATCCATTTGACCTGGGGTAATTTCTATTTCTCCAGGAACTAAATCAGGGGCAGGAATATCGGTACCTAGTGTGAGTGGTGCACCCGATATGATTTCTAAGTCAGTACTCTTACCTTTAGAATTCACTTGGGTAAGAAGTTTAGCAATCACACTGGCTGCACCTGCAATACCCTGTGAAGCTTTCTCGTCAGCTTTTATTCTCTTGTTAGTAAGTGCTGCACGATCCATCCCGTCCAGGGCACTTATAAGTAGAGAGACTTCTGTTTTCTCGTCTGGTACCTTACCGTCAATGGTAAGCTTCTCAACAATATGGCGGCGTTTACTCTGAGTATACGCCAATACTTGATCTTCAGACATTTCAGGCGGAACGGTAGGTTGACTCATAACGAGTTACTTTCATTATAAAAAGATGAAGTCAGGATTCTTTCAGACACATATCATATTTGTGGTATAACTGACAGGAGTATTGTTATTTGTCTTATAAATTAGTAAATTCAACAGTTCATAACTGTTGTCTTCGAGTTAAAAAATTCTCATGATAACTCTATGGTGGAAAAGAATATTACTGAAATTAGGTCTTAAGCCTAGTGAAGATAGTATTCCGATTAATGAGAAAAGTGTGAGAGAGCAAGGTCGTCTTTTACATTTAGAATTAAGTAATTACACCAATTACTCATTTAAAGCAGTAGCTGGCGGACTAGTACATTTCAAATGTATTAAGCCCAATCTAATTTCTTTAACTGAATTGGTAATAGAATTGAATAGTGTTTTGAAAGATAACACTGCTTTAAGTATGAGTAGGTGCTACTTTACTGATGAACCTACTACCATTAATAACTTCTTTGAACGAGATGGTTATTATATTAGTCACTCTAAGATCCTTGATTATTGTAAGGCAATCAAAGAGTTTTACACTCTGACTGAAGTTTGTGAAAAAGCAACAGTTGGTGTTCATGAGCATAACAACAGAATGCTTACAAAAGTGTTCTCGAGTTTAAAAGATGTCAATGCCGGTCTACTAGATGTCCTTACATACAAGGACTGATAGTGACCTGAGTATTGTTAATTAGTAACACCTTTGAAAAGAGGTTATATATGATTCAAAAGAAAGACAAGATACGGGACTTACTTTCCCGTCCTGATAGAGGCGTAGGTGCCACTTCAGGTATCACTGGTGTACTTGCTGGACTGTTCAGGAAAATGTTGTTGGACTTGAATATTAACGGAATGAGATGGAGTCATCTCATGGACGAATATGTACAAGTAGAATCAGAAGTCCACAACAAAAATAACAGACGTGACCGCACCAGTATACGTGGTAATCTAAATAAGGAATTCATTCGTGGTAGAATGACATGGAAAGTGTTCTGTCGCGGTATGATGTTGCTCAAGATTCGTAGGTTTGGGATCGTAATTATCGCCGAGCATGAAAATGGTAAAAAGTCCGCGCACTCAACAATTGTTGATATGTCGACAGCTGATTCTCCCCCGAGCGACGATCAGTCATTTAGAGATGTTGTAGAAGACATTAAGCTGGGTAACATTAGCAAGTATAATCAGAGAGAAGCTAGCGTATGAACAAACCTATTCAAGCCAAGAAGATGTTTCGTAAGGCTAGTGATATTGATCCTTCAAAGGACGGTATCGAGTACTTGAATATGTACAGCAATTGTGTGACGCGATTAGGAAAGAAGCTTTCACACTTTTCACTTACACCGTTCGTACATCCTTACTTTGGACCTTTCAAATCTATGGAAGGTTTTTGGTTCTACATGAGAACTGGAAAGTGCCAAGATTCTCTACGCTATCTGTACGGTATTCGAGCTAAGGTTGCTGGTAAAGAACTTCCAATGGTTCACAATCCTAACTTCCAGGAAGATATTTTGGCAGGTAACTACCAAAAGATCATACAGGATGAAGGTTTGATGAAATCATTTATAGCATCTTCTCTACCCCTGACTCACTTTTATTTATTTCGTCAAAAAGGTGATACAGAAGCAGTGCTCGGACGTATTGTAATATTTCCAAAGAATTCCGATTGGTTGATCGATGGAATGGAAGATATACGAACTGCTTTAAAAGAAGGTAATGTACCACAGTGTTGGACTAATGCTGCAATGCGTTATGTGTCTGACTCTACTGATCAATAAATCATAACGGTTTCAAAAGGAGAGGGTTCGCCCTCTCTATATTTTTTTTTGCCAAATTTAGGATATCAATTATGGCCAGTCAGCCTTTAGTAAAGACTGTTTTCTCAACTGGTGCTAAAGATGACTTAGCAGCCATAGATACTTATAAAAGTAAGCCTGGTGAAAAAACAGTTAATAGTATTCAGTCATTATCTAATACGTCTGAATTTGATGTATCTAGCGTTATAGGAAACAGTAGTAGCAAGCCTGAATTAGGTACTGCTATAAAAGTAATTAGCGGTGAGAAACTAGAAGTAGATAAAGATGTTCTTACTCAAAGACTACTGGCCACTAATTCAAAAACTAACTCTTCTTTTAGAACATTAGGAAATGATGCTAAAGGTAACATGTTCGGCAGTATGAACATGAATGAGAAATTAGAAGTAGATATTAGTGGTGTAAAGTCAAAAGTAGACAGTGCAAATATTCAAGATCTTACAGGTTTAGGATCATTCCTAGCAGATTACACTGGTGATAAAAATGTCTGCAAGATAGACGACTTTGATGCAGTTGGTGGTGTAGTCGGTGGATTAGTTGGTGAGAGTTCTGATTTAGGAATGAGTGGAGTATGGACTAAGCTAACTTCTGGTATTCAAGAGATACCAGTGCTTACTAGAGCTGCTCAAAAATCACTTCCTAAACTTCTTTCTAATGGTGATCTAGACTCTATATTTGAGATATCTAGCTCTCCTGTAGGAAAGAGTATGGGTATGCTTTATCCAAATCTAGGACAGGACCTAAGCAAGGCGTATGGCACTAAGATGTCAAGAGATTCTCGTAACAAGGTAGGTATTTTTAATAAGTACCTTGCTACTATGGATAATGCTTTTAAAGATTGGGATAAGTTTAGTTCAAATGGTGATTCAGCTGGTATCAACATCTTAAGATTACTTGGTAGCTCCGCGGCTTTCCAAGACTTAATTATTGATGGTGTAAAATTCCTGCTAGATGATGATCCCAGAAAGAATTACTTACTTCATGGACTATACAAAGAAACTACTGTTGAAGCTGAAGTTAAACGCTTCTTTCCAAGAGTAGTACTGATTTCTCAAAGCTCACCTAAAAGTGTTAAGAAAACAAATACCATTGATCCGAGAACTCTACTGAAAATAGTATCTGTTGTCGGTATTCTAGCTTCTAATTAAAATACGGCATAAATAGCTAGAACCCAGTAAGGTTCTAGCTATTATGCCGTCTTCTTTTTTTTCAACTGTACTACTGTAAATAGTATCTATTTTAACATAAGGTATAAACTATCTGTTATTAATACCCGTATAAAATATACTTGCAAGTCTTGCAGGAGGTAGGTCACCGATTAATTGCATCCATCGTGCTGTGCTTTTCCATGACCTGAACTGAGCTCCTAATCTAGTAAAAGCTAACTTAAGCTTATCACCAGTATAGATCTGTTCTTGAAGAGTAAGTGAACCAAGTACCGACATGTAATCTGTAAATGTATTATCATCGTCGAATACACTAGCTGTCGGGTTGGTCAGTGAGAAGCCTTGGATAATTGGCATATGCATTACTGTTGATAAGTCTTTAACAGTGAATGATACATCAATAGCCATTGGTTCTCCAGCAGTATTGAACGCCAGATTAGAAGTACCTCGTGATATATTTAAAGAGTCAATAATGCCTAAACGAGTTTGCGCTCGACCACGATCATAAAGTTCTATTAGAAACGGACTTGTGTATGATTGACGTCCTGTAGATAATGGTAAAGCACATGCCAGTATCATTGCTAGTGGAATATAAATATTCGTAAGCTGTGACATCTTATTACCATAAGGAGAAGTCAGTGTGAATGAGTAACTCATTGTTGGTAAGTTAGCGGTAGATGATTGCCAGTGCTCTGGAATATCAACAAATGCAGCGCCACCAAGAGCAGCCAGGCCTGTAAGTTGCAAACCATCTCTAACACCACGCACAGCATCCGCAGCAGCACCCAATACAGCCTGCACAGCACCACCAACCAAGGTATCTCCTGATACGTTACCTCCAGCAAAACTAAACGCAGTAGAACGCGAACTACCCGACATTGAGTTAAACCTACTAGCAATGTCTGATTGTCCTACTGTATTACTAAAGCTTTCACTAGCTGGTCCGTCAGAGTCTACACGGAAGGAGATAAAAGACGAACCGTCATCTAGTTCGGCTTCTAGGAACTTATCCCAAGAATCTACATCGCTTTGTTCAGTAGGTAATGACTCTACACCGCTGCTTCCGTTACTATTAGCCGCCTGTGCGCCTGCTGAAGGAGGAGCTGTAGGTGCCTTAACTTGAGAGCGAGTAGCTGCAAACCAATCCGATAAATAACGAGAGAATGTACGTGCGCGATCCTCTGGATCTATTTGCATGCCGAGTCTATCTACTCTGTCAAGATATTCAGCTATTTGATCCGGACCTCCACCAGAAGCATGTAACTGACTATAAACAACATCCATTTGCTTATAAACTCTACGAGCTATACGCTGGGCTCGTGTAGATAAAGCATAAACATCAATACCACCATCTGGGCGCATAATGTCAGGCATTAACTGACTGAATCGTTGCAGATCGGCACCAGTAAATGCAAACCTATTATCACCAATCTTGTTCTTTGTATCTTCATCAAAAAAACGAGGTATGATGCCTTTATTGACAGCAATTAAATTCACAATTGAATTAACTGCATTCCAGTATAAAGGCATTGTTGGTTTTAAATAGTAATACTTGGAACTTGGATTACCATTCAGAAAACGCCACGTATTACCTGCCCAAGTAATGAATAAGATAGGTAATGACAGTAATGGTACTATAAACGCAGCTGCCCTAAAGAATGTATAAATCCAACTAGAAGCTCTACCTGTTCTGGCAAGAGAACCTGCATCTGCATTATAGAATCCGGTAAAGAATGTCGTCAAGGAATTAAACTGAGGTACTCCCATACGCATGCTGATTATACGCATGTTGTCATCCATAGCCTCGCTATAGTAACGTCCAAGACCACGAGAAGCCGTAGTCTGTACAGTGCGACCAGTCTGTGTACGTGGGGTAAAAATGTTATTTACCTTTGGGTCTGCATTCCGTGTAAACTGCGGTGGCGGATTAATACATAAGTTACCGCCAGGAGTAGTATCTACAAACTTAAATCTAGCGGTAGTAAACGTTCTATTGCGCAATTCGATATTGTCGAGTTGCGGTTTGTTCTTAGCATCAAGAGATACTAGAAATGATTGGCGTACCCATTGGGTATCCCTGACTTGTCGACGGAGAGACACGTTTTTGTTCCTCTTCGAAAATACTCAGGAGAGGGGGAACTCCCCCTCTCCTGAAACATAAAGTACTAACCTCTACGACCCATGTTGATAGGGACCTTAGTCGCTTCTTTTGGAATACGAGGTTGTACTGCTTGTGGTAATGTCGCGGGAGCTTTGACATCATTCGTTACAGGTACTGATGATAAATTATCTACAATCCTGCGTAACAGGTCACGTGATTCCTCATGCACACCCAATGATTGCAGTAACGTTCGATTAACATCATTAATACCTTTCTCCATATTAGGACGATTAGCAAGTTCGATGGCCTGGATTTCTTGTGGGCTAGGACGTATCCTAGGTTGGAAACCCATAAAGCCTTCTGGTTTACGAATCACCTGTGCTGCTGAAGCTTCTTGCTTCTTTGACTGCGTCTCAATAACAGTTTCATTAGAACTATCAATACCTGCATTTGTTGGCAATTTACTAGATTGCTCTTTAATGACTGCGGAAGTCTTTGCAGGTGAATCAATAATACTCTTAACAGCATTGACCGCGTTTGACTTACTAGGTTGACTAGATGTAGTAGTACCACTATCAACAGTCGGGGTACTCATCATGTTTGTCTTGGAACTAGTACCTAATGTTGCACTAGATGTAGCCTGAGACTTTTGATTACCTGACACCGAGTTGCTTACTGGAACCGCTGCTGTAGTACTTTGTGATGAATCTTGTACTTTAGATTTCTTATTAGTACTTTGCTGCACTTCTGTAAACATTGAATCAGTTACACCGAGATCTCTAGCCTGATTAGATATTTTCTTAGTAAAATGTTCGTAAATCTCACCAGCTGTACGAGTCCTACCAGTTTTATCAAAGAACACACCTGGATTAGCTTGCGCCTCATCTGGCATTGTTGTAGCTGCTGGCGTATTACGATCCATCTGCAAGAATTTAGAAGCTCCTTCCGCTCCTAAGAAATGAGCCAAGTAAACATCAGTTTCTGTCAGATCTCGTTTGACTTTGCTCTTTAAGTAATTCATATTGCTCTTAATGAACTCGGCACCCATTAATGCATTCGCTCTAGCATCTGTTGGTGGTGTCCCTATTGCAATACCATACTTAGACCCATTCGCACGAAGTTGGTCTGCCCATGTTCCTTTCAGGAATTGTAGCAAGCCTACTGCACTAGACAGATATTTACCAGTACGTGGATCAAATGGTCTTGCTTGTGGATCAAATTTAGATTCAATCGCACACATGTCTATCAAGATTTTCGGATCCACACCGGTCATCTTTGCTACTTCGCGTAACAACGGAACTATGGCTTCTGCACCAGTAGCTGTTCCTGGATCAGGTAATGAGTTAATATCACCGCCAGTACCGGCCCCTGGATGGTTTATCTTTACTCCAGTCAGGTACTCACCAACAGCACGAACATTGCGCCCATCTTGCCGCAATAGCTCTGGTTGGTTATTACCATAAACGGACGATTCACCACGTTGCTTTTCAGTAATACTAGTTGGCTTAGCATACATCACAACTGCACCACTACCTAATTCTGAACGGGTCTTGTTATCAGAAGTACTACCTTCATTAACAGCTCTGTTGCGATTATCGGCTGTCTTCTGACGAATACTGTCTGACTTATGTTCCCCACGAATTACAGCCTTAGTTGCTTCTTTCAAAGCTTCTAAATTTAATTCAATTGAAGAGTCATTACCGTTAAGAGGATAGTTGTCCCACGGTGAGCAATCTGTTATTTTCCAAACAGACATCTTTCTACCGTCATAGATAGAAGTAGTTGTATAGACAGCCGATGCTACAGCCACAGCTTGTTCAGATGTAAGTGTTCTCTCAGCTTGGACAACGTCTGCTTTTCTTGTTGCTTTTTCTACAGCTGTAGAAAAGTTCAAGAATACAGGTAAGAATCGTGAACGGAACCAAGTTATCCACTTATAGCCGCGTGGTGAACGAGCCCCGCTAATACCGAAATAAACCTTTACATCTTCTAACAGAGCCTCTACATCTTGAGCGTATTCAGCACCGTCTTTACTAAAGTTTGTTCTGCGTGCAACATAAACTTCCAAGTAACGTAACGCTTTTACTTTTTCCGCATCCATTGTTATTAAGCCGTAAGCTTTAAAACGGATAACAGTTAAAGCATCCATCTGACCTTTATCGCCTGTAAACAGGTAATCAGAGGATAACGTACTTTGTGCAGAAATACTGTTACTAGCGTCTTTGATAGTTTCTCTTTTATTCAGTCCGTTAACTAATGAGCTTAACCCTAGTGATTTAGCATTACTAGTATTCAGTTGATTATTGTTATTAACAGAACCATCTTTATTAAGACCACTAGCAGACAATGTAGCCATAGCTGTAGCTGTAGCGACTGTATTTTTAGAAGTACTACCAGTCTTTACTTCTTGCTGAATTGTAGTTCTAGCAATTTCAATCTGAGCCTGAACTGCACGACTATCTGAAGACAATCTTTCTAAATCTACAAATGGTGATGTAGTTAGACTATAATTAGCCCCAGGTAATTCTGTCGCACCTAAGTAGTTTAACTTTTCCTGCGGCGTGAGTTTTGACCCATCTACATTTGCAATCTTCAGATCAGGTTTAATTGCTCGCAACGCTGACTTATGAGCTAAGAAGATTGGCTTGAAACGATCATTAAACCAGTACGCCCATTTACGAACAGATTCTTTATCTGTAGCTTTAATACCAAACGGTTCAGCTAATTCGTTAAGATCGATTTTCTTATCATCTAAACTAGCAGTTCCGTTATCAAGTTTAACATGCTCTTCTAAAGAATCTTCCAGTTCAAACACTGCTTTAAAGTGATCTTCGTCATTAGCATTGAAACCATACTGAACATAGCGAACTTTATTCAGTACTTCCAATTTCTTACGAGTTAGATATTTATATCCGTAGTAAGCGGCAGTAAGTCCTAATGCTGCTAAGCCTATCGGTGAGAACAGTGCGCCAGTCAAACCCATTAAAGCCGCGCGCGCTACAGCTATAGTACCACCACTAGTTAATGCTGCTAAGCCTAACCGACCAAGACCCATACCCACTTTGCCAATGGCTGAACCACCAACTGTAGCAATCTTACCCAGAGCACCGCCGGCTTTACCTAGAACACTTCCTAAACCAAAGAATGACGCTGCGGCACCTACTGCTGTTCCACCAACTTTACCAATTGTACCAGCGGCTTTACCTGCTAGCCCTTTAGCGCCTTGGAGTAAACGACCTACCTTAGTTGTCGCTCTTGCAGTAACTTTACCAACACCCTTGCCTTTGACAGTGTCTTTAGAATCAGGAATACCACTCTTGTCACTTCTTACGGAATCATAGATATCGGCAGCATCAGCAGCGTCAGATAAAAGACTACTATCTTTACCACCTTCTTCACCCTCATCTTTCTTCTTACCTTTGAAGAGACCAGCAATAGCTCCGTAGAGACTAGATCCACCAGTACCAGTGGTCTTAGCTTTATCAGACAGCTTTTCTTCCTTCTTACTTTTCTCTTCTTTTCTACGGTTAATGATGTCTTGAACGGATCCTTCTCTAACACCGTCTCCGTCTGAATCACCAGTAACTTTCTTAGGTAAACGTTCCTGTAACAATTTCAAGATTTCTAACTGAACGTCAAGTTGGTCTTTATTAATCTCAACATACTTCTCACCAAAGTAAGAAAAGCCGTTGAATAAGCCTTTGACCATTTCACCTAATGCACCAAATGCATCTGTGGCGAAATTCTTAACAGACATGCCAAATTTCTTAATTAAAGAAAAGCCTGCAAGGCCAAGTTCTTTAACTTTGTTCAGACCACGACCAAGTATGTTAGATATAGCGATTCCGTTCCTATCAACTAAGCCCTTATTTACTTGTTCTTCTGTGACAATGATATTACCATCTTTATCAAGAACAGGTCCGTCGATATCTCTAGGATGCTTAACTACATTACCTGTTTTCTTAGAGAAGTATGATCCAAGTTTAAACTGAGACGCGTATAGTAATGGTTTTTCCATACTACCGTTAACATACACATCGAATGGTGGCAGCAGTAGCTTTGCTTTATGTAAGCCAACCATACCGATAGAGAACATTCTACCGTACAGCCCGCCCAACATGGTACTACCTTGTAATGCTGCTTTCGCTAGCAAACCACCAAGTCCTTGAATTTTATCTTTCAGATACTCGATCGTCTTACCGCGCAATTGAGCTATTTTTAAATCCTCAATGCTCAAGATGATGTTACCATCTCTATCTATAACAGTGCCTTTAATATCATCGAGAGAAGATAGTACCTTACCAGTAGCCTGGTCAATGTATTCTCCAGCTAGCATTTTAGCACGTGTCAACCGTGGCTTTAACTCACTACCTACGTAGATATCACCCATCCTGTCAGCAGCTCTTTGTAAAGTAGTCTGAACAAGATCACGTGCCTTAACTGCAATATTTCCAGCAGTACTAGCGAGCTTACTCATGTGGTCTTTTACATAAGTAAAGCCTTTAGCGCCAACTTCTTTAGCTTTAGCACCTAGTTCACCTATTGAAATTTCTGACCACTTCTTACGAGTTTCTTTTACTTTTTCAGAGAACCAACCTGGCTGATTCCTATCGCCAGTGAGTATGCGGCCAGTTGTATCGCCATAAACTGCTAATCCCTCGCTAAGACGCTTGTCTATTGAAGTAACCAACTCTACTAAGGTCTCAACAGGCTTCAGCGTGGAAGATACTTTAAAACTGTCTTGTAGCGAATATATTGCTTTAGATAATGGTTCAAAAGCTTCTGGATCAATGCGCGCTATCGCTTCAACTTTAGAAACTGTCGTACTAAAAGCTCTTACTGGTTTGTCACGTTGAACATTTTTACCAATATTTACACTCTTATTTTTAACAGTACCAAGCGCTCTATCGCTTTCTGTTTGTACCTTATCTGAATCACCGCTAAGTATCTTTACAAGATTGTCAATTGAAATTCTGTTATCGTCGTCAATAAGACCAGAATCTCTAAGAACACTGTACTGTCCAGTGTTGATCATCTCTTGTATTTTAGCCCTAGGATCATCTATACCCTTTGTCAATCCGCGTACCGCATTAGAAATAATATTCTGATTTCTAATAGCTGGTAACGTGTCAGCACGCTTACCGTTTTTATCAGTTTCAAGCATCTTCGCAAAAACATTAGCAATACCATCTGCTTCGCTACCAGCTTTACGCCAGAAATGTTTATTAGATAAATGCTTAGCATCTGTAGATCTACGAGTAACAGACGTACGAAGTAGCGTGTCACTAATAGCCTTACGCTGAGTACCTGTAAGCTTCTCTTCAGGGTCAACTATCTTTAAGATATCGTTTTGACGTTTCTTAATTTCACTAACACTGTTAGAACCATTACCATCATCTTTAACTATAAGGTCGTTAACTATCTTTTTACTCAAATTCTTCTGAGTAGTGAACTTGTTAGTATTATAGTCGTACGCTGACAAACCTATAGACTCATTACCTGTTCTAAGAATTTGTATTTCTTGATGAATACGAGCCAAGTAACCTGGAATGATTTCAATGATAGATTTACTAGCAGCGCGACTAAACGGCATTGGCTTATGCATCTCCGACAGAGAATCTGCATCCATTGCCGTGTCTGCCATAATCTGTGGACGGTTATCATCTAAGAACTGACGAAGTCCTTCGAATCCACCCCAGTCAGCTTCAGCCATGTAGTCATCAGCTAGTTGTGCAGAATTGTTAACTCTGTAAGCTACATTCTCGGCACCTTTAGCTAATTCCTTATTACCTTCAAGAAGTTTCTTAAGCTTCTCCTGCCCTTTACCTACAGCATAATCACCAACTAGCCCGCCAGCAACACCTCCTAGCAGTTGAGCTTTACTAGGACCTTCACCGTCACTTATGGCCCCTGTAGCCATATCAGCCATGAACGTAATTTGACTGGCTGATTGTGCCCATTCTTGGATATTTGCCGTTAATGATTTCTTAACATTATTAACAAATTTCTTTATGTATTCAGTACCATCCATCTCTCCGAAGAGACTGTCGCGGATATCTGAATAGAATTTATTACGAGCTAATTCTGAGAATCTTTCAGACTCATTAATTTTAACAAATTCAGGTAATCCAGTATTCTTCAAGATACCTTGCAATTTCGTATCTTGTTCAGCAGCTGATTTCTTAGTAATCTCTAGTAAGTCAGCAGTGACAAAGTACTGTCTGAATTGTAACTCAAGAGATTTCTTCTGATAATTAGATAAGACATTATCTTGGTAACTAGTAAGCTGCTCAATACCTACTCGAATACTGTCTAGCTGACTAATCTCGTTACGATGCCTTACTTGATCAATACTGTCTCTAAATTGCTCTCTACTTTCATCAGTAGCTTCTTTTTGATCAGCAACATCTGCCTGAGCCTTAAATATATTACCAAGCTCCATAACGAGACTGTCGTCCCGCTGCCTTTCAATACTAAGGTCAATACCTACCGATTCACCTGACTTAGACATTGCTCTAAGCTTGTCAGCAATCTTCTTACCAAGAACACCTTCTACTGCTGGCGCTACACGCCCAGCTATTCTCTTAAGGTCATTCTTAGCTGGTTTAAATTCCTTAGCCGCGGTATCGTATAGTGAACGTATGGAGTCAGTTGTATGATCTGTGATATTTAAAATACTACCATACTCTTTTGGTAGAGTTTTATTAATAGTAGAACGAATCACACCAGTATTGAATACAGAATCTGCAACACCTTGTGCTGCGGACTTCGCGGCTGAAATAACTGGGTTACGATCTTCTTTAATATCAGTAGCATCAAAATCAAAATCTGGTAAGTCAAGACTAGAATCTATATTAAAATCATTCGATTCGTACTTTGTCTTTGAATTATTCTTCGTTGCCATGGGTTAGTCCTAGCTTATGAAGTATTTAGAAATTATAGCCTATCCAAGTAATAGAAAATAAACAATGTTACTAATACAATGCCTATTCTTTCACGGTATGCTTCATAGGTTTTGTATAAAGATATTTTAATCATACAGTAACCTTATACAAAACCTCATTTCTCGTTATAAGAGAAAATATAACTATTACTGATTTCCTGAAAGTCATCATGTCAAAACCATCCGATGTCCCGTTTAACGTTGACCTTTTAAACCTAACTCCTGAGAAGTTACGTGGTTTAAAGAAAATATCAAAGCTAGATATCTTTGAAGGTGGATCTTCTGATTTTTCAGAAGAAGGTCTATTTTCAACATCTATCTTTGGAAGAGTAGGTGATGAACGACGTAGCCTTCGCTTCGCATACATTGATATAAAAGTACCTATTTTGCATCCGGCTATTTTTAACGTATTAGTCAAAATGAAACATCTCTATGGCGACATCTTATCCGGTAAAGGATATGGTCGCTTTGATGAAGAACTGAGAGACTTTGTTAAAGCTAGCGCCATCGATGGCTCTACAGGGTATGCTTTTTTTATTGAGCATTGGTTAAAGATTCATTTCGATACTACCAGTTCAATTAACAGAGAGCAAGCTGTATTACTTATTAAGAAATATGGTAATAGAGCGCTAACAGACAAAGTAGCTGTTTTACCTGCTGGACTACGTGATATTGAAATAGATAACTACAACAGAATTAGTGAAGATGAAATTAATAAGCCTTATCGTCAACTGATATCTATTTCAAACACTATTAATGAGTCTACTGTAAAAACTCAGGTCGATGCGCTAGACACTCCGAGATATCAGATGCAGATAATTTTCAACACTATCTACGACATGATCTTCTCACTAATTGAAGGTAAGAAGAAACTGTTGCTAGGAAAGTGGGCATCTCGCAGAGTATTCAATGGTACTAGAAACGTGATTACTGCTATGGATACCTCTGTACCATATCTTGGTAGAAAAGGTAATCCTGATGTCAACTCTACAATTGTAGGGTTATATCAGTTCATGAAGGCTACATTGCCGGTAACAGTATTTCAAATTCGTAGGTTATTGGAATCTATCTTTCCTGATGTAAACCAGCCAGCTCGTCTAGTAAATAAAGAAACACTAGAGTCAGAAGAGGTACTATTACATAGTCGCTATTATAATCAATGGGCTACAAACGAAGGTATTGAAAGAATTATTTCTTCTTTCAAGGAAGAAAGTATTCGCGACGTACCTTTAGAAATTGACGGCCGTTATATAGCATTACTGTACCTAGGTCCTGACAATACATTCAGGATTATGCATGATATTTCTGAACTACCTTCTTCTCGTAGTAAGAAGGATGTGAGACCAATTTCACTAGCTGAACTGTTCTACATTGCTGTTTATAAGAAGGCTAATACATATCCAGCAATGGTTACTCGATATCCCATTACGGGCATTGGTTCTATTTATCCTAGTAGAACTTATCTTCGAGTAACTCTTACATCTGAAAGACGAATGCAGCTTAATGAGCAATGGCAGCCAATGAGTGATGATGCAATGGCTTATGAGTTCCCTGTAAAAGGAGCAGCATTTGTAAACTCTCTTATTCCTGCTGTCAATAAACTCGCCCGTATGGGTGCCGACTTCGATGGCGACACTTCCAGCTATACTGTAGCGTACTCTCAAGAGGCTATAGAAGAATGTGAAGAGTTTTTCAACAGTCGTCGTGCCTACGTAGGTACTGACGGACAGTTTATTAATCGTACAGGAGTACACACTGTCGAACTCGTATGTCGTAATCTTACGGGTGATGATTAAGTACTAATAGAAATATGACCACACTACAGTATCCAGTTTTTTATAGAAAATACGGTATTCGTAAGATTGATCAACTAATCAAGCCTCCTCTGTCTAGATTAGAATTGTTAGACTTACCACGCAATTCAATCTATCATTATTTAGGTACAGGTCCTTTGGATGATGGACCTACTGAATCAGAGAATGCTATCAAGAGTTCAGCTAGACCATTTACTATAGACACAGTTACAGAACTTAAGCACACCGATGGTAATCCAAGGCGTTTACTGATAGACGTTAACCGCGTAATCCGTAGTCACAGAGCTAAGAATCCACGATTCAGACCTTTCAAATCTTTAGAGAGTGCTGTTCGTGATCCACAGTCTGTACTAGTGTATAACTATAGTTTCATACACAGGTTATACAAATACCTGCGTAATTACTATACGTCGTATTACCGGTGGAATAATTTAATTTCTACTGTATTTACTAAAGTAGCTGAGGTAGCTGAGACTACTGATAGACATCAGTTCATCGAATTCGATATTCCTAAGACGTTACCTAGCTTGACACAATTACGTCAGGCTGAGAGAGCTATCGATCAGAAGTCAGCACGGATATTCACATCGTCAGAATCAATCATTCTGTTACAAGTATGGCAATGGTTGGGTACTAAGAGAGAAGAATCAGCGATCTCTAAAATTCCTGTTAAAAACTTAGATCGTGTGAATCTAATATTTAGAGAGTCAGGACGCTGGTTTGTACTTAATCTCGGACAATTGAATGTCTGGCGTAAAGCAACCAAAGAAGAGTTAGAAAAAGATTCTACTCTTAACGCTCACGGTCATCCCGCTGATCGGATGCAGAAGCTGTTCATTCGGTTATCAATGAGTTTGTTCGAGGCTCGTGCCGGTATTGTTAATGAACCGAGTAAAGATGAAGAGAACTCTGATACTATTGCGGCTGTAAGTAAAGTACAAGAAACAGCAACTAGTGTAACTGATAATACTGATGATTCGTTTACTTCTAATCTGGATAATGACGACATCGAAGTAGTTAGTCCTGAAGAAGACGACGAACAAGAAGTGCAGTCACCAGAAGACATCGTAAACATAGATGCACAGGTAGATGCTGACTTAGAAACACTTGAAGATATTGCTGTTAGTTCTAACGATACCGAATTAACTGACGATCAAGAAGTTTTCGATATTGCTACAGTAATTCCTACTGGACAGTCCCTTGAAGATTCCATCATTGCCAGATGTAATGCTCTGGCTGACTCTGGAGGATTATCTGCTGCGGATTATCGTAAGTATCTAGAGTTAGCTGGGACATATAAGAGTATTACTGCTCCTGATGGTACCACATTAGATCAGTTTATTAACATTCCTAGAGACCTACTCGACATTAAAGAATCTCCTTCTATTCCTGATAAAAGCACCTTAGTCGATAAGACCATGCTTAAATCGTCACTGATGGAATTCGATGAAAAATACATTACTAAAGTAATGCAGCGAGATATTGCTGGTATGGTAATGAACCTGCAGAAAGCTGGAATTATCGTACTAGATTATCAGGTCGAACAAGTTGAAAATGTCTCGATGGCTTACAACAGCTACACCGTCAAAGTAAAGCCATTACAAGGAGCTACATCGACACTGCGTTTCAGAATTCCAAAAGTAACTGAAGACGGCAGCTTCCGTGTTAACAATGTTAACTACAGAACTCGTAAACAAAAGAGCGATCTTCCGATCCGTAAGATTTCTCCAAATCAAGTAGCCTTGACTAGCTACTATGGAAAGATCTTTGTTGCTCGTAGTGAGAAGAAAGTTAACGACTATGGTCGTTGGCTTACTGATGCTATTATGCTGATCGGCCTTAGTGATCAAGATCTGATTACAGATGTTGTTACTGGAGATGCATTTCAACCAAGCGTGGCTGCTCCAAAGTTATACACCACGATCGCCAAGAACTTTCGTAGTTTTACATTACGTATAAACGATAAGAACTGGAAACTCAACTTTGAGATAAACCGTAGACACTTAATAATGGGTGATCTTAGTTTAAAAGATGTTGAAGAAGGTGGTAATACACTAATCGGAATGAGTGAAGATGGTGATCTGATGGTGATGGGTCGAAATGGTGCACTCTATACTGTTGATGGTAGTCCTAATGGTAATAGACTTCATGCATTATCATCATTAGAGGATCTCATAGGACTGCGTTTAAATAAGGCACCAATCGAACACGCTGAGTTAAAGGTATTCGGTAAGGCCATCTCTCTAGGCGTTGTACTTGGTTACTTGATTGGGTTAGATAACCTGCTTAAGATCCTGAAAGTAAACCCACGCATCATTCCTGCTGGTCAAAGACCTAGTTTAGCAGCTGATGAATGGAGTATTGTATTTCAAGACGAAACTTGGATATTCTCCAGAGACGATGTCTTAGCCACAATGATCCTTGCTGGTTGGCAAGATCACGAAGATAGTACTTATAACTATCCTGCACATGAGTTCAATCGTAAAGATGTATACTTCAATTTACTTGAAGATGCTGGCTTAGGTGTGAGGTACATGAGAGAGTTGGATCTACTAAATCAAATGTTCGTTGATCCAATTACTAAGGATCTCTTAGAGCAGATGAATGAACCAGTAGAATTCACAAAGCTCTTACTGCGTAGTGGTGAGTTATTGACAGACGATCAACATCCTTACGAACTTGACCCTGCATTTATGAGAGTTAAGGGATATGAGCGTTTTGCAGGTATTCTTTATTCTGAACTAGTTAGATCAGTTAGAATGCATGGGGCTCGAGCAAATAAGACTACTGCCGCCATCGATTTAAATCCGTACGCCGTATGGATAGCTATCAATGAAGATTCTGCTAAAAATCAAAACCTTGAAATAAATCCAATTCAGAATTTGAAAGAATCTGAAGCTGTAACATTCTCAGGTGTTGGTGGACGTACTGGTCGTTCAATGGTGAAACGTAATCGTGCTTACCATAAAAACGATATGGGTACTATTTCAGAGGCAACAGTGGATTCTTCAGATGTAGCTATCAATACATACACAAGTGCAGATCCTCAATTTAATTCTTTACGTGGAACATCTAACAGATATGTTATTGGTAAAACCGGAGCTACTGCATTGTTTTCTACCGCAGCACTCTTATCAGTAGCGTCAGATCGTGATGATTAAAATGGATATAGTTGAATTAGAATGAAATTAACTCTATAATGTGATATAACTTCGCAGAGTAGAAAATGAATTTATTCGAGCCAACTGCATCGAAATGTTATCAAGGGTTTTATGAGATTTCTGGATTTTCACGATACGTGATTTCGCCGGAAGGTGTTATTATAGACCAGAAACTCAATGTGATCAGACATTATCATCGAAATCCTGACGGGTACTACAACTACTTCTTGTACAAAGATAGTAGTGAACGCACAACGTTGGGTAGACATAGAGTGCTTTGCATGGTATTCAAACCCATGGATTGCTCTTACGATGATCTTGTTGTAAATCACAAAAATGGCATAAAAGGCGATGATCGCCTTGACAATTTAGAATGGACTACTTACCAAGGAAATGCAGAGCATGCTGGTAAGAATGGACTCACTGAAAAATGTGTGCCAATTTCAGTAAGAAATACTGTTACTGGGATTGTGATGCATTTTCCGAGTATTATCGAATGCGCAAGATATTACAGTATGTCAAAAGACGCTATTGGGTATCGAGTTAAAATCGGTGAAAAACGTATATTCCCTGAAAAGAAACAATACAGAGAATACAGTGAAGAACCGTGGTACATTCCAAATTCCATCGAACACGAATTGAAGAAAAACAGTACATCCAAGAGTATCTTGGTTAGGAACGTCTTTGACAATACTGTCAAAGAGTATGCAAGAATAACAGACTTCTGTGAAGAAGAAAATATTCTGCCATCTACTGTCTCTCAATGGTTATCGAGGAAAAGTCAGTCAATTTTACCCGGACTACTTCAAATTAAGTGGTCTTCAGATGAAACACCTTGGTGTCAGATTAACGACCCTTTGCTAGAATTTAATACTTCTGGATACGCAAAGAAAATTGTTAAACTGATATGTGAGAAAACCGGAAACATCGGCTATTATCATTCTGCTTCAGATTGTGCCAAAGCAATGGGAATATCACCAACTGCTTTGGATTACAGACTGAAGACTCAAGGAAGTAAAGTTTTTTCTGATAACTTTCGATATGGTTATTATCCATATGGTCCCACTGATCAGAAATGGTCAGATGGTATTTTCCTTAACTGACGGGGACACCCTAAGAGCCTTATACACCAAGTCGATGACAGCAATGCATTGATGGCCGGACTAACTACCCGGGTATGGTAAAAGATATAAGGATTGGGTAATCCGCAGCGAAGCTCCTAATTAACTTAGGAAGAACGTTCAACGACTAGCCGCTTATCACGGTGTACACTCAAGTGAGTGGAAATAGGAAACACCCTATCTGTAGGGTGAAGATATAGTCTGTTCATTGATGAAAGTCAATGCGGGTGTCATAGCACACCGACTGAGAAATAACGAACTCAGTGGACATAAAGCCAAAGAGAACTAACTTTATCAGCATTCAACACGGTCATGGTATCTCGTGTGAAGGTTATCATCAAGCCCAGGTAAGAACAGGTTACGAACAAGTATTAGGTGCTCGCACTAGTGACTTGTTTCATGTGATGGCAAAGCAAGATGGTAAAGTAATTAAGCTTAATGACGATGGAATTGTTGTTGAGTATGCTGACGGTTCTCGTGTTGGAGTTGAGCTAGGTAGACGTTATGGCAAAGCAGCTGGATTAGTAATTCCTCATGAAATCGTAACTCATTTAACTAATGGTTTGGCATTTAGTAGAGGTGATACTATTGCGTACAATACAGGTTTCTTCGAGCGTGATGTACTAAATCCAAAACAAGTAATTTGGAAATCATCCGTTAATGCTAAGACAGTATTAATGGAATCAACGTACACGTTTGAAGATTCTTCTGCAGTGTCTCGTAGACTGGCTAGTAAGCTCACAACCAAAACAACTACGATGCGTGCTGTTGTAGTGAACTTTAATCAGCAGATACATAATTTGGTAAAAGTAGGAGATAAGTTAGAATATGAGAGTATTCTATGCTTAATTGAAGATGCCGTCAGCGTAAGTAGTTCTCTATTGGATCAAGAGACTCTCGATACTTTGCGAGTTCTAGGAGCGCAATCTCCTCAGGCTAAAGTTCGTGGAGTGGTTGAGCGAATTGAGGTATTCTACCACGGTGATAAAGAAGACATGAGTCAGAGTTTAAGATCTTTGACTGACGTGTCTGATGAAATCATGGTAAAGCGTAATGAAGCAGTTAATAAGACTGCTTTTACTGGTTCTGTTGATGATAACTACAGAATAGAAAACGAACCATTAGCTTTAGATACTGCGGCTATTCAAGTCTACATTACATCGGATGTGTCTGCCGGTGTCGGTGATAAGGGAGTTTTCGCTAATCAGATGAAGACTGTATTTGGTAGAGTGTTTGAAAACAACATTCGAACAGAGTCTGGTACAGATATTGATGCAGTATTCTCAGCATCATCTATTGATGACCGCATTGTGGTTAGCGCTCTAATCATTGGCACAACAGCTACGCTACTAAATAAAATCGGTAAGCTGGCTGTTGAGGCATATCGATCGTAAGTTGAATTGCGATAATGAGAATGCTCTAAACAGAGATGTTATGAGTAATTTTCATTATCGCTTTTTTTTCTATTTTTGCAGTCAGTAGTAAAATTAGTTTGATTTATTAAAGGAACATTGCCGTGAAAAACGTAATGACCCTCACGACTATCGTCACGCTCGGCAATGCGGCTGAGTTAGTAGCGCAGGTTGCTGAGAAAGTACTAGGTAAAGAAGTTGCGGATACGTTTTGTGGATCACCTTTGTCTAAAGACATGGTTCATCAACTGTCGCAGTCCGTCTTCCAAAAGAAGATTGCTAAAGAGTTAGGGGAGTAAATATATGCTGTCATTGCAAGCACTCAATAGTACTGCTCCATTAGCAGCAGTACTCGACGCACGAAATTTAATCGTTACTCCGATTCTCGGTACTAACTTGTATAAGCTGTGTGAGGCGTCAAGCACAAGCGATGATCATGTTTGGGGTGATCAAGGTACTCGTAAGATCATGATTGAAAATGTGGTTAGTGATACTAATCGTACAGATCCGGTTACTGGCGCATGTATTCATGACCTGGAGATGGGTGATTTAGTAAGTGTCGTAAGTGACGCTGTCTCCAAACATCTGTCATATGCTCGCACTGTCGTAGCTCCGACTATCGATGACCTGGTACAACGTATTGGTACCTCTATCGAGCAGACAATGCGTTCTGATATGAACCAGTTAGAGATCATGGTATGGCGTTTGCCGGCACCGATGTATGATGATTCTTTAGTTGATTCATTCATGCGTGCAAAAGACGTTAGTCCTGAAAAGACGCTTGCCGGCGCACATTTATCAACTGATGCTGATGAAGCACAGATCACTGAATGGATGAAGTCAGGGAATACATCTCTGGATGAGTCAGTCAGCCAGTATGTGCAAAGCATGGAGCCTGGTAAGCTCATTAGTGTCTATCAAGAAATGTTCACCACTAAGAGTAGTCACTCAGACATGTGGACATTGTTCAATAGTGCTGATGGCTTGAACATGGCCCTTGTTGGCTTCCTCATCTCTAGAAAGTTATGGGACAGTCCTCCTGAAGGTACTGAGACATCGCTTAAGGTATACGAAGATGAAATGGTAGTGATTCGTAACCAATGCGCTGTACGGCTTGGCTATGAACTTGATCGTGTTAATCGTGATGAAAAGCACGGTGTACTTATTCGCTCATTTACTCGTAATTCTGTCGAAGTCAATGACGTAGTTTATCGTAAGTGGTTGAGCGATGGTGGCGAGCATTCTGTCATTTTTGGCAGCGTGATGAATACCATGCCGTCTCTTACTGTTGATGAAATCAACAAAAATGCCGATAAGTATAAGCAGATCTGGGAAACCTACTGCATGGTACAAAAGACTTCTGTAGCTAATAAGAAGTTTAATACAGCAAAAGAAATTGTCGCAATTGAATTTTCTGCTATGGTGCGTAGTGCTGATGAAGCCGTACTACCTATTCAAGACAGAGAATTCTGTAAACAGCGATTCGATGCAGCACTAGCTATTACTAAAGAGTCTGAAGTAACAGATCTGTATAGCTGGGCACTGCGGCTCATGTGTGATAGCTGGTTCTATAAGACTGATGCATTCCAGATCTTGGATGGAATTAATCGTATCAAAGCACACAGTCCTGAAGCCGATGTCAAAGAAGCAGCCGCTGTTGCTACTTTGGAATACATTGCTTATTGGATCTCTACTCAGTTTAAGGTAGCTAGCGCTATTCGATAATGTAAAGGAGAAAGGGCATGGATATTAAAGGTCTAGTCCGAGACCCACAGTACGTTCGTGCCCATCTCCGCGAGTTAGCGGACGATAGGTTAGTTACTGTTAAGAGCTGTGCCATCTACTTACCAGTCCGCTTCTCAGAATGCGGACTGGCTTCAGTAGGTGTTGAAACTAACATTGTAGGTATCTATCTGTTAGTTATGGAAGGTAAGTACTCTGCAATATCCCTTGTCAATACTACCTTACGTATAACTCCAGAATCTGTAAACCGCATTGTAATTGATGGCGATGAGTATTACGAATTCACTTTCCCAGCTGGAAGCACAGTTATACCAAATATGAATGTGGTTCAGAATAACAAGATTCCTTACAGAATCTATAGTGAATTCTTTGCTAAGGGTAGAATACCTGCATTTCTAAGTTACGAAGATCTTGCTAAGATATTTGATACCGCTAAGAAATTTGGTGGTGTTAATATTGGTAGTGAAAGAGAAGTAACTGAGTTACTGGTTAGTATTATCTGTAGAAATCAAAGTAATAGAGCAGAATACTATCGTCAGTCCATACATAGCCCAGATGATATCAAAAATAAGAAACCTGCGTTTATTCCTCTGAAGAGTGTGGCTTATTCTGCTACTAACACTACCAACAAACTTGCCGGATCATACATGCAAGATGGTATTGTTTCAGCTTTAGTAAATCCTTCCGAAAGAGTTGAAAGAATCGAATCTCTTTTAAAATGATTAACTATTGAGTACCTCACAGTACGTTTATAAATTATCTTAGTATAAAAAAATATCATGAATTCTGTCCGATTTGGTTGTACTTCTCTTGTCGGCATAAATAAAACCGGCAATCTTAAGCAGGATAAAGACGGTTACTACGAATGCATTGTCGGCGCTTTGAATATGTACAATTCTGCCGGTCAGTATTACGTGTACGATAAGTCCTGCGAACTTTTTCAAAACTCTAGTCAATTAATGCGGCGTGTTAAACGCGGTGCATTGCGCGGAGAGTACGGTCATCCTAAACGACAAATTAGTCAGTCTATGGATGACTTTGCTCATCGTGTATTATCTATCCACGAAGAACAAGTTTGTTGTCATCACGCTGAGTTGTTTTTAGACTTCGAGCGTGTTAAGGATAACAACGGTAGTCCCGTGATTGCGATTGTGTCGAAGGTTGCCCCTTCTGGGCCGTTTGGACACGTGTTAGAGCGTTCTTTAAAGAATCCTAGAGAGAATGTGTGTTTCTCCATTCGTTCGTTTACAGACGACTTTATGGACCGTGGTGTACTGAAGAGAACTTTGAAGACAGTCGTTACATTTGACTATGTAAATGAACCAGGCATTGCTGTAGCTGAGAAATTTAAATCTCCTGCACTGGAAGATTTAGGTTCAGATGTAGTGTTTACTCGTAGCCAGATTAGGCGCGGTGTAAAGGTAAACGCTGGTAGTAGTATTGCTCAAGAATCTGTTTCTTTATCTGCCTCTGAATTGTTCCAGACTATGGGATGGCAAGCTGATCAAGAGACAATTAATGCTTTTGCAAAAGCTCCTGCTTGGAAGGGTTGGTAATAACAACAGCATAAATAGCTAGGGATATCCCTAGCTATTTATGCCGTAATCTAAAATCTTTTAACCATATATCACATACTTGAGCAACATGGAGTAATCAACATAACTTCATATTCTTTAACTAATGTTTCTGAAAGCTTTCCATGAATCAATTTACAGCTATTGGTACTCATAAAAATAAATCTACATTGTACGTGGTTTCTGATAAAGTAAATTCAGGACTGATGGACGATGTTCTAAGAATTGTGTACCGTGATGTAACGTACGTAATCTGCGAAGGTCACGTCAAGTGTATTAATGGTGCTGTACCAGAACAACTATTATCAGCTGCTAAAGAGCGCCTCACCTCCTATTTAAAGGACGAGGATGCATATACCTTTTACGCTGAAGCACGCATCCGCATGCTGCGAGAGTATATTGAGATTGCTGAAAGTACTAAATGAATAAATTCACTATTGTCTGCACACACAGTGGTGGAGCTTTTACCCGTTTTACTTCTGAAAATGCTAATCTTGACCTAGTAAAAGAAGTTTTCAAAATCATATTCGGTGATTTACCGAATATGATTTTTGAGGGGCATGTTGAGCCTGTTAATCAATGCGATACACGGTTGCTTCGTAGCACTGTCAGTAATCACTTGATATTTCAAGAATCTTTAGCTAAGAAGCTTATCTACAGTACTAATAAAGAAAGAGTGGATAGGAACCTCAATAGGTTACGTGAATATATGAAAGTTACTGAAACTTAATTTCACAATTATTATTTCACTGAGAGCTATCAATGAATAAATTTACTATTATCGGTACACAACTGCATGATGAGAGTCACTTGTATGTCACTTCTGAAAAAGCTAGTCTTGATTTAGTACGTGAAGTGTCGATGATAGTCCATAGTACTTCAAGATTCTCTATTTACAAAGACCATGTAGAGTGTGCGTATAACGGCTCTCCGGAGAGTCTTCTGTCTGGCGTTAAAAGCTGTTTATCTGATCTAAAACAGCACAATAGAGATGGTAACGTTCTAGAAATTCAAACTAGAATTAATAGGTTGAAAGAATACATTAGCATCGTAGAATCTTAACTTGTCTTGTTTACAACATCTAATAAAATCATGAAGCTTCATACATTTGACGACGTCGTAGAAGATATTAAACGCTTTGAACAAGTCACTTGTCAATTCGCAGACGCTATTCAGCGAGCAAGATTTCTGAAACTCTATTCTGAGTTTTATGATAAGCCAGTGAACGGTGAAATGACTGTTGATAGTTTCAATAAACGTGTGCATGAATTTATTCATGCTGATAACGTGATGCTTCCTTCATGCGATATCTTTCCTGATACAAAGTCTAAATTTTGGGCCTACAAAGCTAAGCTCTCTGAGACTGGTACATTGCTTGTCGATGAAGATATGTCTTTACTAGGCACATCAGACTCTGAAGAAGAAGTGAGGGATATAGCTTCTAGTAAGATTGATACTACCTGTCTTATCTGTGTCGTAAACTCAGAGATCTCTGAGGTTAACTTCTTTAAGAGGTCGTTGCATTAATATATAAAAATACACTACTGATACATGTCATGCAATAGTGCGTTTTAACACTATTATCTTTTTAATCTAAGGAACATCTTTTTCTCATGTCGTCAACTCAGACCTTCGCATTCAAGGACAAGTCGTACTATCTCGACAGGCTTCAAACCGCAGCTAAGAGCGGTCTCGAGATTAATGTCAGGGTAACAGACCTTGCTTCTGACTTTGAAAGTTCGGTAACACTGCCGAACGACTTCGATGATACCAAGCAACCGGTAGCTTTCTATCAGTACGACGGAAAGTATTATGTCTTGCTCGGGATGAATACTGTTTTGAATGCGCTAAGGGACAATGCGCATGTGGAAGATAAGTCTCTGGTACTCATTCCTGGAGTTCTGATTACAAGGCATGCTCTGAAGCGTATTGAAGTTCTTCCTAACCAGGCGAACTTGTCCAAGCAGTTCATCATAGATACCTTCCCAGATCGCGACAGAGACTCCTATCAAAGGCGCAATCAAGTTGACCGTTACAATGATAGGCCCAGCGTGGTTCGCGGAGCGGGGTATTTTGAAGAGAGCGACTTCAACCAGAAGTCTTCGAAGAGCCATCAACGAAATCGATAGTACGTAAACACTATCGATGCTTTGACATAGAAGATTTCAAAAGGAGTCACTATGAAACTGTACACGATTCAAGAAGTCATTGACGATATAAAGAGTAGTTGCGGTATCGATATTAGCTTGAATAATATCGTGAAGAATGTGAGGTTTGTTAACCTTTATTCGGACTACTTTCCGTCACCGCCAGACAATGCCACAGTTAATGAGTTCAAGCAGTCCGTTCAAAACTACTTGAATAACTTTGATAATGCTTTGGCACCTTGCGATATCTGGCCTACAAACGAACACCTGTTCTATCTGTATAAGGTAAACGTTCCAGATAACGGAAGTATTTTCGACAGCTCGATGTCTCTGATCGGTGCCGCTGGAAATAAAGAAAACATCTTTAAGCTGTTTGATTCTGATGTTGTAAAAGAACAAGCTCAACACTTGTGTGTTGTATCCGTTGGGACGCGAGAAGTCATGTACTTGGATCGAGCAACATTAGGTAGTGAAACTGATAAGAAATCAGACTCTACCGCTGTCTCTAAAGAGAAGTCTCAAACTGTAGATTTTACTCACCAAGCTTTGAATCAAGACGATTCTGAAAAGGTACAGGATCTCCGTCATAATGCCAGTCTTCTTGGCAAGTATTTCACTGAAGAAAAGTTAAATAACAACAGACTTCATTAAAGTCCGCATCTTCTTTCTAATCATCACTTTCGTTAACTGTGTGTAAAAAGGAAATTTCAATCATGAGCGCAACCGAAATCAAGTCAGACATCGTGTCCCTGTCCAAGACCCTGAAGGGTAAGATCACCATCGGTGAGAACGGTGTAGCCGTTGTTGAACCTGGTACTTACGTCGCTTTGCTGCCGGAAGGCATCAGCGAAGACAGCGTCAAGCAACTGCAGAGTTTTCACAGTGAACTCGCTGCTGCAGCTACACTGGCCACTGGTGAACTTGCTGTCCCTTACATGAGGAAGAATAAGGGTGTGGCTTCAGTCGAACTGTCCATCCCGATGGTCGGTAAGGACGCACTCGATGTGTCTATCAAGCGTGAGAAGACTGTTATCAACCCGTCTACCAAGGAACATAGTACTGTGTATGGTGCAGCAACCGCTGGATTCACCGTGTACTCTACTCGTCCTCGTGGTGAGATGGCTAAGGTGAAGAGTCACTTGGCTGAGCTTGCCATGAAGGCGCTGGGTTAATCAGGTTACCCATCGTTATTGATTAGGTAGAGATCACAGCTATAGCTGTGATCTCTACCTATGACGGTTAATTCATTTTTTATACTATTTGACAAACGAGACTTATTATCGTTAGATTAAACACTAATGATGAAAGTTTCATAAGAGTGAAACTATGTTTAAACCACTAGTGTTAACTGGTAAAAAGTTTGGAAGACTGAAAGTTATCAGTGAGATTTCTGAAAGAACTACACACGGTAGTATCAAATGGAACTGCGTTTGTGATTGCGGTAATAAGACTGTGGTTAGAGGGGATTATCTAGTTAAAGGAAGTACCGCTAGCTGCGGTTGTCTACAAAGAGAAGCTTCACGAAAAGCTAATACTAGACACGGAAAAAGCGATACGCCAGAATACAAAATCTGGAAAGTAATGATTCAACGATGTACTAACCCTAAGTCCGTTCAATACGAAGATTATGGTGGTAGAGGTATAAAGGTATGTGATCGCTGGAAAAACTCTTTCGAGAATTTTATAACTGATGTAGGTTCTAAACCAGAAGGCAAGCACGCATTAAAGAGAAGTGATACCAATGGTAATTACGAACCAAATAACTGTCAATGGATTGCTCGTAAAGACCCTACAGATAAAAAGCCTAGGTCTAGATCTAGAGTAAAGGAAGTTGAAAATAATAAAACTGCTTCGGAGTGGTCGTTGTACTTTGGTAAACTAGACCCAACAGATAGCTCAGTTGAAGGTGAATAATGAAAAAATACGAACTAGTATTAGTTGAAGCTCCGAAAGATAATGACACTGTACTTTATCGTATCAGGGCTCTTCGAGATATACCTTTAGCGGGTGTTAAGCTGGGTGATTTTGGTGGGTTTATAGAGTGCGAAGATAACCTGAGCCAAAGAGGCAGTTGTTGGATATTTAACGATGCCAAGGTTACACAGAACTCTAGAGTAGAGCATGATGCAGTCGTCAAAGACAGAGCTATTGTCCAAGGCAACTCACTAATAAGTGAAGATGCAGTCATTAGTGACGATGTTGTCATAGGTGGAAATTGTCAGGTGTACGGGTGTTGTGTTGTCCGAGATCGAGCCAGACTCTCTGGCAACATTCATGCTTTTGGTGATTCCTGTATATGTGATGACGCATTACTTACTGATAATGTTAGAGTATATGGAGATGCCGTAATACGCAATAATGCAGTTATGGCTGATAACTCTGAAGCCTGCGATTTATCAGTAGTGTGTGAGTACGCCCAAATGTACGAGAACTCACGAGCACGTGGCTCAGCTCGCTTAGCTGGGACATCAGCAATTACAGATAACGTAGAGATTAGACAAAGCTGCGTTGTGCATGGGGCTTCTAAAATATATGCTAATACTGTAATCGAAGGTGTCACGATTATTTTAGATCAAGTAATCGGAGAACTTAATCTGCATGACGGTGTCGATTATTTACAACTTCAAGCTATGAGGAGTCAAGAACTTCAACATCATGGAAAATAGTCACTCAGTAACTATACAAATCTCAGGTCCGTACAATGATGTATACGGATCTGAATGGTTTAATGATATTCTGAATTCTGAGCTAGACCAGTATATCCTTAAAGAAAGAGTTAAGCTTCTAAAGAAGGTAAAGCCACTTATTGACATTCTTGAAAAAGAATGGGTTGGTACCATGACTCTGACTACGGGTGACAGCTACTCAGAAATTCTTAGCTATAGACACCCGTCAGCATTAGCTGCTGAGATTACACTCATGCTATCAGACGGTCAAATTCAACAGACTGATGTTCAGGTAACAAAGTGTGCAAACTTTGAATTACTGGATTATACAAACAGATACCTTTCTAAAAATGGGCATAAACAAACCAGCGGTGTCTCGCAAGCATATCAGAAAGCTTGTAAGAACATTATTGAGTATTATGGCTCATACTCTAAAATAGCAAGAGTAGTAGATCCAGCGTATCATTGTTTCTGCATTACTTCTGCCGATAAGCCGTTATTGATGCAATCCATTCTCTCACCAGTGTATCGTTCCAATCAGGTTATTGAACAGTCTACATCCTCTAACAAAATGACTGGTTTTTAAATGACTCAAACATCATGCATTTCTATTGAGAATCGTTCTGTAGAGTCTTTTAAGAAAATTATTAAAAGACTAATCGGTAATAGTTACAATAACATCTGTAGTGAGCTACAAGGTCGTATGCAAAAGTTCTACCAGGGACTTTTAGTGGATAAACATACCGGACAGATATTAAAGTATGTAATATCTAATGAATACGGTCACTGGTGTGAAAAAGTAAGTCTTTCTGATGAAGGTCACGGACATCTTTCACTATCAATCATGCTAGATAATTGCATTGTTGACTTAAGTAGAAAGACAGAGTATCAACCAAAGCCACTGCCTTTAATCATATCCGAATTAAAGACTTACTTACTTGATAAAGAATACTGTAGTGTTTTACTTAAACGCAGCATATTTGATTTTATATCAGAATGTTGTGTATATTTAAATAACACACATGTCTTTGAGCTTAATGTTGAGAACGAAATACTGTGCGTTAAAGCAATTCCGCTCACTGATGGAGGCAGTCATCTTTCCATTGTTTCTAGGTCAGATAACGCTGTTATTGCTAAAGATAGTGAAAACTTACAACAGCTTAAAGAGCTTGGTTATCATGCTGAAATTGACGACATGTACAACACTACTTGGCATTAAATTTTAGCAATGGCATAAATAGCTAGAGCCCATCAGGGCTCTAGCTATTATGCTGTCTTTATTTTTTTTTTATTCACTAGTCCATTTACGATGATTTCTGTAATAAATAATCCAAAGACCTACGTTAAGTGGAATCAGCCCCCAGTTCTTGGAAAGTAGTATCCACACTAACCATAACGCTTGATTAATTAATCCTAAAAACCATGTTCTAGGGTGCTTATTCCCAGTTATGAATGTTATCCATAATGTTGTTACTGATAATATCCACGGTAGTACAACTACAATTAAATCAATCAAACTCATGGTACTTAGATGTATAGCTAAGTTAGCCACGTTTAGATTAATTGTATTAAAGATACTGATGGTATTCATGACATTAATTATAAAAAAACTAAATTTAAACTTTTACAGAGCTAGTGACTAGTAACCCAAGTTATCTTAAACGTGTATTACAGGTTATATAAATCAAAATTATCAATTCAAGACGCTTTTACTAAGTGACATAAATACACTAGGTCTTGTGAGACCTAGTGTATTATGCTATATTTTTTTCTAATGTACTTATACTTATTAAAGTATAATCATCATGGTACTGAAGAAAGCTGCCATACTGGTAATCCTGCAATACTGAGTTGAATGTCCGTTAGTGAAGTACGCTTAATAAATTCAACAAATACAGTATCGTTGTTAGCTAAGCCGGTACCAATTTGCTTAGTAACATTCCATTCAGAAATATTGAATGTGAGATCGTAAACACCAAACTTAATTCTAAAGTGAGTAGGAGCTGGCGCTACTAATTCTCTTTGTTGATCAATCAATGGCTTAGTACTGTAATATATCTTATCAAGCCACTCATTCAAGGTAGTGGCTCCTGATGCTAAATTCAAACGGTATAGATTCGAGTTAACGAATTCTAATGCAGCATAATGCGGATCAACACCAAACGGAGGATTTTGACCAATATCGAATGCAATAGACCAGTTGACATCATTATGTTCGGATCCAGGAGTCCACAGAATGATTTCGACAGTTTGAGTATGTCTGTAGTTACGGTAAGAACCATTTACCTCTTGTAGATTAATAGCTACAGAAAGTCGTTGATTAACGCCGTACAGAATAGGATTAAATGCAGGTCCTGTAGAACTAATCTCTACTAGTCCTGTCACATTGTAAACTACAGTACGATCAGCATTATACATGTACCAACGCAGAGTGTACCCATTGACTGAGTCCAGCCAAATAGGATAGCAGTAAAGCTTAACACTGTATGCACCGTCAGCTTGAGCTGTCTTAATCCGATACGCTTCAGAGATATGTGGAAACTCTCCTGTACCGTGACCGTATACTACTTCATCAGATGACAAGCGATAGCGAAGTACTAATGAAGCTTGTTGATTTACAACAGTGGCTACGTAACCGTCCATACCAAGAATAGCAAACTTAGTACCGTCCACAGGCATCTTAACAACAGCACCATCTGAGTAGTGTACGACACCCAGCATGTTGATGCCGGTAAGTAATACGTTAATCGGAAGGTTAATCAGTCGTGTATCTGATGTAGACAGGAATGGACACTCTAACGAAATACCTGTAATGTAACGCGCGGGACTACTAGCTGCACGAATAAATGAAGTATTTTCGATAAGTAACTGACGCTTAGAGATTACATGTCCGGCATCCGAATACATCACCGCTGTTACGATTTCACCATCTGGAAGGGTATCCATCGTGTAACATACCGGAACAGTCTTGATAGACGTATTCTGACCAGCTGGCATGTACACAACTTCTAACGGAACAACGTCACTTGTGAGGTTTCCTTGAGTATCATAGAAGCCACTAATAACGTCACCGCCACTAGTTAAATCTGCTCCACGGAAGATACGACAGTATGATGCCATCGTCCCAGCAACAGACAGTCGTGCATCTACGGCAAGAGCATGAGGCACAACACTGCTGTCAAGATAAACACGATAAGTATCAGACTGAGTACCAGGTCCAACACCGAGTAACAAATCTTCTTCAGTAAAGTCACCACTTTGAATAGTATTAATTGGTTGAAGCGTAACCATCAATGTAGATGGATCAATTGCCGTTACCTTAAACTCAAGACCTAAGTCCATGTCTTTTACTAAGTCGCCGATCTTTGGTACATACCGATTTTCACCGATTGTACCTTGGTAGATCTCCGTCAATGCCCAAACTGTAAAACGTCCTGCGGCATTATAAATTGGAGTCTGCCCGTCGACCGACCCATAAATACCACTGGTCGATATGGGATCACTCATTTTAAATATAGCTCCAAAATTGAGGGCTCTATTTCTAGAGCCCTCTTAGAAATTGTTAAGAGAATCACTCTTCACCGAAGATTAAAACTCTGACATGAGAAGATATTTCAATCTTTCCTAATCCGTATATAGTAACTACCCTGTTCAGAAATTTATACTGATAAATACCCATGTCCACATAGTTATTGAGATTATGAGGATGAATAGTTACAAAATCTGTATTTGGGGTAAGACCTTCTTTAATTGGATCTGTAGCTAGCAAGTACTCATAAGGAAGACACATCTCTCTTACGTAGTCTTCACCGTAGTGTTCTGTGAATCTTTGCTGCCATAACGCGCCACTAATCAGATCATAAATAATCTTACTAAAAAACGGACTAACGATCCTATATCTTTCAGTAATTGCACTAGGTTCCTCAGGGTCTTTTTCTGGGATCTTCAATGACAAGTAATCAGATACTTCCACATCGACTTCTCTAGATAGAGCTCTTAACCGGTATGTCGGGTCATCTCGAGTATCTTCAGAATGCAAGTGACTATTCATCGGTACTACAATATCTGTAATTGAGTACGGTGATCCATTACGGGCATCTGTAACATGAACATCGAAATCACTTTCAGCATACTCAAATTCATCGAACCGATACAGCGCACCATCTACAACTATGCGATTAACTTTATCACCACGTACGTCAAATCGATTGTTCATCGATAACACACCGTAGCGTACAAAGCCAACATCTTGTACTTGTTCATAATCTAATTGATTATCACAGAAGCCAGTCATTCTCACTACTATTTTCTGAGCTTCAATATGTGGATTATCTAAATATTCTTTATTTGTAACCACTACTCTAGGGAAGTCTATAAAGTAATCGAGTGTCTCTATCAAGCTTTTACCGTTAAGAAAGATTTCGATCTTACCGGGTGGGAATGGAAGAACTCTATATGTTTGTAACTCCGTGTGGTATTCGCGTAAAGTAAATGCTATAAGACTATCTACTGCGTAGTACTCTAATTCATAAGTCAAATGATTTTTATTACCACGAACAACAGTGTACGTATTACTAGAATTAACAGCCCATTCTACCGCCCCATTAATAATGGCGTAATATCCTGAATCAGTACGGTCTACCCAATTATTATCAATTAGTTGACCAGATTTACCGCAGGTATAGAATCTATAGTTATAGCCTACTGGTAGTAACGATGTTTGTTGATCCCAGAAAGTTTGTAAACTTTCAGAAGCTGCGCCGAACATCATTTCTATAAGTGCGGTATCTTCATACTGGGCTACATACACTGAACTACCTGTATGAACACTCCATCCAAGCAGTAATCCATCAGAGTCATATTCGTAAGCAGTAGATTCGTTTTGTAATGCAATCGGTACATTAATAAATTTAATGTTACCCATTACTTCCACATGAGTCGGTGTATCTCCTACCAACTTACTCGCAGCATTGTATCCGTAAGCATTCTGTACTAACTCGGTACTAATATCACCGAGCCTAGCTCGCATTAATGCAGTGTACCCGCTTGCTTCTAATGCTGCGGCTGTCCATACACTTACTGTGGAATCTATACCAGCCATAGCTCTAGTTACATCGTCATCTGGTAATGTATATAGCTGAGCAATACGTTGATGTTCTAGTACAAGTTCTCGTTGGTAACCGGCTTTTCGAATATGCAACTCTACTACCAAATTATCAACATTACTACCTAACTCTGGTCGTTGCTGTGCGTATGATGCCAGGTATTGTACAGGCACAGAGTAGTCTTTATGAGTAACCATGCGTAAAGCTGCAGGGTTGTTCTTATGGAAGTATATGCCTTTGTAGCGGCTGTTCGGTAGTGGCTTTACTAGAAAGACATCAATATCGTCAATGTAGTCGATCGTAGTACTTGGTTGACTATGGTGCAGCAAGTACTTGCTATTTTGGTCGAGTGTACTTGTGAATTGTTGTAAATCTGAAACCGGGAAGCTTACAACTAGCTTGATAGATCCGTCATAAACAAACTCAACCAGATCACCAACTCTAGCAGTAATCATGTCGATTGCGTCTACACGAAATCCGTTAATAAAGCAATAACAGTGACCTATACTGCGAGTATTCCAAGTAGCCAGATTCTGCTGAACATCAAGAATGTCCTGTGTACTGGTAATTACACGTCCTTCTACATGGACAATGTCGTCTACTCCATCAGCACGTAACGTATTATAAAATGCATTGGAATAAAGTCTAATATATAAATCATCTGTATTAAGATCGATTGGTACTTTAGTTTTATTGGGTATCCTTACAACTAATACTAAATTCTTTTCAGCTGTTACTAAATAGTAAGCTTGTGTGCGGTGAATCTGTACACCTGTTACTGTATATAGATCAACTATCAGACTCTCATCTATACACGTTTGAGCTACAGACTTCCACTCACCAATAGCAGCTGCAAGACCTAACAGCATTGGGTGGACTTGCCCTAGCTGATATACATGAAATCTAGAGGTCTCGTCAGGTAGCCTGTAAGTACGCCACATTACAGTAATAGTACTCCAAGTACCATTGTCTCTAGTAATTCGTGCAGGTTTAAATATTGCTTGTTTGTCTTGATCGGGTGTACACCATACATTTTGATATGCATGGCGTTGCAAGAAATCACCCATTACTTTATAACTATTGCTCATTGAAGTGTATCCTAGAAGACCTCTAGTAAATATATTCTAGCGGTTTTACAAATTGGACGGCACCAGTTGGAGCATTAGTTAGTCTTTAAAAGACTAGATACCGCTAATCCGAACTGGCTACTCTGCCGCTTATAGGTACTGCGTTCCAGAATCTTTGTAAGACCTGCGTTACGATACCCCTGAATATACATTGCTTGCCATAACAAGGATAACCATGTTGGCGGATGTTCGAGTGCAACTGCGATAACTTCGCGGCCGCTATTACCATACCAGTAACCACCAATCATTGCAAAAAGTGTAGATACATTTAGATCACGTAGCCGTACACTTTGCGAGTAACTCTTGCAAGCTTCACAATAGTCGTTAACATTCGCGATACCCGCATGTTTTTCAACAATATCGTAAACCATATCAGACTTGTAATTCAAGCCTCTAGATATAACACTTACAAGAAAAGCTTTATCCATCTTGTTAGGATTTGTACTGCGTTCATTATCCCAAAAAAGATTTAAATAGAAAATAGCTGCTAGTACAGATACAGTGAACTGATCTTGTGCTTCCAATGCTAAACGTTTTGCTACTGCTTCACCTATCCAAGAAGCAAATACACTTAACGGGAAAACAGACATAGACCTAATTCTATCAGGACCATTAGCTTCTAACCAGATCTCATTAAGACCAGCACGCACCATCAAGCCATCATAAGAGGCTGTGTCACGCACCACATATTCTTGCTGTACGCTGTCCCACTTACCATAGCCTCGTACGTCAATAGCTAGCTTTTCAGTACCATTACGGTCTTTAAATAAAATAGGATGACTAAAAGTAGGAACTAATTCATCTACCAAATGACTGCCGGTAACTAACGCAACATCATTTAGCTTAGATGATGTTAAAAGACTCTTGATATCAGCACGAGTAAGTCCATCGGTAATTTTATCTGTAATGTAACCTCGACATGCTGCTGTATCATAAGCAGTTTTAAAAATAGACATATCGTTATCCTTTTCTCAGCTAACTGTAAATAATTTGTATAGAAAATGGAGCATTATCTTCTTACTGACATTTATTATGAATGCGACAACACATTCGCATAAAGAATCACATTTTTTATGATCAGTGTTATTAAAAAAGATCTTACTCATAAATTGTATTTACCGGGATATACATCTACGGTCGAAATACCACTCTGCGTCACATATGAAAAGACTAGTCAGTCTTTTTCACTTGTGATTTGAAAAAATTCAGGCTAAACAATAATAGCGTCTTCTAAATAATAAGTGATTTGTATTGAAATAAAAAACTTATTTGTATAGTCACACGCACTGTTGTCAGATTAGTCTTTTAGGAAATCTTACCGTCAACGTATAGTACAAAGAAAATTCTATACATTTAAGGTATCTGTCTCCACTCATTTACGGAATTTTAATATGTCCACTACTATTGTCAATGGCGCGCCGATGACCATCTTTCGTGGGACGGATGATAAGAGCACTCGCGCTCTTGTCCCTGAGCCGGAAGTAATTCCTACTCACCTCCCGAAAGTATACATCTATGCTAAGAAAGGCCCCACCACTCCTCAACTGGTAGTGGGTAATAGCCGTACAGCAATGTACGGTGCTGATAGCTTTGATCTTCGTAGCTCGTTTGCAACGCATGCTACTGTTCTTAGCAACATCATCAACAGTCAGGGTAACGCGCAGATGGTTCAGCGCGTGAAGCCTTCTGACGCTGGTTCTCCTGCTTCTATTCGTTTATATCTGGATGTCTTGCAAGGAGATATCGATACGTATGAACGTGAAGCTGATGGCTCATTCACTCTTGACGTTGATGGCTTAAAGGTTCCTACTGGGGAACAAGTTGCTGGTATCAAGGCAAAGTGGGTAGTCGCTGAAGTGTTACCCGTTAGCGGTAATGACTCATTCGGCCAAGCTGCTCAAGCACCTGGTGATCAAACTGACGGAGCTACTCAATCTGTTCGTTATCCGATCATGGATCTTCGTGGCCCGTATTTCGGTGCCGATAGCAGCAACTTCGGTATTCGCATTTGGGCACCGACAACTACTTCATCGTCGCCTGTCGATGAACGTATTATCTCCAATGAAAAGGTATATCCTTTCCGTATTGCTTGCGTGTATCGTAAGGATGATCTGTCGACACCGACTATCGTTGAGACACTGGCTGCTGAACAGTTTAGAGATGTGACTTGGAAAGCTCAAGTTATTGACCGTAATACTGATAGTAAGCTGTCGATTGAAGATGTCTTCCTTCAAGCTTATCAGGATTTTGATTCCACAGTGAATCCTCCGACGTATGGTCCTTTTGGCGAAATGCATATTTATCACGCCAATCTGGCTAGTATCCTGAACGATGTCTACGATACTGAATCTTTGTGGACTGGTGACGGTAATGACTTAGACGGTACTGCTGGCGGGGAATATAAGGTCAACCTTATTAACGGTCTGCATTCATCTGGTGTTCCGTACGAAACATTCGAATTAATTGAAGCTGGCAACAGCGTTCGGTTGAGTGAGTCGTCCACAATCTACGCGATTGGTGGTAAAGATGGTACAATGAATGAAACCTTGTTTGCTGATTTGGTGACTACCGCTGTCACTGAGTATGCTAACGAGAACAGTGTACTCATGGACTCGGCACGTTATCCTGAATCTATCATTTATGATAGCGGGTTCCCCCTGGCTACGAAGCACGCTCTTTGTAGTTTCATTGCTGTGCGTAAGGATACGTTTGTTGTTCTGTCTACGCACGACGTTCTTGGTCTGACTCTGACTGCTTCTCAAGAAAGCTCTCTGGCTATTGCTCTGAAGACGCGTCTTCAACTGTTTCCTGAATCTGAGTTCTTCGGTACTGCAGTAATGCGCGGTATGGTGGTTGGTCGTTCTGGTCGTCTGCTGCAATCGCAGTATACTAAGAACCTTCCCCTCACTCTTGAAGTTGCTCGTAAGGCGGCTTCTTACATGGGTGCTGGTAATGGTCGCTGGAAGCCTGGTTTTGCATTTGACGCATCTCCTCTGAATAACGTTTCGATGTTCACTGACATCAACGTGACGTTCACTCCTGCCTCAGTTCGGAATAAGGACTGGGATGCTGGATTGAACTGGGTGCAGAGTTTTGGGCGTCGTAGTTACTTCTTCCCGGCCCTTAAGACAGTTTATGACAATGATACGTCTGTGCTGAATAGCTTCTTCACAGCCATGGCTATTGTTGAACTGCAAAAGGTTGGCGAGCGGGCATGGCGTCAATTCACTGGAAGCGCTAATTTGACAAATGCTCAGTTGATCGAGCGTGTTAAGCGTTTCATTATCGATAACACCATTGGTCGTTTCGATGATCGTTTTGTGATTGAACCTGATGTCTACTTCACAGAAGCTGACGTTGCTCGTGGGTATTCGTGGACTACGAAGATCAAGATCTACGCGCCTAACATGAAGACTGTGTCGGTGCTGAGTATCGAAGCTCGTCGCATTAGTGACTTGGAAGAATAATATTTACTAAGCTATTAAGAAGCTTGAGTGGGTAGAAGTGAGAATTTCTACCCACTATTAAAAATATCTTCCAATAGCTATCGATACTATTCTCTCATTTAAGAATCTTTAACGTTTTCTAAGAAGGAGCCAGGTAATGGCACGACTTGCAAATACAATTTTGCAGAACAACCCGGATTTTGCTGCTGGCCATCAAAACCCAATGGTTGATCTGCGTTACGGTGGGCAAATGGGATATGCAAACGACCTGACTCGGGTCGTGAGCAATCAAGCATACGTTCGTCGTAATCTCATCTGTCTGTTAGTGGAAGCTCCTCGTGGTTTCCAGTTTATGTCTAACCCGGATAACTGGGTAGCTACTCTGAGAGCTCTTGTTGAACTCCATCCCATCTCTATCGATGGTTTGTCTCAAGGTCTTGAAGTTGCGGTTGACGATACATCGCCTGTTGGTGGCGCTGGTGAAATGCATCAGGATTACATGAATGTGACTCGTGCACGTTCTAACCCTGTGTTTCGCTGGAATGAAAAGTATGGCATGCCGGTGGCTAGCTTCATGGGCGCATGGATTCGTAACCTGTTGATGGATCCGGATTCTAAGGTGGCTAATATTGCTACTTTAGGCGGTCAGGTTCCTGCTGACATGTTGATGGATATGTACTCGATGACGTGTGCGTTCATCGAACCTGATCCTACTCATTCAAAGGTAGTCAAGAGCTGGCTGTGCACTAACATGTTCCCGCAAGGAACCGGTGAAATCACAGGTAAGCGTGAATTGGCTGCAGCTGGTGAAGCTGTTACTTATGACATCAACTTCACTGCTATTTCTCAAACTGGTATTGGTGTTGACGCATTCTGTCAGACACTGCTTGATTCCATGTCTGTAGTGGGCGCGAACCCCTATGCACGTCAATCCTTTGTGGATGGAATCTCTGCTGATGTTTCGAAGCAAAGCGAAGGTTATGGTTCTCGGGTAACTGGTTTAGCCAACACGGCTTTACAAGTTTAATTTTTTAAAAGCGCTGGACACGCAAACGGCATAAAGACCACGGGAATCCCGTGGTCTTTATGCCGGCTTATACACCTCTTACAAAATACCCGCTAGACTGCGGAGTATGTTGTTGATACTTAGACCAATGATTATTCTGTCCATTACTCGATGAATACTTATCAAGTCTGTTAGTCTTTCGACGCTCTCGACTAATTCTTATCATTTCGTCAACAGAAAGAATTTCATCTTCTTCTACTGTGATACCGTGCATTAATGATCGCATTTGATGTTCAATTTTCATCGACACGTAATCATCAGCAGTTTTAGCTAATTGATCACTAAGATCATCTAGCTTCTTTCTCAGATCAGCTTGTTGCCGTCTCTCAAAAATCTCATGAGGGTCTAAATGTTCAATCTCAACAATTCTACTCATTAACTTAGATGTATCTATACCGTAATGTGATAAATTAACGCCAGAAGTAATTAACCACATACATAGTAGCCAACCAATGACCATGTCGTCATGTGCCCCATCTTCGTGGTCGATTCTACCATTCTTTACAATTAAGCCTGTTATTTGATCAATAAGACTTTTATCATATATTTTAGATGCAGCACGAGTAGCGGCTAATTTCAATGTTGCTGAATACAGGGCTGTGCGAGAAGTTACTCCAGATCCACTGGTGGCGTAACCAAAAGCCTTCTTCATCTTGACGTAAATATTAGAATCACGTCTACTCATTGGTTGACAAATTTCAGCGTAACGCTCAGGCTGTTCATCTTTCTCATGAACAATCATGTTAAACAGTCTCACAAATGGGTCAATTCCCATTTCCGGTAACATAATGAGAAGATAATCAAGAAGCATACCGCCAGTAGATCGTCTTTCAATAATAGCTGTAAAGTTACGAAACCTAACAAACCACTGAGCTACCCACTTAGAAAACATGAGTAGATTAGTTTCATTGTAAGTACCTGATGCAACTAAATCTAATGTACGTACATCTACTAGAATAAGCGAAATATCATCGCCACCAGAAGCTTCGGATGTATCCATACCTAGAACGAATTGACCATTCGCCATTCTAGCTTCTATCTCATCTTCATTAATGTACCAGTTAGTGACATAACCGTTTATTGGCGAGATATCTACATACTTCACTTCTTTAGCACTAGCACGGATTGTTTCCAAGACACTTGTAGGTAATGGATTAGTCTGTGAGCCAGAAGTCCACATGTTAAAGAAGTCTCGGTTAGCATCGTCTCCTGATTGCACAGCTTCTTCTAACTTACGACGTAACCAGTCATCTGTCTTGCCTAGTTGTCGATGATTAAAAACACACGACACTCTTAACTTACCAGTACGACTATTACGACGTATCATATTTTCTAAATCAGAATGATCAACAGCGTCTAAAAAACGTTCTGTCCAATTAGCTGATTCAGACATCATGTTATAAATAAAACGACCGTCTTTATCATCCTTCTTACCAGCTGTAGTTGTAATAATAGTACCATAAGGAGCATCTTCATCGGCAGCCTTATCCACAGCGGCACCCATAGCGGCTAGTGCTGCTGGTAAAGCAATTTCTATATTTGACTGAAATGGAGCTTCATCAATGTGGAATATTGGTGTTGTCAGACCTCGACCTAAACCAATAGCTTTCTTAACTGACATCTGAGGAACGTGTGTTGTATATCTATTACCTAATGAATTAATTGTAATTTCCTCAGTATTGTTTAAGTCAGTCGGACCTTTTTGCTGTAGATAAATTGGTAATTCATTAGCAATATCTTTCAAGCGTTGTATATTAGAACGCCTCAACGTATCATCTTTCGTTAATAGATTTATTTTTGTATTTACACAAACGACGTTTAATAACAAAGTCATTATTGTGTCAGTACCGAAAGACTTACCAGTCTGACGTGGCTGGATAAGAATTTGCATAATGTGGTTAAAGAATAACCACGCTAAAGCAATGTTACCACGATTGCATTGAAATGGTTTAGAATCAGTACTACCGATAGATGAAGTTTTTGCTATCTCTCGAAAATAATACCAATAATTATTTTTACATTCTAACGCAATACGTAACTGCTGTTCAAGAGTGAGTCTCGTAATATCAAAAGGATCTACACCTTGTAATGTTTTATCATGCAGTGCAAGAGGAAAAGCATGATTCTTAACACCCATTGAACGCAGTACACTCGCCATGCGAATAAAAGAAGTGTTGCGGGTTTTTAAATCTATGATTGCACCTGGGTATTTACCCCAGTCCGATGCAAATAGGATAGTCATTTATTTTACTCTCTTTTTTCTATAGACGAACCAACTATGGTTCGGCATAACGATCAATATGTCTAAGCATTATAGCTCATGACATATTGATCGTTATATTTAATAAACGTAACTGATGTAGTTATGAAAGGTAGAATACATTACGTGTCATTAGTTACACGCAAACTACATAACAGTATATCGATGTATGCTTCGACAACCGCCTCTCTATGGTTATCTGCTGACATCCACGGATGAAGTAGTTTAGGAAACGAGTGTACTGTATTACAAGCTCTATTATAATTTTCAGATACATCACCACACACTGTCGCGTATACGGTGTAAGTACTTACAGTACGATCTCTAACATACCAGTTTGCGTATCTTCGTAAATATCTTCGTTCCTTACAATGAATTGTGGTAATTATTCCATCAATTGTAGTAATAGTCATTGTCACTGCTGGACAATTTAATGAAATATCTGTAAATGTATAAGGCCCTAGTACCTGTTTACAGAGCACTGAAATTAAACGAAGAAATAATTTCAGTAGTTGATAAATAAACCGCACCACAATAGTTAACCTTAGTTTTAATTAGTTAGATAATGTCGCATAGTGTATGTTCTGGCTATGATGTACAATAACACTGCGGTACGTACGGAAGCTATTACTGCTTCAGTCTTTACATCAATCGCAGTTCTTGTAATATCTTCTACTATCTTTCTTAACTCTAACAGATCAGGATCAGTAGAACGTGAAGAGGTGTATACACCTCTAAGACGTGTTAGTAATGACGGTAAGTCAATACCTGAACGCATTGTTGCACGATTCTCAGCCAGATATGTGAAGCTATGGATAAGAGTATTATCAAGTAATTTAATTACCTCATCAGATTGAGCTTTCAAGTAATTTCTTGATAAAAATTCAAGAGTTGTTCTCAGATGCTTAGGTGGTGCCGATGGCATGATGTTAGCCACTACTCTCAGTAATTCTTCACGTATAAATGAGTTACTATCTCCAATTATGGATTTAATATATCGAATATAAGTGGTTTGTGATTTACTAGTATCTTTAAGTATCTCCACTCCATCGTGTTCAATCACAGACGAAGTAGCGCTTACTTTAGCACCTGAGTGGTGAGCCTGCAAGAATACACCGTAAATGTTTTTCAACATATCACGTAGTCTACCTTGAATATCATTAATAGCTCTAACAACACCAACATCGTTATCCATTTTACTAATAGTGTCAAAGTGGATAGATGTATTTGATATTACATCTTCACACCTAGAACGCAATACTCCGATCCAAGACCCATATACCTTCAATGAGTACTTATTTGTAAGCATTGCATAAGTAGCCTCGGCTACAGCTCTATCAGCAGGATATCTAAAGTAGTGAAATAATAACGATGTCAACATCTTGAATTGCATTGCTAACATTACATCGATCATCGCATTTCGTCTATGATCTAAAGGAATGTTTGAAGCATTGTGAAACTTATGTAACAGCCACATGCAGGATAAATTCATTACATCACCAGATATGATAAACACACCTTTTTCATTCTGCAATGCTGGGACTGTATGTAACTTCTCTCTAAGTTCCTCAGAGTCTGCATTATCTAATACATCTTCAAACCACTTAGACTTATCAGAGTCTGTAAACCTGGTAATGTGTACACCTGTCAAGTTCCCACCAAAGAACTCGGTGTGATCTTTATTTTTGTTAACAAAATCAGTTTGATAACGGTGTACTTGTTTTACCATATAAGAATCAATTGGTAACGAAGCTCCAACTAGTTTATCAAATATTTCTTTTATCATGCTACTCATTTCCAGATTCCTTTTATCGTAAAAAATAATCTATACAAATCTAATAGACGTCGAACATAGTTCTAAATCTTTTCAGAATCATCTACAAACGTTTAATTTCATTAGATAGTAGTATTCCCGCTATAAAGAATGTAAACGTTTATAGATCACTTTGTATATCTTTTAAATTATCATAATCATCACTAAGATTTAAGACTGTATACTTTTTTCTTATTTTTAGATTAACTTACATCTTATTAAATTGACATACTCATATTACTACACGTAGTGTAAAAAGTAAAATAAGAATTGTTTTAAAATTTCTTTTTTTAGAGTAGGAGTATTGGTTGTTACTGTAGTAAAGAATATTCTAGTTATAGCTCTCTAAAATATCTACTAATAATGTCTCTAAAACCTTTCAAACTTATCCATGTTAGATTTGTTTCAATGTATGGTAGAGTTCATACTCTTATTAAAACAAATAGCTCATAACTCTTTTAAATCATTTCATTTATTCACTATATAACATCACACATGCGCACGCTCGCGCGCGTTTATATATGTTTTAATTAAAACCATCATTACCTATTCCCCAGGGCCTGTTGACCCTGGGATAGTGGAATGGTTTATGGCTGTAAGAAAAGTATAACACCACTACTCTATTAGAGGTCGTCGCTACGCCCGCCCTATAATAAGAGGAAACTCCTCTTAACCCACCCCCAAACCCCCGCCCTATTCTCCTCTTACGGTGGTTCAAATCATTAGTATTGATGTATTTTTTAAACTATAAGCATATATCTTATTAATAAAACTTTGTCTAAATGACGACATAAACAGACAGTTTCGCTATGAAACTGTCTGTTTATGTCTATTCGTTACTTCTTTTTCATTTTTACAAAAATCGTTACACCTTCAATGTCTTCAAAAGCAATTGGTTGAGCACGATCCATAACTACAACTTCCACGCCATCAGAAGAACCCATAGGTGAGTAATGAGTTGGAGCCATGGTGTTAAATACAATACAAAAATCAGTAGGTGCTCCACCACTGACATCAATAAGTTCCTTAACGACAGGAATAACTTCATCCTTAGTCATCGGGGCAACTAGTGCAGTACTGCTAGGATTAGAACTAACTGCTTCTTCCACTTCGTGTGTGACGACTTCACTAGCTAACTTCTTTTGAATCTCAGCAGCTCTGTAGTAGTCCGTAAGTGCCAACGATTCCGTAGATACCATTCCAGTTACTGGATCTGGTTTTGCATAGGCAATGTTAAGGGCTTTAAAATAGATACTTGATAAAGGACCATCTAAAACGATCTTTACTTCTTCTTTATCGTCTACAGGTTTTGCAACAGTAGTAGTGTTAGTAACAACTGTAGTGGTCATTTTAGGAACGACCACATCTTCTTTAACAACTGGTGCTTGAGTGATTTCCAGCTTTACTTCCATACCTTCCATAGAAGCAAGAGCGTTTCGAATGATGGATGCCATTATTGTGTCCTTAGTTTGTAAGATAATATGTTTCAGCAGTAGTTGCTACACATCATTAAAATCGAAAAAGATAAAGTCATGACTCAACACAAACCATCACTGATGATTTCCACTAATGAATTCTTATTCACCAACGCTGAGGTAGGCTTCATTAAAAAGAATTTCCATAGAAAATATCCAGCAGTGATGGGGGACTTTATTGATTTAGTTAGAGAGCTAATGAAGAATGTCCAGACAAATAGTACGGACAAGATGATATATAATGCTTTTAAGTATTATCCTGAAGGATCTGCTAGATACCATATTAGTGAATCACTTTCTCTAGTAAGTGATGATGATCAACGTAGCAATATCTCTCTTCAACCTGTAGAGACTAACCGAAAAGCATCATTTGGTGCAAATAGTAAAAATGCTGATACAGGTGTTAGTAAACTAATGAATGAACTAGAATACGTGACAGGTAACCCTGATGTATTAATGCAAAGGTCTGTCACGCATAACGGCCTTATGTTTGGTTTTGTAGCATGTCAAGTTCTAGAGTTTATTAAGAAGATGAAAGATCAGATCGTTATTCAAGAAAGCTACATCAGTATGGATAATGGTCCAGTTATAAGTATGGATATCAGTCATAAATCTAGCCGTAGTCATTACTTAAGTTTATGCTTTGATTTTCAAGCACAACAATCTAATGGTGTTTTATGAATAACTATGTAGATAACATATTAGACCCATGGATGTTAACTATTCATGGTAATAAACATACTGAGTCTCCAGTTATACGTCTAGCAACACTTATTTACTGCATGACTCTTCCTAAGAGTCTGGTAGCTAGAATCTCTAACAAGAGTTCTAGTAATACTACTGTAAATGTGCATTTAATGACGCGTATTCCTGGAGAGTCTCCAGATATCCAGAATCCTAGTAATGTTCTGGAGCAACTACTGCATAGTAGTGACAGCTCACTAACACAAAGAGTGAGTCTACCTCTTGAGTATAATAAGAAAGATCATATTCAAGGATCTGGTATATTGAAGAGCTTTACTACTAAGTACTTAGGGTGTGAGACTCAAGTAACGTCTACAAAAGACATGTGTCTGAAGTTTGAACTTTTACACTTACAGTCTAAGAGATATATCTCTTTCATTATGTCGGACTGAATGTCTAGTTAGTAGAGTCAGATATGTAACGTAAAACCCAGGGGACTTACTCTCTTGGGTTTTATGCCGTTTTACATAAAACTTGAAGTATTTTTTCATGACTGGGAAGTACCTTATGTGTTAGTCTTTACAGAATAACTAGTAACTATTACTCTGTAACAATAATCAATATTTACTTATATTTTTAATTCCTTATCATTTGCAGTCAGTAAAACGATAAGGAATTAAGGTCTATCTTATCTCTTCAAGAGGTGTCAATTGATCAACGAAATTATTAAGCGTGATGGTTCACGTGAGCCATTTAATGCCACTAAAGTCAATGGATGGGGTATCTGGGCCGCTGAGTCATTAAGTGACTATGTGGATTGGTCTGGTGTTGTGCTGAACGCTGTAGGGTCGTTACCTGAAGCTTGCAGTAGTTCTGATCTTCAGTATGCATTGATCAGAGAATGTCTTGATCGTGACACATGGTCTTATAACAGAATGGCTGGTAGACTTTATGCTGCCATTATGTATAAAGAAATTTATCCACAAGGTGTTCCAACTGTAAAGAACTGTTTTAAAGCATCTAATAAAGCAGGGCTCATGGTTAATCTCGACTATGATGATTCTGAATATGCTATCGCTGAAGATATTATTCAACACACACGTGATTTTGAATATGCTCATTTTCAACATTACCATATCCGGTTTAAGTATGCCTTGCGTGATCGTCTAGGGGGTCACGAATTTGAGTCTACTCAATTTGTGTTTATGCGGATGGCTATGGCTCTGTCTGAGGATCAGCCTCGTGATCGTCGCATGAATGACGTGAAAGAGTTTTATAATCTTCTTTCCAAGAACATTATTAGTGCACCTACACCGAACTATACTAATCTAGGCACTCCGTTAAACGGTTATGCGTCATGTTGTTTATACGCATCATCGGACACAGCTAGCTCATTAGGTGTTGGTGATCACATTGCATACAAGATGACTGTACAGTCAGCCGGTATTGGTAATATCTTACATACACGCTCTGTAGGTGATTCCATTCGTGGTGGTATGATCATACATCAAGGAAAGCTCCCATACTTGCGTGCTATGAATGGCGCTGTACGCGCTAACATGCAAAATGGTAGAGCTGGTGCATGTAACTCTTTCTTTAGTGCATTTGATCCAGAAGTAGAGACTCTGCAAGCTTTAAAGAATCCAATGACACCGACAGAGAAGCAAATTCGCGACATGGATTACACTATGCATGCGAATAAGCTACTAGCGCGTAAAGCTGCTCTGGATGAACCAATTATGCAGTTTAATTCACATACTGCACCAGATCTTTATTATTCAATGTTTGATTCGGATCCAAAGACTTTTGAATATCTTTACTCTAAGTATGAGAATGATCCAGAGTTTAAGAAGAAGTACATTTCTGCTCGTGAAGTAGTTCTGGCAAATAGAAATGAGACGTTTGAGACTGGCCGTGCTTATTTAACGTTTATTGATGAGATTAATAGACACACTCCGGCTAAAGACCCTATTTTTAGTTCGAACTTATGTGTCGAAATCGTAGAATCCACCGAACCGTATGAGTCAATGGAAGACTTGTATTCTAAGCAATCTGTGGGATATATTGAATTTATCGACCAATATGAGATTATCCGTCGACTGGATGCACCACGTGTCGTTCGTTTGTATTCTGGTAAGTATAAGTACGTTGCTGCACAGCAGTTACAAATCGGCGATCTTTGCGACGTACCCTCGCTCAGTCTTATGGGTTTAAAAGTTGTTAAAATACTGAACCTGAAGAAAGAACCCGAAGTAGCATTGTGCTCTTTAGGTGCGATCATTATTTCTAATGTCGATACTGACGAGCAGTATGAAAAAGCCGCATACTACACTCTCCTCATGATTGATAAGTGTATTCATAAATCAGAGTACACACTACCACATATCGGATATACAGCTAAAAATAGAATGTCTGCTGGTGTAGGCATTATGAGTTTGGCACACTACATGGCTAAGAAAAACTTGAAGTATTCTAGTCAAGAAGGTAAAGAAGAAATCCATCGTGTTGCTGAACGACACAGCTATCACTGCATTAAGGCATCTCTTCAATTAGGTCGGGAGCTCGGTAATGCTCCATGGATCCATCGTACTAAGTGGGTCGAAGGTTGGTTACCTATCGATACACGTAATCAGTACGTTGTTGAAAAGATCGTACCTAATGTCGAGCTTCAGTATGACTGGGAACAATTACGTGCTGAAATTGTAGAGAATAAAGGAATTCGTAATTCTTTTGTTGTAGCATACATGCCTGGTGAGACCTCGTCGAAAGCCGCAGCTGCAACAAATTGCCTTTATCCAGTAAGGGACATTACTCTTAATAAAAGTGATAATAATATCATTACGTATTGGGCAGCACCAGATGGCGATAAGCTAAATTATGAATTAGCTTGGGATGTACCAACTAAAGATCTAATTGACATCTATGGTATTATTCAAGGATTTACAGATCAATCGATTTCAGCAGACTTGTATAGACATATTCGTGGCGCTGAGAAGGTGACTACTGATGAAATGCTTGAGAACTTCTTCCATATGGTTCGTGTAGGAATGAAATCACAATACTACATGAATGTAAAGTCAGCTAAGAAGGTAGTGTTGAAGAAAACTGATGCAACAGTTCATTTCGATACTCTTGCTAAAGTAGAAGCAAGTGGTGGAAATATTCATTCTGACGAAGCTATGATTAATAGCGATACTGCATCGCTTGAAAATAGTAACGTTATCTATGTGGAGTCAGAAAACACAGCTGGTTCAAGCGCCGGTTGCGATTCCGGGGCTTGTTCTTTATAATACGCTTACATAAAGGACTAGGGGAACATTCCCCTAGTCCTGATTGTAACTATATCTGAAAAAGAAAGTAACATGATTGATAAGAATATTTTCAATACTGATAAAACAGACTATGCTGTTAGTGGGCACACTAGTTTGTTTCTTGGTCAGCAAGCCGGCTTGTTTGATACAGTGAATCGTAGATTTCCTAAGATTTGGGAAAACTATAAGAACATGAAGTCTTTGGATTGGGATGAACAAGAGTTCACAATGGACTTCAAGACGTGTAATACCGAATTCAAGACTCGTCCTAAGTCTATTTCGGAAAGAATGATTAAGACCCTGGCATGGCAGTGGGAAGCTGACTCAGTTGCAGCGCGTACACTGTTGCCAATTATGGCTCCATTCATTAGCTCTCCTGAATTACAAGCAGCGTACGGTAGAATCACAGATAATGAGATTGTACACGCATCAGCATATTCTGAGATTGTTCGTTATAGCTTTGATGACCCACACAAGGTACTTGATGAAGTACTCAAGGTTAAGGAAGCAATGCAGAGACTGACTATAGTCTCTGAGGTTATGGCTCACACTTACAAAGTTAGTCACGAGTATGCATTAGGGTTGCGTCAAGCTGACCAAAGTACGTATAATGCAATTTACATGCTTGTCGTGGCAATGTTGGTGATGGAACGTATTCAGTTTATGAGTTCGTTCGCAGTAACGTTTGCTATTGGTTCGGCAGGTGCGTTTGTTCCTATTGCTAAAACTGTACAAAAAATCTGCCAAGACGAGTTTGAAGTACATGTGGAGCTAGGTAGACTAGTACTCGCTAATGAACATCAAACTTCAATGGGTGCGATTGCAAGACAGGAGACTCTTCCGTTGGTTAAGAAATTAATCAAAGAAGTAGTGATGTCTGAGCTTGTATGGAATAAGGGTCTGGATCTCGATACAGAACCATTAGCTGGTCTTAACGGTAAGATGTTGGATAAGTGGACCATCTACTCAGCCGGTGATGTTTACGATATCTTAGAGATTCAACCCGACTCTGATTTTGAAATGCCTAAGAGTAATCCTCTCCCATTTATGGAAAAGTGGATTGATATCTCTAAGACACAAGCTGCTCCTCAAGAACAGCAAAATGGGCAGTACAAGGTAAACGTAATGCAGCGTACCGATACTGGTAAAGTGTTTGATGTAGACTTCTGAATGAGTTTATAAAATAATTGTACGGCATAAAAGGCTATAAGCTATTCTTTATTGAATAGCTTATAGCTCTCATATGTCAATTTATAATTATCTACGCCCGCCCACAAGCATTCTAATGTGTCGGGTTATAGACTCTGTATCGTTCATCATCATTACCTTAGCCATTACTTCTCTCATGTGAGTTTGGTACATTTCCTCAGCATCAGAGTAGCTATCAACGACTTCTTTGAACCTGCCTAAATTGTGACCACCGTAAAGCTCACCAACATCCATCTGAATGATGTGATTATTATAAATAAAAGCTTTTACAGCAAATTCTACTAGCTTAAAAAATGCCGGATAACTACGAGCTTGTAGATGACTAAGATTAGAATCATTCTCGACAACACAACGCAAATATATGTTGGCTGGTAAAAGTACTGTATCTCTAACCATTACTGTATTCTCACCAACTAACTGAACATGTGAAGTAGATGTAATTGGAATTGTACCCATTGCGTCAACCATTGCTTGCGCAGTAGTCAGCATTTCAGTACTTTGACAACCCGTTGCTGTACCATAATTAGAGGTAGCTGTTGGATCTGAGAATGTTACATTTAGAACACTAATTATTGAACGCCCACCAGTCCTGCTCTTCGGAATTTTATAGACTGACGTGTATTGATTAATCCGCTCTGGCATTATTCCCTGTAATGCTACAAATATTTCAGCACCACCAACCAGATTAAGTTCAGGAAGAATGCGTGCTCTGATAACTTCATTTGTGATGTGGGCATCAACAGTCATTGGTACTTGTCGAAGAAAACGGTTTCTTTCAATAAAGACAGTATCCAGGATTTCTCGAGGTATCGTGAATTTTATATGGTTCAACGCCATCGCGATAGGGTTCATTTTTATTCCTGTTTAAATATCGTAATCTATTATGTTTCAACTATATATTACAATCCTGAGCAATGTAATAATAGTGTTGCCAAAAGTATAGCTCATATGAATCTATAAAGGATATGTCATGACCGAAAAGCTAAAAGGAATTATCAGGATCTTTGCATGTGGTGGCGCCGGGATTAATATCGCTTCGCAGCTAGAGAAGTTTCGGAATAATGAAGAGATCGGTGTATCAAAGCTTGAAATTTCATACATCGACACAAGCCGTAGTAATCTTTCGACCAATGTTCCTGAAGGTGCAGTGTATCTCCTGAAAGATCTTGATGGTTCTGGTAAGATCCGTAAGGAAAACTACCAACAGATCGCCGCGCATACACGAGACATTCTGCAACGTCATGAACCGCTTGATTTGTCTGTTGTCATCTCTTCAGCTTCCGGTGGCTCTGGTTCTGTTATCGCACCGTCCATCGTTTCTGAGTTGCTGGAGCGAGATACTGCAGTTGTAGTGGTGTTGGTTGGAGCAAGTGATACTCGTTTGGATGTGGACAACACTCTGAAGACTATCAAGTCCTATGAAGCAATCAGCAAGCTTCGTGGAAAGCCTGTAGTTGTGAAGTATATGCAAAACAGCTCAGTAACTCCTCGTGCACAAGTTGATTCTGAAGTACTGCAAACAGTGTCCGCATTATTGACTGCATACTCCAGAGAGAACAGTGAACTTGATTCTAAAGATCTGTTCAACTTCTTGAACTTCAATAGAGCGACTACGTTCGCGCCTCAGCTTGCTGCTCTGAACACCTACTTTGGGCAGTTCCCTACTGAACATGCTGGTGAAGTTGTAAGTGTAGTTACTCTGTGTGAAAAGGGTGGGGATTCTAGCCTGCCGATTACACCAGATTATCAAGCAGTTGGATTCATGCCTGAAGGCGCGAATGATCGTTTGATCAATGCTGCTCCAATTAATTTGGTTATCACAACAGACTTGATGGCACATGCTGCTAAAGCATTGAGTTCAAAGCTGCAAGAGCTTGAACAAATTCAGCGCGCTAGGATTAACACTCCTACGATTCTGACAGATAAGGATAGCGCTACAGATAACGGGCTTGTTCTCTAATATAAGAGCCTCTAGAATGTCATAAAAAGCCTATAGGGTCTCTCAAACGAGAGACCCTATAGGCTACTATGCTGCGTCATTTTTTTATCTTCTGGCATTATTTTGTAGTAACCAATAGCACTATAAAGGGAGACTATGAAGTTCCAGTGTAATGGCATGGTCATCAATGTTGACGAATTCATACAAAAGATAATTGAGCTATCACACACTACGACGCTTGGAGTCTACACTGAGTCAGGTCGTGGAATTACAAATAACTCAATAGAGTGGATACTGAAAAGAGTATTGGATGATGTCTTCCCTTTTGTAAATATCAGCAACTATTCCAGACATGATCCGTGGTATGAACGTAGTTACTATCAGTTGAAGAATATGTACGGTTCACTATTTGAAGTAGATTTTTCTAGAGCGTTACTAGATGTTCTACCATCGCGCTTTATACCTACTGATCAACTGTCAGTAAGTTATTATCACAATTGTCTTATCTTAAGAAAAAGTGATGGTTCATCATGGTTTTAAAGATATATCATAGAGAGAAGAAATATGATGCAACAACCGATTAGAACTATCATTGTGCCGATTCAAGAATATGGCGGAATGATTGAAGACGAGATGCAGTATCTACTGATTAATTCTCTACCTGGATTGTACACACCAGCTTGCAGGAATGTGGTTGGTTTGAATTTTGGTAGAAGTAACAGTATAGAAACTCAAAAGGTATCTGTCGGTATTTCGCACGATGACGGTAGAATCGTCATGACATTGCCTAGCCGCAATACTACTTATCATGAGCGTTCAAGAGGCACTATAGGTGTTTGTCTGGTTAAAGACTTTGTAAACTCTTTAATAGATAACTCATTGAACTGGGTAGAAAATAAGATAAGGTTTCAACATATCTTAGACGCATACTTAATAGATCCCGGAAACACAGAACAATCTCAATTCTGCGAAGAGCGTATTAGATGTATTTTACAAGATCTTACCACTGATATATGTAACTTCATCGGTCAGGATAACTGGAGTATCTATCATACTAGTCAGATAGGTTATGACCTGAAGATTAGCAAGTTAGGAGACTTTAGAATTCACGAATACATGAGGTTAAAGCGTGAAAGGGTAATTTAGGTGACTACTACACCTCCACTCAATTGGGCTGGTAAAGCAGATGAGTTAGAAGATATTCAGATGTATATGCCGTTGATCGTATCGGTGAGACCACTGATGGAAAGACTAGCATTTGTATTTGATGACTTTGAGATAGAGTGCGGTCTGGTAATTTCTGAAATACTTAAAGACATTCTTATCGATGATGGTAATCTTGAAAGTAGTAAAGCGGAAAATGCACTAGCGCTGCTATTACCTCAAGACGGCTTTGATAAAATAAAAAATAGTCTTACACTACACGAGTGTCGATTAGAGCTAACAGACATTATATCAGAGCTAATTCCAGTTAATTGTACGGATAGGACGTTTCCATACTACTACCCGCATGGGGATATGTTTATCTTGTATGTACCGACAAATCCAAACTCCATTACCGATCCGGGACTGCGGGCAAAACTTGTCCCATACATGGCGCTTCGTTATCTCGATTACTGACCTAGTAATAGAGTTAGATTGTTGGGCGCCGTGCTTCTACTTTTATAAGGGAGGTATAGCTGAAGCCGTAAGAGCATTACTATCTACGTATCAGTACTCTGAGCAGTATGATAGATGTTATTATAGTAATCCAGTAACGCATGACTATGATCTGTACCTGGAATCAATGGATAAGAATAATGCACTTCCGTCGAACTATACAGATTTATGGAATAAGCTTGAGTTAGCTACTAAACAAGTAGAACAAGCCATATACGTTGAACTTAATCAATACCTTGGTAATAACGTTGTAATAATAGCAGATGTACAGTTTATAGATAACGGCACATCAGTTATCTTAGTGGCAGAGCGATGATGAATGCTATTCACTCGCTGCAAGCATACCCCATGCCCAGTCAAGTAATTATCGGAGTAGAGGATTACTTGACTGAACTTAAAAGTTCAATTAACCAGGCTAATCTCCCCACCATAGACATCGATGTTCTTTTGAGTCGTATTGTGGAGTCGGTATCTCATTACGTAACAGCAGAAAATGAGATAACTGCATTACCAGATGCTTTAATTCAAGACGACATACTTGATACACGCGCATGCATAAGTGGGTCAAGTAACTTCTATGAATGCATAACAGAGCTAGAACGTGTATTTACTAATATAGTGAAAGTCAGTTATGTGTTATGTAGATACTTTAAACAACACGGTCTTTATGTGGATCAATACCTGGTCTTTGAATACGGAAGTATGATCGATGATAAATCTATTGTTCTTCGAAGAAGGAGATGATGAGATGTACCGCGATGTGTGTCCGCACTTACCGAAAACGGTACTGCTGAATTCTCCGCCAGGATTAAAAGATTTCCTAAACAAGTTAGAACAACTTGAAATCTTAGGGATTGAAGTACAGGTAGCCACCGCCGACATTCTAGAACTTATCAGGGTAAAAGAAACAGCACTTTATAATCTAGCTGTATCCAGTCATGAAATGCTTGATGATATCCAGTTATCTTCAGAGCTAGGTAATGACGTCGGAGTATACGTCACTGCTCGTGAAGCTTACGGGATAGGTCTGTACAAGGAACTAAATAGTCACGGGTTGTATGTTGGTGGCGTACTGTACTATCAACTAAGTCATGTAGACCAATACGTACTAGTTCTTGAGAAGATGCAAATACCTTTTATTAATAATGAACAACACGATAGATTCCTTGCCATGCGAATTGATACTGCCTGCCGCAGAGCAATATCAACGTTTGATGCACGTACTGCGCGGTAGAGAACTTATTAAGAGTAATATCGAAAGAATGTTTCAGTACATTCTTTCGGAGTTATTCTCAGAGCTTTACGATCGTTACCCTAGTATGGAATGTCTAGATTTTCCTAGTGACGAGATACTAGATGTTCTTGAAATATATGACGGTAACGATAGAAACATGGTTATTAGGTATCTAAAACAGTATGCTTCTGAGATACAGTGTTTATGGGTAGAGTATTCTTTGAAGAACCTTATGTCTTTAAGACTTTACTTAAATTGCAGTATAGTCTCATCGGGCGATCTATTACTAACACAAACCCCAGAATCTACAGTAAGGACCTATAATGTATCCATTTGAGTTAAAAAGCGTCTACAATTTTGACGTCCACCCTACTTCTATTTTAGGTAATGATTTCAAGAACATCACTATTCTTGCAATCTTAGATTACGAGACAGCGTTACAGACAGTTGATATTCCAGCTATTCACACTAACGTATATCCTCATTTACCGTCCGGTATTCCTGATGATCCGTCACAGTACGACTATATTCGTATCAGAACTGCATCTGGAGTAGCTACAATTCTTGGCATTCCATGGATTAACCTGGACACGCTTGAATTAGTAGAGTCCAGGCGTATGGTGGTTAAGATCGAAGGTGTTAGTAGCTCTGATGTTGAGAGAGTACGGATTGCGTTGGTTCAGAATGGTTTCAATAATCTTGATATTCAGCTGATCTAAATAGTATTAGTATATGTTTTGTAAAAAGTTACAGAGTATTGCTATGATCTGTAAGGGACTGGCTGTCTCTGAATCGCTATCACTGTGTTTACCTTTTTCCATGGTGATAGAAGCGCTCCTCCAAGGCGTAAGAAAGCCCGGTAGCTAATGCTGTCTGGTTGTATTGATAAGCACTGTGTTAGATAACTTACATCTACGCGTGTGCTACTTATATCTACAATCAGACAGCACTATCGTTAGACTAGTTGTAATACTTATAACTAATATGTACGCATTACAGAAATGCGGCATAAACACTGAAGCTTTCTTAGGGCTTCAGTGTTTATGCCGTAATTAGGAAGAGAGTCTAAAGATGTTTAATTGGTTTAAAAGTTTACTTAAGAAGCCAGAGAAAGACCCGCTGTTAAATTTCTTAGAACTTTCAAAGGTATTTCATCCAGTTACAAAAACAAGACTGAGGCGTGATAAATATGGTAAAACATATTGCGGCTTTCAGCGAATAGCTATGCTATACATGCTCACCAAGGATGAACAGTTCGGATTAATGGTATTTCTCAGAGTTTATCGTAGCCCTGCAAAACCGCATCATTATACTCTCATCTGGTCATATGGTGATAAGATAGTTTATGACTTCCTTTATAATTCAGTCAGTATGACGAAAGATCCTTTTAAGGAAGATTCCATACATTGTGCTATCTCACAGGTAACGGATTCTGTGGAAGCTATCAGAACTATTTATTCATTAAAAGCAAGATCAGTTTCTATTACATCTAAACCGTAAAGGAATCTATATCATGTTTCAAGACTTAGTAGGACGTAGATTCGGTATTCTTACTGTAAAAGAAATGAATAATGATTTTTCATTCTTTGAAGGAAATGGTTGGGTCTGTCATTGTGATTGTGGTACAATAACGACATTTTCTGGTAACGGTCTCGTTGGTAAAGTTACGACTGACTGCGGATGTATTACAAGTAATAGCTCTAAATTTTGTAATAAACAAGATGTTTCCGATACTCAAGATGAAGTAGAACCAACTTATAGTAACCCAGGAGACTTTGAAAGAAAAGTCTGGGAAGATATACTTAGCGTCTGTTACAATAAGTCTGATAAGAAGTATTCTAATTTTGGCAACAGAGGTATTACTGTTTGTGATTGGTGGAAAGACTCATTTGAAAATTTCTATAACGATATGGGTCCGAGTCCCGACCATAAACATAAAGTTGTTAGAAAACATATGTCTAAGATTTATGAACCTGGTAGCTGTAAATGGAAGCCAATTTATAGTGAACCAGGATCTTATAAGGTAAAGCCAAGTTATGAATATAACGGTAGACAGTTAACATTACTAGAATTAGCTGAGACACCGGAAGCTAAGGCCAAGAATTTAATATATACTGATTTGTATTCAAGAATTGTAAGATGTGGTTGGACCGTTGAGAGGGCTTTTAATACAAAGATGGGTTCTTTAGAAAGGAAGAGTACTTGCTTTGTTACTCATAATGGAGTAACGAAAAGTATTAGAGAGTGGGCGACTGAATACAAAATTCCGTATCATACACTGTACGGTAGGCTAATGCAGTATGGTTGGAGTTTTGAGAAAGCCACAACTGTATCTATAAAGACAGAAACAACTTTTACACATAACGGAATTACAAAGAAAGTATCCGAGTGGGCTAAAGAATATAATAAAAATTACACAAGACTTTATAACAGACTAATGTGTTATGGTTGGAGTTTTGAAAGGGCTATGGCTACTCCGTAATGTATGTTAACGTCTACTACAAATAGTGCTCCGTACGGAGCACTATTTGTAAGACATTATTTTTTTTTTATGCTGTCATTATTTTCTATGTTGTAGTTTGTACATTTGGCTGAGAAATTAATTTACATGAGAAACAAGCATGACTGCTGCTAATCCGTTTGTTTTGGAAAAGAATGAGTATAAGAGAGATTTAGATATTTTCAGACATTACGTGGATGATGCGGCAACATATCTACATATCGCCACTAAGAAGCCATTAGACGAATGTCGTGAGTATGTGTTAAATCAATTGAAGCCAGGCCAGAAGTTTGAATTTAAAGATCCGACAACATACTACCTAGAACGTAAAGATAACGGCGACAGAGAGAAAAAGATCTCTACAATGAGTAAGTATATTGGAGATAGCGTTAAGGATGAACAGATTATAGCTCCAACGTTTACAACATACTTATCTCCTAAAGTTAATAAATCTCTACTAGTAGACTTTATTGACGCTAACGTAGCAGCTCGTTCTAAAGCTAAAAAGGCTATGTTCTCTGCAAAGATGAATGGCGACAAGCTGTTAGAGTTTGTTAAAAAGTTAGAGCAGGGTAATAAGAAGATTAGTAACAATTCTATCTCCGGCGCTCACGTATCTAATTCTACACCGCTTTTTAATAAGACTGCACATTCAACGCTCACTAGTACTTGTCGTAGTACTTCTGGTTATGGTAATGCTAATAATGAAAAGATTCTTTGCGGTAACAGACATTACTGGAACCCTAAGATTGTTTTAAATAATATCATTTCAATTATAAACCATACAGATTACGTTAAGCTTAGTAAGGCTATGTCTGACTGGGGGATTCGTCATCCTTCTGCAGCTGAAACAATGGAATGCATTACTTACTCTACTAATTTATACTGGAAGAATGAACAAGTTATGGATCACATACGTGATCTAGTATATAGCTTAACACCAGAGCAGCGCTCAGCGTATACATATACTGGCGACCTGTATCATTTAGCTAAGTTTAATGATGAAGTAGTCCGTACGTTTATTACTCGTTTATCGATGGCAGTTCGGCAACCATGTAGCGACTCTGAAACTGTCTTCAAGACACATCGTGAAGAATATCGTGTATTAGCTACTCAGTTCTTTCCAGCAGAAATGCGTGGGATGACGATGGATAAGATAAAAGGTAAAGAGATTGAACAGTTTATCGCGTCCACTGTACTGAACATTCATCAGACTGTAACAGACTACACAAGTCTGATAGAGGCCTTATTCGTAACTGATAACGTACCTGCGTCGTTAGCATTCTTTCCTGAATCTATTCGCAGAGCTGCTCTTACCTCTGATACTGACTCTACTATTTTCACAGTACAAGATTGGGTATTCTGGAAGCACGGTAATAATCCTGGCTTTACAGCAGAAACAACAGCTACCGCTGCGACAATGATATTCTTAGCAGCCGAAACCATTACGCACGTATTAGCTCGTATGAGCGCTAATATGGGTATTGAGTCAAAACGAATACACCAGATTGCAATGAAGAATGAATACAAGTTTGATGTATTTATTCCAACTCAAGTAGGTAAGCACTACTTTGCATATATCTCTTGCCAAGAAGGTAATATCTATAAGGATTATGAAATGGAGATTAAGGGAGTCCACCTTAAGTCTTCAAATGTACCTTCGATTATCACAGATAAAGCAGAAAGCATGATGAAAGAGATCATGGATACTGTTGTATCTGGTAAGAAGATATCTCTGTATGCGTTACTTAGAAAAGTAGCAGATACAGAAAGAGAAATAGTAAGATCTGTAAAAGCTGGTGAGTCAACCTACTTCCGCAGTGCCCAAATAAAGTCTCCAGAATCTTACACTAAGTCTGAGGAAGATTCACCATATCAGCATTACACAATGTGGCAAGAAGTTTTTGCTCCTAAGTATGGAGATGCACCAATACCTCCGTATGCCGGTGTCAAAGTTAATGTTGACCTTAAATCTTCGACATCAATGAAGAAGTGGGTAGCGAATATTAAGGATAAAGCATTAGCTCAAAGATTAGAAAGTTGGATGATAAAAAATCAAAAGCTAGGGATGCAGACTGTAATACTTCCGCAAGAAAGTTTACGCCTAAAAGGTATGCCTGAAGAGATAGAAATTGTAATGGATATCCGTAAGATCGTTTTCGATATGACTGGTATTCTATATCTAATTCTTGAAACATTAGGTTACTACATAGCTAATGACAACATCACTCGTCTGGCGATGGATCAGTATTAAAACCGAGACGGCATAATTAGACTAGAGCCTTACAAGGCTCTAGTCTTTATGCCTGTGTGATTTTCTTGATTTGTTGGCTCACATCAAGGAAGTAATCAATAGGTAGAATTCTACCTAACACTTCTTCTATATCGAATAACTGAAACATTCTAGTTATTCTATTTACTTCGGTTCCGTTTCTAACTCTTGCACCGTCTGTATTAGCACCGTATATAAACGATAGTAACTGTAATCGACTCAGCACTAAAGACCATACAACAGGTCTTGTTGGTACCATGTCTGGTAATCTAGACATGGTTGATAAGTTAGCTTCTGTCACAAGAGGAATCATTCGCATCATTGCGTCTAACTTACGAGGATTTCTTTCTAACATACGAAGCTGAAGTAACTGAAGATCTGTTAGCTTACTTTCATAATCTTGAATGTAGAAAGAGTGTTTCTTAGTAGATACCCCAAGAGGCGCACCAATTAGTAAGTTGTACAATCTGTTAAATATGGCTACATCTAGATGACTGTACATCATATTTGTCAATGCGTAACTATAGATGTAATGTGTCAATCCACGAGGCGATTCACCTCTAGAGAGAGCTACTGAGTCTTCGTAAATCTGATACTCACGGTATTGCAGCGCCAACATTGGTAAGTTAATAGCTATAACAGCAATGCCTTCTTCAATGTTGTACGAATTGCCATCTGGTATATTTAACGCTAGATCACTTTTAGGATGACGTAATACTCTAATAGGCTGCAACTCTCTCCAGTTCTGAGATGCTTTATAGAAATCAAAACCTTCATCATGAGCAATCAGTATTTCTTTGGTACCTTCACCATAGAAATATCCGTCAAACACTCTACCTGTACTAATAGAAGATGTCATCATTAATGACTGAGATACACTTAAAGCCTTAGTATTCATATTTGAATAAAAGCGATCAAGAGGCTGATTAAGTGACACGTTCATGCTATTGATGAGTTTTACCAGGAAGTGTGAACCATTTACTCTCCCAGGGAATCGGTGATAGTGACTAGTAATTTTGTCAAGATTAAGAGATAGGCCTCTACGAAGCAATTCCCAGACAGGGAAGCTAGGTAATCCCTGGTCTATAGAATCGATAAGCCTTAGTAGGTTATGCATAGCGTATTTCTGATTTTAATAAACTGCTGTGATCATTGAACATAAAATACATCAACGTAAGTTAAACTATATAAAATTTGATAGCGAATAAGACGTAGTGTAAAAAAATACGTTGGTAATATCTTATGACGAAAGTGTTACAGCTTTCGTCATCCAGCCTTGGGGTAACTCCTGAGGCTGGAGGGTACCTCTATGATTCCGTGTATGATTTTTACACAACGAATCAATGAAATGCACTGTACCGTGTATACTGTAATAAGCTCTAATTTGAAATGAAAAGAATCTCAGGCCTATATTACATATCTGGATTATAATGCGGATGTTATTATAATCGAGCGTTGGATCGACCTTCAGGGATGAAAAGTCTTTCTAATGTGATATGTTCTTGAGCTTTATACTCTTTGCAAAGAGCTTAAATTTAACCTCATCTGAAAAAGGAAATTATAATGGCCGTCAATATCCCGTCGCAAAACAATCAAGCCAGCTCGCTGGTGCCTCCCGCGCAAGCTCAATCGCAACAATCTTCTACACAACGTCCGATGCAATCAAATTACACTAACACTCAGTCCATGAGTGTAATGACTGAACGTAACCCCGCTCCGCTGGCAGGTACTCCTGATGCGGAGGCGATGAAGGCTTTCACCGATGCAGTCAAGCTGTTGATCGGTAATGCCCATGAAAGCTATGATCTGCAGATGGTGAACATCAGCAAGACTGAAGCTACCAATCTGTTCTGTTCAGCCATCGTGCTGGTGGTTCGTCACAAGCAAGCTCCGAACGCTGCTCTGGCATTCCACACGATGCTCATCGGCGACACCGCTGGTGAACTGCCCCGTCCTCAAGTCAATGTCAATGGTAAGACTGTCGAACAGCAATGGGCGATTGGTGATGCTTACGATAATGACTACAAGGCGATTGTGGCCGGTGTGGTTGCGCGTCAATTCCCGAGCACGAACCCGGCTCACATGTTTGACGCTGAAGGTCAAGTGGTTCCTGCTGGCTATGACTTCAAGGATCTGGCGCTGGTTCGCGCTACGCTGGCCAATGCTCTGCGTGCTGCCGGTACTGTTCTGAACAGCAATGCTTCGAACTTCAAGGACTATAGTCTTGAAGGTTCTGCTGCTGGTCTGAACTCTGTTGCCACTCTGGCGTTCAATCAGAATCAACAAGCTAATGCCGTTGGTCAGCCTGTGCGGACAGACGTCTACATTGGTTACGCTGAAGTTCGCGGTCAAGCGCAACAAGGTAAGCAAGATGGTCAGCGAATTTCTCTGAACAGCGGTGAACGTTCGGAACAGGTCTTCGGTATTGGTGGTTTCATGGATCTGCTGTGGGATCCGGCCAATCCGCAAATCGGTCAGAACCCCTACCAACAAGCTCTGCAACAATACCAGCAACAGCCTCAATCGACGCATCTGTACACTCCGCGATTCATCATCACGAAGCTGGATGCTAAGCTGCTGAACACGCTGCCTGGGCAACTGCTGGGTATGGTGACTGCTCTGACCCTGCGTGCTAATGGTAACTGGATCGGTGCTTTCCGTCGCCCCCATACCAACGAGTTCGACATGCGTGATCTGGGTGCAATCGGCATCGAAGCCAATCTGGACAAGAATCCTTCGGGTTTCGGTAGCCGGATCGATACGCGTAGTGACTCGTTCACCGCGCAGCAACTGGCGTCGTTGGTGCAAGCATTCATTCGTCCGAATCTGGCGATCTCTATGGATGTGGAAGAATGTGGTCCGGAAACTTGGCTGACTTCTGTGTTCCTGGCAGCCGCTCGTGGCAGTGCTGATGCGAATGAAGCGATTCTGTCTGCAGCTCAACTGTTGACGAATGGTAAGTTCAATTACAGTGGTCCGGCAGTGTTCGCTGAGAACAACCGTATTCACATGGGTCATTACGTTGACAAGAATGGTGTCAAGCGCGATCTGCGAGATGTAGACTATCTGGCAGTTGCGAACATGTTCGGTGAGACGGATCCTGTGCAAATTCGTGAATGGTCGGATACGTTTACTCGTACCGAATATCCGCTGGATCTGCGCATGCATGCTCGTCGTCGTATTCTGGAGTCGGCAGTTGGTGGGTCGGTGTTCTACACTGGCTTCGCTGAGCGCGTTACGTTCTCTGGTCCGTTCATGGATGCCTTGGAAAAGGCAGTTGTGGCTACTGGTCTGGTGATTCGTCCTGTGACTCCGTTCCAGGATATGGCTGGCCCGAATCGGGTGTCTGCGTCTTGGATGCAGAATCTGCGTCTGGGCACTGAAAGCGGCGGCTTGTTCAACCGTGGCTATGGTGGTGGTGTTCGTCCTGGCACGCAAGTCGGCGGTACGTTCGGCCGTTGGTCGCAATAAGGGTTTCATCCCTGAGGAAGTCCCCACTTAACGGTGGGGCGAGAAGAGAGACTGCCTTCGGGTGGTCTCTCTTTTTTTTCGCAATTTAGAAAAACAGTATAAGAAAGCATAAAAGTTTAGTTACTTCAGATCCTAATTTAATCAAGGAGAAAATCATAGGAGTAGCTCAAAGATTAGTGAATTTAGATAAGGTATTCACAAACCTTATTGGTAAGTCACCAGTAATCATTAATGATTTACCAGCATTTTCAGAACAAGATAAAGAGAAGCTGAATAAACTTATCTACACTACGTTCTCACGGGATTTACTGACCAATATTCCGTCATGTGAATGTGGTGAAGTTACTGGTGAATATAACATCGATTCTAAAGGAGTTGGTGTCTATTGTTCGAAATGCGAAACGCGTGTAAAGCCTCTATTTGATCAAGATCTTCAACCACTTACGTGGATTAGATCTCCAAATGGCGTAGCACCTCTAATGAATCCGATTGTGTGGACAATGCTTACTCAGCACTTCACACACTCTAACTTTAATGTTATTCAGTGGCTGACCGATACCAGTTATCATCCAAGCACTATCCCGCCACTAACTCAATGTGCAGTCCAAGAGATTACTATCAATGGGCAACCTATTGAACGTAGTTACAATTTCTTTGTAGAAAACTTTGACGCCATTATTGATGCGCTTTATGAGATTAAGCCGTTTAAAGTTAAACGCAATCATAAAGCAGTACTCAGAACGGTTATCGAGCAGCACAGAGATTGCGTCTTTTCCAGGTTTCTACCGATTCCCCATAGAAGCTTATTGGTGGTGGAGAAGAATGATCTAGGTACTTATGTAGATCCGATCACAACTGGTGCAGTAGACGCGATACGTACACTGGCCGGTATTGATACTGAGTACAAGATCCATAGCCAACGCACTAAAGAAAATAGAACAGCAAGAACAATCAGTCAGCTTGCAGAGTTCTACGAGACGATTTACGATAAGCATCTTGCTAAGAAAGAAGGTATCTTTCGTAAGCATGTGTTTGCCACACGATCGCATTTCAGCTTCAGAGCTGTGATCTCCTCAATCACAGATGCACATAACTACGATGAGATTTACATTCCGTGGGGTGTTGCCACATCTGTGCTGAGAATTCATCTAATGAATAAGTTGATGAAATTGGGCTATACACCAAATGAAGCTATTCTATTCATCAATGAACATGCGCAGAAATACAGTCCTCTATTGGACAGCTTATTCAAAGAGTTAATTGCTGAAGCTCCGAATGGTCGTGGTATTTCATGCAACTTGAATCGCCCACCTAGCCTTCTTAGAGGTTCGATTCAGCACGTATACATTACCAAAGTTAAAACAGATCCTGATATTCCAACTGTAAGTCTACCTATTCTAATAGTTAGATCGCTCAATGCTGACTTCGATGGAGATGCTCTCCAGTTTTCATTGACTATTGATCAGCGAATGGAAAAGGAATTTGAACATCTGGCTCCGCACATGTCGACATTCGGTATGGAGAAGCCACGCTCAGTATCTGATTCTTTGGCAATCCCTAAGCCTGTAGTTGGATCAATTTCTAATTGGCTTGAATACCGTAGTAATCAAACGGATCAAGTTAAGAGAAGGTTGATGGTTGAAATGCTAGGCGCTGAAGAATAGTATTGGTTTGAGGGATGATTGGAAGTCTTCCCTTTATATTGAAAAAGGAGTTAGTTCTATGAGGATAATCACCGGTGATCCAGGTACCCTCGAGTTATTTGCATTTGGTGAAAAGACTCAATCAGCATTGAACTTCCTTGAGGATCAGGCGTATCGATTGAGTGACTCTTTAACAAACACTGGCAAAGCCTTTATGGAGCAAGGCCGTGAAGTGTTTCAACGTTATAATGGCTCAGAAGCATTACGTGCTGCAAAGGCAGCTATCCGTACTGTTCAATATTGTTTTCAGACAGACATTATTCGTCCTCTTAGCAATATTGGAGCTATGCAGCAAGCACCGTTGTCGATGCAACGCTGGATCATGGCTTGTCCAGATGTTAGGGAACTGTACCATCAACAAAGGTGTGATGGTTACTCTGATACGTATATTGATATGGAACCAGCATCGATAGGAACTGACCATACCGACTATAGAAAAGTAATGTCTGGTCTTATTCAAGAATGTGTCGAGGGTGATGTAGACTGGAAGACCACAATCTACTTCGAAGGTGACGACGACGATGTTCGTCTAAGCCTGTCTGAGAAGGTAGATATTGTGTCTACGTGGGATTTGATTAAATCAATGATGACTCCTGGTAAAGAAGATCCCACATCACCAAGTGCTTGTAATTTGTAAAAGACTAAAAAAGTGATTTGACGGCATAAGAGCTATGGCCAAAGGCCATAGCTCTATCGCTGTACATTTCTATTTTTTTGTTCTACAGACAACGTTAACCCCATAAAAGAAAAGCCATGACTACCGTTATAGACATACGCTCGATGAAATGAATGTAACTAAAAGATTAAAGTATTATGTCTGTACCTATTGATTTAGTAGGACAACGTTTTGGACGATTGGTTGTTCATAGAAAACATATACGTAGAGCTGTTGATGGCGGATTGATGTGGATATGTCTATGTGACTGTAATACTTCTACTGTTGTATACACTGGACATCTTAGAAGTGGTCATACCAAAAGTTGCGGATGTTTCAGAGATGAAAAAGCTTCTGAAATTAATAAGACACACGGTTTAGCTAAAACTCCAGAATATAAGATCTGGAGAGTAATGCTCCAGAGATGTTTTGATAAGAGATGCGATGAATACGATAACTACGGTGGTCGTGGAATAACAGTTTGCGACAGTTGGAAGAACTCTTTTGAGAGCTTCTACCAAGATATGAAGCCTCGGCCAACACCAGAACATACCCTTGACCGTCGTGAAAACGGTGGTAATTATGAGCTGAGTAATTGTCATTGGGCTACTCTAGAAGAACAACACAATAACAAAAGGACAAACATCCGTCACATTCTAGATGATATTAGCTTAACTAGATCTCAGATTGCTAGGAAATACGGTATTTGTAAACAGACCTTAAAAAGGCGGCTTGAAAGAGGCCTATCAATTGAGGAAGCTGTAAGTGAAGAAGTTAGAAGAACTAACTTTCTAATCATCACGCATAACGGTCAAACCAAAACACTTAAAGAATGGTCCCGCCACCTGGGCATCCCGTACTATAAATTGTACCAAAGAATTTTCAGGAATGGCTGGTCATTTGAAAGATCAATCACTAGTTAATGAAATCAAAAAGTGACTATTATGATAGTGCCTACACTCTCTACGTTTGGTTGGGTTAAAAATCCAGCTGAATCTGCAGATTTTTTATTATCACATATGTTTCATTCAGACAAGTTTCAAACTTGTTTGTATGGAAATAACATAACTAGCATGCCTTGGATTCTCGAAGAGGCTTCGGGTAGTACAGATAAAGCTGTCATGGCTGTGAGACAGGCAATTATTACATACATGTCAAGGTATTATGATAGCGTTCAGGCTAATGTATCTGTTACAGAAGAAGACTCGTCAACATCTTCTTCTAAAATGAGAATGTCTTTAGATATACGGCTAATTAAGGATGGTGTCGAATATCAAGTTAGTAGACTCATTTCTCTAATAGATGGTAGATTTAAAGAATTTGTTAACCTGAATAATAACGCTACCTAAGAACCAATATAGTCTGCGTCTAATACGCAATCATCTCAAAAGGAAATCATTATGTCTCATGATCATCACGAACACGGTTTGGACAGCATTATCACTGCACACGTTACCGGTCTGGTAAATAAACAAGTAAATAATCCAGAAGCGATTGCAAAGATTAAGTGCGAAATCTTCTCAGAGCTTAGTGATAGCATCAGGGCTTTGGTAGCTACTCATCGTCGTGTGAGTCCTGATAAGTTTCTTGTTCGGCCTCGGAAACTGAGTGACGGGTCATGCCTGGTGTTACTGGATATGGATCTTCCTAATACTAGTAACACCTATAAGCTGATTATCAATGATTCACTGGATAGTACAGGGCCGTATCACTTAACTGTATTTCAAGAGAATTCTAATAAGCTAGGTGCTACCACCTTTGTTGATCTTAAAGCGCAACCGTCAAAAGAACAATTTCACGAGATTCAGCGACAATTAAAACTGATACGCACAATTAATCCTGAATTCAAGACGCCTGCAATTGGTACACTGATGCATGTCGCTCAAAATATCGAGGGATATGAATATTATCAAGAGGCAGATTTCATGGCTTTGGATGACTCACCTGAGTTACAAGAAGCAGAAAAGTCGTTCCAAGTAATTACTCGACGTGGCCCGACACCGGCAGTTACATCGGGTAAGCTTAACGTGAGCCAAGACGGTCAAGTTACTACGGTAAAGTGTGATAGTTAAATAAAATAAGTAAATAGATAGCAGACAAGAGGAAGTTCCTCTTGTCTGCTTGTGCCTTATTTGGAGATAGCTCTATGAAAATCGATATTGAGAAATTTAAGAAGTCCAGGCAGGGTATTGAAATAAGCGGTGTTTCAGAAGCTTTAGATAAGATAACAAAAGCATCTATCGCTGTACTGCCTGAACAACTATTTGTAAATCATTTTTTACCTCTATTTCTAGGTGAGGTTCCTCAGGATACTGATCTGTTACAAACTTGGTTTGGTATTGCTGGAAACCCGTATATGCCTGTAAATGTCACAGGTAATAATGGGGAAGTTTTGTACACAGTGCCAGCATTCTTTGAGAGAGAAGCAGTTACTCTCAATAGCGCCGATAACAATGCTACGCCTATTACACACATCGTAGCTACCACTGAACAGCTTAGTAATCTGCATCCGAAGCGAGCAGAGCGCTATTTTGAAGACCAGATGAATCGCAGGAATATCGTAAAAGACGGTAATCCTTTAGTTATGCGTAACATAAAAGCTTGGTCGGAGATCTGTCTGAGATACGATAGAAAGTTGCCAGACTATATGGTGCAGACTAAAGATGCTGTTACCACTGATATTAAAAGTACTCCAGACTCTGAACAAAATAAAAACGATTTTGAGTATGATTCTGACGTCTTCTAAAATAACTATATAACTTTTATATTAAACATCATGAGTGAATTGAAGAGTGAATTGAAATTAGCCGTGGTGTCTGATATTCACCTTGGTTCTAGACGTAACGAGACAGAGTATATAATCGAAAACTTAGATAGAGAGTTTGCTGATAATGCGTCATTTGCTCAGCTTGACTTATTAGTTTTAGCTGGTGATGTATTTGATAGATTACTGAACTTATCTGACGATTGTGTTTATTCCATCGACGCATGGATAATGCAGCTGCTACGTCGCTGTAAGAAGCATGATGTCATTTTACGTGTACTGTACGGTACGCCAAGTCACGACAGAGATCAATCTCAGAGATTTGTCTTACTTAATGAAGAGGCACGTATAAATGCCAACCTTCAATACGTAAAGGAATTATCAATAGAGTATATAGAGCAGCTGGACATTAATGTTCTATATGTTCCTGATGAGTGGGATGAATCTACCGATAACACGCTGTCTCAAGTCAGAGAGTTAATGACTGCTCGTAATTTGAAGACTGTAGATTATGCATTTATGCATGGTCAATTTTCTTATCAGTTGCCGCCAGTTGTTAAAGCACCAAGGCATAATGAGCAAGAGTACTTGCGGTTAGTGGATAAGTTTATATTCATCGGACATATCCACACGTATAGTCGTCATGATAGAATTATAGCACAAGGTTCGTTCGATAGACTGTCCCATGGTGAGGAGGAAGCAAAAGGTCATGTTCGTGTCACAGTTCGCTCCCGTAATGACTTTGAAATAGTTTTTCATGAGAACAAGAAAGCTAGAAAATATGTCACGGTAGATTGCGAACATTTAACATTAGAGCAGACTTTACAGAAAGTACATCAATCCACAGATGATCTTCCAGATGGCTCTCATGTACGTTTATCTTGCTCTAAAGACAATCCTATTATTACAGAAATGGAACAATTGGTACGTCATCGACCACTGATTACTTGGACGAAAATAGTCCGCTCTGTGGACGATGATGTTAACTTTATTCAAGATAAAGAAATTAATGATGAATACGTACCAATTCAAATAACACGAGATAATATTGATAAACTCGTAATGACTAGAGTCAGCTTAAAAATTCAAGATCCTAAGCTATTGAGTTTAGCTGAAAAACTCTTGATTGAGTTAAGGTAATTTATCATGAATGTAGGAATACTCGCTGATCGAGTAATGGGTAAATATCCATTATCGATAGCTACCTCACTTGCGATAGAAGGTGCTATTGGTGAACATGAGGAGCATCCGACAGGTAAGAATGAACTAATACTGTACGATCAAATCTGGGTGAATATAAAGACCATATTTCGTAATCTATATAACTCAGTAGATCGTGAGCTAGTAGAAACAGTTCCTCATGTTACGCTATACGAACAAGTTGAAGTAGAGGCTGATCAATTTCAACGAGTAATAGATTCTGAGACAAAAGGTCAGATGAAAGTGGTTTTCTATGTGAGTGATTATGCAGGTATGGAGAGAGCCTATCCGCATAGTCATTTGCGAGGTGATACAACAGTATTACAGAAGACATATACTTCAGCAATGATAGGTTCTCTTGCACCTTATGTGCGAAATCATCAAGAAGATTTAAAGACATTCAAGTTGAAAATAACAGGATCGTCTGACGGTAAGTCTATGTTACTGACTCACTATCCTTTAGATTTAATTTGTAAAGGATTTAGAGAACTTGTGTTACTAGAATCACATACAGGTACAGTCAAACATAAGCACCAATGGTATACTAAATATCTTAATGGCTCAACAATTCCAACAATACCTTTTAATGAGCAATTCATACAGGTGTTTGGTGATAAGGAACATTTTAGACCGACGTCTATCAATATTAGAAAAGCTGTTTTAGATCTTGCCACGCAGTATAACTGGAGTCAAGTAACTACTCGTGACAAATTAGTATACGACATAGGTCTACTGAAAGATCATTTCTTAAAAGATAATTTACTACAACTTTTTAGAAGTTAATGTAAATTTAAACCAAGATATTGTCTTCTTTTTATCGATATCAGTTATTGTTTGTAAACCCAATCACATGGTAATTCTTAAAGATGATAGCTTTAGAGAGCTATTGTTTAAAGCTAATCTTTAGCCAGAAAAAAGGCAACTAAAATGAGTGAAAATACTTTTAAACCGCAGCCCCGTGTAAAGAACGGTCTTGATAATAACAAGCTTAACATGACCGCGGTAAATACCAAGGGAAAGAGGGCAAGTTTGCTCTGGCAACTAATTAATAACAACCCGAGAATTGTGGTCTACACCAACGATCCGGATGACCAAGTTAATTATGGTAAGATTGCCGCCAAGATCGATGCACCCATCTTTTTCGCATTCATGAACTTGATTGAACAAGCCATTAACGCTGTAGGTGAGTTCAAAGGTAAGATTGATAACTCCAACTTTAGTTGGAATGGTGGTAAGCGTGCTGAGACTCCGACAGTGGAGTCTAGTCTCCTGGCTGGTAAGGACGCTGATGGAGTTGTATGGGTTGCGGTGTCTGCGCCTCGTCGTCCTCAGATTAAGTTCCCGTTTGTGAATCCCGAGTTCCATAGCTTTGTGCATAAGGACGGTGCCCCGTACAGCAAGGGTGAAGTGTCTATTCTGATGGCGAAGTCGTACCTCGATGTTCTTCGTTTGATGATGGCTCAATTGTTGGTCAAGGAATATGTGGAGCCGAAGCCGAAGGAAGATAAGGGCGGTGGTAACCGTAATCAGGCAGGTGGTGGTAATCAGCGTCAAGATAGCCCCAAGGGTAATCAAGTCACTGATGATGATACTCCCTGGTAATAGTTAAAATCGATAATCCACACAGCACTACAAAAGCATAGCGGCATAGCAGGGAGTCTTAAGACTCCCTGCTTATGCGGCCATTAGACCTGTTCAATGAAATCTGTTTCAATCACATATTACAATCTTGAGTAACGTAGCGGTATGATTGTAATAAGCATAATTGCTTGCACGGAGATACCTAGATGAAAATTGTTTTGGGTCGAGAAAAGACTTTGTCAGGTACCTACGAGGTATTGATTAAGCACCAAACAGAAGAGCTAGAATTCAGTATTACTGAAGAAGTGATTAGAACATCTCAGAAATACGGATTCGAACATTTTGATGAAATAAATGCATACTGGGAACAAACGCCCGTCGAGCATCAGAGTTTAGTATTCGACACGTATAAGAAGATTTATACGGTCCTTAACGAAAGTCCTGATATTCAGAGTATGACTAGAGAGATGCGTCCACTAGCTACTCGTCTGATTGATTTGCATTCTTTGGATGATCTAGATTACTGGGTCTGGCTTAAGAGTCCTCTTCTGGTTCCGACAGGAATCAAGAGGGTATTCAATCCTGAAGAGGATACGTCCTGGACTCGTGAGAAAACATACCTGGAAGATGACTATAGGAAGCTAGTCACTCTTACACTAGCGATGCGAGTGATGATTCCAGTATGGGAAGAATTCATTCTGCAAACAAAGAAAGAGACTGGACCAACATTCAAGGAATATCAGGCGTTTGATTTAATCTCTAATGCACATCTGATGTTCAGTGAAGCGATGCGTAGACTCGAAGTATTTGTTGTTAATACAATTCCAAAGGACCGTAGTAAAGAAGCTGCTGTGTTCTCTGGCGTTAGTACTGAAGACTTTCCAGAATGGATTCTTGCAGTTACTGTAGTTAGGCGTTTAACGTCTGCAGATATTCGTGGTATCAATTCAGATCATACGCTTGTTACATATCTGCATAACTACATTGACCAACGAAGTAAATCATTAGAGAACCGAACTGGTGTTATTAAACCTAAGTATGCAACTGAGTCATCTGGTGGTGATGAGAACTCTAACCACTCTAAGCTAGAAGGCTTTAAAATCAAAGAAGCTATTGCTGAGGGTGATGTAGCTTGTATTCGTAGATACATTTCTCTCAGTATTAATCAAGCTTACAATCGAGAACCAAGTAATGACCTTAGTTTGATTAATAGGCTCAGTACTAGTCCTGATATGCCTCAACTAGTGCGGACGTCATTTGAGAGTGTGCAGGTTTTGTTTGGTGAGCAGTTAACTAACCATCAAATAACTATCGCTGGGTGGATTCTGGCTAATTATATTCCGTGCGAAGCAATTCCGTATCTGAATAAGTCTGATATTCTAAGCATGATAGCTCTGTCACAAGCCTACTTGTGGTCTAAAGGCTACCATAGTCTTGCTGGACTCATTAGTGCCATTCCTAGGAACTATGTTGATGTAGGTGGTAATATCATTGCAGATAACAAGACACGCATGAGCAGTGATAATATCACAAAGTTTGGAAAGATGTTTCCTTACTTAAAGAGAACGTCGAGTAGAGCGAAGAATGCTAAAAGCATAAATCCATCTATGGCATCGATAGACATGATAATTGAAGGAATTTCATGTTATCAATGGACGTTAACACTTCCGCCACAGTGGATTGAATACCTGCAAGGCAATGAAGTATCTATTAGATTTAGAATACCTGAGAATATCAGAGATGTTCTGGCGTCGCTAGTAATGGAGTTAGATAATAAAGGCGATACATACCTTCAGTCTGGATTTGAGTCTAATTTGTTAAAGAATTCTGGTATTGTTGGAGTTTGAAATAGTTTCTTAGTTATCGAAGTTACGAGTTGGAATGCGTAACTGTGTAAAAAGGAGAATTACTCATGTCGACTTTTAAGATTGAAATTCTGCAGCTGTTGATGGCAAAGGCTGGTAAACACGGAGTTCAGTATCGTCGTCCGTATAAAACAAATGGTACTGGAAGTGCAGTAGGTTTGATTACTGAACGCTTGGATACACTTCAAGGTCATTTGCAGACTATCTCAGGTGGGTTCTTGGCTGGTGTAGCCGGTGACTTTGTGCAGCCGCAAGCAGCACCTGAATCAAGCAACGGTATCCTGATTCCAAATGGATGGGGTGTTGATCGGTATTATTTCTTCATGAAAGTGAAGGTTTATAATCGACTGGGTGGATCAACAACTGAACTGATTCAAGGTTACACTGATCACCCGGATATGTTGTCTTACGGCGGCGCTCTTGATCCGAATACAAGGTTCACGATCAACAGTGTCACTGTAATGAATGACACAGTAGAGTACGGCCAGTATGCGGGACATAATGTATCTCATGTAACTGACGCATATCACGTTGTGGCTAACAATGCATGGACAGATCTGTCATCATTGTCAGATCCTCTGGCTAATAATTTCGTTTCGATGAGGCCAGGTGATATCCATACCACAATTACAACAATGGGACTGGGTGCATCTGATCTGGTAGATACCCGTCAGCTGAGTACGCGTACCCCACGTGCATCGCGGCGCAGTAATGGGTTGGCTACTGAATACGCCAGCAGAATTATTAACAGCACCATCGAAGCGGCATCAGCCATGCCATCGACAGCTGCAAGTATGGAATTACATACAAGAGCAGCAGGTAACAGTCTGGAAGCTAGCTTGAATAGGAATGCATTTATCAACGCTATCAGTCAGATTAATCTTAACACAATGTCAGACAACTTCACACTGTCTGACCTGTTTAAGCTTGATCCAGCTTTGGCTGACCCAATGGACCAAAGGATGGTCGTCATGCAGTCTGGGTCAGCTATCGCTCAAGGAAACCCAAGCTACGCTGGTATATTGAATAATAGTGCAGATTGTTCTGAGAGTTGGGGTGGTGCGACTTACGAGCATCAGGCAGCTGCAATTATTTCGAATGCGATTATTGGTTTACTGATTGAAGCTGGTTTGGCAATCGCTCATGTGCGATGCACTAATCATTCAATTGGCGGTCCAATGATTAACGTTCTCGATGGTGCCACTTTGGGTGGGCAAGATATGCAGCGGGCAATGTTTGGTTTCCAAAGCCGTCTACAAACAGAAGTAATTAATCAGGTCTCGATGAATAACACCGTCGGTTACAACATTGAGATCCGTGGAGAGATAGCTCGCTCCACCATGATTAACCTGCAAATTGATAACAGGCCAGGTGTGATGTTTGTTGCACCAAGTTTTGCTGATGCACTTACAGCACCTGTGTTAGCTGCTAGTTCTGAACGCTTGAAGGAAGTGGCTTACGATTTCGGCAACATGCTTGAAGCATGCATTAGTTTGCCTTCACCCAGTCTGGAAACATTGACTGGCTCTGGCTTTGATAACGTCTAACGGTATAGGGTAACTAAATGGATTTGATCGATGTCTATAAGAGCTTGTTGTCTACAGCTGGAATGTCTGCGGATGCTGATGGGTTCATCAGCATCCAGTTAGCTGGTGCAGAACGTAAGGCTTTCTTGGTGAAAGGAAAGCGCCTTGTATTACCCACAGATACACAGCTGAGGAATCCTGATTTTTCTAACAGAGTAGTATTTCATCCTCTGTCGGAGTCTATCCTGCGGGGTGAGTCAGAAGTAGTCACTGCATTTCGAGAAGCACTTGTTACGAGGTTAAATTTCATCATTGGGTATGTTGCAATTAACCTGTTAGATCTGGCAGTATCCACAGCCACACATTCGAAGCTTGGCCCTGAACAAGCAAACTTCTTGATGAAGGTTAAAGATACTGACGAGAAGACTCTTTCCGCATTGCAGAAGATCACCGAAGCAATGATGATTGGTGATAATTCAAAGGCATTTGTACATCTGAGAGTTCAGAAGAACGGTACTGTTGGTAGTACGAAACACCGGCGGGTGGGTATTATCTATTTCCCGTTCTATGAAGAAGTTCGGAAAACTCCGGCTCCGAAAGAACCAAATGACGTTTATGGAGTGAAGCTTCGTAAGAGCGATCGAGAAACGTTTAAGTCACTTATGGAATACATGATCTCTGGAATTGAGAAAGAGAATTCATGGATGTTCCCGAGTGACTCTGAGATTGCTCCTACAATGGACGCTCTGATGAAGTCACTAATCACGGTGGGTGATTCTGTAAATACTATTGTTGATGAGTTTAAGGATTACATTGAAGGTTCCTCAGACCTTTACTTCAGCGGTGATTGGGAAGAGAGTTTTGCTGATCTAAACAAGCTGCATACTCAAATCCGAATGATTCCGATGCAGCCAGGTAATGAAGGACGTGTTCCTCCTGACGGTAGTAATGTCATTTCTGTAAATACTGCACTGACGCCTACAGTTGCTTCACAACCATCGCCCATTGCAAAGCCCCAACCGCTTGGTCAAGTTGTTGAGGTGCAGAAAGCAATAAAGCCGCCGGCTGGTGGTCTATCAGGAATGGCTGTGAATGAACAGTCTTCTCGTCCTGTTGAACCGCAGCCACATCCCTTGCAACCGTTGATGATGACTCCGTCTCAACCTGGTTGGGCGGCTCCGCAGCAGCATCCTGCAATGGGTTATCCCGCACCGATGGGCTATCCGATGATTCAGCAGCCTCAACCTGTTCATCAACAACCGGGACCTGGGACTGTAGTAATGGTACAAACTCCTATGGGTCCGCAACAGATGATGGTTAATCAGTTCGGACAATTAATGCCGCTGCAACAGCAACAACAGTTTGTACAACCTCAAGCACAGATTCAACGAACTGGTCGAGGTATTGATTTCAATTCCGTATTGGCTGCAAACCCGCACATGGCTGCTCAACCCATGATGCATCATCAACAGATGGGTTATGGTAATAGTGTTCCTGGCGGAAACTCAACTCCAGGATGGGCGAGGCCAGATACAATGAATTGGTCTAACTGTTAATGCTTTAAAAAAAAAAAAGACGGCATAGAGAAGAGCAGGGTGATTCCCTGCTCTTTTTTTTTTAATTGGAAAAATCAACGATTGTCACAGTAGTGTATAAAGAACTACTAGTATTTAGTTAATCTTAGTACTGATCTGATATGTTTGTTGTAACTTAGCTACTTCCTTATGATCTGGAATTAACAAGCTAACTAAATCAGCTGGTACTTTATTTAGAGAATCGAAGTTATTAGTACGAGCTACCACCCAGTGCATGTACATAGGTATTTGTAGTTCATTAAGTAATCCGATTAAGTCGTACTCAAAGCGCTCGGCTTGCTTAGGAGATACATCTAGTGATCTCGTAGTCGGATGCGTTCTTAAATATGTCATGTGGTCTTCGAGAACATTTCTCAGACCGTCGCTGTAAAATACAGCAGCACCATCTGGCGTCATTAAACTATCAACAATACTCATATACATCTTTCTCTTTTAATCTATGTCAGCGAAATTTGTTTCAGATACATATCACTACTCGGTAACTAAGTGTATGGTATATTTATTCCAAAAGGAGTCTACAGATGTCTGAGAAGTCACAAAAACCTGAGGAACCAGGTAATCAACTTAGAAGAGAGTTGTTAGGCGTTCTAGGGTTGTCTCCATTTGTTGGATACGATAGTGCTTCTAGAAAGCAGATGTTCAGTAGTCACGTTACTCAAATGTTAGTGATTGAAGGATCTACTGAACGTTTCATTCAGACCGGGATGGAACATGAATACGGTAAATATACATTTAATGTGAAAATGCCTGTAGATGCCGAGATCATTCGAGTAATCGAACGTTATCCGCGTACGATTGACGAAGGCGCTATTGGTCATAATCCTGAAACGCTAGTAATCTTTGAAAGCGTTGATACTAAAGAAGTGGGATGTCTTAGTCTTGTAGATTACTTCTCACATCATCAGTATTTTGGTTTCGCATACAAACGCTGTCCCGCAGTAACAAAGCTACGTAAAGGTGAATTTGTATCCAAGGGAACGATACTACTGGATAGTCCGTCAGTCACTGATCAAGGCGGATACAAGTATGGTCGTGAATGCAATGTCGCATTTATGTCACACCCTGCTGTGGCTGAAGATGGCTTTATCGTATCTAGAGACGTTCTGAAGAAGTTTAGGTTCAAGACTTACGAAACTCGAGTTGTTGAATGGGGCTCTAAGAGTTATCCATTGAATCTTTACGGAGATGAAAACAACTACAAACCTCATCCTGACATTGGGGACATGGTTCGTTCTGATGGTGTTCTGATGGCACTTCGTCAACATAGTGATAACTTCGCACCTGTTGAAACGTCTACACGTAGAACTCGAGAAATTGATCCTATCTTTGATACATGCTATTATGCGGCAGGTCCTGGTCAGATAAAAGATGGCAAGATTGCTTCTGGGCGAGTAATCGATATCAAAGTCATGCATGACCCAGAGTCTACCGTACCAACTACTCCTGTTGGGATGGAAGTGCAAACTAACCGTTATAATGATGCACGTATGCGTTATTATAAAGAGATTTATGATGTCTATCAAAATCTCAAGAGGCAACGTGGTAAGGCACTCACCATTACTCACGAGTTTAACAGGTTGGTAGTGGAGGCTATCTCTGTACTCGGAGCAATAAAACCAGTGTCTAATACGAAAGATGCTCCGGAACGTGTATCAAAGCTTCATCGAGGAATCCCTCTAGATGATTGGCGTGTGGAATTCGTTATAGAGTACACTATCGAACCAACCATCGGATTTAAGCTAACTGATACGCATGGTGGAAAAGGCGTTATTTGTCATATTGCAGAACCTCATGAGATGCCTGTAGATGAAGCTGGTAACAGAGCAGACATCGTTGTCGATCCGAATGCACGTATTTCCCGTATGAATATTGGTGGGCTATACGAGCCATACATCAATGCAGCTTCAAGAGATCTGGCTAAGGAAATCAAGTTGAAGCTATTTGGTCCACAAAAGATTCCTGTTGGCTGGAATCTAAAGAGTCCTAGTCAAGAGATAGTGAATAACTGCTGGTCTCGTGTTATGCGGTATTTGCAAATTGTGACACCGCACACATACGAACACTTTCTGAGTTTTGACGATAAGACAATAATCTCGTATCTGGAATCGATTATCAAAAGCGAGATAATCTATCTGTATTATCCACCAGATAATAAAGTTCTTGGGATGGATATTGTTAGGCAGCTTGAAGAGGAGTTTAAGCCTACTTACGGTCCTGTCAGCTACATCGGATACTCTGGTCAAAAATGTACCACGGTTAGTAATGTAAGAATAGGTAGCATGTACCTTATGTTACTAGAGAAGACTGGCGATGACTGGACCGCCGTGTCTTCCGGTAAGTGGCAGAACTTTGGTGTGCTGGCTCAGATTAATAATAGAGACAAGTACACTAAACCAACTCGCGATCAAGCTATCCGTGCGTGGGGTGAAACTGAAATTCGTATTGCGACAGCTTGTGCCGGTCCTATCCTAGCTTCAGAGATACTCGACAGAAACAACAATATGCTTACACATAAGCAAATGTTGACTTCTATTCTTGAATCACAACATCCTACAAATATTCCTGTTGCTGTTGATCGTACTAATAATCCACTAGGTAATGCAAGACCACTCCAGTTGGTTAAGCATTATGCAATGTGCGGTGGTTGGGAGTTTCATTATAAGCCGCATCGACCTGATGTAAGTAGTGGGCTAACACGAGATCAAGACGACATTGTGTCAGATCTTAAAGAAAAGAGCGACATTTAGTAAACATAACGACGGTTACTAGTGGTGGGTTATACCTAAATATAACCCACCACTAAAAGTAATAATGAGCATGTCTATGCTGAAAGGGATATAGTGAAAATCAAAGCCAGACGGCTACTAGACTACTCCACCAAAGAGCTATGGTCCATTTTGGATGGAGAATTCTTTTTAGAATTTGATGACGGAGAAGTCATCAAGACAAATGCGCAAGAGTGCATTTACTCATCCCACGTATGGGATGCATTCAGAAAGTATCCAGCTGTACCACTTAACAAAGATCAGCACGTAGCTTCCCTTCTTAACGGAACACGTCTGAACTCAGGTACTCACCTGGCATTAATCGGTAGAGCAGTGTGGTATATTTACGATGTTGTGAATCAAGCGATGTCACCAGAAGAAAAGCTTAAACTGCGCTATGAGATGGCCAAGCTATCATACGACATCACTAACAGAATGTATAACGATTTGTCGTATCGGTTAGAAGCTCATGTAATGTCTCTGGACATACTTGACTTTCATGAGATATATACTCATCCACAGATGGTTGAGATGCGAAGCACTCTCAAGCCGTCTTATGACTCTATTGCAAACGCATATAAGACAGTTACGCACGTACTGCGTAATGTGCCTGAGCTGTATAAGAATCCGCTAAGTAAGTTTTCACGTTCATCCTTAGCATCTGAAAATCAAATGCATCAATGTCTAGGACCACGCGGATATATCACCGATACAGACTCGCTGCAGTTTGATATACCGGTATTAACTGGTTATGCTGAAGGTGTCATGACCTTCTATGGTTCAGCTATTGAGTCTAGGTCTGCTGCAAAGTCGCTGATTTTCTCTAAGGCACCATTGCAGGATACTGAATATTTTTCTCGCCGACTACAACTCGTTGCGATGGGATTAGAAAATCTTCACCATACAGATTGCGGTACAGGTAAGTACATGCGATGGACAGTTGCTGGAAAGAGTGTAAGAGATGGAAAGACAGTCTATGAAGGTGATTTAAAGTTACTGGCAGGGAAGAATTATCTGGATGATGATGGAGTGCTTAAACAGATCAGCACCGCTGACACGCATTTGATTGGTAAGGCCATCCAGATGCGTACTGTGCTGCATTGCGCACATCCTGATCCAGTAGGTGTGTGTTCAGTTTGCTTTGGTGGGTTGGCTGACTCTATTCCACCTAATTCAAATTTGGGACATGCTTGTTCGACTTTTCTTGCTCAGAAGTCTTCCCAGTCAGTTCTTTCCGTTAAGCACTTGGACTCATCAGCTACTATTGAAACCATCCTACTTAGCGATGGTGATAAAATGTACTTGAAAGCTTCAGCTGATGGTAACTCTTATCAGCTGTCTGATAAGCTGAAAGATTGTAAGATAAATCTCGTAATATCAGCAGATGAGGCTTCTAATATTACGGATATTCGAGATGCAGCAGACATAAGTCAACTGGTCATCACGAGAGTGTCTGAACTTGAAACTATCGGAATCGTAATTGATAATGGTAAGGTAATCAATGAAGGTGCTGTGGACGTAACTGTTGAACGACGCAAGGCATCAATGACTCGTGAGTTACTACAGCATATTCGTGATAATGGATGGCATGTGGATAGTCGAGGAAACTATCTTATCAACATGAACGGATGGGATTGGAGTAAACCAATTCTGACACTGCCTCTTAAGCACTACAACATGTCAGATCACTCAGCTGAGATAAGTAAGCTTCTTGAAGGGTCTGTTAAAGAAATCCTGGTGCGTGATCAGTTCGTTAATCCAGACTCAATGCTGGCGGAGCTGTTTCTTCTAGTGAACAGCAAGTTGTCTGTAAATCTCGCTCCGTTAGAAGTTACATTCTATACAGCTATGATTGCTTCTGCAGAATCATGTGACTACTCACTACCAAAACCATGGACCACGGCTGGTGTAGGTGTGATGAAGAAGACTATGACGTTTAGAAGTCTGTCTGCAGCGATGGCGTTTGAGAATCATGTAAGAGTGATTACAAATCCAGATAGCTTTGCTTTGACGAACAGAGTGGAACATGTATTCGATGCTATCTTAATGCCTCGTGAAACAAATGCACACGGTATCAGAACTAGGTAAATTACAATAATGAGTTAGGGAAGATAACCTCCCTATAGTTATCTTCTCTAATTTAATAAAATGGGGTTAATCGTGACAGTAAAGTATTTTTCTGTGAATGTTTATTCCCATTATTTCGTGCTGAATAAAGTGCAGGCTCTTGGTCAGAATGTCGTGGAATCATTCGCACGGCAGTATGTTCAATTTGGTTTGGTGAAGAAGGGACGAAAGTTCATGAAAGCACCAATAAAAGTATTTGCTGCACGAGTAGGTAGTTCTGACAGAGTTCATGAATATAGATTCCACATAAATCAGTTTCCACAGTTCGTCAAACACTTGTCGAACATGCAGATCTTACCACATACTTACGAAGTTATTAAGCATGAGCCGCATGTCGGTTTAGATGTTGATCTTAAAGTACTGGAAAAGTGGGTTCATAAAGATTATCAAGTACCTATCATTGATTATTTAGTTAGTGATAAACCTAGTCATACGAAACTTTTAGAGACGCAAACAGGTTCAGGTAAAACTTATTCAGCTAGTGCTGCATTGGCTACATTGGGTAAAAGATTTGTTATAATAATAAAACCTATGTATGTGGAGAAGTGGAAAAGTGATCTAAAAGAAATACTAGGCTTAGACGGCGATGAAGTAATTGTAGTTCAAGGTAGCGCATCACTGATGGATCTTATTTGCACAGCTAAACAGGGATCACTTACAGCCAAAGCCATAATCATTAGTAATAGAACCATGCAGAATTGGTTTAAGTCTTATGAAGATAAAGGCGACTGTATCAGTGATGAAGGGTATGATTGCAATCCTCATGAACTATACAGTATACTGGATGCTGGGGTCAGACTAATAGATGAAGTACACCAAGACTTCCACTTGAATTTTAAAATTGATCTGTATACAAATATAAGTCACACCATCTCCCTTTCAGCTACTTTGAAAGGTGATGACCCATTCCTGAATCAAATGTATGAACTCACATACCCGAAAGATATTCGGTATGCAGGAATGGCTTATAATAAATATGTGAATTCGTATTCATGGATTTATCAGGTAAGAGAACCTACTAAACTTAGATCGTCAGAGTGGGGAAGCACAATCTACAGCCATCATGCGTTTGAGAAAGGCGTGATGCAGAACCGCAACTTACTCGGCGACTACGTATCTATGATAGCCGCCGCTGTAAGACAGTTCTTTCTCCAGAAATATCAGAAAGGTGATCGGCTATTAGTTTACTGTGCATCCATTCAATTATGTACATTAGTGACTAGCCATCTAAGTAGTGAGTTTAAGAGTCTGGATGTTAGACGATATGTGGAAGATGATCCATATGAGAATTTGATGGAAGCTGATGTTAGTGTATCGACATTATTAAGTGCTGGCACTGGTGTCGACATCCCTATGCTGACTACAGTTATCCTTACAACTTCTGTCTCAAGCTCTCAGTCTAATATTCAGGGATTCGGACGCTTAAGAAAAATTCCCAATAGACGTCTTCAATTCGTATACTTTGTTTGTAGTGATGCACCAAAGCATCTCGAGTACCACCAGAAAAAAAGAGATATGCTACAGCATATGGCAATCAGTTACGATTGTATTAGTTATCATCACATACTGGGATGATAGTTTAAGATATGTTCTTATAGAGTGCTGTTTGGTTTAAACCAAACAGCACTCTATGTTATCATTTTATTGAATACAAGAGAAAATATGGGGTATAGAATAAGTTTAATAGGCCAAAGATTTGGTAAATTAATTGTTGAAAGTCATAACTCTGTTAAGTCTTTATCTGGCGGGACTAGATGGAATTGTATTTGTGACTGCGGTAACAAGACCACTATAGCCAGTGGTAACTTAACTACCGGTAATTCTACTAGCTGCGGATGTGTTAGATCGAAATTACTGTCAGAAAGGATGTCAACTCACGGTATGACGGGCTCCCCGGAACACGATATTTGGAGAGCCATGCTCAGCCGTTGTAGTAATCCGAATGTAATAAACTATGAGAGATATGGTGGTAGAAACATTACAGTCTGTGATCGATGGTTAAACTCATTTGAGAATTTTTATTCTGATATGGGTACCAGGCCCAGCCCAGAACACTCCATAGAGCGTAAAGAAAACGATAAAGGTTACGAACCAGGTAACTGTTACTGGGCCACTAAGGCTGAACAGGCTAATAATAAAAGAAATAATGTGTTTTACGAATACAGGGGGAAGAAGTATTCGGCTAAAGAATTACTTCAATTACCACAAGCCTTAGATAATGGCATAAATAAACATACATTTAACTCTAGAATTCGTCAATATGGTTATTCTGTTCAAGAGGCTATAGAAGAGCCAATAGCTAAGCGGTGTACACTTTAATACGCCACTTGGCTATGATTCATTTTCATACCCGCATACTTTAGGTTAATAATAGGCAGAGCTAAATTGCTCTGCCTATTATGCTGTATTTTTTTTTATTCAGTAAGTGTATTGAATGCACTAAATGCATTGTAACTTAAAAAGGTAACATAATGAAAATGACTCAGATTCAAATGCTAGAAACTGTACTGGCTATGTTGAATAGAATGAATCTATCTCTCACTAAAGCAGAAATTAAAGTACGGGAAGATTACTTACTTTTAAAGGAGCTTAAGGATACTCATGACGATCTCTCATCAACCAATGAGCTCGAAGTATTCTCTAGCTTGAATAAAGTAATGTGTGACATTGTTAGCTTAACTTCTGTTTACTCTGAAGCTGCTAGGCAAGCTTCTTCAAATAGTGACTTAACCGATGAAGTAGATAGTAATGTTGAAAACACTACTAAAATGAAAGCTGCTGCAGCGGCCATCAATAATGGTAAGGATGCTATTCTCAGTAGTATTGGTAATGCCATTACTACTATGGGGAAAATTATTGAGTCAGACTCAGAACAACCACATCACGTTCAGCAGCCAGGTGATCGAATTACTTCTGTACAAGAAACCATTTATAAAGGTCAGCTGTCTGAGTTGATCGGTGAGAATGGACTGTTGTTTCAAAACCTGTCTCCTGAAATGAATCCTCTAGGAAAAGGGACAGTTAAGCCAAGCGACCGTTTTCCAGCGTTTCTTGAAGACGTTACAGAAGTACCTGTGAATGATTTGACTGATTATCCTGAAGGCTTCTACGATGTCAGACAAGATGGAAAGCCCAATCAGCTATTCTTGCGTTTTGGAAATCTTAGCTATCTCTGGCTTTTTAATTCAGAACATCGAGAGCTTCTTATTTTGAACAATGGGCAGTGGATCAGTCTTTTATCTGTTCCTAGTGGGTCAGTGAAAATCTTCACACAGATGCTTTCTGTTTACTTTCAAACACTACATCTGAGGTAATGGTTTCGATAGCGGCATAAATAAGACAGAGTCCTGAACGGGACTCTGTCTCAATATGCTATCTTTTTTTGTCCAGTAGTTACTTATTGATATTAAAGAAGCTAAACACTCGTTGTCTACCAGCATCAGTTAAACCAAATTGCAGAGTCTGAGTCATGTCAATTTGCTTGAGTGCGGTAGCGCGGCTTTCCTTAGGACCAAGTAACCTGATCATATTCAGAAGACGAACAAAAGCCTTACGTTCAATATCGTTAATAGCGATATTATCCATAAAACGATACACGTTCGCTTCCTTAAATGCACCACTCTTGTCATGTGTAAAGATTGCAAGAATAGCTGTAAAGATTTGCCTAAAGTACGTCTCTTCACGATTGATCACATTCTGGATAATCTTGAAAAGAGAACCTTGCATCTTAGCACCATCAGTATTTTCAATGGGCTTAGTAGGATTCATCTTTACAGCGTATTCCATAATGCGCTGGATACTAACTTGATGTGCAAGAGGAACATTCTTCAATGCACGATCTGCATCAGGGATACCGGTTACTTCAGGCCAGTCAACTACAACGGCTGCAGCGCTCTTTTTAACAACTGGAGTAGTCTTAGTACTAGTCGTCAATACTGGTGCACTCGGAGCACTTACAGGAGCTACAGTGACCTGTTCCACCGAGGATTCTGGAGAGCTTGTACCGATGAAGTCCAGTGGACTCGGCGCTGGCACGGATTGATCCGGACTCGACTGACTGTCTTGATCTGAGGAGGTAGGCGATTGGATTTGAGTAGACATAATTGTCATTCCTGTTTGTTGAGGTGATGGATTTATCGTAGTCTGGCGATATGGGTCGCATATACAAATAATAATTAGTTTAGTGGGAAAAAATATCTACTCAGAAACAGAACGCGAATACTGAGTAGGTTAAAACTAAGTTAATCAGGTATACGGACCAGAGCAGTATATTTCTAATTAGTTAAAAGAAAATACTATCTTTCTCCATACGCTTGAGAACCAAAGCAGTAGAGTGCATTGCTTTCATCATGGTGGTCAAGAACACTGAACCATATTCTGAAATAGCTGTTGAAAGACCAGTCGGACTAATTGCCAGTCTATCTCCAACGCATACCTTACAAAAGTCTGTCTTAGGAGCAAGACAGTACATAGGTGAACGAACGTACACTTTGTGACCGAGATAACTACCGACATTATCAGCAGTGATCTTTTGTTGCATTGATTCACCCATGGTGTTCTGTACAGCCCTTACTGCCGTAAAACCAATGAGTTTGGATTCTTCACCCTTATTGACTAATACCTCTATCCCCAGAGTAGACTTACAGTCATCCATTGTAATTGTAATATTGGAAGACGCTCTCATTAACCATTTAGTAGCTTCACCACCAAGTTCAGTCATGGAACTTCTTGAGAAAGACCCAGAACGAGAAGAAGTATTTAGCGCTGCAAACTGCTCAGGATTCCAGCCTTCAGATAGAGATGTCTCTACTAATTCCACTTCGGGCCTAGCGTCATCCATACCGTACTCAGCACCAATCATCAGATATAGTTTCTTACGTACGTTAGAAAATGACTTATCTTTAATTAAGAATCCCATACCTGGATCATCCTTCATCCAGTCTTTGAGATACTGCACTAGTTGAGAGTCAATCTTAGCAATTACTGCAGGATCGTGAAGTCTGTCCTTGTTTTCCGCAAGCAATCGAGTACGTAACTCTTTAATGCCTGGAGGTGCAGTGATAGCTTTCTCGGTATATGATGGCACCCATAGCTGAGTATATGCAGACAAACAAAACATAGCGTCAGAGAATTTCAGATATTCACTAACGTATATAGGAGCTGTTTCGTTATTATCAGTAGGTGTATCTTCGCCTACCTTTGGATTATCTCGAAGCCTGTCGATGATTAAAGATTCCATTTTTCCAGGAGTAATTCTACCTGTCTGAAATGGAATCTTTTTTCCGAAAGGATAAATTACAACAATGTAGTTAAATAGAACATTACCGTAGGTAGTGATCACATCTTGAGTAAGATTCTCAACATCTCCAGCTGATAAAGCTATTTTCTCACGAGCATAAAAAAGAGGTTTACCTACTACTGCATCCTCAATAGTTACAAGCTCCAACGGATTGCTTGGATCAACGAAAAAATAACCAGCGACAGTCTGTACAATTCTGTAAGGGTACGGATCTTTTTTCCAGTCTTCTGGTTCTTCAGAAATTACGCTGAAAGCAGATATTACCCAGGCAGTACGTTTATATTCGTGCGCTAACATAGCGCTTAAGAAGAAGTCAAGCTTTTTCATTATGACTTTCGATGGATGCCGGGAGTATCTTCGGCGTTAAACTTAAGAATGATCTTGTCTAGAGCAGTAATGATCGGAGTTACTTCGTCAATAGAAGTATACGTCCTATTAAGCATCTTTGTAATGAACGGCTTGGGATCACTGATAGCATCAGAGCTAACTAGTACCGCTGCATAAAGCTCAATAGCCTTCTCTTGAGGATTAAGAGCCGCAATGTTATTCCACATGTCGTCGTAATATACTTCAAATGGAAGCTCTATTGGTTGGCCATCTAAGATAGAATCGTATACAAATAGAGGCCTATTATCAATAGAGTTTTTATATCTAATCAAACGTTCCACGATTTGACGAACATGATTAGTGTCAATAGGACTAATTGTATCACCGCTATTACTCTGCTGACAAACCATTTTGATTCTATCAAGTACACACTGATCAGTATTGTTTATAAGCTGATAAAGATTTTCAACTGATTCACCCGTAACAGTAGCTATGATTTCACACAAAGCATTATCGACATCAGTCTCTGAACATAATGCAATTATGTCTTCATTAAATTCAGTAGTCTCGATAAGTCGCAATCCTCTTAACAATAAATTACATTGTTGGATTGTAGCGTCCTCATTAACATGTATTAACATCTGTTCCAAAACTAATGACTGCATCTCTAATGTGAGATTAGTTAGATTAGTATTTAAGTCACCGATGTCAAGGTTATCAGCTGTTAGTAGTAAATCAGTATACGCATCTTGATAACCTGGAAGCTCATATGTTTCAAACAAGTCGCAAGCTTCTGTAATTGCGTCTGACAACTCTGGACTAGTAGCTGACTTTAGATGCATTTCAAGAATATCTAACATAAAGTGCCTTTTATTAGAATACAGTAGATTCTGTTGTATCAAATAATTACTGAGTTATCTGGAAAAATTACATTGATAACGTCATAATGTGGCAAGGGATATACTATTATGTTTCATTGTCAGAGTCCTGACAGTACATATCCATTTCTATTAAAAAATAGAATAAGCTATACACCCTTAAATTATTAACAATTCTGGAATTCATTATGACTAAGAAGAGTCAATCGCGAGTAGCTCGGGATAACGCCGAGAAGAGTCTGCAAAACACCTGTGTATGGGACGATGTCAGAGGTATTAATCAACATTGCTATTCACTGCTTAGTTCTCATTTGAGTTTGCAGGCATTGATTCAAAACGAAGAGCTTAGGGGCGCTATCAAGGATATTTCTCTGTTTGAAAAGAATATCGTTGTACTGTCGAAGGATCTGACTAGTTTGACTGAAGAGCTTAATGGTTTAAGCGCTCTTCATAAAGACAAGACAGGTGGTGCAACAACTCCTGACGAACACATGCTCGGTATTTCTATTTATGAGAAGTACTACATGTTTATGGAGCGGCATTCAAATGTAGTGATGCCTAATGTTCTACATTTACTGGATCAGCTTCATGAAGCTGAACGCATCGTTACTGAATCTAAAAAGATCCCCGATAACATCAATCCAGATATTATCACCGATGCCGTAATTGTTTCTGAGGAAACAAGGCCGGATACGTCGATTGAACCCTAATTACTGAGAGATATAAATGTCTGAAAAACAGTTACCTAGTGATGAGAGCAAGGAGCCTAATAAGGAACCCGACGCTTTTCCGATTAATGAAGATTTGACTGATCAGACTCCTGCCGCTTATAAGCCTGAAGTACCTAGTGAAAATAAGAACGTACACCAAGATTACCCAGCATTTGACGAGTACGATAATCTTGATCAAATCAAGGCAGGTGATGAAATTATTCCCGTGCTGTCACATACTCGCAAGTCCATTGTAGAGCGTTTGGAAAATAACGCTGATGCTGACAGAAAGGATACACCCGCTGCTCGTCGATGGAGTGATACTTTCGATAACGGTTTCAGTACTGTACAGTCACACGCTCAATTTGAGGCAACTCTTGAGCGTGAAGGGGCCGAGTTTCGACAAGCACTAGTGACTGAGAAGGGTCCAATTGCATTTGCACAACCTCGTTTCGCTGATAATAGCGTTGCTAAGGTTAGTGGTGAGAAAGCACAGCTACGAGTGCGTGCACTGCTGGGTCTTGGTGGATTGATGACGATTCCGCTTTGGCATTCTGGATTTCATATCACTATTAAGACGCCTAGTGATTCAGCATTGATCGAGTTACGCCGAAAGATTATGGAGACTAAGATTGCTTTAGGTCGAGAGACTCATGGTCTTATTTTCTCTAATGTTAGTTCGTACACCACTCAATGGCTTGTTGACTTCATTATCGATCATGTTTACGAGACAACCCTGAAGAACTCCACTGACCTTCGTAAGAAGATTGTTACCCCTGATCTACCGATACTGTTCTGGGGTCTGGCGTGTTCTATTTGGCCAAAGGGTTTTCATTACGTACGTGCTCTTTCAACAGCTGAAGGTATTGCTGAAAAGCAACTGGTTGGCGGTAAGATCAATGTTGGTAAGTTGATGTGGGTAGATAATACAGCTTTCACGAAAGCTCAAAAAGCACACATGTCTAATCGTACGGTATCTTCTATTACTGACGATATGATTGACCGTTACAAGAATGACTTTCCTCTGTATAAGGGTCGGACAATTGATCTCGGTGATAACCTGAAGATCATGTTGCATGTCCCAAGTGCTGAAGATTACATTCGTTCCGGTAATCAGTGGATTACTGCATTGACTAGTATTGTTGAAGAAGTATTTACCAGTGATAAGGATGATGCTGAGCGACGTAATGTAGCCATTGCCGAACATGCAAACGCTACAGTAATGCGACAGTACGGGCATTGGGTTGAAAGTGTAGTGGTGGATGAATCTCCTCAGACAGATCGAGGAACCATCGACTCTATTCTTGAAACTATGAGTGAAAGTACTGAAACCCGTAAGAAGTTTCACGTAGAAGTTGGTAAGTATATCGACGATGTCACTACGGCCATCATCGCTATCCCTGAAGTATCGGGCAAAGGAACAGGATTAAATAAGTTTCCTAACCTGATTCCTCTTGATGTAATTTCCGTGTTTTTTACCCTGCTCATGCAGCGAGCCGGCCAGATACTGACCAGGTAACTGGTCAAGAGCACGTCTGTAGTCCAATGTTCGGTGATAAGGTTAACATAGAAGACTCTATTGGAGACCTTATCACCAGTTCTCCGAGACTGGTATCAACAGACGCGCAAATGGTCCTAAGAGACAGATACGAGACTTCATTCCAAATATATAATCATAACGAAAAAGCTGGGGATCATCCATTCTCATTAATTATGATGAACTGGAATGAAGATACTGTAACTGGTGGCGCACTGTATGAGCGAATGTCGCAATATGTTGATAGAGATATCCAGAAATACTTTGGTCTGTCTTTTTATGAATTTATAGAGCAACCAACGTATGTGATAACAATGCAGCTTGAGATTGCGGAAGACAGAATTAGAAAAGAAGCTCCTTTAAATGAAGCTGCTCGCCAGGCATTACAGGGTTTAAATGAAAATAGAAATAAAAAGAATTAATTTACTCTGTTATGTATATTCTATGTACAAAGACGAAGGTATACAAATACTCATTAATTAAAAGCAAGTAATAACTTAGCTATACATGAGTAACTATTGTCAGTTATGACAGTTACCCGTTAGTACAGTCAATGCAGTTGGGCTACCCCATTTAGATCTAGTAACTGCTCCATTGATTTAAAATGTTTTCAATAACTAGATCTAAACGATCTCTATAAAAAAGATAAGCAGGGATATGGAAGGTCAGGGAAACCTGATCTTCTTTTTTATGCCGTGTAATTACATGCATAAATTTTATAAATGTACCTTATTAATTAGGAGCTTAGAAAATGACAATCCCTACGCAGGTTTTAAAAAAGGGTAGCACGGGACCTTACGTTGTACTTATACAACGTGCTCTCAATGAAATTCTTAAGATTAACTTGAAGACAGATGGTGATTTTGGTGTAAGTACGGAACAGCGTTTAATCGAATGGCAGGCTAGGTTTGGCTTTCCTAAGACTGGTGTGTTCGGTGATGGTACTGCAGCCACACTTGGTGCTTATATCGACAGGAGATTTCTGGAAGAACAAGACTTCATCGACTCAGCAACAAAGCTGAATGTTGAAGTGGCTGCTATCAAGGCTGTCCGTGAAGTTGAGAGTAAAGGTGCTGGTTTCTTAGATGATGGACGGTCTATCATTTTATTTGAACGCCATCAGTTCCGTAAGGAGCTGAATAAGGCAATGGCTGCAGATCCTGAACTCGTCAAGAAGATAATGGCTGTACTCAGTATCAAGCCTCAGGGTACACGTGACCCTATCCTTACCGTACAGGAGCATCTCACAAATACTCAACCTGATATCTATAACAGTACACCGGGTGGATATATTGGCGGATTTAGTGAGTATAATAGATTAGATAAGGCAGCTATTCTGAATAGAGAATGTGCTAGAAAGTCTTGTTCATGGGGTCTGGCCCAGATCATGGGTTACCATCATGTTAACATGGGTTTTTCAACTGTAAACGACATGGTGGCTAGCTTTGACGTATCTGAACGCAATCAACTTTTAGGTTTTGTGGAATTTATTAAAGGTAAGGCTGATCCAAGACTGTTGCCTGCTCTTCGTTCTAAAGATTGGTTGGCTTTTGCTCTCGCATATAACGGACCAAACCAGCGAGACTATGATAAAAAACTTGCAGCCGCTTACGAAAAATACAGAATTGTAGTTTAACTTAAAAAAAAAAATACAACATATACAGCCGGATCCATAGTGGATCCGGCTGTATGCAGTAGTTAATATCTTTTCAAACCTATATTACAATACTGATCAGAAAACAATGATGATCAAGAATACTAATTAATTTTATAGGTTTGAGAAAATGGTGAAAACAAAAATAAATCTTACAGGACAGAAATTTGGTAGGCTGACTGTAATAAGTAAAAATGCAATAGGGCTAAGAAATGGTAGTGCTAGATGGAACTGTGTTTGTGACTGTGGAAATAAGACTGTAGTGACGACTAGTAATCTTATCAATATTCATACTGGTAGTTGCGGGTGTCTCTGGAAAGAAACAGTCACCACTCACGGAATGAGTAGTAGTCCGGAGTACCGTATATGGTCTCTAATAATTCAAAGATGTATTAATTCAAATTGTCCAAGATATCACGACTACGGTGGTAGAGGTATTACTGTTTGTGACAGATGGTTGAATTCATTCGAAGCATTCTACGAAGATATGGGACCAAGACCCAGCCCAGATCATTCTATCGATCGTAGAGAGAATGATGGTAATTATGAAAAGAACAATTGTAAATGGTCTACTCGTGTGGAGCAACAGAATAATAAAAGAAACAACGTGTTTTATGAGTATAATGGTAGAAAGTATCAAATAGCTGAATTGATTAAACTACCAGAAGCTTTAATCAATCGCGTATGCCATAATACATTAGTATCTAGACTACAAGAGTCGGGATGGTCTGTGGAGGATGCAATTAATACTTCGATTAAAGTCCAAATAGCCAGAACATATGTATTTAATGGAATTACTAAAACAATTTCAGAATGGTCTGAAGAATATAACGTGGATTATCATAAACTCTATAGAAGACTCATTAGAGATAAATGGGATTTTGAGAGAGCAGTAACCACACCTTGATTTACGACGACATAAATAGAGTACAGGAGCCCAGGCTCCTGTACTCTATTATGCTTTATTTTTTTTTTTTATACTTACTGAATAATTAGATTAATACGCTTTACTATTAACTTCCTGATCCTCATGAATCTCTTCTTTAAATGCTTCTAGTAAAACATGCAAAG